AACAATATTCAATTACACCTGATAATTTGAAATTGGAATATATTAAGATGAGAATATCAGAGAATTATAGGTTAACTGACCAAGAGTATTCAGATGCACCTGATAATTTAAAATTGGAATATATTAAGATTAGAGTATCTAATGGTTGGCAGTTATCTGACCAACAGTATTCAGATGCGCCTGATGAGTTGAAATTGGGGTATATTAAGATTAGAGTATCTAATGGTGGGGAATTATCTGACAAACAGTATTCAGTTACTCCAGATAACTTGAAATTGGAATATATTAAGAGTGTGGTATCTGATGGTGGAAGTTTATCTGACAAACAGTATTCAGTTACACCTGATAATTTGAAATTGGAATATATTAAGAGGTTAATGTCTATTGGTAAGAGGTTAACCGATAAACAAGAAGAAGATGCAAAAAGATTTGGATTAATATGACAAATAAAGATTTGATAAGACAATATGTGGATACTGGGTTGGAGTTACCAGAATATCAAATATCCAAGTTATCAAATAACTTAAAGAATACCTATATCCGTAAGAGACTTATTGCTATTGAGCAAACAGGTAGTGCTCTAGATGACTATGAATATATATTATTACCATATGATTCGAAATTGGAATATATTAAGGGTCTGATATCTAAGGGTGATAGTTTATCTGGCCAAGAGTATTCAGATGCGCCTGATGATTTGAAATTTAAGTATATTAAGAGGGTAACATAACAATATTCAATTACACCTGATAATTTGAAATTGGAATATATTAAGATGAGAATATCAGAGAATTATAGGTTAACTGACCAAGAGTATTCAGATGCTACAGATGAGTTGAAATTGGAATATATTAAGATTAGAGTATCTAATGGTTGGCAGTTATCTGACCAACAGGAAGAGGATGCAAAAAGATTTGGATTAATATGACAAATAAAGATTTAACAACCAACGTTGAAATCTATTGTATTATTTTTAATTAAAGATATTTGATTACTATCGTAATGCCTTATTTTACCATCTCCTTTATTAGTTGCGACCCATATTGTATTTAGGTGCAAACCATAATCAATTATGAATAGTGCTTGGGATTCACCATGTGGGGTATTAATGAATATAACTTGCTGTATTTCGTGAATAATAGTCATTTAAGGTCTAAGTTTTTTAACGAGTAGGTTAATAACATCTAATTCTGTTTCATGAAGTGATATTTGTTTATCATCACTAATTGTTATGTCGAACCCTTCACCATTTGTCCATTCGGTAACTTCAATGAAATCATGTTCTTTGGAGTATATGGTTTTTAATTCAGCAAAAATACTTTTTCTATCTTCAAATTTAATAGTACCAACGTAATTAGCTTCAGCATACGATAAATCATCTAAGTTATCATTTATTAATTCTTCTAGATAATTTGATAATTCAGTAATCGTTCCCCACTTATCAAGTGTTGAAGCATCGTCATCATCAACTGAATATACTAACCTATTAGGTTGGTAATTATTTAAATCTTTCACAAGGTTGAAGGTGTCATCCTCATAAACAGTAAGTAAAAGTTCTAAGTCCATTATTGAACCATTTGATATTAAAAATTTTGTTGCTTTCATATTTATATTTTATTGAAATATATTATTGTTGGGAAGTCACCAAACACAAATTTGGTAACATGACATAACCAAATATCTAAATTAAATTCAATCGATGAATAAGATTCTAGATGGTAAAACGCCCCATCGTATTCTTCGTTTAGATAAACCAATAGTTCTGAGTTTGGGTATTCTGATGTTGACATATTTAGTGTTACTGAACTTTCAGCTTCAGATAGTATATCTAAGAATGTATCAGCACCCATAACCATTTCTAAATCATCTTTTGGTCCAGTCCACGTTGGTAAGTCCACAAACCACCTATTAGATTCTTCTTTATTAAAAGTTAATGTAATCATTATAGTATCTTTAATTTAATTTTTTCAACATTGCAAATATAGTAAAATAATTTTAATAAATTAATTTTTTTTATATTTTTTTTGTGGATTCATTTTTTTTTACTTATATTTGCACTATCAAAAATATAAACATGAGTGATTTTAAAGTTTTACATGTGGGTAAAAATGAGTTAATAGATAATTTGGTTAAAGTATATAAAAATAATCCATATTATGCTAGAGTTATTTTCATGAATAATGGTGGGGATAATTATAAAGTTAAGCGTATAGTTAGATTTAATTTAGGTTCTGACAACTTTGACATTGTTTGTTTTACAAAGACCTTTGGTGTTAGTAAGACTAATCGTTTTTATTCTAATGAAAAACGAAATTTTACTATTCGATATCGTTCGGGTAAATTTTATATAACAAATAAATATGGGATTAAACACCTATCAATTAACACTTTAGATACATATATACCGAATCATGATTTTACCCCTATTATATTAGATGAATTAACTAAGGAGTTTGGTTGGATTAGGTTTATTCATGAGGAGTTTGTGTTTCATAACCTAACATTTAGTTCGATTATTAAATATAAGTTATTTAATAGGAGAAAAGCTTTAAGACATATTTTTGGTGTACCTTATTTGGTTGCAAAAAAATTAATACCATATTTAAATAAACATACTGCGTCATCAGTGTATTCGGTGAAACATTATACTGAATACATGTTAAATATTGAGAATTTATCTAATACTATTGATGAATATGATTATGTATTATTTTATGATACATTAAGGATGGCTAGAATGTTAGATAAAAAGGTTAATTGTTCTTGGTCACCAAAACGATTAAAGGAGGAGCATGATTCGTGGTCCATGGAGATAACTAATATACTTTATATTGAGGGTGATAGGGATATTAAAATAAAAGATATTTTTTATGAGTTTGAAGAGTATTCTGGTTATGAACTAATTAAAAGAACTAAACGTATTGCTTTTGAGGGTATAAAAAATAACCATTGTGTTGCAACATACGTTAGTAAGGTTGAGAGTGGTACTTGTGCCATATTTAGTCTCGATAGGTACACTTTGGAAGTTGGTTTAAGTAACCCGAATTACCCCAATAGTAGTTTAAGGTTGGACCAAATGAGGGGGTATGGTAATTCTTTACCACCAGACGAATTAATTAGTGAGGTTAATCGATTTATCGAAAGTTTTAATAATGTTAATGGGTTGATAAACCATAAAGATAGTGGGTTGTTTGCTGAATTAGATGATATATTACCATTTTAAGTAGTATATATTTCTGGGTTTTGTCTACCGAATATTCTAATTAATTCACCAGCCTTTGCATTGGCCTCATTCTCAATTTCTGACCCATCCGAACCTTCTGATGGGTCTCCAGTTAATAATCCATCTTCGTTTTGTTTATGGTGGACCATTTCGTGGGCTATTGACCTTAATATATCAACCATAGCTCTGTTTTTGATATAAATCACCATCTTTCCATTATGATTGTATACTGCCGTTGTTCTGATACCATTTTTATCATTAGTTAGGTTTACTTTAAAATAATTGGTTATACCTAAATTGTCTTTAACAAAATCAATAAATTTACCAACAATTTCTCGTTTTGGCATCATTTGCAATTCTTCACGTAGCAGATATTTAATATTGTTATACATTATGAGCTCCTTAATTTATTTTTATCCCTAATAATTTTATCCAACTCAGATTTAACACTATTTTCTAATGATTTGATTTTTTTAACACGACTCATGTCTTTATTTTTCATAGCCTCACGTCTAGCTATTGTTAAGTCATATAATTTTGTTCTTAATTCTAACTCATCATCACCATATTTTTTTTCAGATGACGCTCTTTTGGTGTATAGGTCTTCCTTACTCCTCAATTTATCGATAGCGGTTTGGTCCATCTTTTGTTTCCTGATTTCCTCACCTTTATCATCGATATAACCAGCCTGGTCCCTAACAAAATCAATAATATCATCTCCCATAAAAACTTTAACTTTTAATGCGGCATCACTCATTGGTGATTTACCTACTGTATAACCACTTCTAGATTCTTCATCATATTCTGGGTGTGATATACCCCTATTAACCATAACGTAAAAATATCTTTTATTTGGGTTTGGGTCGCTGTAAGTGCCAGGTTCACCCTTCATTCCAATTCTATTTTGTTTACCAACTAATTGTCCGTTTTTATGTAAAATTAATTCATATAAACCATCCCCAGTGTAAACATCACCTAACATTGCTTTTTCTTGTTTAGTTAGTGAGTTATATGTTTGTTTAGCTTTTGCTATGTCGGCGATAGTTCTATTTAAATCCGATAATCTACTTTCGTAATTATCAGGTCCCGATGTTGGGTTTATCGGTGTGTGTGATGCGTGTCTACCTTCTAATATAACCCTTAATTTATGTTGTATGATGTGTTTCATTAAAGTTTTTATCTATAAATATTTGTGATACAGTTAAAAATTATAAATATTTATTGTTAAATATTTGTATAATTATAATTTTATGCTTATATTTGTTGTATATTTTAAAAATAGTGATTATGGATAAGTTTATTAAATGGTTTTACTTAGTGGTTGCGGTTATATTAATACCCACATTTGTTTCTTGTAAGAAAGAGATTATTGAACCCAATTCGGTTGAGGAGAATAGTTATATTGAGGAGATACGTTTATATGGTCAATGGTTGTTATTAGACGGTTTTACTTATGTTGAAAACTTAACAACTGGTGAACGTGTAAGGTATAACCATTTTGATGAGACTAAGAATGTTAGTGGTCTACGTTTTGGTAATGCAGATTTTCCATTTGAGATTATTGAGAAGAATGTCACCACTTGGTCTTTTTTTGAACCACCATCAGTTCCAGGTTATGGTGAATTTGTTTTGAATGACGAAATTGAAACCCCAATGGGCTTTTATGTTACAAAAAGTAATTGGTCTATTATTGAACACCCAGTAACTGGTACCACAAACTCGCAGCTGGGTGGTGTTGCTAGACCATTAAGTGCTGTTATATACAATTATTCAGATAGTATTGTTAATTTTTATGTGCAGGAGGGTTATACTAATGTAAATGGATATAATGTTAAGTATGTAAATGAATTGAGGTTTAAAAAGATACAAGGATGGTAAATTTAGGACTTTTGTTAACAAATTTTATGATAATATTATCATTATTAATAATGTATGGGGCTGAAAAGAATACAACGTTTATGATTTGGTTATTCGTATTTCTTATCTATATGAAAAAATTAAGACGGAGTATTGGTTAATTTAAAGAATTTGTGTGTAATATTTTTGGCCTCTGTTTTGGTTAAGTCAAAAGTTTCGATAATATTAAATATTATTTCTTGTATTAATATTTTTTTTACATCACTTACTGGTTTGTATCCATCATGTAGGTATACACAGCGCCTAAATTTATCATTATATTTTATTTTTTCAACTGGATATAACCTGTTAATATATTTGTTGACCAAAGACACCATTAGTGAATCAGAAATTCGTTGTTGATTGGTCTCCAAATGTGTCGAAATCGTCAGTTGTTTCGGTTTCAGTCTCTTCATTCGTGATTTTTATTTATAAATATGGATAAACTAGATAAAATAATATATTACCAAATTTGCGATTTTTTATATATCGAATATTTGGTGTACAAAAAGGGTAAAGAGGATAAGTTCAACAAACCATTTTATGTTTTTTGTTCTCAACTATCTAATAAGTTCAAGAATAAAGTTGATTTTAGTGGTAGTGAGGCTTTTATATTGTCAAGGCTTACCGTTAGGATGGGTGAGTTTTTCCATTTAAGTGAGGTTGAGTGTGCTGAATATTTAGAAGTTTTCTTAATCAACGAATTGTGGGCTTACACTTATAAATCTGTTGAGACAATCAATACTTTTTTTAAGATACCACAGATTTAACCTAGGTATTAGTATATTTATAAATTAGTATGGGTAGAAAGTTAATCATAACAGAGGGGCAGTATAATCGTATTTTATCACACCTAATAAGTGAGGGTGATTATGATATTATATTGAGTCGAGTTTTAGATGATTTAAATACAAATTACGAAAAGGTATCAGCAGTTGTAAAGGGATATCACGATTATACTGAATCACCTATGATAAAGGTTAAGGTTGATGGTTCAATAATTAAACCTAAGGACCTATTAGAGTACTTTAAATATAGTTATCATGGTGTGTGTGGTGATGAGTTTCTTAAGCAAGTTATTGATGATTGGTTTTATGGTAGAAACGTGGGTACTAACTTATCAAAAAACGTTTCGATAAAATGATTTAACCATGAATACTAAGTCTATAATAAGGGATAAACTTCAGGAGGTTTACGGACCATTTGAGACTTATTTAGATAACGTATATCAAGAGGCTATCATTGAAAAATTATATAATGGTGATATTGATTCAAGAAGGGAATGGGTTACTTATAACCAAGTATTAATTGAAATTAAAAATTCATTAAAGGATGCTATACTTATAAAGGAATTACAATATAGGTTGACTGATAATGAACCACCTAGGGATGTTTGTATTAAATTTTTGGATAATTTAAAACACACTAACCCAGAACTCAATAGATTATATAATAAGATACGTAATTTCTAAAAATTAACATAAAAAAAATCAATGTTGGGGTAGTTTTCTGATATTTATCAATAAATAACATTGATAAATTATTTGCGTATGAAAGATTTTAATTTTAAGATTAAAACTGGTTCAGGTAAGTACAGTAAACTAGATAAATTGTATCAAAAATACCTATTAAATAATGTGAATTTATTAGATTCTGACATATCCCATAGATTTGAAATCTATGATGTGATTATAAACGAATTAGTTAAAATGGGTAATATAATATCATTTAATGAGGTTAAGTATAGATTAACGGATGGTGAGGACCCGAATATTGTTATGTTAGATATTGTTAAGAAGTATGAAGAACAAAACGGTATGATTTGGATATTAGGTAGGGAAATTAAGAATTTTATTGATGAGGACACTTATAGTAAATTCCATAATTGACTTGATTTATCTATATATATTTAGTATTTTTACTCTTTATCTATATTAATAGTGATGATGAATATTAAAAATAATAGTAGATTAGATTTATTATACAATAAATTCAATGTTTTCGATATTGATGAATTAGATTCTATTGTTGAAAAATTAGATAATGAGTATAGTGAGATAAGAAAATTAATTTCATTTGATGGTGATATTTTAGCTATTCATTACTGTAATGAGGTGAACAATAAGGTTAAGGGTGATGTTTCTGTTGTTGGTAATGTTTTTAACTTAATAGTTGAGTCTGACCCTACTAAGAATAAAATGTATAGTCAATGGATATTGACAATGTTTAGGCGTTTAATAAAAGATAATAAACATGATGAGGCAATTAGGTTTGTTGTTGAAGATTTACCCTTAGCTAAAACTTATTTAGAAATTTTTGAGGGTAATAAACGTAAGGATAAATTTAAAAAGTTATGTTCGAATAGTTTTATACTTAAAGGTGTTGGTGATGTCAGTGATATTAACCAATATAAATCTTTGAGCCAATTATACGATGCTATCGACCCGTTTATTGAACGGGATGTATCATCAATTGAAAGGTTAATGAATAGGTTTGTTGAGTCTGGTGATGCGTTAATACCAGTTAGGGATAGAAAATTTACACTTTATGTACCACTAACGACTTTGGGTAGTGAATTATTTGATTCATTCGCTAACTGGTGTACATGTAAAAAGGGTAATGGTATGTTTAAACATTATACTAGAAACTATAAGACACCATATAATGCTTACTCTAAAATTTATATAATTATCAATAATAAGTTATTTGATGGCGATATAAATAATGATTCATTATATCAAATACATTTCGAAACTAATCAAATTAAAGATAGGACTAATAGTGTTAACGTTGATATATATGAGCCAGTATTATCGAAAAGTGATGGGTTGACTAATTTCTTCAAAGAAGAATTAACTAAATTATCTAGGGGAATTAAAAGTATCAACCCAAAATCGAATAACTATGTAAAATATTTAATTAATTTTGGTATTACTGATTCTCTTTTTGAATTATATGATGAAAATACACCTTTTGTGATATTTAAAAATACAGTTATACCAAAAATGGGTGATTTGAGTAAATTTAAAAATTTAGAAACCTTGGAGATGACTTCAACTAAACTAGTTTATTTACACCCAAGTTTATTTAATATTAAAACCCTTGAGGTTTTGGTGTTGAGAAATAATAAATTGGTTGAGATACCGAATGATATATCTAAATTGACGAATCTAGTTTTTATTAATTTAATAGGTAATAAAATAAAAAACATACCAGATTCGATTAAGTATCTGGATAAAAGTAATGGGGGGAATCTACATAAAATAGCGATTAGTGTTGATGATATTGGGGTTGACAATTACAACAAACTAAAACTACTACTACCTAATGTTAGAATGTAGAATAATAACCCCAACATATGTTGGGGTTTTTTTATAAAAAAAAAGTTATGAAATGGAAAAGAGTATCTAAAGGGGTTATTAATGAACCGCTTATTGAATATTTGGAAAAAATATTCATAGGAGAAATGAGTAATGGGTATACTTTAAAGGTTTATATTGGTACGGACTCACAAAGACGTAGGGGTGGCTATAACTTTGCGACAGCAATAGTTATTGCTTTATTTGAAAGTATGGGTAGAGATAAGTTTGGTAAGGAAATTTTTAAGGGTAGGGGTGGTATCAAATTAGGTGCTACATATTTTGATGGTAATCAAGTTAAAGGTAGACCTGGTGTTAAGGAGCGCATGTTAAAAGAAGTTTCTAAATCAATTGAGGTCGCATATGAAATTTCACCATTATTAGATTTATATGATATACCACTAGAAATACATGCTGATGTCAATCCAGATATAAGATTTGATTCTAATAAAGCACTTAGTGAGGCTGTTGGTTATATAATGGGTATGGGTTATGAGTTTAAAGTAAAACCCGATGCGTGGGCGGCTAGTTCTGGTGCTGATAGATTGTGTTAATTTTTTTTTGAATTTATGGATTTTAATTAAATGTAATATATTTATATAATGAGAATATAATAAATTTATTATTAAAAAATATTAAAATGTCAAACGAAAACACAAAAAAAACTGGTAAAAAAGTAGTTCCAATCAAAGAATCAGAATTAGTTGATTTAATTGATAACTTAGTTAATGAGGTTGTTGAGACTAAGAAAACTGAATGGTTGGCTGAACAAAAAGTTAAAAACACTAACCTTTTAGAATCTAAAGTTGCTAGATTAGAGAAATTAGTTTCTGAACTTACTAAGAAGTAAGAAAACTTAAAACCATAATAATCAATAAAATAACTGCTAGAGGTTTACTCTAGTGGTTATTTTATTTTTATATTTTAACCAAAATTATTTGGTTTTCCTAATTAAATTTCTTACCTTTGTTTCGTTCAATTATTAAAAATTAATATTATGTCAAAAATTTTTAAGTTTAACGAAACAAATTTACGATACGAACCAGTTAAGTTTTTTGGTAAGCTTAGGTTGACGATATTTACTTTTTCACTTATATTGGTATCATTCTCGATTGGTTATTTATATTCAATTTTTACTTATAAACATTATGATTATCACAACACATCAATAGCGACAAAAGATATTAGTCAATTACCAATTGGTAGTCAACAATGGATGGATTCTGTTTTTTCTGATTATGAAAGGCGTGCAGAAATTTACTTAAAACTAAAGTATCCAAAGTCACCAATTAAAGCTGGTATGTTGGCATTAGCTGCACATAATGCGTATGATTCTACTGGTATATTAGTTCCCGTTGAATTCGCTTTAACGCAAGCCCAAATTGAAAGTTCAATGGGTACAAAGGGTAGGTCCCCAGTTAATAACCCATTTAATATTGGTGAGTATGATAGTGGGACTGTTATGTGGTTCGATAGTACATTTGATGGTATACAAGCGTATTATTATTTTATCACTAAGAATTACCTTAGATGTAAATCTTTAGATATGTTGTTTAAAAATTTCACGAATTGTTCTGGTAAAAGATATGCATCAAAACCTACTTATGAGAGTGAAGTATCTAATCAATATAATTACATCAGGCGATTTATTGATAGGGAAGATGTAAAATTAAAGACCTCTAAAGTACCTTCTAAGGTTAAATCTAATTAGTTTTTTTTGTTCACCTTCGTTTAACTCTTTATTTGATAGCTTATTTGATTGGTCCTTTGGTAGGATACTAAACCCCCATTTATTTACCAATTTTTCAATAACTAATGGTATTAACATAGATACTGTACCAGTTGCGGTAACACCAATAATTTTAGCAATATTAGCTGATTGCCCCTTGACGAAGTTTTTTTCTTCATCAGTAATGGACTCTGGTGATTTAATACCTTTTTTTAGTATATTTAAAGCTGTCATTGTATTGTTTTTTTCTCTACCAGCAATACTTTTAATATTGGCTAGTTTTTCTCTAAATTTACCCCAATGACCTTTAATTTCCACTTCACTAATTTGAATTGATTCGTGTAATTTTGGATACCTAATCATATAATCAGAATACTCATATGATTTATAACCACCCCTATTTAATTTGAATCCAAATTTTTTGTAAAATTGTATTAACCTATTTTTATTACCACCAAAATCTGATGATGGGGTTAGTGTTATAATTTTAACTGTTTTGTCAGCGTAATCAACGATATCATTCATCATTTTACTACCAATACCCTCATTTCTATATTCTTCTTTAACGATAATTCGGGGTATTTTAATACTTTTGCTGTCCTCATATATATCTAGACCGTCCAAGTATTCACCGTAAGTGTTATTTATAATATCTTTAATCATATAACATAAATATATTAAAAATGGGTGAAAATCACCCATTTTTTTATTTTAAAATTATATTCTCTTTAGTTTTATCAAGAGTAATAGTAATAGTATTACCCTCTTTATATTTTTCACTAAGTATAGCATCAGCTATTGGGTCTTCAATATATCTTTGAATTGCCCTAGATAATGGTCTGGCACCATAAGCTTCATCATACCCATTTTTTGCAACAAATTCTATAGCTGGTTTGGTTATCTTTAACTTAAAACCAATTTCTTTAATTCTATCTTTTAATTTATCTAATTCATTGTATATTATTTTATGTATATCTTCTTGTTTAAGGTTTTTAAACACAATGATATCATCTAACCTATTTAAAAATTCTGGTTTAAATTTATTCTTTAGTGCTTTTTTAATTATGGTTGCGGTTCTTTCTTCTTCAGTAGCGATAACTGCATCCGTTTTAAACCCAACTGATTGACTAAAACTACTCAATTCTTTAGCACCAACATTTGATGTTAAAATAACTAAAGTGTTTTTAAAGTTGATTTTACGACCTAAACTATCAGTCAGTTGACCCTCATCTAATAACTGTAATAGAATATTAAAAACATCTGGGTGGGCTTTTTCTATTTCATCAAAAAGTACTAATGAATATGGTTTTTTTCTAATTTTCTCAGTTAATTGTCCTCCTTGTTCATACCCAACATAACCTGGGGGGGACCCTATTAACTTGGAGGTTGTGTGCTTTTCCATGTACTCACTCATATCTACCCTAATTAATGCTTCAGCATCACCAAATATTTCTTTAGCCAACAATTTACTTAAATGTGTTTTACCTACCCCCGTTGGACCTAAAAATATAAACGAACCAATTGGTTTATTTTTATCTTTAATACCTAGTCTATTTCTTTTTATCGCCTTAATAACTTTGGTTACCGCTTCGTTTTGACCAATAACTTTACCCATTAAGTCCTTGTCCATGGTTATTAGTTTTTTGTTCTCCTGAGTTGTTAACTTAGATAGTGGGATACCAGTCATTGTTGATACAGTTTGAGCCACTAAATCGATATCTACCGTAGTTACTTTCTTATCTAGATTACTCAACCATTCTGTTTTAGCTTTAGATAATCCAGAATTAACTTTTTTCTCCTCATCTCTTAACTCAGCGGCTTCTTCGTATTTTTGTTTTTGGACAACCTCTAACTTTTTATTTAGTATCTCTTGTTTTCTTTGTTCTAATTTTTTGATATTATCAGGTAGTTCTAATTCGCTATTTGTACTGGCACCAGCTTCGTCTAAGATATCTATTGCTTTGTCTGGCATGGCCCTATCTGTGATATATCTATCAGCCATTTTAATACATTCCTCGATTGCCTCATCGGTGTATTTAACTTTATGGTATGATTCATATTTGGGTTTTATATTGTTTAATATAACCCTAGTCTCATCAATTGAGGTTGGTTCAACAATTACTTGTTGGAATCTTCTAGTCATTGCACCATCTTTTTCTATATTCTCCCTAAACTCATCGAGTGTTGTTGCCCCAATGACTTGTATCTCACCCCTCGCTAAGGCTGGTTTGAATATGTTTGAGGCATCAAGTGAACCAGTAGCATTACCTGCCCCAACTAGGGTGTGTAGTTCATCGATAAATAATATAATATTTGGGTTATTTTTTAACTCATCTAATAATACATTTATTCTTTCTTCAAATTGACCCCTATATTTGGTACCAGCTACCATTGATGCCATTTCTAATGAATAGATTTGTTTATCCATTAATGGTCTAGGTGCTGAATCACTTTTTATCAATAAGGCTAATCCCTCAACAATTGCACTTTTACCAACCCCAGGTTCACCAATTAAAACTGGGTTATTTTTTTTCCTTCTGGATAATATTTGTATAACCCTTTTAATTTCTTTTTCACGCCCAACAACTGGGTCTATTTTATCATTACCAACTAAATCAGTGATATTTGTACAGAAATTATCTAAAACAGGTGTTTTGGTCTTTGTACGCTTCTTTTTATTTTGGTTATCTAAATTATCCCCAGAAAATTCGTAAGCAGACTCACTTTTATTTGTTGGGTTTTCTAAATTATCTCTCATTTCTTTAACTGTTTTACGAAAATTCTTATAGTTGATATTGTGTTTATTTAATAGGTTTTTAACGGTTAAATTATTATTATTATTATTCAACATACCTAAAACCATATGTGTAGTATCAATGTGGTTGTCACCCATCATTTCAGATTCTTTATCAACACTATTGAATAAGTCCCTAGTTTCTTTACTAAATGGTGTTGTGCTTCTATGCCCGTTTTTTTTATCTAATTTTGGTATTGGGTTTGTGTTACTAATTTCATAATATATTGATTCAGATAAATCCTCTATATTTATATTCATATTACTCAGAGCGTCCACGGTACCATTGAGACCATCGTATAATATTGAATATAAAATATGTTCTGGTCTAACAGAAACATCATCCATAGATTTAGCTTCCTTAATCGCATCAGTGATTATTTGTCTTAATTTTGGTATTATTTCACGATTCATAAATTGAATTTTTATACAAAGTTACTAATTTATAATTAAAAATCAACACTTGATTTTAACAATAAATATTAATATATTTGCACCTAATATAATTATATTTTATAATAAATTAGGAAATGGTTAAATACGAGACAGTTGCTTTAAAAATAAAACGTTATAATCAACACAATTATAATGTAGATGAGATAAGTAATGTTATAAATATTGAAATCTCTGGGGGTTTTTTGTTGATTACTAAGATGTATGATGGTAGTTTTACGGAAACGGTGGTTTATGATTTAAAAGACGTTTTACAATATAGGTGTTATGAAAGAAAAGTTAACAATTGATAAATTAAATAGTGAATTTCTTACTTGGACTAATAAGTATGGTAATAGTAGAGACGAACAAGATTTGAGATTTGGTCAATATATACATATAAATTACGAAGTACCAAAGATTAGTGATTATAGTATTAATGATGGGTTTAGTAGTGAAAATGTAAATGTTGCTTATGGTTATATAGCAAAATTAATAACAAATAATAAATAAAGTAGTATGATTTTAAAAAGAGTAGAGAAAGATGGTGTCATTAAAGCCATCTATGATTCGTCAAACATTTTGGCTTCAGAGTATAATAAAACCAATAAGGATTTGGTTATAACGTTTAAACGAGGTGTACAGTATAAATATTTGGGCGTTTCTAGTTCTGATTATATGCGTTTTGAAATAGCCGATAGTCAAGGTGTAGTTTTGAATAGTAATATAAAACAGTACCAATTTGAGAAGGGGGGTAGTGTTGATGCTAACTTAATTACTGAAGAAATTAATAAATTAAAACAGGAAGAGATAATTAAGAGACAAGAATCCATAATTAACGAAATGGAGCGCATTGTTTCAGATTTTGACCAAAGTCAAACATTTAATGAACAAAGATTAATGGGGTTGGTTAATAAGATTACTAATTACTTTAACCCAGGTATTGAAGCTTGATAATATATTGTTATGACTAAAGAAGAAATATTAAAATTGGTAAACTTAATGAATTTGGATGTTTACAACATTAATGATGATTATTTTTGCATTAAAGGTGTTAATGGTCACGCAACCACGATTTATTATGATAACGACCCAATTACCAAAATTAAAAACCATTTAATTCAAGTGGGTAGAGATTCATTAAAAATGGAATTACATGCCTTGTTGGATATAACTAGACACCATTAGAAATAAATAAAATACAAAGAGAAATGAATAATAATATAGAATATCAATACCTTAGGCTCCTTAAAGATATCCTAAAAAATGGGGTTGAGAAAGAAGATAGGACATGTACAGGTACAATATCAGTATTTGGTAGACAAATTAGACATGATATGAAACTTGGTTTTCCGCTGTTGACTACTAAAAAAATGTACTTCAAAGGAATTGTAACTGAGTTACTGTGGTTCTTGCGTGGTGACACAAACATTAAGTATCTCGTTGATAATAATTGCCATATTTGGGATGGTGATGCTTATAAATCGTATGTTTCATCAAAAGCACACCCGTTAGATGGAAAATATGGTGACACTTCTGTGCGAAAGCTTAACCATATGTTCCCTTACGAGCCAATCTTATCAAAAGAAGAATTCATCAATAAAATTAAAACAGATGATGAGTTTGCTAAAGAGTATGGTGACCTAGGTCCAATTTATGGGGCACAATGGAGAGGTTGGATAACTAGTGGATTTAACGAGCAAGCAATTCTTAATAAAGAAAGTGGTTATTTTGAAATAGACCAAATCGCAAACTCAATCAATCTACTTAAAACAGACCCAGACTCAAGACGTAATAGAGTTAATGCTTGGAATGTAGGTGAGTTAGACCAAATGACACTTCCACCTTGTCATACAGATTTTCAGTTTTTTACAAGAGAGTTGAGTATGGATGAAAGACAAAGGTTGTATTTTGAAACTTGTAATCGATTGAAAACTCCATCTATTAAAGGCTCTACCAACAAAGAAAAGATGGAGAGTTACTTCCAAGAATATAATATCCCAACCAGAGCAATCTCTTTAATGTGGAATCAACGTTCAGTAGATACACCATTAGGTCTTCCGTTTAATATTGCCTCATATGCTTTGTTACTTGAAATAATTGGTAAAATTGTTAATATGATACCTGATGAATTGATTGGTAATTTAGGGGACACTCACATATATAAAAATCAAATTGATGGGATTAAAGAACAGTTAAATAGAGAACCATATCCACTACCAACATTGAAAATTGAAACAGAAGTTAAATGGGTTGAAGGTGATTGTTTACCAACTTATTCTGTTAATGATTTTACAATTGAAAACTATCAATCACACCCAACAATAAAAATGCCGTTATCAAACTAAAATAATAATATAAATAAATGGAGTTAATTACAAGTAGAGTAGTAAAAGAATCTGATTTAGGCACACACGGTAATTTATTCGGTGGAAAGTTATTGGCGTGGCTAGATGAATCTGGTGGGGTATTAGCGGCACAGGTTGTTGATAGCCCAAGAGTTGTAACTGTTAAATTTGGTGAAGTAACCTTTGCCAAGAAAGTAAAGGTAAATAGAATAGTAAAGATTTACGGTGAAGTATTATCGATTGGTAACACATCTGTGACCTTACGATTAGAGGCTAGAAGGCACAACCCGTATTCTGGTGAACAAAAGATAATTACTAGCAATGAGATTGTATTCGTTAAAATAGATGAGGATGGGGAACCAGAACCAATATCGGAAAAAGTTAAGGAAAGATTTAATTTAAAACCACATTAATTGTGGTTTTTTTTTATATATTTTCTTTTTTCTTTTTTTCAATATATTTATAATAAAAAAGATTATGTCTAAGTTAAATGATGTATATACAGTTATTGTTAGTGCTACAGATGCTGACCTTGATAAACACGTCTACACACAAGTTTATGGTGGTGGTTCTGGATGTTCAATAACTTTAAACGGTGTTTCAGTAGCAGTTGCGGCTGGTTCGAGATTCGATTTACGTTTTAGAACAGTTGCTGGTGGTTCTGGATGTTTTTTACTTGGATTTAATAAAGATGTTGTAACTGGTAGTCCTTATTTGGGGTCTATTAGTGTTTAATTAAAAAAAATCATAAAAAATAAAAATATGAAAAAACCATTTATTGTTAGGCCTACTGGACTTAAGGGTTCTGAAAAAATTAATAGAATGAAGGAGTTGATGGGTGCTTCTGTTATAAAGGAGGATGTTAAAAACTCATCAGTTGAATTAACAAAAGTTGGACCCGATGGTAGGGTTTATGGTATTGTTAAAGAGGGTTCTGAGTATTATATCAAGGTTACAAATAAGACAAGTAACTTGGTTACTGAGGATTTTAATTATATCGGTGGATTGGGTAATAAAAAAAGTGAGTCTTACCCTTCATATGCTAAAGCAATAAAACAATTAAATTTGAAGTTTATGAGTTTGAATGAGGCGTATGGTAAAACTGGTAATATTAATGTGTTCGAAGATGATAATTTATTAACTGAACACCACCCGTATAGTGCTGACCAAAAATTAAGTGCTACTAAAGGTATGGGTGATGGTGCCGAATATATTGTTGATAAAAAAGGTGATAAATTGACTTATGACACTAAAGAAGGTAAGGAAGAAGGTCAATTTGGGGATAATGTAGCTGAAAAAGATGTTGATGATGAATTTGAAGCTGTTAAGTTATCTGAGAATGAAATGGCAATTGATAGATTGTTAGTGGAGTCACATGTTGTTGTTTTTGATGGTACATCATATTATGTGACTAGTGAGGATGATGTTGATGGTGATGTTGAAGTTATTAAGAAATTTGACGACATGGATGATGCTGATGAATTTTGTGATAAAAAAAATAAAGAAGTTAATGAATCTAAAAAGGGTAGGTTTAGTATTTCTAAGGCTATCGATATGATGGAGAATATCGTTATTGAATCTGATAAAGATATTAAGGTTAAAGGTAAAGATGTAAAAAGTGCTAAGCAAAATGGTGATAAATCTTATACTGTTACGTTTTCAGATGATACTACTGAAAAAATATATGTTAGTCATGATGATTGGGATAAATTAAATGATAAATATGGTAATGTTAATGAAAATTTAACTGAAAAAAACGTGATAAACTTTATTAACTCTTTAACTGAGTCTGAGAAAGAAGCCTTATTAAATACATTAAAAAAAAAAGTCTAACTGAAACTCCATCGGATGGGAGGACTACTGGTTTGTTTTCTGACGAGGAAGAGGAATATAATCTAGAAGAAGAAGTTAAGTATAAATTAAAGCTGGACACACCTAGTGAGCCAGCTTTACCTGTTTCTGATGATGAGGATTTAGATTTCGGTGGTATAGATTTTGATGATGACGAAGATATTGATTCATCTGATGATAAACCTTTCGATGATGAACCATTTGATGCTGGTGTTGAAGCTGATGAAGATGAGGACCCAGAAAAATATATTCAACAGTTGGCGGGTAAATTGGGTACTACTTTAAGAAAATATACAGAAAATAGAGGTGAACCTGATTTTTCATTAGAAAAATTTGCTATTAATTCAGTTGTTTCAGCAACTAATACTGCTGATATGCCAGATGATGACAGAAAAGATATTATTTCTAAAATTAATTCATCTGGTGGTGGTAATGATGATATTGAGGTTGATGTTAATATAAATAAGGGTGATGATGAAGGTTCTGATGGTGATAGTGGTGAATCCACTTCTGATGATGAATTTGATGTTTCTGATGATGGTGGTTTAGAAGAGTCATCAGACCCTAAATTCGAAACTGGAGACACTAATTTTACACCTTCTACACCTGAAAAGGGTATGTGGGAAACTGATGAATTAAGTGTTTATGATAATAATTCTAACACCCCAGAAATTAAAAACGAAATGTTTTTTAATGACATATTTAGCATACACCAATCAGTTTCTGATTTATTATCAGCATGTGATGAAAGTGTAGATGATTTATTATCTGATGGTCACGCTTGGGCAGTCGAGCACATAACAACAGCAACTGTTAATATGCAAAATATTCACCAGTTTTTACAGGGTAATCACGGTGTTTTTGGTGAAAATCGTGATAAAACTAATTATACCTTCTTTCAAGATTTAAAAACTTTAAAAAGAATAACTTTCGATATATTAAATATGGATATTGATGTTGTTGATGAATTAATTAGTTCTCACCATGAGTGGATATCTAATTTAGCGGCAAAATCATTAACACATGTTGTTGACGTTTATGATTTTATGTATGAGTATGTAATAGGTGGTGATGAATGGTCTAAACCAATGGAAATTACATCCGATGAGCCAGTGTCAAACGAACTGCAATACCATATTGATAATTCAATACCTTTAAGTGAGTGTGTTTTTAGGTATGGTTCTGATAAATATTTTAAGTTAATTTCGGAAGTAAAAAGTTTATACGATAAAGGAATAGTTAAATTAAATGAAAACGATAAAATTATTGTCGAGGATTTTACTGGTGAATTTGTTAATATTAATGGAAAAATTAAATTATTGGAGTTTATTGAGGAGGATTTAAGTGTAAACCAATTAAACGAATCTGATAAGTATAAAGGTAAAGAATCTAATTCACCAAGTAGAGAAAGTTCTGGCGGTAGTGCTTATAAGGTGTATGTACCAGGTTGTAATACTAAAACTGATTCAAACCCTAGGGGTGTTAAAGTTGTTAGATTCGGTTCTGGTGGTTTAAGGGCTAAATTAAGTGATGATGATTCTAAATCACGTTATAATAGTAGACATGGTTGTTCTAAGGGAAACCATAACGATAAATGTCAACCAGGTTATTGGAGCTGCCGATTGCCAAGATTTTCAAAAAAATTAGGACTTAGTGGAGGTGGAAAATGGTGGTAAAACGTAATTGTATATGAAACCTTATAGTGAAATAATAAATAATGACTTGGTCGTTAGAACATTTAAAAATAATGTAGATAATGATGAATTAACATGGCATAGAGACCGTGAAGATAGGTTTGTTGTACCTATTAATGAAAATGATTGGTTTATTCAAATGGACAATGAATTACCAGTTAGATTAAGGGTTAATGAGGAGTTTTTTATACCAAAAAATACTTTTCACAGAGTCATAAAGGGGTCAACAGATTTGGTTGTTGAGGTAACCAAGCTGGATAATTTTAATTTTGATGATATACCATCTGATATTTTAAAAACTTTGCGTAATGAGTATTCCCATTATTATATCGATAAATTTGATTGGAATAGTAAACAAGACGAATTTACAACTGATTCTGGTTATGATGGGGCTGGGTTTAAAAAATGGCATAGCGAGCATGAAAAAAATGGGTTATTAAAAAACTTAAACACATTAATTAGTAAGGTTAGAGAAGATTTAATTTTATTATTAAAGAAAAAAAACGCTAACAGGGTTTTATCAGATTTTGAAGAATTGATTAAACCAGCTTTAGGTGATTCAGTGTTAACGAAACCATTATCTAAATATATGGAGATTGCGCTACTCAACTTACAGTCACTCAGGGATATAAATAAGGCCTTTTTAGATGCTAAAAATATAATATCTAGTGATGGTTCGTTGGACCAATCAAAAATAGAACAATCAAAAATATTCACTGGTGGTGATATAAATTTACCCGCTTTTGAACGTTTTGTTGAAGATAATCCAGAATACTTGGGGGTTTTTAATGATTGGAAAAAGTTGTTAGATAAGTCAAATGAGTTGTCTATTACCAGATTAAATGCTTTTAGGGATTCAACACCATATAATAAGATTAGGGAGTTATATGATTATTTAGTTAATTTAAGGAAAAATGAAAATAACTTGAATATTACTGAAAATAGTAGTAAATTTGTATATAATTTTAAAAGAATGGTTAAATTTAAATTAAATGAAGTATTTGGTAATACATTACCAAAAACTAAACCAGTTGTTACACCAAAAAAACCAATTGTATCACCTAGAAGGAGGAGGATTTGGGAGGTCAAGCCAGCTGTAACACCACCAGGTAAAATGTGATTATGAAGTTAGTTTATATTAATAAAATAGGTAAAAATTGGGAGGGTAATTATATGTATGAATTTTTATTCTCAAAATCAACTGAAAATATTGATGGTGAGGATTGGGATTCTGTACCAGCTTCTGGTAAACCAGAGCCACCAAATAGTGAATTTATTAATTTAGTTGGTAAGTTGACTACTGATATACATTTTGATTTAGTTCAAGAGAGTGATACTTTCGCTGTTTGGGATGCTGTGGATGGTATACTTTCACTGGGTTGGGAGGATATTACTACATATGATGAGTATCCATCGGTTAGGTTGTATTTCCCGTTTGCGTTAAGTAAGGAAGATGTTGATTCTACTCTATATCAAAGAGATTTGGTTTTAGAATATAAAAAATAACTAAAAATATTAAGATGAGATTTAAAAAAAGTCAAATAGGTGAGATAGTTGATACTAGTAGAACTACTGATGGTGAGGTTAACATAAAGATTGATGGTGATTTACCGAAACCAGAAGATATACAGAAATCAAAATCTGAGATAGAAGCTTTAAACCAACAAATATCAAATATGAATACTGATATTGAAAATAGCCCCATGAGTGCTTTTATAACCAAAGGCGATGTTAATGAGGTTGTAAATTCAGATAAAGTTGTTGAATATGTTGGTGATATGCCTGGTGAAACACCATTTAAAATTAATGATGATAAATGGTTATATGTTAAGGGTAAATATCCTGATGGTAAAGTTGATATAGCAGTTTATAGATATGGGCATGATATAACATATGATTATAATTGGTTTATGAGTGAAATAATCCCTAAACCAATAAGGTTTAATGAGTCAATACTTAATAGAAAAGTTATTAAAAATATTAAAATTAAGGATATAAAAAAATAATTATGAGAAATAGATTGTTAATAGAAAGTTTATTGTATTCAGATGATATTAAAGAAAGAATGCATCCATCGGTTGAATCGGATTTGATTGAAAATAAAACATCATTTGGTGACAACCCTTGTTTCCCAGTGTCTGATGAACGAAATTTTATGACTAAAATTGTTTCTGAGAGATTCAGAGAGGTTGTTGAGAGATGTAGACGTGCTTTTGATGTTGATGAAATAAACAACCAAGAAATAAAAAGTATGATGATGCCAATTATGCGTGAAGTTTTGACTATGGAAAGTAAACATAAAGAGACTTTGGAGGAATTGGCAATAAAGATGGTTAAGGAAGAGTTTGATATTGATGATGAAGTTCAATTTGAAGTCGAATTAAGTCCTAGAGTTGAATTAGTAAATAAAAAAGAGACCCCATCCGATGATATATTAACAGAGTTTGAGGACCATGAAGAAATGGAGTATGCGAATGATTCTGTTTACAAACGAAGATTTATTAATGGTATGATTAATGGTTCGGCTAAAAAGGTCAGCCATATGTTTCATTTAGTTGACGATGAATTAACTAAACTAAACCCAAGGTTACCAAATAACTACAGTAAATTAATGTCGGGTACGGATTACATTTATTTTCAGGTACCAGATTTGAAAACTTCAGTTAATGGTGGTTCTTGTGTTGTTGATTATGGTAATGATGACTCTGTTAACAGACCAGTAATCAAAGCTAAGGCTATGGTATTCCCAGTTTTAATACTTGAATTAGTTATGGGTTGTATGGAAGTGTTATCCGCAGCTGGTCTACCGACCAAAGAAAACATTGCTGAATACGTAGTTAATAAGTCTGATTATTTACAAGCGGAGTTATGGGATTTAAGAGGTGGTCCCGCTTTGTGGGGTAAATTTTGTTCTATGATACCAGCTGAAGATTTTAAATTAAAACATCATGTTTATAGTGATTTAGTGCAATTGGAGCCTAAGGAGTTTTTTACCACAATGAAAGAGGTTCTTGGTGGTACTAAGCGAGGTAAAGAGATTATAGGTGAAACACTAGATAAGGTTAAGCGTGAACTTAAAGAAGATAGTTATAGAGAATCAATAGGTGACGATTTTTTTGGTGCTGAAGACTTGATTTAATGAAATAAGAGGTAGCATCTATCCTTTTTCTTTAGTTAATACATATTTATTGTTAGAAATAATGATAATTTTATGAGGTTAACAACTAGTGAAATATTGTCCGAATACGCTAAATGTGTTATGGACCCAAAATATGCAATACAAAACTACCTATCAACGTTCGATAAGACACAGGAGGGGTTTGTACCTTTTAAATTGTTCCCAAGACAAAGGGAAATAATTGATTCGTATTCAGTAAACAGGTTTAATATTGTAACAAAACCTAGACAGGCTGGTATATCAACTGTAACACAAGCTTATAGTGCAATAAAGTGTGCTTTTGCTGATTCAAATAACCCAGAAACAATAATTGTTATTGCTAACAAACTTAATTTAGCTAAGAAATTTACTAGAGGAATAAAGGATTACATTCAACAACTACCTAGATGGGTTTGGGGGCCAGAATATTATGGTACACCTGAAAAAGAAAAGCTTAGTATTTTTATAAAAGATTCTCAAATTGAGATTGAGTTACCTAATGGTAGTAAAATAATCGCTGTTGCTACATCAACCGATGCTTTACGTGGTTATACACCAACACTACTTATTTTTGATGAGGCAGCATTTATCGATAATGGTGCTGAATTGTATTCAGCTGCAATAACTTCATTAGGTACTGGTGGTGGTTCCATATTGATTTCAACCCCCAATGGGTATGACCCGCTATATTATAAAACTTATGAGCAAGCAGAAAAGGGTGAAAACGATTATAACATCATTGAGTTAAAGTGGTATCAAGACCCTAGATATAATAAAGATTTACAATGGCTTAAATCTGATGAAGTTGTTAATGAAGTTGAGTTCACTTTATCATCATTTGATAAAATGATTAAAGATGGTTATAAACCAACCTCAACTTGGTATCGCTCAATGTGTAAAGGTATGAATAATGATAAAAAAAGGATTGCTCAGGAATTGGATGTATCTTTCTTAGGTTCTGGGGGTAACGTTGTTGATGATGAGTATATAAACATGCATGATAATGAGAATGTGCTCAAACCTAAGTTTGTGGATGATAAATACTTTGATGGTAATAGTGGTTTAGTTTGGATTTGGGAGGAGCCAGTTGAGGGTAATCAGTATATTTTGTCGGCTGATGTTAGTCGTGGGGATGGTTCGGATTATTCTGCTTTTGAGATAATTAATTTTACAACAATGGAGCAAGTTGCTGAATATCAAGGTAAAATACCGCCAGATGTTTTTGCTGAAATAATAAATGATTATGGTATTAAGTACGGTGCGTATGTTGTTGTTGATAACATAGGTGTTGGGAATACCACTTGTTCTAAATTGGAGGAGTTAAAGTACCCAAATTTACATTATGACAACATTAAAGGTGGTGAGGATAAGAGGGTTTCTGGGTTTAATGTTAATGGTGTTAGATTACAATTAATATCTAACCTTGAAATAGCGATAAGAACAAATATCATTAAAATCAGGTCTAAAAGGATAATAAATGAATTAAAAACATTCATATATAAAAATGGTAGACCTGACCATATGGATGGGTATCATGATGACTGCATAATGTCTTTAGGTATGGCTTTGTGGATTTTGGAATCTTCATTTAAGAAACTACAAAAACTAGAAAAACAAACTAAGGCGATTTTAAGTAGTTGGTCGAGTGGTTCAACTAACAAGGTTGTTGACGAGGCTTATAATACAGGATTCGTACCAAAAAATAAGAGAAATAAGGCTAGTACTGGTAGACCTAATTTTAAATCTGGTGTACCTAGTAACATACAAGACCCAAGGGGTGAATATTTGTGGTTATTTAGTGGTACTAAATGATAATGAAAAAAACTAATATATTTATATTAAAAACAAAGAATTATGAGTAGTAAATTTAAAAGGTGTTTTACTAATAGTAAAAATGGTGATTTATCAGTGTATTGTGTTCCAATATTTTTTGAAAAAAAAATACCTAACGTTGGTGTTGGGTTTAATTTAAAACCATTCTGTAATGCAACCCCTGGTTCTAATGGTGTTGATTCTATCAACATGTATGTGTATAACAAAGAAAATATTAATGGTATTATAAATAAATTAGCTTATGTTGAGTGTGATTATGTTGAATGATTGTATTTACTTTTTATAAAAAAAATATACTATTTACAAATAAAATTTTTATATGCCAAAACAAACTATATTTCAAAGGTTAAACACTATTTTAGGACCAACTGGTGTTTCTAAACCACAATCTAATAAATATTCTATTGATAACAATGTTTTGTTAAAAACACAATCAAAAGAAGAATTCGATTCAGCCAAATTACAAGCTCAACAAACAAAGTATTTGAGAAATGTTTGGAAAAAGGTTGACGGTGAGTTGTTTCAACAAACATTACATTATGAAACAACTAGAATTGGTTCCTATACTGATTTTGAGAGTATGGAATTTTACCCAGAAATTGCAGCGGCTTTAGATGTTATGATGGAAGAATCAACAACTATAAATGAAAAGGGTAAAATACTTAATATTTATTCAGATTCTTCTAGGATTAAGGGTGTTTTAGAGGATTTATTCTTTAACCGATTGGATATTCACGTTTCACTACCAATGTGGACTAGAAATACGTGTAAATATGGTGATAATTTTGTTTTATTAAACATTGATGATAAACAAGGGGTTTTGGGTGCTAGGCAGTTACCTAATTTCGAGATAGAGCGTAGGGAGGGTGATATCCTTGAAAATATGATTAGTGGTAGAAATCGTTTTAATAGTGAGGATGTTGATGATGAGGGTCCAACTAAAGTTAAATTTTTATGGAGGGGTAGAGATGCTATATTTAATTCTTGGCAAATAGCACATTTTAGGTTATTGGGTGATGATAGACGTTTACCCTACGGTACCTCAGTTTTGGAAAAAGCTAGACGTATTTGGAAACAATTATTGATGTCTGAAGATGCTATGTTGGTTTACCGTATAACTAGAGCGCCAGAAAGGCGTGTGTATAAAATATTTGTTGGTAATATTGATGATGAGGATGTACCAGCATATGTTGAGGAAATTGCTAATAGGTTTAAAAGAACACCGATAGTTGACCCCCAAACAGGTCAGGTTGATTTGAGGTATAATACTTTAGCTAATGACCAAGATTATTTCATACCTGTTAGGAGTGAGGATGCGCCTAACCCTATCGATACACTACCTGGTGCTTGTATTAGTTTAGACACTAGAATACCATTACTTGATGGTAGAACTTTGGAACTTAATGAGATTATATATGAATGGAATAAAGGTAATAGAAATCTATGGGTATATTCTTGTGACCCAAATACTGGAGAGTTAGCTCCAGGTATTATAACGTGGGCTGGTGAAACTAGAAAAGATGCGCAAGTATTAAAAATAACTTTAGATAATGGTAAATCAATAACCACAACACCAGACCATAAATGGGTCCATAGAACAAAAGGTTTTGTTGAGGCTAAGGATTTAAAAGTAGGTGATAGTCTTATGCCTTTTTATAGGGGTGAAGAAGTTATATTAAATAAGAAATACGCTAAAAAATATGATAGGGTATGGGATTCATCGAAACAAGAATGGGTTTTCACACATAGAATGGTTAATGATTTTATGAAAAGTATCGATGAAGAACAGTATTTTACGTTTGAAGGGGGTTATGATAGAACCAAAATGGGTACTATACATCATATGGATAACGATAGATTTAATAACAACCCAAATAACCTATATTTAATGGACTCTAGAGACCATTATAAATACCATAGACACGAGTTGTGGTCTACACCAAAAAAACATGAAGAAAATGTTAGAAAAATAACGAAGGGTATTAATAACCATATTTCAAACCTAACTAATGAGGAAAGGATTGTTAGAGGTGAGCAATCTAGATTAAATTCAATTAACTCTAGATGTAAAGCTAATGAAACGTTTAATAAAAACCCAAACAAAAAAAACATTATTAAAGGTAGAGGTGAAGCAATTAGTAAAACTAAATCAAGTGAAGAATTTAAAGAGAGATTTTCTGAAATTTCGAAAAAGAACTGGGAGTCTACTGAATATAGAGAAAAAGTTTTTAGTAAGAAACAAACACTGACATTTACTGGTGAACTATATAACATGTTCTTAGAAATGTTTAAACTATATGGTAAGGCTGATTTAACTTTAGTAGAACTTAATAAATCAACTGATTTTATGGTTGAATTTAACACCTCAAATGAAGGTATTAGAAGTTCAATGACAAATCTAAACGAATTCACCAGAAACCATTTAGATAAAATGTTAAAAGAACGTGGGTTTAAAAATTATAGAGAATGGTGTAAAATTACAGCAGAAGAATTAGGTTATAAAAATGTTAGAGCTTGGAGGTATTATATTAATAAAAACCAATTGTCAGATATTGAGTCTAACTACAACCATAAAATTGTGTCGATTGAATGGTTAGATAATAAAATGGATACTGGTACAATTACCGTTGATGGGGATGAAATATACCATAATCACCACACTTTTGCAACAGAAAGTGGTGTTTTTATTAAAAATAGTAATTTGGACCAGATAGCCGATATACAATATTTACAAAGAAAATTGTTTACCGCACTTAGGGTACCTAAATCTTTTTTAAATTTTGATGAGGCAATAGGTGATGGTAAAAACTTAGCCTTACAGGATGTTAGGTTTTCTAGAACAATAAATAGAATACAGCAAGCAATGTTATCTGAACTAAATAAGATAGCTATAATACATTTATATATGTTGGGGTTTGAGGATGATTTAGATAATTTTACACTCACGTTAAATAACCCATCGACCCAAGCTGAAATGTTGATGATTGAGCAACTTCAAGCTAAAGTAACGTTATTTAAAGATGCTGTTTCTGATTCAGGTAATGGATTTGCACCTATGTCTATGACTAGGGCGCATAGGGAAATACTTAACTGGAGTGATGATGAAATAAAACAGGATTTGTTAGAGCAAAGAATGGAAAAAGCAGCTGCTGCTGAACTTGAGAATACTAGTAAAGTAATCAAACACACTGGGACATTCGATAAAGTTGATGCCATTTATGGTGATTTAGAAATCGCTAAACAAGGTGGTGATGGTTCTGATGATGAAGGTGGTGATGATGAAGGTGGTCCAGTAGGTGGAGGTGGCTTCGGTGGTGGAGGTTTAGATTTTGATGCTGGGGCTGATGATTTTTCTGATGAATTTGGTGATGAAGGTGAATTTGGTGATGAAGGTGGTGAGGTTCCAGAGGAAGGTGGTGAGGTTCCAGAGGAAGGTGGTGAGCCAGAGATTGCGGGGGAATCATTACGTAATAGTAAAAATTTAATTACTGAAGGTCGTAAAATAAACAAAAATAAAACACAAAGATTCGATAATTTAATGCGTAGTGTTAACAAAAAAGAAAAAGATATAATCATAAATGAAAGAGTTAAGGTTTATGATAAAAGTTTAAAAATTAATGAAGATATCAATGGTATAATTAATGATATTGATAATATGTTAAAGGATTAACTGGTTTTTATTACTATAGTAATATATTTATTATTAAATAATGAAAACTATGGACAATTTTGGTAAAATAAAATCAATCTATAATGAGGTGTTGAGTGAAGGTATTGTTAACAATGATGGCACCAATAAAGTGTTGTTTAAACAATATCTTAAACTTTTAAAGGAAGATAAGTGTTTAAGGGACCAATTTAATGTGTATCACAAATTAGAAGTTGCTTTTGATTCTGATAAATTTAGGGCTTTGGATTATGTTAATGAAACTGTATCATTATTGTCTAAATATAACCCAAAACAAATCGCTGAATCAAATAGTAAATTATTATCATTGTTGGGTAATAAAGAAATTAAACCTAATATTAGTGATACTCAGGAAAGATTATACGAAAGTATTTCAACATTAATAACCACTAAAAAGACATCTAAGACTATTGATAAGATTGTTGAGGCTAAACATAATGTTATTAACCACATTAATAATAACATAATAGTACCTACTGTTGATGAAGGGTATGGGTTACCTAATAGTGTCCTTTCTGAGATTGCTGTTGAAAAATTTAATAATAATTATTCAGATTTAAATGAATCTGAAAAGGCTTTTATTAAATTAGTAATTGGTGGTGATGATAAGGCTAAGTCTGAATATTATGAAGATACCATTAAGGAATGTACTACTTTAGTTAATACTAAATTAAAAGAATCAAGTGGTGATGTTAAAGAGAAATTGTTATCGGTAAAGGAAAATCTACTTGATAGAGCATACGTTTCGGAAACGTTTATAAATGATGTTTCTAAAGTTTTAGAATTAAAAAAAGTATTAAACGATAATAAGTAAAATGGAATTAGATTCATTAATACAAATATTTGGTAGTGCTGGTGTTACATTCTACATAATGTGGTTATGGTTAAAATCAGTTCAAGAAGAAAAAAATGGTGTTATTAGGCGATTAGAGGTTGAAAGGGAAAATCGTGTTAATGAACTTAAAGAGATAATACCACTTTTAAACGATGCTTCTAAAGGATTACAAGAAGTAATTAAATCCAATCAAGAAAATAGTGATGAGGTTATTAATGAAATTATCACTCACATTGATAACAAAATCGCTGAAATAACTAAAAATTGTAATAAATAATAATTATGACTACACCGTTACACTTAACCGTTGCAAAACTAGAGCTTAAGCAGCTTGAAATGCTTGATAAAATAACAAAGAATAATGATGAGTATATTATTCGTTTAATCGCATCAACAATGACAGATAAATTTGTTACAGTAAATGGTGATTGGGATTTGGTTACTGGGCGTGGTGAGCAATGTTGTATTGATGGTGGTTGGGAAAACATTGTGCCAGAATATGAGTTACCAAAAATACATAATTTTGTTGATGAGATAAAATCTGGACACGCACAAAAAGAATTATCTTGTAAGTTAAAATCTTATAATAATAAAACTATCGATGTGTTGTGGAAGGGTAAGTACTTTCCAGAAATAAATGGTATTATTTTTATAGGTAAAGTTAAAAAATAACCAGTATCACCTATTGACTTTTTTTATTTTTTAGTTATTTTATAATAAAAATGATAATATGATTAAAAATGGTAAAAAATTAAAAATAAATTTAAAAAATAATTATAATATTACAATTGGTACTATTAATAATAATAACCCAAAATCAATGTATTTAATTATATCAGCTTGGGGTAAACCGATTGATGCTAGTGATATTGATTACGGATTAGTAATTAAAGCCTTAAATAAAAAAATAAAATCAAAAGTATTTAACAATATAAATCCAACTCTATTTAATAAGAATAAAACAATTATTGATTTAGACATGAGACAATCAGGTATTAGTTATAATAAGAAAAGTTTTATGTCGTGTGAAATCACTCTATTTAAATTGAATGATTTTAAAATCCAGAATAAAATAATTAAAGATAATATAATTTCTTTATTGGATAAACTAATTAATGAGGTGTTTGAAGAATCTGAATATTTCGAATTTACTAAAACAAAAAAATAAATTTAACCCCTAGCGAAAGTTAGGGTTTTTTATTTTATGTAACATATTTATATTAAAAATATAAGTATGTCAGACATTAAAATATTGAAAGCTGGAGAATCTGGATTTGGGTTCTTAATTGAATCTGATGCGGGATATATATCCCCAGATGATATCAGAAATAAACCATTTATCAATGAAATGAAAAAGCTCGAAGTTGGTAATAAGTTATCGATGAATGAACCCCTAATTGTTTATGTTGTATTACAAAAATATGGTGTTAAAAATAGAAATGGTAGGATTTACACTGAACCCATTTTAAGACGTGAGGTTGATAGGTATCAACAATTAATTAGGGAAAGAAGAGCTATCGGTGAATTAGACCATCCAGAATCATCAATAATTGCAGGTGATAGGATTTCACATAATATTATTGAGACTTGGTGGGAAGGTAAAACTTTAATGGGTAAGATGGAAATATTGATGACTCCTGGTTATATCAATTATGGTATTGTATCCACTAAAGGTGATGAGGTTGCAAACTTATTAAGGAATAATATTATGATAGGTGTATCATCTAGGGGTGTTGGTTCATTAAGAGAAGTTAATGGTGACCATATCGTTCAAGATGATTTTGAAATAATTTGTTGGGATGTTGTTACGGCACCAAGTACACCTGGTTCTTGGATGTTTAGGGGTAAAGATGAGGCTAAACCATTTGTCGAATCAACCATTAAAGGTAATAATACATTAACTGAAGGGTTGGATAACTTTTTATTATTATAAAAAAAAATATCATTTTTTTTAACAAAAATGGTTTTTATATAAAATAAACATATTTATAAAACAAAGACACCCCATTCGGGTGTATAATTTTAATAAAAAAAACAAAAAACAAATGGCTAAAGAAAATAAATCAATTATTGAGAGCGCTCTTTTGGATGCTAAAAGAATCCAGGAAGCACTAAATGCCAACACAAAAGAAATACTTCGTAGTGTAGCTATTGAAGAAATTAATGGGATAGTGAAAGAATCTTTAGAAGAAGAGGATTATGAAGAAGAGGATGCTGAATCAGTTGACTTAGATTCAGAAGTTGATGTTGATGATGAAATGGGTGGTGAAGAACTAGACCTAGATTCAGAAGTTAATGTTGATGATGAAATGGGTGGTGATGACATTGACTCGGTTGGTGGTGATGACCTAGAAGGTGATTACGAAGCAAGTATGGATACTGATGTATCAGATTACGAGGATGAAATCGATATGACTACGGCGTCTGATGATGATGTTATCGCTGTTTATAAAAAATTGACAGGTGATGATGAAATCGAAGTTGTTGTTGATGACGCAACTGGTGATATTAACGTTTCAGTTAACGAACCAGGTGAGTTTGTTATTAAACCAGGTGGTGCATCTGAAGTTTCAATGGGTGGTGAATTAGACTCAGAAATGGGTGATGAAGAGTTAGACATTGAAATGGGTGGTGAAGAGTTAGACATTGAAATGGGTGGTGAATTAGACTCAGAAATGGAAGAGGATTACCAGTTGGATGAAAACGAAATCAATGATGAAGTTATTTACGAAATTGAGCTAGATGAAATGGTAGACATCGAATCTACTAAAGCACCAGTTGGCTCTGAAAAGGACAATTGGGCTGGTGATAACCTTGAGGGTGGTTTTGATGAGGATAAAACACACGCTAAAGCTGAAGGTCCTATAGTTATGCATGAGGAAGATGAGGTTTTGGAAGAGGTTGTAGATGAAGATGAGGATTCAGTGGATGAAAATTTAGGGCACACTAGAGGTTATGCTGGTAAGCAGGGTGCTAGAAAGGTTGGTGCTGCGCATCACCCAAAACCTAAAAACGAATCCGAAAAGATAAGAGCTACTATTACTGAGGCAAATGAAAAGTATAAAGCTCTGTTGACTGAAGCTAAAGAACTTAAGGGTAAAAATGAAGAATACAAAACAGCTCTTAAACAATTTAGAAATATGTTAGCGGAAACAGTTGTATTTAATTCTAATTTAACTTATGTAACTAAGTTATTTATGGAACATTCGATAACTAAAGATGAGAAGCAAACTATATTGAAGAGATTTGATGAGGGAGTTTCTACACTTAAGGAGTCTAAAAAGTTATATAAAACGATTGCTAATGAGTTGACTTCTAGAAACCCAATTAGTGAATCAGTTGATAATAAAATAAATAAAGACATTACTAGCGGGGTGTCAAAACAATTAAATGAATCAACCGCTTATGTTGATAGAGAAACCCAAAGAATTAAAGAATTAATGGGTAGAGTCGAAAACAGATAATAAAAAAAATTAAAAAATAAAAACTATGTCACAATTTTTAAATTCAGGTATGGTTGGGAACGTTGGATTGAACCACATGAAGGAAGTCCGTAAGCAAACCCAAGCTAAATGGGAATCATTAGGATTCTTAGAAGGTCTTAAGGGCCATGTTAAGGAAAACATTGCTCAGTTATATGAAAACCAAGCGTCTTCTATTTTAACTGAAGCTACAGATGCTACATCTTCAGGTTCATTCGAAACTGTTGTTTTCCCAATCGTTAGAAGAGTATTCTCTAAATTATTAGCTAACGATATCGTATCAGTACAAGCTATGAACATGCCAATCGGTAAATTGTTCTTCTTTGTACCTGTTACATCTGCAAGAGTTGAGGTTACTGGTAATACAACTACTTACAGACATAACTCAATGGGTGACCAAGCTCCATCATGTGTTCAACCACTTGACGGGTGTGAACTTACTACATTTGAGGCTAAGAACCTTTACGATATTTTCTACAATGATGGGTTATTTGATAATTCAAAAGGTGCGTTAACTATCATAAGTGGTGTTGGTGCTTTCCAAACATTAGACCAAAATGGTGTTTTTGCACCTGCTGCTGATTTAGATGCTTTACCATCTGCAACTGACGGTACTAAAAGAACTGCTATTATGGCAATTACTGGTTTCTCTGATAGTAGCGCTGGTAGATTAACTGGTCCAGACGGAAACGAAATGGATACAGAAGCATTTTTAGCTTCATTAAAAGTTGTTGCTGATTCAGGTTTAACGTTGTTAGACACTGATGGTGATATTATTGTTGCACCAAACTCTGAAGTTCCATTCAGATTAGTAACTCAAAAATACGGTAAAGGTATCGTTGATTACGGTGATATTTGTGATGCTGAAGGTAAATTATACATCGAGTTAGATTTAACTCACCCAGCTGGTACTACATCAACTTATGATGGTTATGCTGGTACTGTAACTTCAGGTGTTACTGCTGGTGACTTTATCATTACTTGGGGTAGATATGAGTCTCTAGAGCTTGAGACAGAAATGGGTGAGGTTTCATTCAGATTGGATGAAGTTGTTGTTTCTGTTGAAGAGAGAAAACTTAGAGCTACTTGGTCTCCAGAGTTAGCGCAAGACGTTAGTGCATTCCACAATATCGATGCTGAAGCTGAGTTAACAGCAATGTTATCTGAGCAAGTTGCGGCTGAGATTGACCGTGAAATCTTAAGAGACTTAAGAAAGGCTGCTGCATGGCCATTACGTTGGGATTATAATGGATGGAGAAAAGCATCTTCTGCTGCTTCACCATATACTCAAAAAGAGTGGAATCAAACTCTTATCACAAGAATTAACCAAATCTCTGCGCAAATCCATAAAACAACTCTTAGAGGTGGTGCTAACTTTATAGTTGTATCTTCTGAGATTTCTGCTATCATGGATGACCTTGAGTACTTCCACGTAAGTGACGCTAACCCAGAGCAAGACCAATACAACATGGGTATTGAAAGAGTCGGTTCGTTAAGCGGACGTTACCAAGTGTACCGTGACCCTTATGCACCATTCTACTCAATGATTATCGGTCATAAAGGTAAATCATTGTTGGATACAGGTTACATCTACGCACCATACGTGCCAATGCAACTTACCCCTACAATGTATAACCCGTTCAACTTTGCACCTGTAAAAGGTATAATGACACGTTATGCTAAAAAGGTGGTAAACAATAGGTTCTACGGACATATTAGAGTTGATGGTGTACCTACATTTAACATTAATGAACTTAGATAATATATTCATTATTAATAAATTAAAAGGTCTGATTTTTGTCAGACCTTTTTTTTGTTAAAAACTTTTTTAAATTAATAATCGATTTTATGGGTGTTTTACTTTGCTTTCAGTATATTTATTAGTATATTTGTACTATGGCAAAAAGGATTAAATTTAGTGAAGAAGAAGTCAAAGAAATTATTAGGCTTTATAATGAGGAAAAGATGGGTACACCATCAATTGGTAAATTGTATAAAGTACATAAAGCGGTTATTAATAGGACGCTAAGGGAAAATGGTGTTGTAATGGACCAACCTGGACGAAGAAACATTGGTGGTAAATCTGCCGCTGATAAACGCTATGCTAAAAAAAATAAAGAAAAGTTATCGGAATACCATAAAGAATGGTCTGATAAAAATAGGGTTAAATTAAGAGAGTATCATAGTGAATGGCGAGATAAGAATAGGGTTAATATTAATGAAAAAACTAGGTTATGGTATTTGAATAAACGTAGAAATGACCCAGGTTTTAGGCTTAAATGTAATACACGAACAGCAATATGGACTTGTCTAAAAGAACGTAATGTTGCTAAATATCGTTCTACATTCGAATTATTAGGTTACACATTAGAAGAACTAATGATTCATTTAGAGCAACAATTTACTGAGGGTATGACATGGGATAATTATGGTGAGTGGCATGTTGACCATAAGATACCAATGGCTAGTTTTAATTTTGAAACAACTGAAGATAGAGAATTTAAATTATGTTGGTCTTTAGAAAATCTTCAACCATTATGGGGGTCAGATAATTTAAGTAAGGGTACAAAAATTTTGTAATAAAAAAAGGCTAGAAGAAATTATAGCCTTTTTTGTTTTATATTGATATTTATAGATATGAAGTTAAGTGAGGTTTTTAATGAATTGCTTGAGGGTAGAATTGAAATAAATAATAGTAGTGATTTAGCTATTATTTTTATTGAGGAGGGTAATATATTTTTACTCATAAACACCAATACGGGCCAACCAAAAGGTTACATATCATTTTCGCCAACACAAGGAGATGTATATAGTATTTATGGTGCTTATGCTGATAAGGGTTATGGTCCATTATTGTATGAATTGGTTATGACTTATGTATACCCAAAAGGAGTAACAATGTCTGATGATTCTTCTACTAGTCAAGACGCAATTAATGTATGGGAAAAATTTGCGTCAAGAAATGATGTGATTAAAAAACCAATTATAAGAACACAAAAAACAGATAAAGAAGAGTGGTTCGATGATATGACTAGTGATTATGAAGGTGATATTAGAGCTAAAAAATGGATAGATAGAGTTAGAGAATTACATAATACACAATTCATTTATAATCTAGGTAAAAATAAATTAGGTGAGCTTATAAAAAGGGGTGATTTATATCTTAGTAAAAATCCTAATTTAAACCTTATGGGTATGGTTTATAGTTTGGAGCGATAATTAATAAAAAAAGGCTAGAATTTCTTCTAGCCTTTTTTGTTTTATATAGTTAACTATTATCTTTGTTTATGCTTTAGCACCACAGTTAGCACAGAATTTATGTGTTTTACCTAATTTACTACCACAATTTGTGCAATATCTTTTAATCATGATATCTCCTGTAGTGTTTATTTTTTGTGATACTGGTAATAATTTATACTCCACTGTGTGAAATGGAAATATTTCCCAAGACATATTAACAGTGGTTAGTTTTTGATTTGATGTTGACCCTTTTTCAACTCTACCAGTTTCAATACTATCTGATTTACTTTGCTTAACTAACCTCCTTTTATTTTGACCTATACTACTAGTAGAAAAGTTTGTTTGGTTAGTCGTCAGTGAGTTAGTCGTTAAACCCAGGGTGGTGCTATAATTTGTTGAATTATCATAATTTAAATTGGTACATTGGGTATTATCACTAATTGTTGTAGTACCAATATTTGGGTATATATAATCCTCGAAAACCATAGTGTGCACCCCACCTACAATAGGGTAAGTTGGAATAGTAAATTCTTTGTAGAATTCAACTTTAAAGTCACCATTATCTTCAATAGCCTTTTTAACCTCGTCAGTATTTGAGACCTCATACGTGTCGAATAAGAACTTCTTTGGTACATCGATATATCTATCGAGAAAAAGGCGTTCCCCTGGTCTTAAGACAAGACCTCCTTGAGAGATAAGGTTACCATTTAAGAAAATTTTTGCTAATATGGTTCCAGTCGTTGGATTAAATAACTCTAGTTGGAATTCTTGACCCTTTTGTAGGTAAAAGGTTGGGGAACTTGAGTTTTTATTATAAACTTTTAACCTACTTTTGTTAATAGCAACATGTGCTTGGGGTGTAGTAACCCCATTGTTTAAACTAATTTTCATTTTTTAACTTTTTAATTTTTGTTATTAATGTACTAATTTCTTTGTTACCTAAACAACTCTAAAGCCCTTGCGACTCGAAACTAATACGTAGTTAACTATATGTTTATAAATATATGGGATATATTTATAAAGTGAATAATTATTGTGAAATTCTTAACTCAACTTGTGATACAATATCAAATTTTAATATTTCCCTATTAGTTGACACCTCTAAATTTGATTCGTATTTAACATCCAAATAATAGGTGTTGGGTATTAAACTAGCAGTATCTAATAAAAAATAATTACTGTTAGCTGTCATTTCAACATCTTGGTAATCAATGACAGTGTATTCATTTTTACCTTCTTTAACATATAAACGATATTGTAATCTATCAACTTTTTCAATTTGTTCAACGGTATATGGTATTCTGGTGCTAATTGAAACTTTTCGTATATCACCTCTTTTAATTTTTTCATTGTGATTTATACCAGAAATATTAAAACCAACCTTTTTAGGTAAACTATCATTATCACCTATGTTGTAATAATCCATGGGGTCTTTTATTTCAAAGGATAATTCAATGTCTGGTCTTTCTATACCATTTATAATTATATCACCCCAAACATCATTAAATAATACCCCTGGATATGTATCACCACTAGTGGGTATTAAAATATCTATGTAGTATACACCCTTAGTGCAGTGAACCACATCGTCTTGAGTATAATTTAAAATTTCATTAGAACAATTATCGATTATTTTTACCGTTGGTATTTGGTCCAAGTTTGTTGGTTTACCACCTAGATTAACATACAAGTATAATCGATTTGGTTTATCTAAATAAAAATCATTTCTATCATCCTTTATTTTACAACTATATGTTGTTTCAATGAATGGTTCGTAGAAAGTTTGTGTGTGTCTTGTGAAAAAACCAACATACTGGTGTTGGTCTGTTGTTAAGTTTTCATATGCGTATGGGAATGCGATACCCAAACCATAGTTTGTGTCACCAGTTAAATAACCGTTAACAACATCAGTTACATCTATTTCAATACTTTCATTACCCTGCTCAAAGTGTTGGGTACCTAAAATCTGTATAGATGATGAACCAGAATATATACCAGGACTATTATCCCAAAGACTATTTGTTTTTGCGGCAAACCAGTTTGATGGTGATGTTGATAATACAATAGTATCTGTTTGGTTACTAATACCTACGTAATCATAACCAACACCTTCATCCCACTCTTGTTCTATTTTAAATAAAATTAAATCAAAAGAACTTGCCCTTTTTTTACCTTTACAGGTGTCATTACCTAGTAATTCTAAATCAAAAGCACCAGTATTGGTCATTCTTAATGTGTGTTTTAACTTAGATAAATCAGCAAATGTTTTATCTTCATATAAATTTTTTAATCTAGTCTCATCAAATTGAAATATAAATCTACTAAATGAGTTATTGGTATTTTCACCACCATAATATAATTCAGTTATGGGGTTTCTACCAGTATTTATAATACTGTTGAAAACTAATGTGTTGTTTCTATTAAAATAGGTTCTGACTACCATTCTCTTTTTATTTATAAATATCAGAAAAACCTTAATTAATCTTTATATTTTTAGATAACATAATACTTTCTAATTTTGGTGCTAACTTTTCAAAAGTTTCAACAGCATTAGATATATCAACCCTATCTGTTGGTGGGTTGGCCCCAAATTTATTATGTGCGTGTGATTGGAATGCTTTCCTAAAGGCAACTATATATTCTAATAAGATATCCCCAAAAACTAAGGGGTGAGCTTCTTCTAATATGGTATTTAACTCCTCATCGGTAATGTATGGTGTTGTACCTTTTTTTAGGTTTCTATCAGTCAGATTAAATTGAGGGCTACCACCATCATATGTTAGTAAATTTATTTTATTGGCAACAATGTTGTTAACACTGACCTTTTTAGTATCATCACCATCTGTTATTGTAAAACCATGTTTTATTTGGATATATGCTGGGTTAAATTGATTAAACGTTGTTGTATCACCTTCTATAAATTTACCACCTCTAATCAAAACTTCTGAATTCTTAAAAACAATATCACAATTATCTCTACCATCAATCGAAAAAGTGTTATCAGTGTCGTATTCAGCATAAATACCTTTAGCTGATTCTATTTTTGATAAATCTTTTTGTGGTGCTAATAATGAAATACTTAAATTTTGTGTTGCACCATCAAATTTTGTTTGTTTATTTAATAAACTAGAATTTGATATTATGGGTCCAATGTAAAACCTGTCAGCATACATTTCGTCTTCACTAAACATGAATACCATCACGGTTTCACCTAATTTTGGTATTACTGATGTAAATTTAGGTGTTAATGGGTGACAATTTGGTAAATCCGCTGGATTACTAATTGAGTTATCATAGTTACTACCAATCACCCTACATTTTACAATGTATGGGTCCGAGTTAAAAGCTAAATCAATATTTTTTTTATTCGGGTCTGTTTGTGTTACTGGTAATTTACCAACATAAACAACTTCAGCCAATTGCATCGTTTTGAACTGGTCCAACCTTTTATTAAAAGAATTACTCTTACCCGAATTAAATTTTGGTGTACTCATATTATATTATTTACCTTTTAACCTTTCAACAATAATATTGTTTGCTTCTTTGAATTTATCTTCAAGCTCAACCAACTTATCCCAATCCCTTAACATTTTACTTTTTAATGCTTCATGGTCTAATTGCATTTGTTTTATTTCTAACAAAATTTCATTATTTGTTTTATCATCCCAACTACTTTTCATAATTATTGTATTATTCCAGATGTTTGTGTTAGGCTAACATTAGCACCTTGAACAATCACTGGTATTGGTCCAGCAGTACCTGTTGAGGTGACTTGTACAGACCCTGGTTTGATTATAGTGCTAACTTTAGCGTTTTGTTGTATATGTGACACTTGTTCTTGACTAGAAATTAACATAGCTTCAGACACAGCGTTAGGTCCATCAGCAAAAACATCACCCATTGGTATTCCAGCTTCGGATTCCATTCTTGAAATGATATTTGCGGATAGGTTTCTACCACTCATACCAGGTTTTAATTCAGCACCAGCTAACAATAAAAATGGTGGTATTGATGTTGCTGGTTTTTGACCAATATTGAAGGCAGATAATAATAATTTCAACACTTGTGTTATTGAGTTTAAACCACTACCAGTTACTGGTCCACTTTTTTCATTTGATTTACATTCCTTCATAAAAACGTTATTTTTATACTATTAAGGCACCTAAACCTTGTATTTGCCTTATTATTGCTGGTGATATACCTATTAAACTTAATATTTGTGCTATATAGTTTTTACCTCTTTCAATATTATCACCAGCTATTTTTTCAGATACTTTTCTAAGTATATATTTTAAAGCTAATGCTAATAACATTCTAATTATTATTTCTAAAACAGTTTTTGATATTCTAGTAATTAATGTTTTATTTTTTTTCATGAAATCTATTGGTCCATCATATGAAGAGCCTTGACCATAAATAATTTGGTGGTTTATAGCGTATAATGTTATTAATTTTGGTGATAATATTATACTAATTATTGATTGCATAAATCTTTTAATTAAATCTAATATAAAATTCACTTTAATTGTTGGTACATCTATTTCCGCAACATTTTCAGTTTGAGCATTTGCTATATCATCAATAGCTTTATCAACAGCGTTGACTTGCGCTTCTTCTGGTGATGTTGTACCAGTCGTTGTGTTAATTGAGTCATTAATTTCTTCATTTGACTCTAATAAGATTTCTATTGGTACAGATACTGGTGTATTACCACAAGTTTCAAGTATACCAATACCCTTAGATTTATTTTTAACTTGTTGTTCAATCATCTTAATTTGTTCATTACTAAAAGTAAAAAATGAATCATCAATGACATCACTATCATCAGCATTTAAAATACACTTCAAAACCTCATTAATTTCAGCTTCTTTTTTTAATTGTTTTTTAGTTTTACCAATATTAACTGATACAGTCCCAAATAAATTATCTACAATAGCAGCTAATATTTTACCACTATCAATACTATTTGGTGAACCAAATAAATTTATGCTATCTATTAAGTTATTGTTTAATTCGGTTAATGTTTTATTGTCGTAATTGGGATTTGTTTTAAAATTCACAATGTTATTTTGTGTGGTACCAATGGGTGAAAATCTAATATCGATTATATCTTCATTGATTGTTGATGACCCCCATGTACTATATGACCCACCATTTTGAGTGTAACTATCCCTATTTAGTTCAATATTTGAATATAGGAATGTGTTAAAGTCTGTACTGTTTACACCAGCTTGTTGGTCACTATAAATTAAAAAACCAAATGGTGATTCTGGGTCCACCTTTGTGATATCAAAAAAATCAATATCTGATAGTCTTAATGTTACACCAGAACCACCACTTCTAAACCAAGTTGGTATACCTGGATTTACACTACAACTAACTAGCTCTTTTAAGTCTTTTTTTAGACTATTTTTAATTTCATTTTCAATTTGGGGTAGTTTTCTAGTGATTACATCAGTTATGTTTCGCTTCAAATCATTATACCCAACCAATGACCTAACTAAATCAATAAGAAAGTCGGTAGCATTACCACTATTGTTTATCGAGGAAAATGAGTTCCCCTTTTTTAATTTTGGTAATGTCTCAGTTAACACATTCAATGATGATATGTTACCCATAACTTGTGATTTTTGGTCAAGGATTGACATAGTTATTCTACGTTTGTTTCATCGTTATTTATTACACCCTTTTTGATTAGTTCCCTAACCTTTGAGAAGTCATCTAATGATGCTGAATCAACACCTCTTTCTAACATTGCAGCTTCAACATCACCATTCTTTTTAATAATATCATTTTGTAGTTTTGCAATTTCTAATTTAATTTTAATTGCTGAGTCTTTAACTTTTAATGCTTCAACCTTACCTTTAGATATCTTTGTTAAATCATCAACATCGGTTGGGTTAGCAGCGTTAACTAATTCATTAATTGCTTTTTGGGCATCATTAATTTGTGAACACGCATCATTGTATGTTTCTTGACATAACCCCTCAAGGCTTTGTAGACTATTAATTCTTACGTCTTGTTTTTTCTTTCTAGGCAAAATTCTAAGTTTTTAATTAATTGTTATTATATATAAATATTATAAAAAACATTTTAATCAAACCCATTTTCTAAAGCATCTAGTTTTAACACTTCATATATTACAGTATATCGCTTCATTGAGGTTCTAATATCTTTAGTTGACATGTTCGTATAATTTCTCATCGTCTCAAGAATTGCATTTCGGTAGAATTTACCCCCACCCCCTATTTTGTCTAAAATTAGTTTTCTATTTTGAATCATTTCGATTAATGCATAACCAATTTTAACTTCATTTTCGGATAAACGTTTTTTTGGGTTTGGGTGTTCCATGTATGTATCCATTTCTAATTTTAATCCACCCAAAATTTTATCAAATAATTTGTCTAGTGATAATTCGTCATCATCTATAACATATTGTAAATCATCACGGTTATCCAAATATGATTGGGATAACTCATCGTATGAGTATAATTGTTTCATTGATTTATCATCTTTAATCAATAATCCAATGATGTATCTTTTACAAATCGTACCGTAATAAGAGTATGCTTTGTTGCCAGAATCTTTATTAAACTTGTCTGCTTTTGTTATTAAGAAAGAAAGGGTATCAGCATGTAAATCCTCAAATGAGACACCCTTTCTGTATAATTTATATTTCCTAATTATCGATTCAATCATTTTGTCAAATGGGTCTCTCAACCATTTGTTGTAGATTGCATTCCTTTCTCTATCGTCACTACTTTCTAAAAATTTAACAACGGCCTCTTCTTGTTCTGGTCCGAAATAAAGGTCATTAACCCTTTTTCTACCTCTTTTATTAGCCATATTATTTTTTTTTACTCGTAACTTAGCTCCCTATCTGATGTGTGATAGTACTCGTTCTTAGCTTTATTTAACCACCAGTTGGCTTCAACTGGGTCAATTTGGGTTTTATATGTATTAAATAAAGAACCTTCTCTTTGGTTTAAATGTTTGTACCCTAATTTTGGTATTGTCATGGTTCTAACGGAATTAAATGTCATCCTCAATAAGAATTCATAAATAAACGTTAGTTTCATATTCTTTTTGATACCCCCAAAATTTAAGTATGTTTCTGTTTTCATAACCATACCATCAATATTGAACTGTTGGTACGTTAATAGGGCTTCTTTGTCCAAAATACCCAATTCATCTGAAAAACTATTGGCCCAAACTGCTTCATTTGTGAAACCAATAAATGTTCCACTTGTATCAACATCAACAATCATTGGTAGAAATAATTCAACATCTGGATATGCTTCAATATACTCATCAACATTTTTAAACCAGATTGATGAATATTCATCATCAAATTCTAACAATGAAAACCAAGTTGTTTTACATCGCTTAACCCCAAAATTCATTTGTGATGAAAAGTCAGTCTCACCATCATTTTCAACAACACTAACTAATTCGCTAATTGAACCGTAGTTGAAATTTTTGGCAAACTCACTTGCAGACCCACCCTTTGGGGTCACAATCATTACTGATGTTGGTTTAACTAATTGTTTTTCAATACTCGTAATAGCATTGCTATACAACCCCTCTGTTGTCTCATTAATTTCGTGTAAAGGGATAATTACTGTAATATCTTTATTCATAATAATTTATTTTTTTATTTTATATTAGGCTTGTTCTTTAACCAAGTCAATTAATTTCTCAAATTCTTTAATTCGATTTGAGACTAGTGTTGAATATACTTCCTCAATCTTATTTCTTTGATTGTCTTCAGTATACATACTAGCAGTCTCACTCATACCATCTAATAAATCAGTTGGTACTGAATCCTCTAACCAAAGTTTTAGAAAATTAGCAATCAAGTCTGGGATATCATGGGTAGAGTTAACCCAAACACCATTATTTCTTAATTCAGTGTTACCATCTTCGTTTGTCTTAACCATCCATTCTGGCACAACATTAGGTATCCTGCCTATAACAGGTGTACCGCAATTCATAGCCTCTATTGGGAACGTACCAAACCCAGCGCTATCATCAACCCAAATCGCTAAAGCTGATTCGGATAAGGTTTCGGCGAATTTTTTTCTTGGTAACCCACGCATTTCTTTAAATGTTAACCATTTGTAAATTGGGTATTTCAAATAGAATTCTTTGTAAATTCTAGCAGTATCGTATTGGTTCCTACTATGGATTGTTACAACTGGGAATTTTGGTTTGTTTGGTTTTTTGAAATAACTTGGTATTGATACTGGTACAACATGTGTTGAAATACTCGGAAAAATACTTTTCAAATATGTTGCTTGTGTTTCAGATGTTGTGATAACATCGTTGAAGTGGAAGTCTGTCCATCGTCTACCCAATGGTAAAAGTTCGAATATATACTCTGAACTTTGTGAAAATACAATTTTCTTACATGGTAGTGCCACAATTTCTTTTTGTTGCATAATAGTTGAGAATGCTTCTGGTATAACTAAAAAATCATTAGGACCAATTGTTAATGATTTACTACTAATTGCTGTATGTGGTAAGTTGGCATACTCCTCACCCATCCAATCAGCCAGTCCTGATGTGTTTTCATCACCAAATTTTTGGTAATCCTCTTTTTCGTGTAGAATTGAGGCTTTATAACCCAAATCATTTAACACTTTAACATGTTCATATATATTGGCAACACCCGCAACTGGATTTCCTTTAGTGTCAAGGGTGAAGAAATAAATACCGAAATCTTTATTTTCTAACTTCCCGATGATTTCAGTAACTTGTTCTACTGAGATTTTTTTATTGTTTTCAGACATAATTTATTAATTTATTATTTATTATTTTATAATTGTTTTAACACACCGTATTGTACCAGGGTATTAAATGCTATTTTAAATGCTAATGATGTTGTTTTTAACCCTCTTTCTGGACCTAGGGAATCATCAGATTCATCAACACTTGTAAGTAATATTTCAAGCATTGTCCTATATGTTTCATATCTTGATATATCAATTTCTTTACCTCTTGGGTATTTTCTAATTGTATCTTCAACCTTTTCGGTACCACCATTTATGTTGGTTGTTTTGGTTTCTTGTTCTACAGTTTCGTCTGAGCTATAGTTGTCTTCGTATTTCACTAAGTTACTTAACCCGTCAAAATCGATGTAGTAAACAATACCACCAAATTCTAATAAAATTTCATCCATCATTATTCTTTTTCTGTTTTTGTTATTGATTCACCATTTAATATTTTTTCACGTATATACCCGTCTTTTATAAACTCGAAAATATCCTCTAATTCATAATCAGCTTCAACTGAATTATTGTAAGGTGCTTTTATTTTAACCGATAGTTTACCCTCTGGTTTGTTTTGTAAGGTAATTGGGTTGGCTGTTATTAGGATATCTAGGTCACCCCATTCTTCTTCGTATTGTTTAACAAACCTTAGATTGGTTGCTCTACAACCTAATTTAGATAAAAAGAATAGTGTTGCTGGGATACTTTTTAAATATTCACGACTAACTAACTCAATCGTGTGTTCTTCTCCTTCCTCTATATCAACTAAAAATATGTTAAAATGAGTCATCAAATTTTCCAATAATTGGTCAGCGTGACCAAATATCTCTAAGGCCGCTTCATCATATAAAAAATTATACAATTCCTTTTTTGATGAAAACTTAAAGTGGTTTAGTAAATCAAAAGAAGTTATATCTTCTTTTTTAACATCTGATTTATCATTGATATATTTACTATACGTGTAATCTAACTGTGTTAGTGTGTCACGTAAAACTTCATTTATACTTATACCTATCTTCATGGTGATATTATATAACCAATATCACTTAAAGTAAAGTTTATTTAAATAAGTTTTTAATTTTTTTAAACCAGTTAAATTCAGATGGTTCTTTAACATACCTAGGTTTAACTACTACAGTCTTGTCAACCTTAGTTTTAAACCTTGAGGGGGTTTTTTCATCTAATCTAGATATATTTTCAAAAGCGTTAACAAAATAAGATGTTAGTCTGTGTCGGACAACATCACTGTCACTAAAAATTACAGTACTAACACCTTCTACTGGGTTTTTCAATACCTCATTTATTAGTGGTTGTAGTGCACTGTTGGTTTTATTTTTCATATCAATTTGTCCAGAATCACCTAAAACAACAACCTTGGTGTTATCAGAAAATCTAGTTAAGAATGTTTTTGCATTATCTTTAGATATGTTTTGGAACTCATCTATGATTATGATGGCATTACTAAATGAACGACCTCTAATGGCCCCAAAAACTTCCATCTTAATAATTTCATGTTCGATTAATTTGTTTGTTAAATCTTTACCGATTAATTTGTTAAAAGCATCTAAGAAAGACATCATATGAAATTTCATTTTATCCTTCTCGTCACCTGGAAGTGTACCTAATTCCTCATCTTTTAATTGGATTATTGATTTAACTAATTTAATCTCATGGTAGGTGTTTGAGTTATTCTTTAATAATAATAGTGACTTATATACACTTAATAATGTCTTACCAGTACCTGCCAAACCACTACATATTGTGACATCATTATCTTCTATCGATTTTATTAATAGTTTTTGTGTTTCATTTTTACATTTTAAAGAAATCCTTATTTGTTGTAGTAAATCTTGTTTAATTAATTCATCCTTTGTCTGCGTTGGTTTAACTTCCGTGTTTGTTTTTCTAGGTCGGCCCATTTATTTCTTTTTTTCTGCTTTATTATTATACTTTTCCTCCATTTCTGGTGAAACATATTGCTCAACTAAATCTATACCGTTCTCAATAACCTTTGCTAAAAACTTGATAACATAAAAACGATTGAACTCTGTTATTTTTTCAAACTTAATTATATCAAATTTAAAGTATAGATAATCTTGAACCCCCACAGTGTTATTTGTAACATATTCAACCGATTTAAAATCCAACATCGAATTATATCTGTATTTTTCAATTATCTTTTTAATGTCAGAAATTAATAAATTAGTTTTTCTATCGTGCGGGTCTGGGTATTTTGATAAATAAAACTCTAATAGGAACTCACCATTTACCTCATCAACACTTTTAACGTGTAATTTTTCGGCGTAATTTTCAATTTTAAATTTTGGTGGCACTTCTCTAGTTATATTTATTGGTTTTTCATAACCACCATTCCTATTATCCTTAACAAAACCATAAACATTAACTTCATCAGTTTTTTTAATAAATAAAGATTCGTTTAACTCATATCCGCTATCAACCTTATCCTCAGTATCAATTGTGATATTACTACCTAAATTACCCTTAGTTTCTTTAGCGTTAACTAATAATTCTTCATCAGTATCTAAGGTACCATCTACACTGTCGAATACCTCTAAATTACTTTTAGTTATTATTGCATTATCAACAACCATTATTAATTTATATTCATCAGTCTCATCAGTTTTAATTTGTCTCAATTTAGCTTCATCACCAGAATATTCAACTGTAAAAATAACATTCCCGTCAGCATCGGTTTTTGGTTTCCCTTCCTCATCTAATAATGGTATTAATCTTCTACTTTTACTTTCTCTAAAAGCTTTATACATAGCCCATCTAAGCTCTTTAACTTCTTGAGTTAACTCACCACGCAATAGGGCTCCCATTAGTGAGTTTTGATTTTTACTTTGATGTGTACCACTATTGTTAGATAAATCAAAACCATCCTGGGTTAAGACTTGCTTCTCAACATTACCCATAGCCATACTGATGGCGATAAATTGTTTTTTAAACCAATTCTTCATAAATAAATTTTTGATTTAATATAAAACAAAAATGGTGATATGTAAACATCATATCACCATTTTTTATGTCTTGGGTTATAACCTCTACCCTTCCTTAATCTACCAGCGGCTAATTCATCGTGTATTTTTTGTGTTGATGATGGGTTTTCCGTTGGTATATATAGTTTTGATGGGTTAACTGGTATGGCTTTTTTGGATATTGTTGGTGTGTTTTTAACCTCTGGTTTTATGTTAATTTCTTTTTGTTTTTCAGTTTGTTGTTGTTTTAATTTTGCTCTTGTGGGTGGTCTTGAGTTTGTTTTTTGGTTTTTAGTTTGTACAACATGTCTAGTTATAAAATTATATTTTATTTCACCGATATATTCTTCTGGGTAAATTTCAATAAAATCATTTGTAACTGGTTCAACGTATTCAAAACCTTTTTTTAGTTTTGCATTGATTTCCTTCCTAACATTTGTTTGAATACCTGTTGTGTTGTTTTTAGTTAATGAATTATTATGCACCCTTCTATAAAAATAATATTCATTATTATCAAAAACTTTATATTCTGGTTTAAACCTATATATTAAATCAGTATCAGCACTGCATGGCCAATTCCTATATCCGCCCAATTCAAATATGACCTTTTTTTTATAACATATTGCCCCGTGAGCGACAAATGTTCCAGGTTTGGCTTTTGTGTTATTATTTGTGAAATCATAAAAACCTAATCTAACAACATCATTACTAGTAAGTCTATTATCCACCCTACTAACCATATCTGGTAACATTATATCATCAGAATCGAATCTAATTATCCTACCATATTTAGTATGTTTTATTAATGTATTAGATGTGACGTATGTCCCCATATTTTTTTCCATATAAAAAACCCTTAGGTTGTGATATTTGCCTTGTATTTTCTTAATCATATTTAAAGTTTCATCACAACCATCAATACCCAATAAGATTTCATAATCATAATTATTAAGAAAATAATCCTGTAACATTATAGAATCTAAACATTCCTCAATATATTGACTTGTTTGATATGCAGTAACTATTATACTATACCCATTCTTTTTTTTCTTATAAAGTGTGGATTTACCTTTACCACCATTGGAATATAAAGATTTTGTTGTCCCCCAATAGTGATAAGAAAAAGGTTTGAAATTACCATTGTATTTATCACCATTATAAAACTCTGGTAAAAAATAATGACTAGGGTATATAATACCTGGTTTACCATTATCATTATATATTTTAGTAAATAATACGGGTCCAACTAATTCAAATGGTTGTTTATCTATAATATGTATATTATTTATCGTGTTTACCATTTCACGCATTATAAAATGATTCTTTACACACCCAATAATACCATTTGCTAGTCTATCACCCCTGAGTTTTTCATTAGCATAACAAGAAAAAAAGTCAGATTCTAATAAAAAATCATCTAACGGTCTAAGCGGTTCGCAATCAGCATCAATATATATACCACCGTATTTCATTAATATTTCATAACGTAATACATCACTTTTACCATGATATTGTTTACCAAACAAATCGTATTGTTTTTTATTGATTAATTTTAAAGATTTAACTTTTTCATCATCCCATAATATATATTCATAATCTGGATTCATTTTCGCCCAATTTTCTGTAAAAACTGGTTTATCTTTTGGCCCAATCCATATTTGGTGTATTATTTTTGGTATCTTCATATCCTATTCATTAAACTAATGCGATAAAATTCTTTTCCCACCCTTCAATTTCTAACCAATCTTTATTTAAAGTTTTAGCTAATGTTATTGCGTGTGTTTTATCTTTTTCTCTATGTGTATCATCAATAATTATTGGTATGTTTGTGTTTAATTTATCAAGGTGTTTATCTATACCGAACCTTAAATCTGAACCCATTGGTCCATCAATAATTATTAAATCATATTCTTTAGGTATTTCACTAAATACAATATCTGAATCATACCAACCATCTTTTATTGGGGCGTATATGTATTTTGCGTCTGACGCAATACCTAACCATTTTTTATCTTGCTCAACTGAATAAACTGTCCATAATTTTGTTAATTCAATGGTGCCTCTACCACTACCAAACTCTAAAATAGTTTTACCTTTAGGTAGGTTTTCAGTTAACCATTTAAATAACTCATCTGATATTGCCCAACCGTTTAAATTTTCATCCATTAATTTTCAATTTAAAACATCATTTTTATTACCAGAACCGATATTATTAATATCAACCAAAACTTCTGGTATTATTATTTTTTTACCTACTTTATTATAAATATGTGTGATAAATCTAAAATCACCACATTTCCAACCATCCCATTTAATATCACCCAACTGGTTAATATTAAATGTAAAACAAGGTGACCCAATTTTACCTAATACGGGTTGTTGGTAAATTAAATCTAATGGTGGTAAATTAATACCACCGATAAAATTCATTTGCCATATAACCATTGAGTCTTCACCATCTAAATTATTTACAATTTTTTCAACTGATTTTTCAGATGAAAATACATCATCATCATCTAATATGATAACCCAACCACTATCAACAATTTTTAACATTTCGTTAAAATATAGATTATGTGGTGAATATTTTCCAGTTCTTGGGTTTGGTGAATTATCTTCAGCTATTAATTTTTCTTTATCAATTTTAACCACCGTTATATTATCATACTGATTAATATAATTTAGGTCTGATTCATCATCACAAGAAACAATATGCCTAATATTTTTATACGTTTGTGATTTTATACTTTCAACATTTCGTTTAAAAAAATTAGGCCTATTTGATGTTCTAGTTAATATGTTAATCAGTGGTTGACTCATCATTAAATGTTTTAACGAATAATTCTTTATACCCTTTCGGTGTTTTATCACATGTGTAATATTCTTTTGATTCTATATCAACAATCTTACATTCTGGATACATTTTTTTATAAGACTTAAATATTTCTTCGTTGTCACTGTATATGATATCATATGGTGTCAACCCTAATTTATAAGTTTTACCAACCTCAGATAGTTGTGGACCATTAGGTCCTTGTATTGCAAATCTACCATCCCCAACTTTAAAGCCTGGTGGTTCTGATAACGGAGCCAATTTAGCACCACTCTGTTTTGCTAACATCAACTCTTTAGTGTTAAAATTACTAACCAATGTAACATCACAATTTAAATCAATTAACCCCTTGGATAACTCTAAATTACTAGTAACATTCCCATACTCATTTACACTAGCAATCATAACATTTAATTTACGAAAATCAAATTTTTCCTCGATAATTGTTGGTAAGTGTTCTGCGTATTTTTCTGAGAATAAAACCCTATTTTTTTCCCATTCATCATTGGTTTCACCAATTGACATATGATTAACCTTGAATTGTGTAGTTAAACCTATTTTAACACCCTCTAAGTAGTTTCTAAAACAAAAGTCAACATCATAGAAGTGGAATCCATCTACTGTTTCATCAAAGTGTTTTTTAATTCTACCTTTGTGAACAGCAAAGAACAATCCATCAACTGTGATTACTTCATTGATTAATCTACCTTGGTCGGCACTATAGTTTGAATCCCAAGTTTTACCTTCATGTGTGTGTTTTACTCTCCCATACATTTTTCTTGGGTTTTCCCACCATCTACCAGATTTAGCCAAATATTTGGTACCAGCAATACCGATAATACCATACTCCTTATTAGCTTCAAACATTTTAACCGTTTTAACAGCTAACTGTCGAGTTTCTATGATGATATCATCATGTACAAACAAAACTATGTCGTACCTACTTTCTTTTAATCCTCTATTATAGAATTTAGTTAAACTTTCACCTTTATTCACGTATTCAATAATCTCAACTTTGGGGTTACCACAAGCTTTAAATAAATGTTCTTTGTGCTTGTTATTTTCTTCTCTTGTACAATAAACTATACTAATCATGTTGTTTTATTTTTTTCTAATAACAAATAATGATTCACCACCTGGATGATGTTGTGAGTTACCATACAGCAACTCGAATTCATTTTTAAAGTGGTTTTCAAATATTTGTTTATATATTTTTAATTTATTTCTTCTTGAATAACCAACAATGAACAAATCGTATGTCCTATGTTTGGTTATTACATTTTTCAAAATATTAGTTATCCTTCCAAATAACTCAATATATTCATGTTTATTCGTTTCTTTTTCAAACTCATCAGGGTTGTTTTTATCTGAAACATGTGTTAATGTAAATGCTATATCAAAACCCTCAATTTCATCATCAATACATTTATTAGTTAACATTGATGATAAGACTTCACCGTTTGATAATTTAGTTTGACATCGTTCGGATGTATAATGTAATTCTAAATCATATTCTGTATTACTATTGGTTTTAAAATTGTATGAAATATAATCACCATAATCAATCACCTTAAAATTAGTGGATATGTCGGTATCAAATATTTCGTTTAAATTTTCGAAATTATTTAATAAACTTAATCGATTATATTTCATTTTCCTACTCACTTTTTAAATCTATGATATGCATTATCACTAATTCTTATAAATTCAGAACTATTAATAAATTGATTTAAATCTATAGAATTGGTGTAACTCATAGCTGAACGTAAATACGATTCGAAATTATCAACCCAACCACCTAAACCATATTCAACTTCACGATACCTAACCACGCCTTCTGATGTTGTTAACTTTTCCTTACCCCACTTTTTCTGAACATCTTTAGTTGACATCCCTCTAAAAAGTTTAACTATTTTACCCTCACCTAAATCACTATTGTAAAAGTGATTAATAGCTTCTTTATTGGTTATTTTGAGTGGTTTACCTGAAGTTGTGATGTAACTATCACCACAAGATTCAACACATTTATTAAAAAGACTACCAATCATAGCATAATCAGCACCAAGTGCCAATGCTTTAATAATATCTGAATAATCTTTCATACCACCATCAGCAACTATTTTTGCTGGATTGTCCAGTTTTAATGATTCTGTATAACATTCTGAAATTAAAGAACCCATTGGAAATCCAATACCTAGTTGTTGTGTAGTTAGGCAGGCATTTCCGTTACCAATACCACATCTGATATAATCAGCCCCAGCATTAGACAATAAACTATAGGTTTCTGGGTTAGCGATATTACCAACCATTAACACCATATCATTTTTGTATAATTCTTTAGCTGATTTAACAGCGTTAATTAAATCTTGAGTGTGACCATTTGCTGTGTCAATTAAAACATACAATGGTAACTCACTATTATCCCATTTGGTTTGTGACTCATCGTTAACGGTTAAGAATGTATCCACAAACTGTTTAAGTGAGTATGATTCGAACATATTATTTTGTGTTCTTTTCTCACCCCTAGGTAATGTTATATTTATCTTTAATTCGTTAAATAAATCACAATTTGTTGAATCAACAACAGTATCCATTGGTGCTGTGAATATTGGTAGCATACCGTTTTTATCAAACGGATTAATCTGTGACCTACTGGAAATATTTGTAAGTACAGCAGGTTTTATTAAAATGTCATTAAAATCTAATTTAGTATCTGTTGAAATTCCCATATTTTGTTATTTATTTAACACCAGTACTACCAAAACCACCAGTACTACGTTGTGTATTATCGGATATTTGCTCTACTTTTACTAAGTTTACAAATGGGCTGATTGTTTGTGCAACAACTATTTGTGCTATTCTATCACCTTTTTCGATTACAAAAGGCTTCTTACCATGATTTATTAAAATTACTTTAATTTCACCACGATAGTCAGAATCTATAGTCCCAGGTGCATTTAATACTGTTACACCATTCCTAGACGCTAAACCGCTTCTGGGCCTAACTTGTAATTCAAAATTATTAGGTGTTTCAAAGTATAAACCAGTTGGTATTGTCTTAAATTCACTAGGTTCCAATATTTCGTCAACAGATGAACGAATATCAAACCCAGCGGAACCTTCTGTTGCGTACTCTGGGTCTGGATTATCACTTGTGTTAACAAAGTTAATTTTTTGTTTAAATGCATCTAAATCGAATGATAATGTTGATGTTTGGTTATTACTATAATCCGTAATAAAATCATCATAAGAATATGATGTGTTTGAGTCAATTGCCTCAAACAACTTTTCTTTTAGTTTGTCAATTTCTTCACTCATATTTAATTATTTTTCAATAAACATTGCCATCTGATTGGCGATTCTTAATATACCAGCCAATTTTTCACCTTCATTTACTATTGGTCTTGTCGAGAAATCTTCGTTGTAATTAAAAATTGCAAACACTTCATCTTCGGTTAAATCTATTTTACCTTTCATTGCAAAATAGATTGAGCGTTCAGCGACTTTCATACTTAAGGTATTTTCAGTAAATGTGTATAATTCACCCAATTTAGTTCTTCTCCACTCATCAGTCTGTGGTGTAAACATTTTTGCTTTACCTAATTGGTGTAAAAAGCAAACCTTAATTAAGGAATCTTGATTTACCTTTTTATCTTCGGGTAACATATCATTAAATGATATGGCGTATTTGGTTGTGTTTAAAATGTGCAGGATTAGCCCACCATCAAACGCATTAAATGAGTTTGTTGTTGCTGGTGCACTAATAAACTCTTCACCTAATAATCCCATTAGTTCATCATTAACAAACCCAAGTTTAACACCTGTTTCGTGAAATTTTTTAGCGTTTTTTAAGATTTTTTCTTTAGTTAGTGACATTTTTTTTGATTTTAAATTTATTATGTTATGTGGCAAATATACTAATAAATTTAAAACATTTCAAGATATTATTTTTATTATTCCCTAATAATGCTATTTTTATCTTTAGCTGCTTTTAAGACACTCAATTCAACACCATGTTGTAGTGCTAAGTTATATAATCCAGAAACATCCTTTGGAAAGCATTTACCACCATAACCAAACTTACCATCGTGACCAGGAACCTCTGTATGTTGTGGACCCCACCATGGGTGTTTACCATTATTTGTTAATATTTTTTGATATTCTTCATAATTAACACCTAGTTCGGAACATAATGTATAAATTTCATTCATGAATATAACTTTTGTTGCATAAAAACTATTTCTAACAGTTTTTAATAACTCAGCTTCTTTTGCTGTACAAATATTAATATCAATATCCAAATCAGAATAGAATAATTTATATACCTTGTACAGACCATTACAATGTATCGGGTCACCACCTATAACAACGTCAGTTGGGTTTAAGAAATCTTCTATGTGTGTTCTTTCAGTTAAAAACTCTGGGTTGTGTATAATTTTGTTTGTATTGTATTTTCCATTATAATAATCAACTGTACCACATGGGATTGTTGACTTAATAGTGAAAACACCAACCATACCAAAATCAACCCATGTTTTTATAGATTCATCAAGAATTGATAAGTCTATTAACCCATCATCATCTTGTGGTGTGGGTACACAACAGATTACGATGTCTGAGGTGTATGCTTTTTTTAGTGATTCTTTCTTGTTAAAATCTGAGTAGATTGGGTCATACACATTAATATTAACCACCGATTTTAATTCGGCAGTTGCTTTACCCACAAAACCATAACCAATTATACCAATTTCGTTCATAATACTCCAAACCCATCTTTTGTTATCATTATTTTGTCAAAAAAACAAACACCGAATAACCCTTTTTCATTTATTGTATATTGGAATGCTCCGAATAACCCACTAAATACTACCATTATTAATTTTATTTTCAATATTTTTTAATGATTTTGAAGCCTTTGCTGTTTCTTTTATCTTCAAAATTTTAATTCGTTCTTTATTTTCATATTCATCCACACAAGTTAAATCTGAATTATCGGTGTCTAATAATTCTTCAAAAAAGTCATTATTTAACGTTGCGGGTTTTACACCTATAACGTCAACCATTTCAATATCTGTACTATGGTTAAACTCACCCACGTTTACATTAAAAGACTCCCTCATTTTAATTAATAACTCTACTGGTATGTTATTCCTACCTTGGTTTGGGTCATAGTTAATCAAAGTTGACGCACGTTTAAGTTTTTTTCTATTTTTAACTTTAAACAAGAGTGTTGAAAACCATATTTTTATTCTTGTAAAGAAACTTAATTTTTCTTCACACTTTGGTTTAACACCCATTAAGAGCAACATTTTATCCTTATCTTTTTTCATTTGTTTACTTAATTTTTTAACTTTTTTACCAACCTCTTTTTCGTAATTTTTATTATTAGCAACACTTTTACCTATTAAAGCGTCCAAAGCATCGTTTTTAATGTTAGTTTTTTTAGCCATAATTTTTTTATTGTTTATTTAATAATGATAGATACAAACCTCTCCTATGTTTTGAAACCGCTTCAATACTATAGGTATCTTTAACTGTATTATAAAGATTTTCACCCAATATGTTTATTTGTTCTGGGTTATTAATCAATCGTTTAATAAATTGGTACCATTGTTTATTGTCATTAGATACCATATAAGCATTGGCTTCAGTATTAAAGGGTATGGTTGATTCACCTTTACTTGGTCTAATATTTGCGTTAACTAAATCAATTCGGTATGGTCCAAAGTCTTGGGTAATTAAAGCTTTTTTATGGAAACCAGATTCAATTACCTTTAATTGTGATTTCATCAAATTAAACTTATTATTAACCAATGGTGCCAATGAAATGTCAAATAAATTATAATTAGTTGCGTATGTACTAACTGGTTTGGTCCACACTCTGCGATATGGTTCATCCATAACATTTGGGTACTCTTCCTTTTTAAAATCTAACAAGAATTTTTTATAGTCTTCACTAACTGATTTGTAGTCATCAGTAAATATTTGTTCATATTTGTACCAAACACTTTCTTTTGGTTTTATTGGTCTTTGAGTTTTTTGTCCAGTTTTTGGGTCAATCATTGTCATAGTACCTCTTAAGTCGAAACCACATAATACAAATTGTACTCTATCTAAAAGTTTATCAGATTTTAATTTACTAACCAAACCACTTAATAGTTTTAAATCTTCAAGATGTGAGCTCCCTCCAAGCCAACCAATTCTAACTCTGTCTGATTTTTCTGGTTTTGGTATAAATTGTTGGTCTTCTGTATTTATCGCATTTGGTAACACAAAAACATTTTTATTAAATTTTCTAATTTCGTCAGCAAATAATTCGGTTGTGGTTGTTATGTATTTGGCACCTTTAACATTATTCAAAATTTTTTCATCCATCTTGGCGTTTTTAATCATCAAATAAGCTGGATGGTGTTTACCTGGTGACCAATAATCATCAATATCCATAATTGGTACTACACCAAGTTTTTCTATTTTGTCAACTATTTTGTCATGTGATTCGTATGGACCTAGTGTTCGGTGATAGTGAATTATATCGTATTTTTTAATATATTCATCATCATTTAAATTTGGGTCATTATTGATGTCTATATGAAATTCATCTTGATAATATTTTTCAAGACCTATATGTGGATTTATTGACCTGTAAGCCCCTACACCAGTACCGTCTGAAGGTACTACTAAAACTTTGATTTTTCTATTTGAACTCATGTTATAAATTATTTATTAGGTATAATAATAATCATAACACAATTGATAGTAAATAAAAAAAGGAATATTATATTAATATAATATTCCTTTTTTTTTATTTTAATTGGGTTTTATGTACTAATAGTTCATAAAATCATTTTTTTTTAAACTCTTTTCTTTGTTGTTATTTTACCTTCTTTAATTAAAGTATTTATAGTTTGTTTTATAACATTTTCAGTTAAATTTTTAGAGTAATCATTAGTTAGATATTCAATTAAAACATCTTTCATCATAGCTCTTAGAACATTTTCACTATACCCACCAAATTGTTGTTGTTGTTGGTATTGTTCATTAACCGCTCTTGTTCTAGGTTGTGGTATTGGTAATGGTTTTTCATCATGCTCATCATAAACATCTTCTAAATTGAATGTGTGATTAAGTCCTGATGGTTGTGGTATTGGATTTTCAATCATCATTTTTTTAACTGATTCAGGTAACCTTGATTGTTTAACTCTATTTTCATTATAACCCGTTTGTTTCGTTGGTCTTTTAACACCTTCGGCTTGTAATTGTTTAACCCCGTCTTCACTTAGTGCTCTACCGTCTACATTACCAGTAGTGTAGTCACCAGTGTCAACTTTGTTCATTATTTTTTTTGCGTTACCCAATATACCCTTAAGCATATTAACATCTATCGGTTTTGGTGTATCCATAATTTATTCTTTATATTTATAATTTGCTTTAGTGATAACACCCTTCATTAGTTTATCACCCGTTTTATTATATTTAGGTCCAGTGTATGAAGGTATTTCACCAACCGACCTATAATTTGTTTTATTTGTTGGTCTTATTGAGCCTGGAACTATCCTATCCAACCTAAACATTTTCCAACCATAATTATTTTTACCAGTTGTTTGACCACCTTTTTGGTAGAGTCTAACTACTGAATTACCAGCTAATGATGTTCCCATCTTATCTAGTTCTATGTATCGGTCTGTCACGGTACCATTTGGTGTTTTGTATTTTAACCAAATATCATAACTACCCTCCATAGCTTTTTTAATATCTTCCAAGACACCCTCGACTAGGAGGTGTTTTTGTTCTTCTAATATAATCTCTTGAAAAATATTGTAAAGTTTCATATAAAAATTTTTTATCCAAATGTTACTTGACCAACATTACCTGATGTGTCTGGTGTTGTGTAATATGAATTTGGTGTGTAACCCCATGTTGAGCCGTTGTTGGCTATAGCCGCTAATCTACCAGAACCACCTTGTGATGGTACACCGAATACATCTAAGCTACCACCACCATTGTATGTATCTAAGAATACCCCAGTACCTTTACCATAAACAGGTGTTGTTTCATCACTAAGAGCCCTAGTGTGTGTTGCACCATAATTATTTGCATCATCAGCACTATTGTAGTTATTAATCGCTATCAAAGTTGACCTCGTATTGACAGCTGCTTCTTCTAATTTATTTGACATAATTATAAATTTTTTGTTTTATTATTATCCATATACTCTATTAAATATTTAATAGAATTTATTTCCTCGTTAATTTTAACAATTTCACCAACTGACCCAACATTGTTGTTATCAGTATCGTTAGGTGTTCTGTTTTTAAAATTATTTCCACCATTTACACCTCGTTTAGTACCTTCGGCGCCTATATTCAACCTAGCTCGTTTAGGGCCTTCATTTTTTTGTATCTCAGTTTTTAATTTTTTATTAATCCAATCTAATAACCCCCATTCTTCATTGGTTAAATTATTTTTATTTTCTAAACTACTCTTTCTACTGGTTAATGTTGAGTATGAAACTCTTTCTGTTTTAAAAAAGTTTTTGTATTTATCATCAACAATAAACTCCTTACCTTTATTATTCAAATCTAAATTAGGCATTAGTTTTCGTTTGAGTCGTTTATTATGTTTATTATTTTACTTTTTTCACTTTTTGATAATTCTTTAGTTTTTTTAACCAAATCCTCAATCCTTTTTAGTATTGCCATATCGGTATCATCAGTTTTTTCAACTATATCTTCTAAATTTTGTTTATCAACAATGTTTTCAAGCATATCCTTTATTTTATCTTTAGTTTCAGATATTGGTCTTTTACCGTGACTATATGGTGTTCCACCATAACCATAATAAAGCGACCACCAACTCCTTGGGTTTGCGTATTGTGCCCAATCATCAGTGGTTGTTGATATACCCTTTTCATAATCAGATGTATCATCAAAAGATTTGGGTACTGGACCAGTTTGTATTTGTTTATAACCTGGCTTATAGTCCCCAGAAATTTCACCACCATTAACATCAACCAATTCATCCAAGTTTGTTTCTTGGTTGGATATTGGTTTATGTTTTTCGAAAAATTCCTTTTTAAACTTCATAAATATATTTTTATTATAAATATATTGAAATGTATTAATATTTATAATAAAAATATATTTAATATGGCTTTTAGAACTAAATTAGACTATTCTGATAACAGACAGATTAAACAAAATGAAAAAACTAACACCACTTTGTCTGGTGGTACGACTTTTGGTTTACCATTTAGTGTACTAACTTATGGGCCTGATTTATCGTCTGCACAGCAGATATCACAATATATCGGGGTTATATCGGATTTTAGTGGGAATAGTGTGTCTACTGAGTTTAACTGGACAACACCAGTTGATGTTTCTATTATTGATTCAAGTATAACACCAATAATACCATCGAATAGTGGTTTAACACAATCAACTAATATTGTTTTTGATTCTAGTAGTTCAACACTAATAGATGGTAATTTAGTTAATTTGTCCTATAGTGGTGTTGAAGTTGATAATTTATATGTTGTTTCTATGATTGAAACAACACCAGGTAATTATACTGGTCAAGTGTCATCAGATTTTTACATTTTTAGTGCAGATACATTAGATTTTACTGGTAGAACTATTTGGGTTGATAATACTGAAATATTAAGAACTGATAGGTTAATTGTTAGTAGAGGTGCTCAAGTTGGTTATGTTTTAGGTGCGATAAATTCTGAGGGTATGTGTGGTTGGGTGCCAAATTCTGGTTCAACTAGTGGTGATACATTCACAACTGGAGCTACATTAAATGGTAATACAATAGAGTTTGATAGGAATGATATTACAAATGCATATAGTGTTGATTTAAGTGGAGTTTTATCTGGTGATAATATATATAATTCAAATGGTTCAATAACTGGGACAATTAGAGATGTGTCATTGGTTAACTCCACTTTAAATATAACTGGAGATTCAACTTCAAATATAACAAATGGTGTTATAAGTGATAGTTCAATAACATTCACACAATACACACAACCTCAAACATTACTTGGTTATATTAGAACCGTTTCAAATGAATTTAGCAATGTTTTATTAGCAAATAGTAATGATATATCATTAAACTACTACGATGGTGTGGTGAGTGGTGATAGGACTGCGTTTAGAGTTACTAATGGTGCTATAATAGCACAATCTGATGCTGTTGGATTCAATGGCGTACAATACAATGCTGATTATTCAGCAAACTTTGTTGATAGAAGTTTGGTAGATAAAGCATATGTTGATAACAATGTAATAACTGGTGCCTCATTATCAAATGCAAGTGGTGGAACAATCACATTGGAATCTGGAAGTGGTACAATTGAAATAACTGGTATCACCAATAATATACCATACGATTTATTAATTGTCGTATCTGATGAGACCACACAAATCACAACTGGCGTATCTAAAGTTACCTTAGTATCACCAAGAGATATTGTTGTGTCAAGTGTTAAAGTATCATTGACACAAAGTGGTTCAACAACAACTATAATCGATGTTAATGCAAATGGTACAAGCATATTAACATCACCAATAAATATAACCTCAGCAAACACTGTTGCAACACAGACAGGGTTGAGTTTTGGTATTGATGAGGATGATAAGATAACTGTGGATATCAATTCGGCTGGTACAGGTGCTGCTGGGTTAAAGGTATATATAATAGGAAATTTAAAATAATAAAATATGTTCAATAAAAATAATAGACAATTCGATTTAAAATTATCAAATAGTGAGTATTATGATTTATACTTAAATTATGATGATTTAGGGTTTGGTCTTAATAATAGATTAAGTGGGGATTGTTTTGTTGTTTGGTATGATTTCAATGATGATAATATATTCTTCGAAGAGGGTAGTGATAAGACAATAAAATCATTAGTTAGTTGGAACAAAGCTGTAAATACTGGTTACAACTTTGAAACCTTTGGGTTGGTTGGATTGGATAATGGGCAGTTATTATACAATAAAGACCCGTTAGATGTTAAAAATGAAAATCTTGTTAATATTTTAACAGGGGTGACTTTGACAATACCACCTAATGAAACATCATTGTTTTTGCATAAAGTTAGTGGGTCAACTGGTCAATATATATACCCTTTAGAAATCTCTCAAAGTAATACCCTTGATGTTAATGTTGCTAAATTATGTGGTGGGTTTTATCAAGGTTATTATAAACTAGATGGTTATACTTACGAGGTTTTACCAAATAGAACACCTAGGGGTTGGGTTTCTGATTTTTATCTTAAAAAAGGTTTAGTTTGTTCTGGTGAAACAGGTACAACACTGAATGATGTATACCCAGATAATAAAGGGTTTTTCTTTTATTTGGGTACTAGGGCTGAAAATAAATTTTGGAACATTTTTGAGGGTAATAACACTGGTTGTACCATTAGTTGTGAACAACCAGAAGGTTGTGGTGATATTATCACTAATTTCTGTACTGAATTGAAGGAAAGTGATATTGAATTAGTTGACCCAGAGACTGGTTTTAGTTTCTTTTTAAACCCACCACTATTAGATATTAGAGAAATCACAAACCAATTTTTAATATATGGTAGGGCTAGTAAGGATGGGAATTCAAGATGTGGTGATTTAAGGGATAATGCTGCGTATGGTAAAGAACGTGTTTGTAGTTTTACTGGTTCAAGTATTTTTGTTTCTGAATATAGGCGTAAAAAGACGGATACACGAAATCAATTTTTGATATATGGTAGGGCCAGTAAAAGTGGTAATTCGAGATGTGGTGATTTAAAAGATGACCCATCTTACGGTAAAGAAACTGTTTGTAGTTATAGTGGTGATAGTGAGTTAATATTAGAACTAGATAAAGATTTAGATATTATCGATAACGCTTTAGGGTTTAGGATTAAAGATGATGGTGGTATAGGATATAGAGCATTAAAATTTACTGGTTATTGTGTTGATGATGTTTACATTACTGGTGTTACTGTTGAAGAACAATATTCTGAACCAGGTTTAATTAATGAAGATGAGTGGACTAGAGTTACAATAAGATATGTATCAGATAGAACATATAATGAAGATGAATTGAAATGTTTGCCAGCAAGGAAGGGTAAATTTATGATTTATGTTGATTGTAAATTAAAAGCTGTGTTTAATGGTGTTGATGAGTTTGTTGCTAGAAGATTAGATGACCACTATATGAAACAGGTTGGAGTGCCATATAATATTAGTATTGGTGGTGGTAGTCAAGGGTTATTAGAGCACATGACTTTTGACGGTCAAGATATCAGTGATTTAGGTTTGAACATTGAAAAAAATTATGCGGGTTCATTTGTTGGGGAAATAAGTGAATTTAAATTCTACATATGTGATTTAAATTATTTTGATATATCACAAAAATGCCCAGTAATTTGCTAATAAATAACAAAAAAAATAAAAAATAAAAAATGGACTTCTTTATAAATAATAATTCAACACTACCAATAATGAAATTGGACTTAATTCAAGATGGAAGAAATGATGTTAAAAATTTTTATGAAAAAATACAAAATTCAAACATATATTTTAGTATGAATGATTTGAAGAGTGGTGCTAAAATAATTGGTCGTAAACCAGGGTTAATTATACCTAAGTATTCCGAATGTGGTTATGATGAATATTATATAGGTTATAAATTCACAAATAAAGAAACTTCTAAACCAGGTGTGTATGTTGGTCAATTTACCATTGAGTTTTTAGATGGTTATGGTACGCTAATAGCCCCTATTAAAGAAGAGTTGTATATTCACGTATTAGATGGTAGTATAAAAAAATAACCAGTTTGGTTGATTAATTAAAATAATTTTAGTAACTTTGTTAACCGTTTGTTAAACGGTTAAAAAAATAAATTAATCTTATTTCTTGAAACCTTATCACTTATTTAATATCTTTGTCTAAAACATTAGATTATGAGTAAGGTTAGTTTTGATGTAATCGAAAAATTCTTAGAGGGGCGTGACCCACAAAAATATATTGTAGCCATTGAGACTACATATGGTGATAATTTCGTTGATTTAGTTATTAACAATCCAGAAACTGGTAAATATATCGAGAGGCATAAATATAAACCATTTATTTGGTTTAAAGAGGATGTCTTAAAAATATTGTATGGTGGTAGTGTTAGTAGACAAATCGCTGCTAAGAATAGATTCGGTATCAAGGTAAAGGACTTAATAATTTCAGATTCTGAAGGTTTTATGCCTGAAAGAATGTTTAATGGTTATAAAAAAATAGCTCACACTACTAATGGGTACTCCAGTTTAATAGCTTATTTTAGGGAAGGTGGGGTTGATATATGGGATGAGAAATATAGACACTTATTTTTAGCTTTATCACCAGTTGAGCAATTTCTAATACAAAGTAGTAAACGCCTATTTAAAGGTTTTGAGGATTATAACGATGTTTATAGATTACAATTTGACTTAGAAACTGATGGTTTGGACCCTAGTAAAGATGCTATTTTTCAAATAGGTATACGTGATAATCTTGGTTATGAAGTTATTTTAGAAACCATCGGTGATACACCTAAGGAAAGACGTGAATCTGAAAAGAATAATATTATTGAATTTTTTAAGAGGGTAGACGAGCTTAAACCAGATGTTATAACTGCTTATAACTCAGAAAATTTTGACTGGCCCTTCTTTGAACGTAGGTGTGAACGTTTAAGTGTGGATTTTAAATCAATAGTTAAAACCTTAAATCCAAATTCTAAGGTTTATAGAAAAGACTCAACACTTAAGTTGGGTCAAGAATCAATTAAATATGACCAAACTTATATGTGGGGTTACAATGTACTTGATATATCACATGCTGTTAGACGAGCTCAGGCTATCAATTCAGATATTAAAAAATGGTCATTAAAATATATCACTAAATTTTCAAAAGTAGCTAAGAAAAATAGGGTTTATGTACCAGGTAATAAACTAAAAACCATTTGGTCTGATAAGCGTGATTATTGGTTTAATGATGAGAATGGTGAGTGGGGGTTGCTTGATGGTTCTGAATATTCTAATGATTTACCACCGTCATTAACTATTGTTAAAGGTGATTATATAGTTCAGCGATATTTATTAGATGACCTTTGGGAGACAGAGCAGGTTGACACGATTTATAATCAAGCATCGTTTTTATTAGCTAAAATTCTACCAACTTCATACATGCGAAGTTCGACTATGGGTACAGCTGGTCAGTGGAAGTTGATTATGTGTGCTTGGTCTTACGAAAATAATCTTGGTATACCAGAATTACAACCTAAAAGGGATTTTACTGGTGGTCTATCTAGGTTACTTAAGGTTGGGTACGCTAAGGGTAAAGGTATTGTTAAATTTGACTTTGCTGCACTATACCCTAAAACACAATTAACTTGGTCAATATTCCCAGATTTAGATATATCTGGAGTTATGGATGGTTTGTTGACATATGTTGTTGATAAGCGTGATGAGTTTAAGTTTTTAACATCAGAACATAAAGATAAGGGTAAAGAGTTACAAGATTTATTAAAAGCTAATATTGATAAACTTAACGAGAGTAGAATTGAAAATGCTAATACGATGATTGAGGTTGAGTTTAAAAAATCATCAGATTATGATAAAAAACAGTTACCACTTAAAATATTAGCTAACTCTTGGTTTGGTTCTTATGGTGCACCGTATTTATTCCCTTGGGGTGACACAAATTGTGCTGAAGAAACAACTTGTCGTGGTAGACAGTCATTACGCTTTATGATTAGATTCTTTAAGGATAAGTATAAATTTGAACCTTTAGTATTAGATACTGATGGTTGTAACTTTATCATTCCAGATACTATAGATGACATTAAGTATACGGTTAAAGCTTCTCATTGGAAAACTAAAAAGTATGAATCGGGTACCATTTTGACTGGGTTGGAGGCTGCGGTTTCTGAGTTTAATGAACTTTATATGGAGGGTAGAATGGGGTTAGATGTTGATGATGTTTATGAATCAGCAATTAACTTTAAGAGAAAAAATTATGCAAACAAATTAGATGGTAAGGTTAAACTGGTTGGTAATAGTATTAAGTCAAAAGCTATGCCTGTTTATATTGAAGAATTTATAAATGAAGGGGTTGGTTTATTATTGGATGGTAACGGATATGATTTTATTGAATTATATTATGATACAGTTAATAAGATTTACAATTACAAAATACCAGTATTAAAAATAGCATCAAAGTCTAAGGTTAAGACCACTTTAGATACCTATAAAAATGTTTACTGTAAACAAAAGAATAAAGTGGGTAATTTTAAATCAAGACAAGCTCATATGGAATTGGTTTTAAAACACAACCTTAAAGTTGATGTTGGGGATGAAATATTTTATATAAATACTGGTACAGCAAAATCACATAGTGATATAAAGGCTATTAAAGATAAAGAAAAAGGGACAACCGAAATACAATTTTACTGTGAGTTAATACCACAGGATTTTATAGAAAATAACCCTGATTTTATGACCGATAATTATAATGTTGCGAAATATATTTCAGCACTAAATAGTCGAATAAAACCATTATTGGTTTGTTTTGATGAAAATGTTAGAGATAAAATAATTATCGATGTTATAAAAGATAGAAAGACTAAAGAATTTAAATTAAAAGATAGGAGCGTTTTTGCTGAATCAGAATGTCAATTAGTTTTCGGTAAACCACTATCACCCGAAGACCAAGATGATTATTATGAGGATTTAATGAAAATGGAAGATAGGGAGATTAAATTCTGGATGTCGGTAAATAAAACACCTAACTTCATGACTAATGAGGAGTGGATTGATTTACAGAATGATTATATTGAACGAATGCGTGTTCAGCGTGAGAAAGGTATTGCTGACGAACTAGAACGTGTTTTAGATGCAATAAAAAGGATGGAGGTTGTTGATTTTAAAAAATTAAAACTATATAATAAATTGCCAGACACATTAAAAGGGGTTATTGATATTAATGATGTTGATGGTGTGTTTTATCTTACATCAATTAAGTGGGGAGTGAACCTTTATCCATTTAATATAATATTTGACTATGAACAGGAAGCTATTAATCGAGCTGCTTGGTATTCAACAATAGAAAACAATGATAATATTGATGATATGTATGATATGTGGTTAAATTACATAGCTGAAAGAAAAGTGTTGAGTGGGGATTCTACAAACTATGAGGAAGTAGAAAATGATGAAAATACTCATACAAGTTTAAATGGGTTAGCTATCATAAATAATGTGGATAAAGAAGTTGATTTACATAACGATGAAGATGATGATGATTGGGGTTTTTAAAACAAAAAGGGAGGTAATGCTTCCCTTTTTTTTTGTTATCTCATGTAGAACCCTAGTGGTCTTAACTTTAATGCTCTATTTAGGTATTCAGCTTCATTTGCTGCTCGTTCTAGTTGAGCGGTGCTAGATAACCTCAATAATCTAGCATCTAATCTTTCTAGTACTTTAGTTCGTTCTTCATTACCCTCAGCTAATAAAGAATCGTAATCCATGGTTCTTTCAGCTTCTGGTGGACCAACTATACCCCCAAATTTACCTCTAGTTCTACCTAATGCTCTTTTAGCCTCAGAGACAAATAATTGACGTACCAGCGTTTTGGTTGGTTCGTTAAATCTAGTAAAATCCATTTTTGCTAATGGTACATCATTAACTGCTGTAATAATATCTGGGTTTAATTTTCTACATTCATCAACATCTTGTGGGTCAACATCGTAATAATAGTACCAAACTTGACAACCTGTTAGGTTTATACCACCACCTATACCAGTGTTACCAGGATTCCCAACGCCACCACCGAATGAGAATTTAGAACCAGGTGTACTAAGTAAGTGTAACAATCTGGTACCATTTGGTCCAGCTGTTAATTTATAAACCATTTCACTTCTTAATAACCTGTTTTTAAGGTTAAAGTCTGATGCAGTTAATAAGATATCATAGGCTGGTGCTATGAAGTAGCCACCCATACCAGCACCACCCATACCAGCACCAATTGCACCACCACCTGTACCTAGTTGGGCAAAACCACCACCTAATCCGTAATTTAAACCACCGTAGTTTGCAAATAGTGCACGGTCTGTTGTTGGTGGTGTAATCCATAAAACTTCATTAACTTCTCTACCAGCTGGTATTTCATACACTTGTCTACCTGGTTCAACAGTTATATAATCTTTCTTTAGTTCCCACGGACCTCTAGCTTGTAATCCAACTTGTTTTGAATAAGCATAAGTATATTGTGTTGTAAAATCCAAAGACCTAACACTTAAAGCGAATGACATATCAACACTGTCTATATTTTTACCCAATAACGATTGCCATTGGTGTTCTATTAACCATTCCTGGGTATATTGTGCATAATCCTCAATTGCTATCTCTAAAAGTACACACAATTGGTCATCGTCTAATTCAACACTTCTATGAGGCCAACCCATTGAAACTCTGAATTGTTCAAACAATTTTATTTTTTCTTCTTCAGTGACTGCCATAATCTTTTTAATATAAATATTTGTTGGTTTATTAAACTTTTATTATATTTGTAATATTTACTAAGAAAGTAAACGCATGAGAACACAAAAAAAAGATAAATATTTACACATTAGGGTTGATGAGGAGATTAAAACTAAATTTTTAGATAAATGTGATATTAGTTGTGTGACACCATCTAAATTGATAAGGAGGTTTATTGAAGAATATATTAAAAATGAAGAAAAAAACTAATAAGGAGTTTATTGAAGAATGTAACGAAATCCACAATTTTAAATATGATTATTCGTTAGTCAATTATGATGGTGTGGGTAAAAAGGTTAAAATCATATGCCCAAAACATGGTGAGTTCGATAAGATAGCTAGAGACCACATAAACGGTCAGGGTTGTCCAGAGTGTTCTAAGGTGAATAAATATAATAGTATAAGATTAGAAAGTGACGTTTACCTTGATAGAGTTAAAAAAACACATGGTGATAAATATGATTATTCAAAAGTTGAATATAAAACATTAAAAGATTATATAACTATAATATGCCCAATACATGGGGAATTTAACCAAAGAGCTGATGTACATCTAAAGGGTGAGGGGTGTAAAAAATGTTATTTAGAAAAACGAGGTAAGGATAACAGGTTGACTACTGAAGAGGTAATATGTAAGTTTAAAGAGATACATGGTGATAAATATGATTATTCAAAAGTTAAATATAATTCATATAAATCTTATGTAACTATTATATGTCCAGAGCATGGTGAATTTGAACAATTAGTTGAAAGTCATTTGCATGGTGGTAATTGTGTTAAATGTAATACTAAAATATCTAAAGGTCAACTAGACCTACGTGATTTTATATCTTCATTAGGTATTACTTTTATTGAGAATGATAGAAGTTTGTTAGATGGTAAGGAGTTAGATATATACATACCATCACATAATTTAGCTATTGAATACAATGGTTTATATTGGTATTCTGAGTTGTTTGTTGATGATAATTACCATTTAAATAAAACTGAAATGTGTGAAGAAAAGGGGGTTCAATTGATACATATTTTTGAGGATGAATGGTTATATAAACAAGATATTGTTAAATCAAGGATTAAAAACATTTTAGGTTTAACAGAGAATAAGATTTACGCAAGAAAATGTGAAATTAAAGAAATTGATTTTAAAACATCTAAATTATTTTTAGAAAATAACCATATCCAAGGGGTAACAAAAACAAAAACTAATATTGGGTTATATTACAATGATGAGTTAGTTAGTTTGATGTGTTTTGGTGGTAGGCCTTTTTTAAATAATTATGAATACGAATTGATTAGGTTTTGTAATAAGTTAGATACATCTGTGGTTGGTGGCGCTTCTAAATTATTAAAATATTTTATTAAAAATTATAAACCAAAGGAGATAATAAGTTATGCTGATAGAAGATGGTCGAATGGTGGGGTATACCACAACTTGGGTTTTAAATTTAAACATAATTCAAAACCAAATTGGTTTATATTGGAAAAAAACCGTAGATACCATAGACTTAAATATCAAAAACATAAATTAGTTGAGCGTGGTTATGATGTAAATAAAACAGCTCATCAGATATGTTTAGATGATAAGTTATATAGAATATATGATTGTGGTCATAAAACTTACTATTATGAACTACCAAACTAATAGTTAAATTTACATTTTCTAACCCGTTTTACATCTTTAACTAATCGTTTAAAAATTTTTTAGTTAGTTCGTATGCCTCTTGTATTGTTTTAAATGATTTATCTGGTACTAAAACTGTTTTATCAACTAATACAATCGGAACTGTTTCTTCACCAGCTATCTCAAATATTCTATTTGATTCTTTTTCATTGTCTGATAATGTTACATCTACATAGTCGTATTTAACATTATTACTTTCTAGTAATCCTCTTAACTCTTTACAGTAAGGGCATTTTTCAAACCCATATAATCTAACCATTTTTTTAATTTTCTAAAGTATAATCTATTATATCCTCAATTAATGAATATTCGTTATTAGTATAATCATTGAGTATTGTATTTATTATTTCTTGTTTATATTTTATTGTTCCCCACATTCTAGTTATAATTGTGTCATTAAACAAATTGTAATATATTTTAACATTGTTTTTTTGTCCGATTCTGTAAATCCTAAATTCAGCTTGTTCAATATTACCAGGAACCCAGTCAAATGAATTAAAGACCATATAATTTGACCTTGTTAAGGTTATGGCAACACCAGCTGATATTATATTACCAATAAATACCATTGGGCCACCCTCTTTTTGAAATCGGTCAACTGATGCTTGTTTATCTTTATTATTCATTTCACCATAATGAACAACACAATTTTTACCGTAATATTCTGATAGTGTTAATAATTCTTCAGTAAAACAAGTAAAAATAACAACTTTATTACCTTGTGAAATCATATCATCAACTAATTCTATTGTTTTTGGTATAGTTTCCATTGCTATGTACTTTCTAAGTAATGATAATTCAACTAATTCCCTTTCTATTTTACCTTTTTTCTTTTGTTTTTTTCTTTCTACCAAATATTCATCCCAAAGCGAATTATATTCAGCTTCTTGAGACTTGTCCATATTATAATATAATGGTGTGACTGTTTTTTCTGGCATATCGGAAAACTCATGTGTTAATCTTCTTAATAAAACATTTCTAGTTTTAATAGATAGTTCTTCGAGATTTGAGGCACCATCAGTTAACCATATTTTTCTAAATTTACCGTTTTTAGTTTTGGTGCTAATTTGTTTACCATCACAATACCTTGTAACATAATGTTTCCAATTTTTAACTATTGGTGATTTTATTAATGTTAATAAATTATAAAAATCCATAGGTCTATTTGCTACAGGTGTACCACTTAGTAACCAAACCCTTTCTATGTGATAATCAACACATAATTCACGCATTATAGCACCTCTAATACTTTTATGATTTTTAAGGTTATGTGCTTCATCAATTATACATAAATCAAACTTATCATTAACTAATTGTCTATTTGGTGGTATTCCGTCTTTTTCTTCACCCTTTAAAGTATGAAAATTTTTAAGTATATCATAATTAATTATAACAAATTTAGCTGTTTTATATTTACTACCACTAATAATACTAACATCAAATTCTTGTAAATAATTCAATTCTCTTTGCCAATTTATTTTAGCAGATGTTGGGCAGACTATTAATATTTTTTTAGCACCACTTTCAATTGCAGCAATTGTTGATTGCATGGTTTTTCCCGACCCCATCTGGTCTGCTAAAATAGCACCTTTTCTAGTTAATAAGAACTTAATACCCTCTTTTTGTTTTTCTAATACTTTTCGACCAATGGTCCCATCGGTATTTACAAATTGGTCTATCTTTTCATATTTTTCAAAGTCAACATCGATATCTATTTCTTCAAAATATGGGTCATCTAGAACTTGATTTTTGGGTATAAAATACATTTTAGATTTTGCTTGCTTTCTAGTTAATTTACCATAAACGTGATAAGTCTTATCGTCTTCAGCTAACACGTATTCTATTAGTATTTTTTCTGGTCTAAATGGTAGTTCGTACTGTTTTTCTAATGATTCACCTAAGTATTCGGCTATCCTAACAATTTTATTAACTAAAACTGGTTCATTATCAAAATTATCTCTAATATACTTAATTTGGTTATCAGTAAGTGAAATTTTACCATCACTTAACAATTTTTTCTTCAACTTCAAAATGTATGGGTTTTTACCATTATACTCTTTTAATTTTGATGTTGATGAATACCCACCTATTTCTTCTAAATTTATCAATTTTACATTGTTTTTTTACTTTAAAAATTATCACTAAATCATAAATACCTATATATATAATTATTTTTTTATAAAAATAAATATTAAATGGGTAAATTACTTTATTCTTAATATTTATCAATAAAAGCATAAATGAGTAGACAGAGGATTATACCAATAACAAGGAATAATAAATTTTTTACCCGTGAAGATTTCGATTTAGAGATAAAATTTGGTAGGGAAGCTATTGAGGTTGATGGTAATTTTACTGTTATATTATATCGTGTTGATAGAACTTTGACCTCATCGGATGATGTGTATAATGAAGCTGGTGTTGATGGTATTCGTTTTTTACCACCAGTTGAGTTAAAAGTCATACCAACATTGGCTCAAGCTGAAAACAAAACATATAATAGTGGTTCTGGGTCTTTAAGGTACTTACAAGACGGTCAATTAACTTTTGGTATTTATGATGCCCAATTAGCTGAATTGGATGTTGAATTGGGTTATGGGGATTATATTGGTTATGTTGTTAATGAAGCTGAAATTAGATATTTTAGTGTTGTTAATGATGGTAAAAAAAATTATGATAATCAACACACTATTATGGGGTATAAGGGTGCGTTTAGAACTGTTGTTTGTGCGCCAATAGATTATAATGAATTTAAAGCTACTTAATAAATGGTACCGAAAGGATTTAGAAAAGATATTAAATTAAATAGGGTTGATGTTGGATATGAAAGAAGACAGGGACTGTTAGACGATATTAGTCGTAAGGGAACCTTTTTACCTAGAGGTGTTGGTTATGAAGATATTGATTCATCTTTTATAAACTTCGTTGAGAAAGATTTATCCATAACTATTGATGGTGATAAGGTACCTGTATTATTTTTAACACTACAAAGGTGGTCTGAATTTAGTAAATCTTGGCAATTTGCTGATAAATATAAGGATATAAAAATGCCCTTCATCACTATTGTTAGACAACCTAACCCACAAGTCGGTCAAAATCAGGCTGGGTTATTTAATATCCCAGGTAGACGAACATACACGTATATGAAAGTACCAACGTTTGAGGGTGGTAGAAGGGGAGTTGATGTTTATAAAATACCACAACCAACATCAGTGGATTTAAACTATGAGGTTAGATTGTTCTGTAACAGAATGAGGGATTTGAACAAGTTAAATCAATTGGTTCAAAGAATATTTCAATCTAGACAATATTATATTGGTGTTAATGGTCACCCTATGCCCGTACATTTAGAGGGTATTGGTGATGAAAGTAATATTGATGATTTCGAAAATAGAAGGTTTTACGTGCAACCTTATGAAATGGTTGTTTATGGATATATACAGGATGAGGAGGATTATGAGGTTATCCCCACCGTTAATAGGGCTATGGTTATGACTGAATTATTTGATTCGGCTGATTCTGTTAAATTTAAAGTTAAAACATGTAAAGTTGATAAGACTATAGTGTTTAATTTTTTATTTAAACACGCACCATCCCCATCTGATAATATCGATGAATTTATTTTTAATTCATATTATAATAGTGAATTCTATAAAATAGATAACCTAGATAACATATCAAATATTGAAATGTTTGTTAATGGTAATTTAATATTTAGTGGTATTGAACTTACTAACAATATAGAGTTTAAACAAAATGATACTATAAAGATAAAAATTTATAGAATAAATAATACGGGTAATTCCTATTTTACATTAAATGGAAATAGTATTTAATGGTTGATTGTGGAAGTGGAAATATCAGTTTAAACAAAACATTTATAATAGGTGCTAAACCAGTAATACCTGTGTTACCTTGTAGTGCCTATACTACTGACCTAATATTTAGTTGTAATGGTAATAAAGTGTTCACGTTTAGTGGTGACACTATAACTCCATATATGGATATTATACCTAATGAAGATGGTGTTTTAACTCTTGGTACTAATATTAGGAGATTTAGGGATGTCAACACGATTAGTGGTACCTCAAGTGTGTGGACTTCAACTGAAGTTGTTAACACACCAAATTTAAATTTAGGGGTAGATAGTGATGGTAATCAACGAAATATAACCGCTGATAGTTCTGTTATACAAAATGATATTCTTAACGGTGGTATTTTTTAAAAACAATTACAATAATGATAATATTTATAAATAAAACAAAAAAATGGCAATTAGAAGTACAACATTAATTACTAAAAATAGTAATATTGTAAATAGACCATTACCGAGTAATGGTTTGCTATCGGGTGAGGCAATCGTTAATACCGCTGATGGTATACTTTATTACTCAGGTAATACAACATCAACATCTGGATGGACACCAGCAGGTACTGGTGCTACTGAATCAACATATTTTGAAGTTGGTTCTAATCTATTCGATTTAAGATTAAGAAATAGAATAACACAATATGAGGGAGAATCTGGTGCAGATTTAGTTGGTAAATTTTTATCTGGTACAACTAATGGTTTTGTTCTTGCTGATATAGCAGATATTGCACAATCAACTGACTCATATGTTACAGGTGTTACTTGGACACCAAATCAACTAACTTTAGATTTAAATTTAGGTAAACCATCAGTAAATGTTACAATTGACGCATTTAGTGCTTTAACAGTTAGTGGTGATTTATTTGTTGAGGGGGAGCAGATTGTTAATGATTTAATAATAACTGGTACTGCTACGTATAATGGTGTTGCTAATGGTTCAAATAATGATGAGTTGGTAAACTGGTCATCATTAACTGCCCATACGTCAACTACTGATAAATACGTTACTGGTGGTACTTATGATAACAACACAGCATTAATATCATTTAGTGGGGCTAATAATTTTCCACAATTTACTGTTAATTTATCTAGTATTGATGTAAATGATACTTTTATTACTGGTGGTACTTTAGGTTATGATTCTAATAATCTTAATGGTACATTAACACTAACTGATAACGATGGTAACGATGTTGTTATAACAGGTTTTACTGATGTTAAAACAACTGGAGCAACTTTAGTGGGTAGTACAGCATATTTTGATACTAATGAATCACTTTCAGCTTACACGTTAGATTTAAGTGCTTTAGATGTTAATGATACATTCACAACAGGGTTTACATATAACCCATCAAATAATACCTTAATAATCTCTAGGAATGAAGGTCAACCAGATTTAACGGTATCAATTAACGAAGTTAGTGGTTTAACAATTAACGGACCTTTAACTGTAACTGGTGATACAAACTTAAATTGTTTGTCATTATACACTGAAACAGTTAGTGGTACTGATGGTGATGAGATTGCTAATGTTGCGTTCGTTACTGGTTATACGGCTAATAATGATATATTCGTTAGTGGTGGTACGGTATCATATGTGGATAATAATGGTACCTTAACATTAGATAGAGCTAATGAAACCCCAGTAGTGATAACTGGGTTGACTGATGTTTCTGTAACTGGTTTTACATATGATGACACAACAAATACCTTTACAATATTTAACAATGATGGTTCATCGTTTAATACTTCAATAACTTCAGTTTCTGGATTAACCTTTGATAACTTAACACCAGGTAGAGTTGTTTATGTAGGTACAAATGGTGAATTAACAGATGAAGCTGGATTTGAATATAATGATGTAACTGACTTATTAACTGTTGGTAACATATTTGTTAATAACCCTTCTGGAACAACTGCTAATATTGGTCAGGGTGGTTTAGTTATTGGTTCAGGTGGTTCAACATCCGCATCAGGTATTGGTGATTTGGTCGTGCATGGTGATTTAACAGTATTTGGTGATACTACAACAATATCAACCTCTGAATTATACATTGAAGACCCTCAAATAGAATTAAACTATAACCCAACTGGTGATACAAGTAGTACATCTATTGGTTCTGGTATTTTAATTCAAGATGGTGGTGGTGTTTCTGGTCAAGATGTTAAAATTGGTATTGGTCAGTTACAAGGTTCAAGTATTAGTGGTGACACATCTGAATACACATCAACTACTGGATTTGAAAATAGAGGTTGGGTTACTCAGTTAAATGACATTGTTATTAGAAATAGTAGTCCAGTTAACTTCGGTGACCCTGATGGTGTAAGGGTTTTGGCTGAGGGAGATATTTTAGATGGAGGTATTTATTGATGTTGTCCGTGGTACTTACTACTTTTTCAAAAAACTATATATTTATTAAAGGATGGGTTTCCCCATCCTTTTTTATTATAATAAAATTTAAAATAATAACTTATAAAAAAAAGGAATTTACTCCTCTTTTTTTGTTTGCTTAACATATTTATTTAGGTAGGTTATATAATCTTTACAATTCACATAAAATACCTTAAATAAGGTTAAAATATTAATAGTCATAAATATGGCAAATAGAAAGAATACGTTCCTTTTAAAGAGGTCGAATGTACCTAATAAAATACCACCATTAAGTGGGTTAACAACAGGCGAGGTTGCGTTAAATACAGCTGACGCTAAGATGTACACTATATACACATCGGGTGATACAGCTCCTCAAGAAGTTAGACAAATAGGTTGGGATAGATTATCTATAATATCTGGTGGTACTGTTGACGGGGCTGTGACTATTAATAGTGGGTTGACTGTTAATACAATTTCTGATGTTGATTATATAGATTTTAACACAAATTATTCTGGTAACTCACAACATGTAATTGGTAGACTTAATTGGTCTGTTGATGATGGTACTTTAGAAATAGGTATGGGTAACAATGGTGAAGTTACCCAACAAATAGGATTAGAACAATATTTTTTAGTTAAAAACCAAACTGGTTCTCAATTAGATAACGGTAAAGTAATAAGAGCGGCTGGTACTTTGGGTAATTCTGGTAGGATATTAGCTGACTACATGATTGCTGACGATACAATACCTTATTATTTTACAATGGGTATTGTGACACAAGATATTGATAATGGTGATGATGGTTATGTTACTAATTTTGGTTTAGTTAGAAATATAGATACTACTGGTTCATTATATGGTGAAACTTGGGTTGATGGTGATATTTTATATGTTTCACCAACAATAGCAGGTGGTTTAACTAAATTTGAACCTATCGAACCAAATCTTAAAATAGAGATGGCTTTAGTTATTAAAGCTGATGCTAACGGTTCAATATTCGTAAGACCTGATTTAGGTAAAAAATTAAATGATTTACATAATTTACAAACCAGTGGCGAAACAAATGGCGACTTAATATCATTTAATTCAACTAATAGTGTATGGGAATACACAAAGATTTTAAATGGTGATTATACAGTAAGTGGTGACTTAATTGTTACTGGTGATACTAATACAAATACTATACATATATTGGATGTACCGAGTGGTAGTACATCTAACCAAGTTTTAGTTGTAAACACTACTACGGGTCAAGTTGAGAGTAGAACTGATGCTGGCACTTCAGGAACTTCTGGTTCAGGAGGTTCTAGTGGTACATCTGGTTCTGGAGGTTCATCAGGAACATCAGGCACCTCAGGAAGCGGTGGCTCTAGTGGTACTTCAGGTAGTGGAGGAACTTCAGGCACAAGTGGTTCTGGAGGTACATCTGGAAGTGGAGGTACATCAGGCACTTCTGGCTCTGGTGGTACTTCGGGTACATCAGGTTCTTCTGGTTCATCAGGCACTTCTGGTAGTGGAGGTACATCAGGTGTTGATGGAACAAACGGAACAGGAGGTACATCTGGTTCGTCTGGAACATCGGGTTCTTCAGGAACAAACGGAACAGGTGGTACATCTGGTATTGATGGAACAAGTGGTAGTGGTGGAACATCAGGCATAGATGGTACAAATGGAACTGGTGGTAGTAGTGGTTCTTCTGGCACTTCGGGTAGTGGTGGTAGTTCAGGTACGTCAGGTGTTAATGGTACAAGTGGTGTTAATGGTACATCAGGAACATCTGGTGTTAATGGTACTTCAGGTATTAATGGTACATCTGGTGTTAATGGTACATCTGGAAGTGGAGGCACAAGTGGTACATCAGGAATTAATGGAACATCAGGAAGTGGTGGAACATCTGGTGTTAATGGTACTTCAGGTATTAATGGTACATCTGGTGTTAATGGTACGTCTGGAACAAGCGGTTCAGGTGGAACATCTGGTGTTAATGGTACTTCAGGTAGCGGTGGTTCTTCAGGTTCATCAGGAACTTCAGGCACAAGTGGTTCAGGAGGTTCTAGTGGGACATCTGGCTCTGGAGGGACTTCAGGAAGTGGTGGCTCAAGTGGGACTAGTGGTTCGGGTGGTACATCGGGTGTTAATGGTACTAGCGGAACTTCGGGTAGTGGTGGTACATCAGGAACTTCAGGGAGTAGTGGTTCATCAGGTACAAGTGGTTCAGGTGGTACATCAGGTAGTGGAGGCACATCAGGCGCTTCTGGTAGTGGTGGTTCTAGTGGGACATCTGGCTCTAGCGGTTCATCAGGGACAAGTGGTTCTTCAGGGACTTCAGGAACAAGTGGTTCAGGGGGTACATCAGGTGTAGATGGAACTGGAGGTTCTTCAGGAACATCAGGTGTTAATGGTACAAGTGGTAGTAGTGGTACTTCTGGCACATCTGGAAGTGGTGGAACTTCTGGCTCTTCAGGTACATCAGGTATTGATGGCACAAGTGGTACAGGAGGTTCTTCAGGTTCTAGTGGTACATCAGGTAGTGGAGGAACAAGTGGTTCTGGGGGGACTTCTGGGACTTCGGGTAGCGGTGGTACTAGTGGTGTAGATGGGACAAGTGGCACTGGAGGTAGTAGTGGTTCTTCTGGAACTTCGGGAACATCAGGTAGTAGTGGTACATCAGGAACATCAGGTAGTGGTGGTACATCAGGTGTAAATGGAACTTCTGGTAGTGGTGGTACATCAGGTGTAAATGGAACTTCTGGTAGTGGTGGAACATCAGGTACAAGTGGTTCAGGCGGCTCTTCAGGTTCTAGTGGAACATCAGGTTCATCTGGCACTTCGGGTAGTGGTGGTAGTTCAGGTACGTCAGGTGTTAATGGTACAAGTGGTGTTAATGGTACAAGTGGTGTTAATGGTACATCAGGAACTTCAGGTAGTGGTGGTTCTTCAGGTACAAGTGGTTCAGGCGGTACCTCTGGAGTTAATGGTACATCTGGAAGTGGAGGCACAAGTGGTACTTCAGGTATAAATGGTGCATCAGGTATAAATGGTACTTCAGGCACATCAGGTAGCGGTGGTACGTCAGGTATAAATGGAACAAACGGAACAGGTGGTACGTCTGGGACTTCAGGTAGCGGTGGTACTAGTGGTTTAGGGGGTAGTTCGGGTACTTCAGGCAGTGGTGGTACATCAGGTATAGATGGGACATCAGGTACTTCAGGTAGTGGAGGAACTTCAGGCACAAGTGGTTCTTCTGGAACATCAGGTATAGATGGAACAAGCGGTTCTTCTGGAACAAGCGGCTCTTCAGGAACGAGTGGTGTTGATGGAACTTCAGGTAGTTCGGGGACAAGTGGGTCTTCGGGAACATCAGGTATAGATGGTTCTTCAGGAACTTCTGGAGTTGATGGTTCTTCAGGAACTTCTGGAACATCAGGTATAAATGGAACAAACGGAACAGGCGGTACATCAGGTTCTTCGGGTAGTGGTGGTTCTTCAGGTACATCAGGAATAGATGGTACAAGTGGTACTGGTGGAACATCAGGTACTTCAGGTAGTGGAGGTACATCGGGAATAGACGGGACAAACGGGACTGGTGGCACATCAGGTTCATCAGGAACTAGTGGTGTTAACGGGACTTCGGGTACAAGTGGTTCAAGTGGTACATCAGGAACTTCAGGTACAAGTGGTAGTTCAGGAAATAATGGAACTAGTGGTACGGGTGGTTCTTCAGGAACATCAGGTGTTAATGGGACAAATGGTACTGGTGGTAGTAGTGGAACTTCAGGAATAGATGGTACAAGTGGTATAGACGGTACTAGTGGTTCATCGGGTATTGATGGAACAAATGGAACGGGGGGTTCTTCAGGAACTTCAGGTATAGATGGTACCAACGGAACTGGTGGTAGTTCGGGTATTGATGGAACAAACGGGACTGATGGGACATCGGGGACTTCGGGAAGTGGTGGTACATCAGGTGTTAATGGAACTAATGGAACAGGTGGTTCGTCTGGTAGTAGTGGTGCAAGTGGTACATCAGGAACATCAGCAATAGACGGTACGAATGGAACTAGTGGTACATCAGGAACATCAGGAAGTAGTGGTTCTTCGGGTATTGATGGGACTTCGGGTATTGATGGAACTTCAGGAAGTAGCGGTACATCAGGAATAGATGGGACTAGTGGTGTTAACGGAACTTCAGGTACAAGTGGTAGTTCAGGAATTGATGGAACAAATGGGTTAAATGGTACTTCAGGAATAGATGGAACAAATGGAACAGGCGGTACATCAGGTATTGACGGAACAAACGGAACAGGCGGTACATCAGGCATAGATGGTACAAATGGAACTGGTGGTACATCAGGTACAAGTGGTTCAGACGGCTCTTCAGGTTCTTCGGGAACATCAGGTATAGATGGAACTTCTGGTTCTTCAGGAACAAGCGGTTCTTCAGGAACGAGTGGTGTTGATGGTTCTTCTGGAACTTCTGGAGTTGATGGAACAAACGGAACAGGCGGTACATCAGGTTCTTCGGGTAGTGGTGGTTCTTCAGGTACATCAGGAATAGATGGCGCAAACGGAACTGGTGGTACATCAGGTATAAATGGAACATCTGGTAGCGGGGGTACTAGTGGAACTTCGGGTATTGATGGAACTTCGGGAAGTGGTGGTACATCAGGAATTAATGGTACATCAGGAATTAATGGTACATCAGGAACATCAGGAAGTGGAGGCACATCTGGTGTAAATGGAACTTCGGGCACTTCAGGTGTTGATGGTACTTCGGGAATAGATGGAACTTCTGGTAGTGGTGGAACATCAGGTTCTAGTGGAACATCAGGTTCTAGTGGAACATCAGGTTCATCTGGCACTTCGGGTAGTGGTGGTACAAGTGGAACAAGTGGTTCAAGTGGTACATCAGGAAGTGGTGGAACTTCAGGGGTAAATGGTACAAGTGGGACTTCTGGCAGTGGAGGTTCGTCTGGAACAAGTGGTTCAGGAGGTACATCAGGCACTTCTGGAAGTGGGGGGACTTCAGGTACTTCTGGCTCTGGAGGTACATCTGGTGTTAATGGAACGTCAGGAAGTGGGGGTACTTCAGGAACATCTGGCTCTGGTGGTACATCAGGCACATCTGGTAGTAGTGGTGTAAATGGAACTTCTGGAGTTAACGGAACTTCTGGAACATCTGGAACAAGTGGCTCTGGTGGTACAAGCGGAGTTAATGGTACTTCGGGGGTTAATGGTACATCTGGTGTTAATGGTACGTCAGGAACATCGGGTAGTGGTGGTACTTCTGGGACTAGAGGAACAAGCGGCTCTGGCGGAACATCTGGAATCAACGGTACATCTGGTGTTAACGGAACTTCTGGTTCTGGCGGTACTTCAGGAACTTCAGGAAATAGTGGTACTTCAGGTAGTGGAGGGACATCGGGTGTTAATGGTACTTCAGGTAGCGGTGGTACGTCAGGTATAGATGGAACAAACGGAACAGGTGGTACGTCTGGGACTTCAGGTAGCGGTGGTACTAGTGGTGTAGGGGGTAGTTCGGGTAGTAGTGGTACATCAGGTACTTCGGGTACTTCAGGCAGTGGTGGTTCTTCAGGTATAGATGGGACATCAGGCACTTCAGGAAGTGGGGGAACTTCTGGAACAGGGGGTTCTGGCGGTACATCAGGTATAAATGGTACTTCAGGCACATCAGGTAGCGGAGGTACGTCTGGAATAGATGGTACATCTGGTACATCAGGTACTAGTGGTTCAGGTGGAACATCTGGAACAAGTGGTTCAGGAGGTACTTCAGGAACTTCAGGTAGTGGTGGGACATCAGGAATAGATGGCACAAATGGAATTGGTGGTACTTCGGGAACTTCAGGTTCTTCGGGTAGTGGTGGTTCTTCAGGTACATCAGGTATTGATGGTATAAGTGGGACTAGTGGTTCATCAGGAAGCGGGGGTACATCTGGTAGTGGAGGTACATCTGGCGTAAATGGAACTTCAGGTACATCAGGTAGTGGTGGTACATCAGGTACAAGTGGTTCAGGAGGCTCTTCAGGTTCTTCAGGGACTTCGGGAAGTGGAGGTACAAGTGGAACTAGTGGAACATCAGGAAGTGGTGGTACCTCAGGTAGTTCTGGGACTAGTGGTAGTTCTGGAACTAGTGGTATAAACGGAACTTCAGGTACATCAGGCATAAATGGTACATCGGGTACTTCTGGTAGTGGTGGTACCTCTGGTGTTAATGGTACGAGTGGTATAAACGGAACTTCAGGTGTTAATGGTACATCAGGAATATCGGGAATTAATGGTACATCAGGCTCTTCAGGAACTTCTGGTAGTGGTGGAACATCAGGAACATCAGGTAGTGGTGGAACTTCAGGAGTTGATGGAACTTCGGGTATAAATGGTACAAATGGAACAGGTGGCACTTCAGGTATTGATGGTACAAATGGAACAGGTGGTTCAGGTGGAACATCTGGTGTTAATGGTACGTCTGGAACGAGTGGTTCTTCTGGGACCTCTGGCTCTTCAGGAGCAAGCGGTTCTTCTGGAACATCGGGTGTTGATGGAACAAGTGGCTCTTCAGGAACAAGTGGCTCTTCAGGAACGAGTGGTGTTGATGGAACCTCTGGCTCTTCAGGAGCAAGCGGTTCTTCTGGAACATCGGGTGTTGATGGGACGAGCGGTTCATCGGGAACTTCAGGCTTTTTATCACCAGGTTTAGTAGCAGGTAATACACCATTTTGGAATGGTTCTTCTTGGGTCTTGAACTCATCAAATATATTTAATAACGGTACTAATGTTGGTATTGGGACAACAAGTCCAGATGCAAAGCTAGATGTTCACGGAGATGTAGAAATTAGTGGTACAACATCAGGGGCTACTTTGTTTAATGTTGTTGGTTCATCAGGTCAATTATTCTCAGTTGATGACAATTTAATAGGAGATATATTCTCAGTTAATGACATATCTGGTATCCCTATTTTAACAGTTAATTCTGATGATAGAGTTCAAATTGATGGTTCACTATTGATGAATACGTCAATTAATATTGGGTTAGTGGCTGGAACAAATGTGTGTACCACTTTTGATTCTACGTTAGGTCAAGCTGCTTATTTTGATTATTATGTAATGAGCGGAACTACACTTCGAGCAGGTACTGTTATAGCTGTTTGGGATGGTACAAATGTTGAGTTCACAGATACTTCTACTGCGGATTTAGGCAGTTCTACATCTAATGTTTCATTTAGTGTTGATATTTCTTCAGGTGATGTTAGGTTACTAGGAGATATTGTCGCAGGTGGAGGTACTTGGACAATTAAAACAGGCGTTAGAATTATTTAATTATGGGATTTTATAGAGGGCCAAAAATAATTACAGATGATTTAGCACTATATTTAGATGCAGCAAATCCAAAATCCTACCCAGGAAGTGGAACTGTGTGGTTCGATTTAACAGACTATAATAATAATGGAGTTCTTACAAATGGACCTACTTTAGATTCGGAATCAAAAGGTGTTATTTCGTTTGATGGTGTAGATGACTATGTTACTTTAGGAAATCCAGACTCTTTAAATATAACAGCTGGTATTACATTATCGACATGGGTAAATATTCCACTTTATAATCGTGGTGTATTTTCAGATATAATAACAAAGGGTGTTAGTTTTGGTGGGTCAAATGCTTCTTATTTTATTAGTATAACATATGAAGGTAGAATTTTTTTGGAAATCGTAAATGATTCTAATGTTAGACGACAAATAGTAGTGTCCGCTGCTGTTGCTGCTACATATGATGGTTTATGGACAAATTTTACAGGAACATACGATGGTGGTAGGTTAACACTATATATTAATGGTGTATTATTTAGCACAACTCTTTTTGCTTCATCTCCAATACGTGTTAGAACAGGGAATGTTACAATAGGTGGTACTAGGTATTTAGATGGCAAAGTGTCTAATGCAATGATATATGAAAGAGCATTGACTGCTGAAGAAGTTCTACAAAATTATAACACAACAAAATCAAGATTTGGATTATGATAACAGGACCAGATAACATAAAAAATGGGCTAGTATTTTATTTTGATGCCGCTAATACAAAATCTATTAAATTTAGAGACCGAATATATAATTATACTATATGGGAGAATGGTCAAACTGGTGGTATAGGCTCATTTGGGGCTTTTAGCACCCGAAATAGGCGTTTAATTTCAGATGACCCTTGGGGTAATCAGGTCGTTGTATGGGAGTCTTATAATGTGGCAGGCTCTACGAAAGGTGGAGGTATATATATGACACCAATATCTATTGATAATACAAAAATGTACAGAATGAGCTGGTGGGAACGTAGAGTAAGTAATGGTGATGCAACTTTTGCTAGATATTATGCTGGGTTAAATGGATATGGTTCTACTAATGGAGTTTTGAACAGAGATACTGGAAATAATGAAACAAATCCATATTTTACGTTTTCTAGTGCTGTACCAACTAGTTCACAGCTACCGCTTAATGAGTGGGTTTTAGTAGTAGGTCATGTATGGCCAGAAGGTAGTGGCACTGGAAGTAATCATGTTGATAGTGGATTATATACGATAAACAGCGGTAAAATATCAAATATTTCAAGGGCTGATTATGTATGGAGAGCTGAAACAACTACAGCTAGAAGTAGAACTCTAGCTGTTTACCAACCTAATGCTACTGTGACAGATATGGTAATACATCATTCTGTATATCCCAGATTAGATATAGTAGATGGTAGTGAACCTAGTCTTGATGATTTATTAAATAATAGAACTGACATTTCCTTCGATTTGTCTAATAATGGAAATAACGGAAATTTTATAAATGGCCCCACTTTTGAATTAGAAAATAAAGGTAGTTTAAAATTTGATGGTGCAAATGATTCTATTCGAATACCATTTGATGCAAGTTCCATGGACTTTTCTAGCGCTCAGACAATCTGTATGTGGTTAAAACCAGGAACTGGAGCAAATAGTTTGAGAAGAAACCCTTATAATCAAGCCTATGGAGGAAGTGGTACTTTAACACACGAAACTAATGGAACTATAAATTATTATTTTGGGACAAATGGAGGTAATAGTACACCATATGTGGGTAGAGGTTCTACATTTACAGTTGGCATAGATGAGTTGGCGTTTATATCAGTGACAAGAGACCAGTCTACAAATGCATGTAAATGGTATAAAAATGGACAGCTAATTAGCACTCAAAATGCTGGAGGGTATGTTTCTACAGCAAATGGCTCTTCAGATATTATAATAGGAGACGGATATACTAATCCTTTTATAGGAGATATTTTTTCCTGCCAAGTTTATAACACAGCGTTGACTGATGAAGAAATACTTAAAAACTATAACGCAACAAAATCAAGATTTGGTTTATAAATTTATATAAAAATATAAAAAATGAATAATAGAAAATATATGATTTTTAATATGTCAGAGGTTGACAATATAGATTTTTCACAAGTAATGGAATATTCAGAAGAAACTTTAAGAAAATCTTTAGATAACACTAAAACGATAGTTAAGTGGATTGGAAGCACAATACCTACTTCAATAAATAGCTTAATAACAAAAGAAGGCCCATATACTTCAGAAGAAATATTAACTATACTCGAAACAAGTGAGTGGTCTGAGCAGGATTTAAACAATATTTAATATGGGAAGCTACGGAGGACCAATAGCATTGACTAATGATTTAGTGTTGCATTTAGACGCAGCAAATCCAAAATCCTACCCAGGCAGTGGCACAAGTTGGAAAGATTTAAGTAAAAATGGAAATAGTGGCACATTAACTAATGGCCCAGCATTTGATAATGGTAATTATGGTAGTATTACATTTGATAATGTAGATGACCATATAAGTGTACCTATTAGTAATGATTTAATATTAAACTTAGGTGGAACAATTGAAGCTTGGGTTAAATTAGATAGTTTAGGTGGTTCATATGATAATACTATTGTAATGAAAGGTGATGGGGCATCATGGAATAATTTACATTATGTGTTATTTGAATTAAGTGGCTCTGATTCAATTATGTTATCTACATCAAATGGAACAAATGCCACACAAAATGATGGAGTAAAAACTTCAAATTTATCTATTAATACATGGTACCATATAGTCGCTAATTGGCAAGGAACGGATTTTAATAGAATTTACTTAAATGGTGAGTTATCTGAAGAAAAAACAACAGGTATTTACCAACCAAGTGACACGATTTCTTCTTGTTTTTTTCAAATTGGAAGAACATATCCTAATAGTTATTATTTTGATGGAAACATTGCCATAATTAAAATATATAACCGAGCCATTTCCTCAGCAGAAGTTCTACAAAATTATAACGCAACAAAATCTCGTTTCGGATTATAACTTTTTCTTTTTGCTTCATATTTATATATAACAATTACTTTGGACAGTGAAAAAGTGATTAATCTATTATTGTGGTGAGTAAAATATCACCAAATAGACACTTATATGTCCATATTTTAAAAAGTGTCTAAGAATGGCTAGTGAATTTGTTGCAAGGAAGGGTTTAATAATAATGGATGTATCTGCTGGTGTGTCTGAAACAGATATATTAGTTAAAGATGCAGATGGTTTAGTTAAAGTAAGGTCTAGTATATCTTTGGGTGGCACATCTGGGACTTCTGGTGTAAATGGTACAAACGGAACTAGTGGTACATCAGGTATTAATGGTACTTCGGGAGTATCTGGGACTAGTGGAACTTCTGGGGTTAATGGAATTTCAGGAACATCGGGTAGTGGAGGGACTAGTGGTTTTTTATCTTCAGGTTCATTAGCTGGTAACACTACTTATTGGAATGGTTCGACTTGGGTATTAAATTCATCGAATATATTTAATAATGGTGGGAATGTTGGTTTAGGTACAACATCCCCTGCTAGTAAATTAAGTGTTAATGGTTCTGTTAGTATAGGTTCTAACTTCATCAATACCGCCGCACCAAGTAATGGGTTATTAGTAGATGGGGGAGTAGGAATTGGGAATGGTATAACTAGTAATCCTGATTATGGTGATTATCAGTTACACGTATTAAAAAATGCTAAATTTGATTTAAATGAATTGGACAATGCTTTTGTATTAAATGATGTACCTGATGGTGGGGAAGTATTTAATGTTAATGTAGATAGTAAGACTATTTTATTTGATAAAGATGAAATTGACTATAACGTTGGTATCGGTTTAACATCACCAGATACGAAATTAGATGTAAATGGTGATGTTACTATTACTGATAAAATTATACATAAAGGTGATACAGATACTTTCATCAGTTTCCCAAATGATGATGAAATATCAATTATAGCTGGGAACCAAAACCAAATATTTATTGATGTAAATACAGTTTCTAGGGGTAGAACTACTGTTAGAAATGACTTTCACGCTGGAGATGTGCCGTTACAGAATTCCCAATATACTATGTGGGAAGGTGTGTCTTCGGTCATCAATATAGGAGACTCATTCTCAACGTCAGCAGTGGTAGTAAGTGGAACCATACTTAATAATCAAATAAACGGACTTAGTGGTGTAGGCCGTGGTATGTTGGTTTCTTTAGATTCCTCAGGACAATGGCAGCCTGCTAACGCAAGCACAAATTCATCATTAAGTTTATTAGGTATAAGTTTAAATGGTGCTGAAGCAGAGGGTGACCTAGATGTATTAATTGAAGGTATTATAACATTAGTTGGTTTCCACACAGACTTAGCAAATGTAACACCAGGTGCTCCATTATATGTTTGGACAACTAATGGGTTTGTATCTGAATCAGCACCATCAAGTAACGCAGTGGTTAGGATTATCGGTCATAATATAACTGGTGGTGTTCAGGGTAGGAGTACTTGGGTAACGATTAGGTTTAACCCTGATAATATATGGGTGGTTGTATAAAATATTAATTATGGGTATACAAAATATTAGTGGTGTTGACTTTAGTTTAATAACTGGTATAAGTGGTGTTAACATAGGTAGGTTAAGTTTTATTTCTGATGTTAGAATACCACCTAGAATTGTATGTGTTGATTTAAGATTAAGGTATGACCAATCTATAGATAGAGTTTGTAGTGCCAATGAGAGTGTGTATTATCTTGACGAGTCCACATCATCAAATCAGTCAATGGGTACCTTATATTCAACTTGTAGTGATAGATTGGCTAATATTGGGTTTTATTCAAATGGTACGGACATATATGAGTGGGATGGTGTTTCATTTATAACAATAGATAGGTGTAGAAGATAATGACAAAAGATAAAGAGTTAATTTTTCAAGAAGATAGGATTGTTGTAAAAGATAATCCTAATATTTTTGTTATGATGGATTGGGAACGTGAGTTAATGAAGGCTCACGTTGATTTACTACCAAATGGTGATATATTAGAAATTGGTTTTGGTATGGGTATATCTACTAACTATATTCAAGAAAAGGGTGTTAAAAGTCATACTATTTGTGAGGTTAACCCTCAGATACTCGAAATTGCTAAAGAATGGGCTAAAGATAAACCTAATGTTATTATAGTAGAAGGTGATTGGATTGAAACTTTACCTAAACTAAACAAAACATTTGATGGTATTTTTTATGATGCTGATTGTTATAATATGATGTTATTTAGAACATTAATAGTTGATAGATATTTAAGAGAAAGTGGTGTCTTCACGTATTTTGACCCAAAAGGAGGTGATAGATATGGTTATGGTGATTCATTAATTTTAGATTCAGTAAAAATAACAACTGAAATACCGAAAAACCAATATCATAATGACCAACATTGTTTTTGTCCTTATGTGATTAATTTTTAGTTAATAATTTACTTATAGATGATATAACCATATTTGATGTTATAGATTTTGTACATTCAAATTGTCTTTCAGTCCCTTTATTAAATGGACACCAATTCCAGTCTCCAGCATCTAATCTATGTGAATTAAAACAACCAGTACAAACATTTTTGTTAATAACTCTATATGTATTTTTTTGAGTTTCGGTGTATTCCTCACTAAAACCAGATATTAAAACAATAGGTAGACCAACAGACCATGCCAACCAAGACAAACCAGAACCTATACCAATAAAAAACTCACAAGTTTGCATATCATAAATAACATCTTGTAGTGAACTTTTCGGGAATTGTTGAATACCTTTCGGGTGAGTATTACTCATATATCCATCACCCTCAACAGAATATAACATTATCTCATAATCAAGACTTTTTAGGTAATCAACAACTTCTTGCCATCCTTTTTCATTATTCCAGTATTTTGACTGAGCAGTACCATGAATAGCGATACCCACTTTTTTAAGACTAACCACGACTTCAGTTAATTTTAGTTTAGGTCTAATTTCAATATAATCTAAACCTAATATATCGGTAGCTGTTTTTTGTAGGGGTTGTGTTCTAAAATTGTTCGGTGTTCTAAAATAATCAATATCACCATCATCATTATAAAACCACCCTAATTCATACATAGCATATAAATTATCAACAACCTCACCAGGTTTTACAAACTCTATGTTTGGGTATTGTTCAGAAAATAACTCATTTAAGAAAGTCGAAACAATTAATTCACAATTGTGTTTTTTTCTAAATTCCTCAAGATAAGGAACCCAAGCTAATGTATCACCTAAAGATTTCGAGCCAAAACTGATATAAACCCTTTTATTGTGTAAATTAAGTTCCTTTTCAAAAATTTTTAACCCATCACTATTAAAAACAACAACTCTCCAATCGGTATAGTATTTTCTATTAACCTTGGTCCACATATTATTTTTTAAAGTTGTTTGGTGTATTATTTCTTCACCATCATAAAATATAACATCATAATTATCATCAACATCACCTGTTATCTCCAAAAACGGATTACCAACAAAATGTAGGTTAATATTAATTTGTTTGGTGACTTCTTTATGTGATATTTTAGTTTTTTCTATTTCTGAAATAATCGTATCCTTAAATTCTTGTGAGTTCATATTTTAATATTTTTTTTCTATTTTATCTATTAGTGAATAACCATCTAATTGTTTGCTATACATTTTTTTTGTCATCAATCTAGTTTTTCTATCATGACAAAAAATATGATTAAACCATATGTCAGCGGAATCCCACGGGTTATTTTCAAATTTATCAACATACCAATTTTTGTATTTGTTTGGTATCATGTAACAATGTGCTAATGATTGGTGCCAACATTCGTCAAACAAATCATTATAAGGTTTAAGTTCAGATTGTAATGGGAACGAACCAAATGACACAAAATAAACATCATTTTTAATACACTCAAATATTGCTTTATGAACCACATCAACAAATGTTTTTAAATCTTCGAAAATATAAGCATCTTCTTCTAATATAATTGTATAATCATATTTTTCAGACATACTATATATTGCTTGTTTATGTGCTAAATAACAACCGTAATGTCCTTTATTTACATTTGTATTACTTAGATTTCTGTAGTTATCTAAATTTAATTCACCATCATATAATTCATTTTCGATATATGTAATATCTATATTATATCTAGATAGTTCTTTAATGTTTGCAATAGAAACTTGAGCTCTTTTCTGTTTGGGTAGTGTTGACATGTGAATAATCTGTATTTTAGGAATTTTGTAATACCAATGTAAATTGTCAGAGGTTTTCATGTCTGCCCCAACAAAAAACTCATCAACCGCCATTCTAACACCTTGAAACGCTTTATAATCATCACCTGATATAATCCCACCAGGTTTTACTTTATAGAAGTAATCTTGAATGTCTTGTTTAGTACCTTCATAGCTATGGTCACCATCAATCATTAAATAATCTATAGAACCATTAGTAAATAACTTAGAGGCCTCGTGTGAACTTTCTTTAATTATAGTTATGTTGGGGTTATTTACGTTGTAATAAAAGTCTTGATAAATACTTTCGTCACCTACTATTTCTTTATGTAGTTCTTCATTTTGTGTTCCTTTAAAAGTATCAATAACAATTAAATCAACTTTTTTATTATGTTCATTTAGTTTATCAGAAAGATATTTTGTTGATTTACCAAACCAACTACCTATTTCAACGATGGTGTCACCATTCTTAGATAATTTACCAAATTTATCATATAACCATTCATAAGAAAACCAACCTTCAATATCTTTATATGTTTTTTCTTTATTTAAAAAAATATTTTTAATTATAAAAACATCTTCATTAACTTTGTTTGTTAAAAATCTGATGTTAGTAACATTATCATATTGACCACAATAAGTATCTAAATTAGACATTAGTATAGGTAATTCCTCGTAACATAAAGCTTCTTTAACTACCAAAGGATTTAATTCAAATTTAGATGGGAATAAAAATAAATCACAAGCTTGTATGTATTCGTCAACATTTTCTTTTTCTCCATGTAATACACAATTATCAGGTAGATTATCTAGTAATGGTTGCCAATAATCTGAAAAATTAGGTGCTGTATTACCAACAAAATGAAAAATAATTTTTTCATCTTTTAATTTTTTAGCTAACTCAATAGCGTATAACTGATTTTTACCTGAAGTGAAAAGACCCACACATAAAACATGTTTATATTTTTTATCAAAACTTAATAAATCTTTAAAAAAAGCTGTTCTTTTTACTTTCGTATCAACTGGATATTGTAATATAGATATTTCTACATTAAATTTTTTATATTGTTTTTCCGACCAATTAGATACAAATATAAATTTATCAGGTAAAAAACTTTTTTTATTACTTAAATCTTCTGATGTATGTGTTGTTTCTAAAATTTTCCAAATTCTATCTTTATTATATATAAACTCACACTCTTCCTTTTTAATAAAAGTTTCAGCAATTTCCTCAACCCATATTATATCAGGAATTATGTTAATTATAGTATTACATAAATCTAAATTATTCTCACCTATTGAAAAAAATTTATCACCTATTATTTTTTTAATTAAGTTTCTTTGGACTACGTAATGTGGTGATAAATAATTGTATTCAACACAATATATATCATACTTATATTTAAGTAACTCTATTTTTTTAAGAACATATTGGGGTTGACCACCTGTAGATAGGTGTGGTGTTATTATTAACAATTTTTCCATATACACAAATATATGATATAATTTTTAGATTTTCAATTTATTCACCATATAAATCTTTTGGTTTTATGCAAGTGTCTTTAATTATTTTTTCTACAAATGAAAACATTTTAAGACCATTTTGTTCACAATAATCCTTAAGTATTTTATGTGTGTTTGGGGTTATTTTTAAATTTTTTGTACGTTTCATAAGAGTTTTAATAATAAATATGATAAAAGTAAGACATTTGTCATACTAATTTTTGTTGTTAAACAACAAAAAAATGTTTTTGATATTTTACCACATATTTATTAATAAAATAACCAAAGATAATAATTAATTTAAATAAGTAAATAATGGCAGGTAAAGTATTCGTTAGTCCAGGTTTCTATAGTTCTGAAAGAGACTTAACATTTGTAACTCGACAAGTTGGTGTTACAACACTAGGTTTGGTTGGTGAGACAACACAAGGTCCAGCATTCCAACCGATATTCGTATCAGATTACGATGAGTTTAAATCGTTTTTTGGTGGTCAAAATGCGAGTAAAATAAAAGATACTGGGGCACCAAAGTATGAGTTGCCTTATATCGCTAAATCGTATTTGAGTAAGTCAAACCAAATGTTTGTTACTAGAATTTTGGGGTTGTCTGGTTACGATGCTGGTAAAGCTTGGGGGATAACTCTTAATGCTGCTTTAGACCCTGACACGTTAGGGGTGTCAACACCAGTAACACCATATTCACCATTAATTCAGTTTGAAGCTAACGCTGATGGTGAAATAGTTAGTTTAACTTCTTCTGATTCATTACTACAAGATTTGTGGAATAATGGTGTTATTGGGTTAGACTTTTTAGCTACACAATCACTTGGTCCATTGAATAATATTAATTTAACAATACAGAAAACTGGGACGGTATTCGAAGGTGTTGAGGTAACAAACTTTGAAATGTTATCAATAACTAGTGATGCTAATGGTACTACTGGTGTGACATCTGGTGTTACTATACAATATTCTGGTTCTGGTTATGCCGATGTTGAAGGTAAATTAATGGCACTATTAAGGTCTAGGGGTAGATATGATGGTTCTGAAAACCTCGTATATGATATAGTAGATATTAATGATGTTAATTTCGGTGTAACACCAAATACTGCTGAAAATGACCCAAGAGGAGACTTTTCGTTGGTTGGTACTTCAGTATTTTCTGGTCCTTTTGAATATGATTTATCTTTTGATAGAACTAAGAAAAATTATATAACTAGAGTTTTAGGTAGGTCTGCACAAGATAGTAACACATCTTTATTTGTTGAAGAAATTTATGATGCAATGTTTGATGATTTTTTAAGTGATAATAAAATACTGGGTATAAATATTAATACAACTAATGGTTTAGTTAAATACCCTGAAGCATTTACTAATTATTATAAAGAGTATCAACCAGCGGTAACACCATGGGTTGTTTCTGAATTACGTGGTACAAACTTATTGAGATTGTTTAGATTTTGGACAATATCAGATGGTGATTCTGCTAATACACAATTTAAAGTTTCAATAAGAAATATACTACCAGACACAAGACAATTTGATGTAGAAATTAGAGCTTATAATGATACTGATGCTAGACCAGTTATTCTTGAAAGATTTAGTAGATGTTCAATGGACCCGAATGATAATGGTTATATAGCTAAAAGAATTGGTACTATTGATGGTGAATTTGTCTCTAGGTCTAGTTATATATTAGTTGAATTAGAAGAGGAGTCTGATACTTCAGATGCGTTCCCAGCTGGATTTGTTGGATATCCAATTAGAGATTATAAATTAGATAATAACAATAGTGTTGAAGCTCCTATAGTTGAGTACAAAAAAATATATAGTCCTTTTGAAAATAAAAGAAAAACTTATTTAGGACTAACTAATAGTCTTGGTATTGATGTGGATTTATTTAAATATAAAGGCGTACCCAACTCGTCAACTTTAAATATTTGGACTGGTTTAACAAAAGGATTTCATATGGATATTGATGCAAATAATGCTACAATTGATAATGTATCAATCGTTATTAACAATAATGGTGACACATATAGTCCAACATTTGAATTTGAAACAGGTAATGCTGAATTTAGAAATGAATTTGATTTACAAGGTACTGATTATGAAAAAGTGTTTGCTAGGAAATTCACAATGGTCACATATGGTGGATTTGATGGTTGGGACATATATAGGACTAGAAGAACCAATACTGATAGATATAGATTGAGTGGTATTGGTGGGCAAAATGGTTTGAATTCAGGGGTGTTCCAAAACAGAGCGTTACCTAATGGTGATAATGGGATAAACTCGGATTACTATGCTTATCTTGAAGGTATATGGACGTTTAAAAATCCAGAAGAAACTAATATTAACGTATTTGCAACACCAGGTATTGATACATTTGATAATACAAACTTGGTTGAGGAAAGTATCGAAATGATTGAACAAGATAGAGCTGACTCGATTTATATTGTAACAACACCTGATGTTGATGCGTCTGGGGATGTCTTATTGCCAGAGGATGTTGTTAATCAATTGGATTTTGAATTTGATAGTAACTACACTGCGACTTACTGGCCTTGGATTCAAATAAATGATGTTGAAAACAATGTGTTTATTTATGTACCACCAACAAGGGATGTTGTTAGAAACATAGCATTAACTGATAATATATCATTCCCTTGGTTTGCTGTTGCTGGTGTACAAAGAGGTGATGTTGATGCAATAAAAGCTAGAGTTAAACTAACATTAGCTGATAGAGATGTTCTTTATGATAATAGGGTAAACCCTATTGCAACATTTGCTTCTGAAGGTATTAAGATTTGGGGTAATAAAACAATGCAAGTTAAAGAAACCGCACTTAATAGAATTAACGTTAGAAGATTGTTACTACAAACAAGAAAACTAATATCAGCAGTTTCAATAAGATTGTTATTCGAACAAAACGATGATATTGTTAGGAATCAGTTCTTGAGTTTAGTTAACCCAATATTGGATAACATTAGAAGTGAGAGAGGTTTAACAGACTTTAGAGTTGTTCTGGATAATGACCCAGAATCGATAGATAGAAATGAGTTATGTGGTAGAATATTTTTAAAACCAACACGTTCACTTGAATTTATATGTGTTGAATTTAATATCGTACCTACTGGAGCATCTTTTGATGACATTTAATAATAAAAAAAAATAAATAACAGATATTTATTTATAAAAGATAATAATTTAAAAGTAAAAAAAAATAAACATGGCAGACTTACTAATGAAAATGCCCCAACCCTATGAACCCAAAAAGAAAAATAGGTGGCTATTAAGATTTCCAGCTGATTTGGGTATTCAAGAATGGTGGTTGGCATCGGCAGCTAGACCTTCTATAACACAAAATGAGGTTGAAATACCTTTCCTAAATACATCAACTTGGGTTATCGGTAGATTTACTTGGGAATCTATAAGTGTTACTTTTAGAGACCCAATTGGACCATCAGCTGCTCAGGCTATTATGGAATGGGTTCGTTTACAATCTGAATCAATAACAGGTAGACAAGGTTATGCTGCTGGTTATAAAAAAGATATTGAGTTAGAGATGCTTGACCCTACTGGTGTAGTTATAGAGAAGTGGCAATTACAAGGTACAATGTTAACCAATGTTAACTTTGGTGATTTATCTATGGATGATGATGGAATTGCAGACATAACAGCAGATTTAAGGTTTGATAGAGCAATATTACTATTCTAGTTTATTGATTATCAACTACTTAAATATAAAATTAATAAAAGACCTATTCTGATAGGTCTTTTTTTTGTTAAAAATAAGCTTAACCTTGTCTACGTAAATATTTATAATTATATTTGCAATATGGATTATAAAGAATTTTTTACATCAGACAATAAAAGCGGGGTTAAAACTAGAGAGTCCTTTATTTTAAAAAACTACCCAGATTTATATAATAAAATTATTAATCATGTACAATCATTATGGTATGTAGACTTACCTTTTAAAGAAAAAGTTTGGTATTTTATTAATAATATTAATGAACAAATTACTTGTGGTCATTGTGGTGCTTTGGTTAAGTTTAAAGGAAACCTTAATAAGGGTTATGGTAAGTATTGTTCATTAAAATGTGCTAATGATAGTGGTGACCTAATCAAATTAGCTAAAGAATCAACTATTAATAAGTATGGTGTTGATAGTACCAACAAATTACAAAGTGTTAAGGATAAAAAAATAAAAACTTATGTAGAACGTTATGGTGTTGATAATCCTATGAAAAGTGATATCGTTAAAACCAAATATAAGAAATCGATTATTGATAATATTGGTGTTGATAATCCTATGAAAAGTGATATCGTTAAAACCAAATATAAGAAATCGATTATTGATAACTATGGTGTTAGTAATGTTTTTAAAAATGAAGATATTAAAAATCAAATAAAAAGTACTAATTTTAAAAATTTAGGTGTTGAATATCCGACCCAATCTAAATCAGTTAAGGATAAGATAAAAATTAAATCTCTAAACAAATTAAAAGATAGGTTTCCATTTATACAGGATGTTAATGGTGATATTTTAACATGTTTATGTAATAAATGTAATGAGTCGTTTGAGATAAGTAGAATATTATTAAATGAGAGATATAGGGAGGGTTATGAATTATGTTCAAATTGCAACCCTATTGGTGTTAAATCTATTAGTTTAGCTGAGAAAGAAATATTTGAGTTTGTTAATTCACTGGGTGTTAATGTTGTTGAAAATGACACTTCAGTGTTAGGTGGTAAGGAGTTAGATATTTACATACCATCACATAATTTAGCTATTGAATACAATGGTTTATATTGGCATTCTGAATTGTTTAAAGATAAAAAGTATCACTTATCTAAAACTGAAATATGTGAATCTAAAGAAATTAAACTTATACATATATTTGAGGATGAATGGTTACATAAAGAAGATATTGTTAAATCAAGGATTAAGAATATTTTAGGTTTAACAGAGAATAAGATATATGCGAGAAAGTGTGAGATAAGAAAAATTGATTCGAAAACGTCTAAATCATTTTTAGAAAATAATCACATTCAAGGTTTTTCTAAATCCAAAGTTAAATTAGGGTTGTATTATAATGGGGAGTTAGTTTCGTTAATGACGTTTGGTGTTGGTAGATTAATAATGGGTGGAAAAAGTGATGAGTGGGAATTGATTAGATTTTGTAATAAGTTAGACACATCTGTAGTTGGTGGTGCTTCTAAATTATTAAAATATTTTGTTAAAAATTACACCCCTAATAAAATTATAAGTTATGCTGATAGGAGATGGAGTCAAGGTGAGTTGTATGAATCTTTGGGTTTTAATTTTACACACAATAGTAAACCCAATTATTGGTATATTAATGGTGATATTAGAGAGTATCGATTTAAATATAGAAAAAGTAGGTTGGTTGACTTAGGTTTTGATTTTAATAAATCTGAAAAAGAAATCATGTTAGAATTAAAAAAATATAGAATATATGATTGTGGTAATAAAAAATATGAGTTTTTAACTAAACTCTAATATTTATAAGTAAAAGAAACTATGAGAAGATTTGACAAGAAAAATAAAATAGATAGGGCTAATATATTAGCTGAAAGACGTTATTTAATTAGTAAAGGGTTAATATCTGAGTCATTTCATGATTTAGATGGTACACCTATTGGTGTTGATAAAAATCATGAACCAATATCGGAAAAAGAAAACAGTGATAATCCTTGTTGGAAAACCCATAAGAAAGTGGGTATGAAAGAGAAAGGTAATCGAATGGTGAATGATTGTGTACCAATTAAAAACGAAAGTCACGTTGGTCCTACGGGTGGTATTAGTGATACTTTTACTGACCCGTCTGTTGATGATGATTCAACTTTAATTGTTAGAATTAAAGTATTGTCTGATGCTTTAAATCATTATGAAGGTGAAGATGATTCAGAGATGGTTAGAAAATTAAGAAGTGATATCCAAAGATTAGAATCTGAATTGGGTGGTAGAAAAGATTTAGATAGAGATTTTTACGGTAGAGGATTAAATGAAGATAAGGACAATGAAAAAGAAGATGCTTGGAAAAAGTTTCAAAAAGAAAAACACGTAACCTCAGATACCATTAAAGCAGCTGAAAAGGAATTTGAAAAAGAATGGGAGCGAAAAAATAAATAAAAACATTTTTATAAAACCACCAATAGGTGGTTTTTTTATTTACAAAAAAAATTAATTATCTATATTTATTATTAAATGTTTTATAAAAAAATAAAAAAATAAAAAGTATGGATAATAAACCTAAAGTATTCCCAACACCAGAACAAATTGCAATGGCTAATCAAACTGGTGATGAAATTGCTAAAAAACAAGAAGAAACAATAACATCTGGCCAAGTATCGGAAGGTGAAGCTGATGCTGCGGCTGAAATGGCTAGAAGAACAGCTGAACAATTAAGGTTGAGGGAGGAGCGATTAAAACAAATCGAATTAGAAAAAGAAAAATCAACTAATAATGTTGAGTCGTCTATGATGCAGGTTCCTGATAACACATATGCTCAACCAATTCAACAAGTTAATACTGTAGAAAATAAAGAAAATTACATTAATGAGGGTAACACAATAAAAAAACCTGATTTTACCGAAAAGGATATTGAATTATTGAGCCAACCTCAAATGAATCAACCTTATGATATTATTCCTTTACCTAGTGAAGGTAAATTATATCCAAATAAAAAGGGTAAAGTTAAGGTTGCGTTTTTAACAACAGCAGATGAAAATATTTTAACATCACCAAACTTATTAAATAGTGGTGATTTTCTTGAAATATTAATAAATAGAAAATTATTAGAACTAGGTCTTAGGTATAAAGATTTATTGCCTGGTGATAGAGATGCTATAATGATTTTCTTAAGGTCTACTGGTTATGGTGAGATGTACCCTGTTACTATACTAGATGAAAATAATAAACCATTTGATACTGAAATAGATTTATCACAATTAAAAATTAAAAAATTAAATGTTGAGCCTGATTCTGAAGGGTTGTTTTCATATCAATTACCGATAACGAAATCAATTGTTAAATTCAAACTATTAACTGTTGGTGAAGAAAGTGAGTTGGAGAAGATGGTTGAATTTATTGAACAAGAAAATAATTTAATAAATATGACCGCAACAATTACTTTGGAAAATCAAATTGTTGAAGTTGATGGTAACAAAGATAGGGATTATATTAAAAACTTCGTTGATAATCTAAGACTTATGGATGGTAAAAAATTAAGAGAATATACATCAAGTATTGAGTGTGGAGTTGATACAAAAGTTGACTTCAAGACCCCTGGAGGTGGGTCTGTGTCTCGATTTCTTCCGTTTACACTCAAGTTTTTTTGGCCTGACTTTGAATTATAAAACCAATTTACAAGAAGAGATATATCTATGTGTTAAACATATCGGATTTTCATACCAAGATGTGATGTCTATGACTGTTTACGAAAGGCGTAACTACTTAAATCTTCTATTAGATGAGGGGCGCAAAAAAGAAGAAAAAATGGAAGAAGAGATGGATAAGTTGAAAACTGGGGGTAAGGGAACCAGAAGTAGTAGAATATCTGGAGACCAGTTAAAAGCTAAGTTAAAATCTGGAGAAATACCCAACCAATAAAAGTTGGGTGTTTTTTTTTATATTAGATATTTATTAATAAGAATAATCACATTATGAAGCTAATTATAAAAGAAAGTCAGTACAATTTAATTGAATCTTTGGTTTTTGAAGAAAAATATCAAAACTTAGTTAAGGATATTGATAAAAATAAAAAAATAACAATTTTTGATAAAAATAACAATACATTATCATTCAATGTTATTTTTAATGATAATGGTCAATTGTATTTAAGGAGCTTAGATGATAACATTTATAAGAATGATATATTTTTTATAACTGTTACTGATTTAGTTAATGACAACTTATCATTTAAACGAGTTAATATCCCTAGTGAACTTAGAAGTGAAACTGATATTAATAAATTGTTATCTGGGGTTATAAAATCATCACCAGTTAAGGACTGGAAAAAATCAACTTTTAAAAATATTCAGAGAATGAAGATAGGGGGTGATGAGGTTGATATTGAAAAATCTGATGATGATACTGAATCACTAAAGTCTTATAAAAGAGTTGAAGATGTTAGTGAATTGGTTGGTGAATTTAATTCATTCAAAGAAGATGATTCTATAAAATTTGAAATTTTTGGTGGTGGTGAAATAATAATGAAAGTTATTAGTAAAGAATCTAATAATTTGTTGTTAAATTTGGTTAGTACATCTGGTAAGGGTGATAATTATAAAAAAGTATTTGTAGATTCTGATATTATATTTGATGTTTCTGATAAAAATATTTCACAACACATTTCATCGGACAGTGACGAAAATGTTGATTCTTATATTAATATAAGAGTTAGTAAAAGTTTAGGTGGTGAGACTCGTAAGGGTTCTGTTAAGTCTAAACCTATTGTTATAAAACATATTTCAGATTTTGAGTCGGTTGAAAAGAAAGGTGAAAAAAAACCAGAAGCTAAAAAGAAAAAACCTAAAGCTGAGGATATTGATGATATGACACCAGAAGATATCACTGATTTAGTTTTAAGTAATCCAACATTCAGAAATGCTTTTATGAGTAAACCTTCTTTTTGGGATGCTTTTTTAGGTAAAAAACCTAAAGGTATATTGGCAGCAAAGGCTATTTTAAGAAATGTTGCTGACACTTCTTTGCCTGAAGTAGGTAAAGAAAAAACTTTATCTGACACATTTAAACAAAATCAAATATACTTAATACAGTTAATTGATAAAGATTTTAATAAAGATGATGTCTCATTAACTATGTATGAAGATTATCGAGTTAAAGCTAATAAAAGAACTAAGATGAGTGGTGAACCTATTGTACTATTAAATGGTAAAAATGTAACTTTTAAAGTTAATAAACTTGTTGAAGGTTCAAGAAATACATATAGGGTTACCATTATAACTAAAACTAAAGATGGTAGTCAAAAAACAGAAAATAGAACTGCTAAAATAAAAGAAGGATTTTAATTAATTAAAAAATGGCTAAATATAGTTTTGATAAGGATAAATATAATGAGTGGAAAAAAGCTCAGCAAGAATCTTTTGAACTTCAACAAAAGATGAACTCCAGCGTAAAGGATTATCTTGAAGTTGTTCAAAAAATTAGTGAGTTAAAGAAAAATATTTCATTTATCGAGGGTAATATATCAAAACTAAAAAAAGAACAGAGTGATTTTGAAAAGGAAAAGAAAAAAAATGAACTAGAAATTGCTAAATTAAAAAAATCAGGGCTGACAACTTCGTCTAAAGAGATTAAAGAACTGATAAAGCAAAATAAAGAGATTAAAAAACAATTAATCGCTAGAGGTCAAAATGTTACATTATTAGAACATGAGTTAGATTTATTAGAAAAACAAACAAATGAATTATCACAACAAGCTAGTAGTGTTAGTAAACTTGGTCTTGGGTTGAAAAGTATGGTAGGTTCTTTAGCTAAAACACCTGGTTTAGTTAAAAAAGGTTTTGGTAAGTTAAAAGATTATGGTTTATTTGATATGGATAAAGAAATCAGAAATGCAACTAGAAGCATGGCTGGTGGTCAAAAAACATACGATAGAATATTTTCAACAATAAATAAAGCTTCTGATACTACAACCATGTGGGGTGTTGGTATTAAAGATTTAGCAATAATGCAACAAGGTTATACTGAAGCTATTGGTAGGTCTGTTGAGTTAACTGAGGATGGTTTTAAGGCAATGGCTGGGCTTGCCGAGGGTACTGGGTTAGGTAAGGAGTTTGCAGTTCAAATGGCTGCTGGTATGGATAAGTTTAATATATCAGCAGAAAGAAGTGCTAAAATTGTTGAGGATAATATGAATTTATCCGCTAAATTAGGTGTTAACGGTGCAGCAGCATTAAAGTCTTTACAACAAAACCTTAAGTTAGCACAAAGGTTTACATTTAAAGGTGGTGTTAAAGGTTTGTCTGAAATGTCAGTTAAAGCTACTAGGTTAAGGTTAGATATGGATGGTATCGCTGCTATGTCTGAGAAAGTGTTTAGACCAGAAGGTGCTATTGAAATGGCGGCTAACTTAGCGACAATGGGTGGTGAATTTGCTAAACTAGGTGACCCTATGCAATTAATGTTTAAAGCTAGAAATGATATGGGTGCTTTTGCTAGTGATATTGGTAAAGCAACCAAGGAGTTTATGACGTTTAATAAAGAAACTGGTGAGTTTAATGTTAAGGGTGGATTTGCTTTAGATAGAATGCGTGAAATATCAACAATGACTGGTATTAGTGTTGAGAAACTTCAAGAGATGGGTGAGGCTCAAGCTAGACTTGATGAAATTGGTAGAAGTACTGGTAGATTTTTTAATGAAGATGATTTGATGTTAATTAGTAAATTCGCTAAATTTGATGAAAATAGTAAAAAATGGGTTATTGACAGTGAAGAATTTAAAGGTGATATTAAAAATTTAGATAAAAGTAGATTAGAAGCTTTAAGAGAAGAACAACAAAGTTTAGAAGAAAGAGCTGAGGCTGCTAGAACTTTTGATGAAACAATAACTGATTTTATATTAACATTAAAACAACAATTATTACAATTCGCACCAGTATTAAAGGAAAATATCGGTAAACCAATACAAACACTAGTAAAGCAATGGGAGAAAGAAGGGTTTTTTGATACACTAAAAGAATTTGTTAAGGGTGCAGCTGAGTTAATTAGTGGTATTGGTAAATTTATTGTTAAAACAGCTATTTGGCTGGGTCCAACTGGAACCTTAGCCACAATATTAGGGGGTAAATTATTGTTTAATGTTGGTAAATGGTTAGCTAATGGTATGTTGCTTGGTAAAGGGTTTAATAGTGTTGCTATGGCTGGTGGGGCTGGTATGCCTGGTAGTAATTTTTCAAATATGAGTAGAGGACTTGGTGGTGGTAGAGGTAATTTTTCAGCAGGTCAATTAATGAGAAGTGGTGGTAAGAATATGATGAAGGGTAACTTTGCTAAGGGTGGTTCTAGGTTATTAAAAGGTGCTGGGAAGGGATTTGCACCATTAGCATTATTAGGTGCTGGTGTTGATTTGTTTTCAAATATGTCAGATGATAGTATGGGTGTCGGTGAGGGGTTGTTGAAAACATTGGACCAAAATAAAGGTATGGCTTTAGGTGCTGCTATAGGTAGTATTATACCAGGAGTAGGTACTCTAATTGGTGCAGGTATTGGTGGTATTGCTGATATGTTTATGGGGGAAATTGGTGAATATGGTACTGTTAGTAAGACCGACCCTTCAACGACATTAATGAATGATGGTATAGTTTTTCACCCGCAAGATAAATTTATGAAGGTTAATGATGCGACCATGATTGCTGGTACACAAGCTGGTGGTAATGCTAAACTAGCCGAAACATTATCTGGTAAGATGAATGGTGGTAATTCACAGGTAACACATAAGTTTGATGATGTTAATGTTAAAATTGAAATAGTTGTACCTGGAACATCTGAATTAGGGACTGAATTAGCTAAAGACCAAGCGTTTATTAGAAGAATTAATGAAGCAATTAGTGAGCAAATAACAATGGTAATTGGTGGTGGTAAACTTAGTCCTAACCCAAAACCAATATAATAATAAATGATAAATAATATGTTAAATTTTTGTTAAATTAAAGATTTTACTTGACGGTTTAACCAAAATAGTTGATTTTATATATAATATATAACTATAATAATATAATATAATATATAACTATAATAATATAATATATAACTATAATAATATATATAATTATTCTTATTTATTTTTATAAAAAAAATAGTAATATAGTATTTATATATAGATAAAATAAAGAATAAATATGTCTAACAGTATAAATACATTATCACCAGATTTTAGAGATTTTTTATTATTAAAAAATTTAGTAGCAGATTCTATAGTTGAAAATGGATTATCATCATTGTTGAATGGTGTAGGTTATTCAGCACCAGTTGAAACACAACCAATATCAGTTCAACAAGGCCCAGGTGTTTCTGGACCAGGTGAAATATTCCAACAAGATAATACAATTTTAAATAAATACCAAGGTGGTGTTAATGATTATAATCAGGTTAATATTATTTATAATAATTCATCAATAACTAATCAGACTGGTCCATATTCATTTTCACAAACAAATATTACAAATATTAGTAATGAATTTAGACCTGAAAATACTAAATTTAATTTATACATTGATGAAGACAAACAAACCTTAGTTAACTTAAATACAGTATCAATACCAGCTGTTGATAATTTTACTTCATATCTTGACGAAAACGGTAATTTAAATGTTGGTGGACCTAGTACACAAGCTTTAGATATACTTAGTGGTGCTTTAAATGGCCAAGGAGTGGGGTTTAACGTCACTGACGGTAGTTTTATTAGTAATGGCGATATAAGAGCTACATTAGGTGGTAGGATACTTGGAGCGGCTGGTATAATCAATGATACTAATTTAGGTAAAATTGGTTCTCAACAATTATTAACACATGTTGGTTATAACGCAGCATTTGGTCTACAGCAAGAAACGCTTGGTAATATTAATTTAAATCCATTAACATTATTGCAAGGTGCTCCATTGGTAACATTAAATTATCAAATCACAACCCCAAAAAACACAGTAGGTAAAGTACTAAACTTTGCTGCAAATGTTTTTGGTGTACAATCACCATTAAGTTTATTACAGGATAGTATATTTTCTTTTGATGATAAAGGTACTTTTATAGCCAATGAGAATATCGCAATGGCTAATGAGATGATTAAAAACTCTGGTAGAGGACAAGTTGATTCATTATTTAATAATTTAAGAGCCAACACTAGAATTGATACAAGTATTGCTGGTGGTGCATTAAGACAAGGTTATGCCCCAGGTTATGATGATAGTAGAGCTGGTGGTAACGATGGTTTAAACCCACAAATATATGCAAGAAGTACTAATGATGGTAAATTAATTGACTTCATTAATGGTGAAACAAATAACCCAATATCATCTGGTAATTATGAAAGAAGTGGACAAATTTTTGATGATGGGTGGAGTACTGATTATATTGATAAACCACATTTCAACACCCCAAAGGGTATTATGTATAAAGATGCATATGGTTGGCAGGGGCCAAACATAGCAAATAAAGATGATATTCCAAATACTGATGGTGACTCAAACGCTATTGGTTTGGGTGATTTATTTACCAATCCAACACAAACTGATAGAAAAACATTATTGTTTAAAACACAACAATTATTTAATACTGGATTAATGAGAACTATGGTTTCTGGTCATGGTGATATACCATCTGAAGGACGTTCTCAAATAAATAGTGCGGTATCTGATATTGGTGGTTATACCTCTAAGGGTAGCGGTGTAATGTCTTCATCTGCCGTCATAGACAATGTTAATAATGGACCTGAAAACGTATTTTGTAGGACTTGGACAACTTATGATAGATACGCCCAGGTAAAAGATTTACAAAAAAGTAGTGGATTAAGCACTGTTTACAATGATTACGATAGATTAAATACTTTTTCATCAGTTTTAGATGATAATGGTTTTGTTAAAATAACGCCCTATAGTAATGTTGGTAATAATGATATTAAAAACTATATGTTCTCAATTGAGAACTTAGCATGGGCTGATAGTTTAAATAATTTATTGCCATGTGAGATAGGTCCAGGGGACCCAGTTAGTGGTTTAAGGGGTAGGATTATGTGGTTCCCACCTTATGATATATCGTTTACCGAAACAACAAATGCTAATTGGGATAAACACAACTTTATTGGTAGAGGTGAACCAATGTATACTTATAATAATACTGAAAGAACTGGCACCTTGCAGTGGAAAATTATTATTGACCACCCTAATTATATAAACTTATTTAATAATGATAATAGGGTTAATAACGATTTTATTGCATCTTTTTTCGCTGGGTGTTTGAGCTTAGAACAAATGGCACCATTTTTAACTCAACGTGAGTTAGATGCGGCAATAATTGAAAATCAACCAGAAAAGGAAGAAAAGCTTGATGAACCAATTACACCCCCAACAACTTTTAATGTTTATTTCCCAAATGATACATCTTCAGTTGAGGGTGTGTACGATGGTTATGAAGACGGTAAGGTTAGAGGGTGTAGTGAGGGTGTTGATGAAGTTAAATTCATACGTGATTCAAATAGTCGAGTTATTGAAATCGATTATGGTTTATATGCTGATGGTACACCAAATAAGGAAACATTAAACCCACCTGGTGACCCAGAATATTTAAATACACCAGGAACTTATTTATGGTATTTAAATGAATATGAACTTGAACAAGTAAAATATAATCAACTGAAAGATGACGGGTATTTTTTCGATTTACCTTTTACGGTTGGTATTAATTATTTTACTGAACTTGAAGTTGGTGATTTTAATGAATTTAATTTTTATGATTGTGATTTAGGGTTTGATGGTGGTGAGACATTGAATCGATTCAACGAATATAATAATATGGTTAGTTTAGGTTATATATCATTAATGCCTTTTAATGTTCATATACCATACTCAACTAGTGGTTTTGAAGTATTAAATTCTGGAACTACAGCTCCATTTATATCTGAATTTACATATTATGCTGATGTATTAAATATCAATGAACAAGTAATATTGGATACCTATAATAACTTATATGCACCACCATTACTACCCCCAAATGATTATCCGTGGGTAGAATTTTTAATATTTAGTGGGGTGGATGGAAATCATTTTGTACCACATTGTTGGAAACTAGAAGTTGAGGAAAATAATTGTAATATCAATAGTGAAGATAATCCAACTGGTGAAGGTAATGGGATTGCAGTATTTCCAGATGTTTACAATGAAGAATGTTTTAAATATAAAAACAATAAAGGTGAAGAAGTATGGTCCTCTGCTAGATGTAGGGTAACAAGTGGTTCTGAAGGTAGGGAGCAACCAGATAGAACAAACTTTGGTTTAAATAATAAACCAGTTAAAATTGGTGATAAAGAGTATAAAAACTGGAAAGACCCAGAATACCATAAAGATTTACGAGATTTAATGGTTAATCAGTCAAAATCTTTAACAATAAATATTTTAGGTTACGCTAGTGCTGTTGGTGGTCAGGAAAGGAATTTTGAATTATCAAAAAGAAGGGTTGAATATATCAAAAATTATATAAAGGAAAATGTTTTAAACGAATTATCAGAAGATGAAATTAATAAGCGTTTAAAAATTGTATCTAAAGGTGAAGGTCAAACATCATCAGCTGGTGAGTGTGAAACCAGCCCAAATGCCGTAACTGGTGATGGTAAATTGATAGATGTTAAAGGTTCGTTTAATGATACAGAAGGTTGTAAGGCAAACAGGTATGTGTCTGTTGAGTTTGTTGATGATATTGAATTAAAATCAGAGATTGAAGACGAAAAAAAATTAGATAGTCAAGAGGGTGATTTAAGGGTGCCAAATATACCACTTTCTAGGTTTTATAGTGAGTGTGATTATTTTGAAAAATTAAGTCAAGATGACCCTATTGTTTATAGTGAAATAAAACAAAAAATAAAATATTTCCAACCATCATTTCATTCAACAACACCAGAAGGTTTTAATTCTAGATTAAACTTTTTACAACAATGTATGAGACAAGGACCAACGGTTAGTGTTGGAGATAATGGTGATACTACCCCAATACCTGGTACACCAGATAATTTAGCATTTGGTAGACCACCTGTTTGTATATTAAGGTTGGGTGATTTTTATTACACTAGAATAATAATTGATACTATATCATTTAGTTACGACCCTTTAGTTTGGGATTTAAACCCAGAGGGCGTTGGTGTTCAACCAATGATATGTACTGTTGATATGTCATTTAATTTTATTGGTGGGTCTAGCCTTAACGGTCCGATTAGTAAACTACAAAATGCAGTATCGTTTAACTATTATGCTAATACTGAGATTTACGACAGAAGGTCTGATACTATTGGCGATAATGGAGACGGTTCTGGTTATATTGTTGATGGGTTGAAAAATATAAATCCAGATGGTTCAACAACTAGACCATTTTTTAAACCAGATAAAAACCAGACAACTCAAACTAGTGATGAGCAAGAAATTAAACCTCTTTCTGGTTCAACTACTGGTGATACAACAACCGAAGGTGTTATTAATGATGAAGCAATTTTTAGGGATGCGTTAGATAAATTTTTATTTAATATTAATATTAATTATAACTACGAACAACCAAATGATTTAGGGTTTTTTGATGGTTCATTTGGGTTAACTAACGAAAATTCCCTATCCTTATCAAAAGATTACGATGCAACAGTAATATTATACACTAAAAACGGTTATACTGATTTAGTTAATTTTAAAGTTGGTGGTAAAGATAGTGATGGTTTTCAACCTGGTGGACAATTTATCGCACCTGGGGGTGGTAGTTTTACTAGTGATAATAAAAATTGGGAACCGATATTTAATGACGCTGTTATTGATAAGAACACTGGTGAAATAGTGTTTGGTGTTAAAATTAATGAATTTAATATTGTGTTAAGTGATGTATTTATAAAACCACCATTCGATTGTCCAAACGAATTTATATATAAATCATCAATACAAACATTAAGTTTATGGTCTAGTATTTACGAAAATGTTTGTGAAAACTGCTTTAGTGGTAGTACCACACAACCACCAACTTTCTTAAATTGTTAAAAATTATATTATGAGTCAATATTACGATAGATACGAAAAATTTAGAACCGATGGTAGAATAACACCATTACCTTTCATAAAAATACCAGAATCAAATACTGATAAAACTGTTATTTATCGATTAGGTAAAACTAGACTTGACATATTAAGTCAAAACTATTATAATAACCCATATCATGGGTATTTAATTATGTTAGCAAACCCTAAATATGGTGGTTTAGAATTTGGGATTAAAGATGGTGATGTTATAAGAATACCATACCCTTTTGAATCAGCTATTGAAAGATATATAGAACAAGTTAATAGATATAAACAATTATATGGATAATATTAATAACAACCAAATAAACCAACCAGATACTGGTAGACTTATATGGTTAGACCCTAATAAAGCGAATAATGTAATGGTTAATCCAGAGGATTTAACTATTAATGTTGAATTTAAATCATTTAGAAAGGGTAGAAGTTTAATATTTTCGGGTGAGGAAATTAACAATACACAAGGTTCATCAACTGGCATTTCATTTATCGAAGGTAGTAAAAATAATAAAAATTCTGAAAATAGAAGTTTAACAACCAGATACACAAATGCTATATCATTAGATTTGATGAACCCAAGTGATAATCAATTAGATAATACTATAGATGATTATGAGAGTTTAGGTATTGAAAGTATAGATATAGAATTTAATACCGCATACACACCAATTATAAAAATAAAATTTATAGACGTTAGGGGCAATGCTATATTATCACAAGGGAATTCATCTAAATATAAAATGTTTTTTGAATTACCATACCCGTTATTTAGTTTAAAAATTAAAGGGTTTTATGGTAAAGCGGTAACTTACTGTTTACACTTACAAAGGTGGAATGCTAATTTTAATTCAGAAACTGGTAATTTTGAAATACAAGCTGATTTTATTGGGTATACCTATGCCTTTCTAACTGACATGATTATTGGTTTAGTTAGAGCAACTAGTTTTACCGAGACTGGTAAGAAAAAATTATCAGAAAAAAGGGCTCAACATAAATTACCAGAATCAATAATAACGATTGATGAAATGTTAAAAAAAATACAAGAATTTAATTTTTCATTAAACAAAATTAACGATAGTGAAGATAGTGCTGTTGACTTACAGACATATAATGATATTTATGAAATTATAGATAAAATAAAATCTAATATTGTTGATTTTATTGAAACCAATGGTGGTGAAACTCCACCGTTTAAAGATAGTGAAAATGGGTTATTAGTATTAAATAGTAAAAACGAAGATGTACGTGAAAAGTTTAAAGACGTCAAAGAGATTATTTTAAGTAACATAAAATTACTTAATGAAAAAATATCTGAAAATTCACAAAATTTAAAATTTTCTGAAAAAATAAATAGTTATATTTTATTAACAAAGGGTATAAGTAAACTAAAGTTAGAAGAGGAGGCTAGTAGAGAAAATACAACATTTGCACTAAAAACTAGTGGTTCTAGATTCACACCACCATGGTTGAATAGTGTTATTGATGATGTAAATAATATAACTGATTTAATAAAATTAGATTCAGGGTTACCTAATGATACCGAATTAGATGTTTATAATTTTAAATTATTATTAGATGAAATAGAAATTAAAGAAGGGGAGTTTAAAACCGAAGAAAATAATAGTGTTTCTAATTTAATTGACAATATATCAGATATTTCAGACACAACATTAGGGTTTGAACCAAATATAAGAAATATATTTAGGGTTTTAACTGTAAACACTGAAGTTTTTCTAGAAGTTTTAAGAGACGTATCTGTTAGCTCCCAAAATAATAATAAACGAATCCCTGAAATTGGTAAATTATTTAATAATCAAATAAATTTTAATGTTAATTTAACTAATAAAGATAAAGAAATTTATGCATGGCCAGAATATAGAGAAAAAAAAGATGGTGATTATGTTGAAACCTATATGGGGTCCAATAAAAGTATTACCCCAGAAAATATTGATGAATTAGTTTTTACTGAAGAATTATTAAAAGGATTTATAGATGTTGTAAAATCTGAGGATGATTTATTAAGACAAGAATTGGCCGCAGAGTCTGGGTTAGATATTGATAAATTAAATGATACTATTGAATATAAATGGTGGCCTGTATCAACCGCAGATACACCTATTGGTAATAATTTTATAAACAAAAACCCATATTTAGTTGCTTTAGAAGAAAACCCTGCTAATGGTGAATATGAGATTATTAGGGTTTTAATTTACAGGGCGTTTTTATTAGTAGGTGTATCTTACTATAATAATAAAATACCTAGAACTATATTAAAATCACACGCTAGGTTGGAGGTTGAAAACGTTTTAAGTGCATTAAGGGGTTTAAATAGTAAAGAGGGTAAGAACGGAAAGGATATAGCATCTTTATTGAACAATAAGGATGTTGAGTCCATTATTAATGTTGGTAAAGATGGTCATGATAAACTAAAGATTAATGGTGAAAAAAAACCATTTTTTGTGAGTGAAACAAAACAGTTAGTTAGTGGCGGCATGGGTGTTACCCAATATTCATACAATTATATCACTAACGATAAGCAAGGTCAGGTTTATATACCAGTAAATCGTGGGTTTTCTGGGGCTAATTTTTTTAGTAATGGTAAAATTAAAAATTCATCACAATTAAAAACACTAGCTAATGATGGACACCTATTCGTATCAAATCCAATTAACCTTTTTAATGGTTTCTACCAAAGAAACGATGATGGTTCTTATTTATTTGATATTATAGATTATGCAACATATGTATCAAATGATTTTAAACCAGAATTTGGTTATAACATTGTTGAAGAGCAATTCAAAAAAAATAATTATACTACAGGATTAATAAATGTTGAAACAGCATATACATCAATAGTTGAAAAACCTACTTTATCTGGTTATTTTGAAAATGATGGTGAAAATATAACAATCTCACAACCTTTCCCTTGGAGTAATGATGAAAATAACCCATATTCAGTTCACGATTTTAATTTATTAAATTATATACCTAAATTTAGTGATAAATTTTCTAATTTTACTGGTGAACAACACTTTTTTTTAGGTGATAATAAAATTGCTAGTTCATTATTATCATTTTATAGTCAATATGATGGTGGTGAAGATAATGAAATATTACAATCGGTCCCATCCTGCGGGACATATTTATCTTTAATACCAGAGGATGGTGATATTATATTAAATACTGGTGTAGGGACTAAAGTTAAAATTTACAAAGATGGTGATAAAGGTGAAAAAATAAACTTATTTAACTTTATAGACACTATAATACCACCATACATGACTTCCCCTTCCTTTCCATACTTATCTAGTAGAAAGACATTAGTTGAAGATTTTAATTACACTAACACTAAAAAAATATTACATGGAGTAACTACAGAAGCCATTGACGAATCTAACATTTATTTACCATATATTGAGTTTGGTAGTAAATTTGACCCAATTTTTAAGTTTTTTAGAGGCACAAAAAACACAGATAGGTTACCCGAAACGACAGTCGGATTTAGTGGAACCTATAATGGTAACTTAGCTAATTTATCTTTATTTGGTTCTTGGTTTTACAACCAACAAAAATATAGAGAAGTTAAAGCTTTGTTATTTTTACATACAATACCATGGCAAGGTGTTAAAAATTTTTCAGATGACGCTAATGAATTTATGATGTTCGACAAAAGATATGATTGGGTTGCATCAAGTGAAGGTGAGAATGATGATAAAAAAACTAGAATACTCTCAATTAGAAGTATGTTCCAATGGGCTAGTGGGTTAATTCACGCACCTAAATCTTGGGTATTATTTATTGGTGGAATATTATGGAGAATTAAATTTTCTAATGAAAATTCTACCCTTGTGAACCTCAATACTGACCCTATTTTATTTAAAGATATTTATAATTCTAATGAATGGAATACATTAATAAGAACTACAAATTTACCATCGGTTAATGACTATTTGTTTTATGCCCATGAGGAGGGTCAAGACGGTACTAATGCAAGAGTACCATGGGGTATGTTTTTTGTTGGTGATGAACAAGGTAGTAATACTATAATTAATTCTGATAATTTATACCTACCAGTAGACAGAACAATTAGGGGGTTACCAAAACAAATTAAAGATAAGTTTATTAATTATTTTATTGATTGGGTTAATGATGAGGTTAATGGATTTACTAAAATTCAATCAGAACTCGAAATTTGGGATGGATATGATAAAGAAAATATAAGTGATATCACTACTCACGCTAAAAAATATGAGGATAAAGTAAAGGGTTTTTTTGTAAAACAAGCATCGGGTGATGGTTTTATTAATGTTAGTGAATTTGACACTTTTTCTTCAGGTCTTATAGATGAAAATGTTTCTAAAAATTATGACTTTTTGTCTGTTAGTATTGAAAATATTGGTAAAAATAAGGGTGAAATAGGTCAAGTTAATTTAATATTAAAACCAAATACTGAAGTACAAACAATTTTAGTTAATTTATTTAAAGAACCAGTAATATTAAAAAATGTAAACCCAAAGACTTGGAACTATGCTTCATCAAAACAAAGCCAATTAGGGTTTTCTGATACCAATAGGTTCATGGCTTTTAGAGCTCAAGGGTACAATACAACCAGTGTCCGTAACCAGATTTTGTCTGGGGCTAAAATATTAGTACAACAAAAACAATACGAGGACTTTATAACTGAATTTAAAAATTACTTCGATGAAGTAAACAAAGATTTTCAAATAGAAAAACCAGTAGAAAATGCGGAAGAAAAGCAACGTATTTTTGGTACAACAGATGATGATGCTATTAAATTACAAATATACAGAACATTATCCTCAATAAACGATAAGTGGATAAACGGAAACCCAACTGGTTGTCCAATGACACTTTGTGGTAACACAAATAAGTCTGATGTTGAGTTATCTAATGAATACAAATCTAGTGATGGATGTTTATCCATAATAGATACGTTTAGGTTTGTTGATAGAGCATTTAGGGATATTGGAGATAAATTTTATTTAAATTTAGGTTACATTTCTAAAATAATAACTGGTAATTACAACAAATCTTTTTTCGATATTGTTAATGAAATCTTAAGTGACAATAATTTCAACTTTATAGCATTACCTACGTTTTTTAATTTTAACAATATTAATGATTTAAAAACCGCATTTACACCTTACTCTTACGTTGATATTGCTAATATAGATGGAAACGGTGGTCCATCATTTGTTTGTGTATATGTTGGACAAACATCAAAAAATTTAGATTTAGGTGTTGATTCAGTATACCCAGATGATGGGTTATCGTTTAATATTGACAGTGAAACAGGCTCACCTATAATACCAGAAGGTGCTGAAGATTTTGTTGGTGAAAACAAACCTGGTGAGAGTAATGTACCAGTTATTGCAGTAAATTACGGTCAACAAAATCAAAATTATTTTAAATCTTTAAAATTAGACCAAAGAGAATTTGCTGAGACTATGGAATCATTACAAGTAATAGAACAAATAAGTTTAGGTGGTGATAAAAGTAAATCTAGTTACGCTGGTAATAACCTATTTAATGTTTATAAAACAAGGTCGTATTCAGCAGAAGTTGAAATGATGGGTTCAGCTATGATACAACCCATGATGTATTTCCAATTAAACAACGTACCAATGTTTAGGGGTGCGTATTTAATATTTAAAGTAACACATAGTATTAAACCACACTCGATGATAACCAGATTTAAAGGTAATAGGGTTAAAAAACCTAAAACCCCTCTTTTAGATAAAGCCACAGTATATATGAATTTAATTGGGACGACTGGTGGTTCAAGGGTATCAAGTAAACGCTCAAACAAATCATCGTATGTCAACAAATATTTTTCGGATTTAATAGCAAATATACCAGAAAATATAATAATTAGTGGTAGCACAATGCCTAACAAAAATGAAATAACAAAACGAGCAGAAGAAGAAATAAGTAAATGGAATAATGGTCAGTTAGATGAAAAAGATGCTGTTGATTTATTGAGTGTATATGCAACAACAACACCAGGACCTAGCGCATCACAATATTCTAGAAACGAACAACCCTGGAGTGCTGTATTTATATCATATATTATGATAGGTGGTGATTCTCAATTTCCAAAATCAACAGCGCATTATACTTATGTTACAGCAGCAATAAATGGTAATAAAGGTTATGAATTATTTCCACTTAAATCAGGCCTTAAAATTAAAGCCGAAATAGGTGATTTGTTATGTCAAAGCAGAACTGGAGGTTACACTGCATCACACTGCGATGTTATATATAAAGTCGAAAATAATAAAGCATTAATAGTTGGTGGTAATTTGGGTGACACAGTAAAAACAAGTGAAATTAATTTATCAGGTGGGTTTTTTATTGACGAGAGTGATGTGGGTAGTTATAGATTGTATGTTAAAAAAACAGATAATAAGTATTATGATGGTAAGAAAATAATTGGAACTGGTGATTATTTTGAAGCAGGGGTTAAGGCACCAAATGTTAAATGTGGCAAAGCCAGCCCTAATGATGTAGACACTGTTTATCCAAGAAGTGTTAAATGGAAAAACGGGCCAGCTCAAGTAATTGTCAAACAAACTAATGAACCAACAGTATCAGTTAAAAAATCAGATTACCCAAAGGTTGACAAAGTAGAAACATTAGTCACACCTCAAGAATATATTTCCGCTGCCGAAAAAGTTATAAATAAATTAGCACCAAATGCAACAACAGAACAAAAGAAGTTAATATTAGTATCAGCATTTACCATCAGTAGAACAGAACAAGGTAAAGGAGATGGGTTTAGAGGGTTTAATAACAATATAAGTGGTGTTGAGTCAGATGGTTTTAAAGTGTTTAATAAAAACGATGTAAACGGTTACGTTATCATACCAGAAGGTGGTACTAGTAAAATTAAAAAATATTATAGTTTTTCTGATTTAAGTGCGGGATTAGTTCCACTGATTTCAACAATAATGGCGAGAAACATGTTTGACACTGGAGGGGGTGCTAACGAATGGGCTTGGAGATGGTTTAGGGATTGGAATGGTTATGGTGCCAGAACTAAAGATAATTATACTACGAACCCTGATTTTACTGATTGTGATATAATTAGTAAAGAAGAAAAACTTTACAATACATCACTAGCGAAGGTTAATACTTTAACAACATACAAATAATTAAAAAAAAAATAGTATATTTGCACTATGTATATTGGAAACATAGTATCGAATAATTCAAATACCTACGACAAGTTTTTTAATATTGTAGGTAACATTGATGATGTAATCCCCGAATTACCAACATTAATAGTTGGTTGGGATATTGTTAAAACTATTAATCCAAACTCTGACTTTATTGATAGAAAATTATCAGACAATATTTTTTGGACTTTTAAAAAGACCGAAAAAAGAGATTTATTTAATAATGATTTATATGATTTTACTGAATATTGTTCAAAATTATTAATTAAAGATATTGAATATGTTTTTATAGACCTAATACAATTAACTGATTTAGAGATTAAAAATATATTTAAAACAATAAAGAATAATAAATCGATAGGTTTTAAATATAGGGATATGGTTTATGTTTATTCCGAAAAAAAAATATATGGATTAGACTTAACTTTGGTGGAATATCTTGGTTATGATAAAATTGAAAAAATAAATAAAATAAAATCAATTTGTGTAGATTTTTTAACAAATGAGGAAATACTTATAGAATATAAGGATATAACTGAGATGTTGGGTGAACAAGTTAAGTATATACCTTTTTTATATTCATTAAGTAATGGGGAGAAACATATTAATAGCATCATTCATATTTAAAGATAGGGTTGATTGGTTTAAGACTATATTAACCGAAAATTTTGATGTTAGGGAAAATCAAATACAGATATTTGAAACTGATGACGAATACAAATATTTGGTAACATTTAAATTATTATTATCAGAAGATAGACGTATTGATTTTAAAAAAGAGTTCCCTAATGCAACAATCGTACATAAGAAAAAATCAGCTATATATAGTATTAACGGGTTGAATAAACTAATAGAAAATAGTCATGATATTGACCTTGGTAATATTAATTATAAATCAATAAAAATAGATTGGTCAATGTATCAAAACAAGTTAATACTTATGAAAAGTGGTAAGTTAGTAATGTCAGATATAAAAAAGATTTTTTAAGATTTACAGATATTTATTAATAAATAACAAGTATTAAAAACTTAAGTATTATGAATGACAACAAAAACAAAAAAACCCTTGAAGCTAATCTTGATGATTTTTTAGATAAAAAAAATATCGAAGAGCAAGATTGTAACGATGAAGGCTGTATCATTAAAACAGATAAAAGTTTAGTGGAAAGAATTAACAAGAAAATAATAACTGAAGACGGTAGACAATTACTTTTTTAATATGAGAAATAAAAAAATAAATAAGGATTTACTAAACGAAGAATTAAAACGTTTTAAAATGCTAACTGGTTATGATTACTATTTAGACGACAAAACTGTTTCTGAGAATTTTCCCATTGTTGGTTTTGAACATGAAAGACCAGAAGACCCAAGAGACGAAGATATTTTATTAGGTTCTATCTCTGAAGAAGAGGAAGAGACTGACGACTTTGAACAAGATATAGCTGATATCACCTCTGATTTAGATGGTGAAGAAGGTGGTGATGAGGACTCAGAGGAATCATTAGACATACCAGATGAACCAGAAGACGAAATGGGTGACGAACCTATTGATAGTGATATGAGTATTGAAGAACCAATTGAAGATACATCGGATGAGATTGAGTTAGATGTTACTGAATTAGTTAAAGGTTCTGAAGCAGCAAAAGAATCTGCTGATGCTGCAAATAGTAAAGTTGCTGAATTAATGAACATGGTTAGTAAGTTAGAGCAACAATTATCATCTATGGACCAAATAACTTCTAAAATAGATGGGTTAGAAAAAGAAATTGAACGAAGAAACCCAACTCCAGTAGAAAAGTTAGAAATGCGTTCTTTAGATTCTTACCCATACAATATTAAATTAACAGACTTTTGGGGTGAAAAAAGTGATACACATGATACAGGCTCTGATTTAAATCAAAAACCAGAAGAATATACGTTAACACAAGATGATGTTAACCAAGCTTATAGTGACAAAGAAATTAGAAATAGTTTCGATGTCGAAGATATTTAATAATAAAAAAAAGTGTGATAAAAAAAAAGAGGTAAAAAAAATATCTCTTTTTTTTTATTGGTTTGATTGAAATGAAATATATAATGTAGTATATTTGCAATAATTAATAATTTAAATTAAAATTTATGAGTGATTTATTTAACGAGATGCTTAAAGCTTACGAAGCAACTCACGAAGGAAAACGAGATAACGGTTCTCAAAAAACGTATGATTTAAAAAACTATTTTAACACATCATTACCTAAAGGTGTTGATGATTCTACTAAGAGAATTAGAATTCTACCACCAGCTGAAGGTGAGTCACTATTCTGGGACACACTACGTGCACACAAAAAAAATATTGATGGTCAATGGAAAACATTACCATGCCTTAAGCATGAGTTAAATGAGGATTGTCCATTTTGTGAAGCCAGAGAAGCTTTATTAGCATCTGGTGATGATGGTGATAAAGAGTTAGCTAAACAGTATTCTGACAGAGAATACTACATCATTAAAGTTATCGATAGAGATAATGAAGATGATGGGGTTAAATTCTGGAGAATACCTAGAGATTACAGAAAACAAGGGACCTTAGACAAAATTATGAAAGTTATTAGAGCTGTCGGTCACGACATTACTGATGTTGAAAATGGACGTGATTTAAACATTGAAATAGCTAGAGATTTTACTAAAAACAAAAAAGATGGTATACCTATGATTCAGGCTATTACTTATCCATTAGAAAAATCCCCACTAAGTACAAACCAAGCTAAAATTGATGAATGGACATCAGACACTAGAACTTGGAAAGACGTGTACTCAATTAGAAATTATGATTATCTAAAAATCGTAGTTAAAGGTGATGTTCCAGTTTGGGATAAAGAAAGTAAAAAGTATGTTGGTAAATTAGAAGTTGAAGCTAAAAAAGGTAGTGACAACCAAGATGATGATACTGATGTTCTTGAACAAGAATTGGAAATGGGCTTGAAAGATAAGCCATTAACAACACCAGAATCAAATTCGGTAACTACAACACAACCATTGTCTAATGATGAGGATGATGAGGATGATGACGACCTACCATTCTAATTTAATGTTTAATGTTTAATTAAATAAAGGTGGTGTTTTTATATACCACCTTTATTATAACTATTTTAATTTTACAAAATATGAGTAATACAAAAAAAACTTTACCCAAAAAAAATATTCAAAAAAAACCATTTAACACTAAAGATTTTAAAAAGTCATTAGGTTTAGGTAAACAAGTTGTTAAAGAAAAGGAATTAGCTTGGATTCCATTTAAAAAAGCATTTCATGATGCGGTTGGATTACCTGGCATACCAAGGGGTTACACAACACAATTTAGGGGTTTTTCAGATGTTGGTAAATCAACAGGGATTTATGAAACAATTGTAGGTGCACAAAAATTAGGTGATTTTATCGTAATTTTTGATACTGAAGGTAGTTTCAGTTGGGAACACGCTAAGTTGATTGGGTTTAAATTTAATGAAGTTGTTGATGAAGAAACTGGTGAAATTATTGATTATGATGGTGATGATTTTATATACTTAGGTGGTAGTGATTTGTTAGAGATGTATAATACATTTGACTATAGTAACGCTACAAATAAAAAAGAACCGCTTAGATTTATTCCAGTAGTTGAAGACATTGCTAGATTCATGAATGAATTAATGGATAAACAAGACAGGGGTGAATTCCCATATGATATTACCTTTGCTTGGGACTCAATCGGTTCAATTGGTTGTTACCAAGGTGCAATTTCAAACACTAACAATAATCAATGGACAGCTGGAGCATTAAAAAGAGCGTTTGAGTCTATTCTTAATTATAGAATACCAGCATCAAGAAGAGAAACATCACCATACATCAACACTTTTGTAACGGTACAAAAAATTTGGTTGAGACCAAATCCAGCTGGACCAGCGACTATTATGCATAATGGTGGTGAAGGTTTCAAATACGGTGTTAGGATGATATTTCACATGGGTGGTAAATCAACATCTTCTGCTAAAAAATTAGACGCAACTAGCAATGGTAAAAAATACCAATTTGGTGTTAGAACTGACATTGAATGTGTAAAAAATCACGTAAATGGTATTGAACACAAAGGTACTATTTGCTCAACACCACATGGTTTTTTAAACCCTGACAACAAAAACGAATATGTAAAACAAAACAAAGACTTCATAAACGAAAAGTTGGGGACTAATTTTGAAGATTTCGATGTTATCGAAAGAGATTTTGATACTGATAGTTACGAAAAGGAGTAGTATTAACAATTAAATATAATATAATGAGTAAAAGTAGTAATAGACAAAAATTATTTGTTTTAAAGGGTTGGATTAAAAGTATTAACCGATTAAAAAAACAGAAATGAATCGAAGACCACCAAGAGTCGGTGAAAAAAAAGAAAAAAATGTAAATATATTATTGGTTGATGGGAACGCTCTTTTTAAAAGGAGTGTTCTCGGAGCCAAAGACCTTTACAATATTCACGGACAACACATAGGTGGTGTGTACCAATTTATAACAGTATTAAGAAAACTTATTGAGCATGATTTATATCACAAAGTATTTGTATTTTGGGATGGTAAACTTAGTGGTAAGTTGAGGTATAATATCTATAAAGATTATAAATCCAATAGAAACAAGGATTATATTAACGGAACACACCCAGTAGATGAGGATGAGTTAATCCAAAAAATACAAATAAAAAAATATCTAGAAGAATTATTTATTCGACAATATGAAGATGAAATTGTTGAAAGTGATGACTTAATTGCGTATATTTGTAATCACAGAAAAGAGAATGAATTATTAACAATTTGCACGAGTGATAGAGACATGTGTCAATTAATAGATGATGGTGTTAGAATCTATATGATAGATTTGAAAAAATATATTGACAAGGATAATTATAGCCAACATTTTGGTCATCATTTAAGTAATTCAGCATTAATTAAAATTCTTTGTGGTGATAAGTCTGATATGATAAAGGGTGTTAAACGTTTAGGTGAAGATACACTTTTAGAACACTTCCCAGAGATTAAAGAAAGAAAGGTTAGTATTGAAGATATTATCAATAAAGCCAAAGTGATTAATGACAATAGGGTATCCAACAAAAAAAAACCATTGCAGGTATTAACTAATATTAGTTCGGGTATTACTGATGGTATACAAGGTGATAAATTATATGAGATAAATGATTTATTAGTTAACCTAAGAAAACCATTAATAACTGAAAGTGTTATTTCTGATTTAGAAAATCTAAAAGAACTAGAGTTGGACCCAACTGATAGAAGTATTAAAAATGTGTATCAACTAATGAAGGAAGATGGTATATACAATGAAATTAAACATTATAGTGAAGATTATTTATTACCGTTTAAAAAGTTAGTAGATAGAGAAAAAAATAGCAAAATCTTAAATTAAAATCAATATGAGTACAAAACAAAAAAAGAAATATTCGAACTATAGTTTTGAATTTTTATTAAAGAAAAACAACCACATTATTTGTCAACGTTATTTTAATATTGATAATTATAATAGTGATGTTTTAAATTCAAATGAGGTAAAAAAATTGATGGATTCATTAGCTGGAATGAACAATGGTGAATTTGGTTCATGTGGTTTAATACCATCTTTTTTAAAAAGCAAATCAGTTGATTTTTTGTGGGATAGATATAACCCATTTTCAGAATTTAACGTTGAAAATGATAATGTATCTAGAAATATTTTTGAAAATGAGGAATTTTTTACCTTTGAAATAAGGGTTAACAAAAGGATTGTTGGCCAATCTATCTTCTCAGGTAATTATTTCCCAACAGCAGTTAGATATCAGGTTAATATTAAAGAAATTATACCAGATATTATTAACGAAATAACCGAGTGTTTTTCAAGAGAAGAATATTTTATCCATGACTAAATTAACATTTTTTTGTTAAAAAAATAATATTATAAATAATACAACTTTAAGATTAATGAGTAAAATAAATAAAGATAATTTAGCATATTTAGGGTTAGACTTCCAATATCGATTAATAAAACAAATGTTACTTGATAGAAAATTTGGGGAGTCAATTCTAGATATTATTAGCCCTAATTATTTTGAAGACACTCATCTTAGGATTATTGTTGCTACTATAAAAAATGCTCACGAAAAACACGATACTATTCCAGACCTAGGGAGTTTAAAAAGTAGAATGTTAGAAAATGTAACTGATGAAGTCGAAAGGGGGTTACTTTTTGGACAACTTAGGAGAATTGACGAGGCCAACTTAAATGATTCTTTTTATATCCAAGAAACATCATTAAAATTCTGCAAAAGACAAGAATTGAAGAAAGCCATCAAACAAATGGATGAAATCATAACTACTGGGACTATCGATGATTATGATAAATGTGAAGAGATTTTAAAAAAAGCTTTAGAATATGGTTCACAAGAGGACGGGGTTATGGATATTCTACATAAGCTAGAGGATGTACTCACTGATGATTATAGAAACCCAATACCAACTGGTATTGAAGGGTTAGATGATATAATGGAAGGTGGTTTAGCAAAAACAGAACTAGGTATAATATTAGCAGCGTGGGGTGTTGGTAAAACAACCATGATTACTAAAATGGCTAATTTTGCTAAATCAATGGGATATAATGTTATGCAAATATTCTTTGAAGATTCAGCTAAAGTTATTCAGAGAAAACACATCTCATGTTCAACAAAGATACCACTTAACGAATTGTCACCAAGACGTGATGAGGCTTTAGAGAAATTCAAACCATTTGAGAATAGTAAAGGTATATTAAAATTAGTTAAATTAAGGAGTGATAGTACAACCGTACCTAAGATAAAACAAATGATTAAGAAACAAATAGCTAAGGGGTTTAAACCAGATATAATTTTTATAGATTATATCGATTGTGTTTTACCATCGAGAAGGTTCGATGATGTTAATGAGGGTCAAGGTAGTGTTATGCGTGAATTAGAATCAATGTTAGAAGAGCTTGATATAGCTGGTTGGACCGCAACACAAGGTAATCGTTCATCAATAAATGCTGATGTTGTTGAAGGACACCAAATGGGTGGGTCAATTAAGAAAGCACAAATTGGGCATTTTTTAGTTTCTATAGCAAAGTCTTTAGAACAAAAAGAGAATGGTTATGCTAATATGGCTATCCTAAAGTCAAGATTTGGTGCTTCTGGTATGGTCTTAGAAGACATTATATTTGATAATGCTACAGTTCAGATTGATATGTCTCAGAGAACCGTTAAGGAATTAACCAACACGGAACTTAGTAACAACACCCAAGACCGAGTTAACGCTGCATTAAGGGCGGCACAGGAAAGAAGAGAAAGTATGAATAAACAAACAATTTAATAAAAAAAATAACATGGAAACAATTTTAAAAGAAAACCCAAATCGATTCGTAATATTCCCAATAAAATACCATGATATTTGGGATTACTACAAAAAAGCTGAAGCTAGTTTTTGGACAGCTGAAGAAATAGATTTAGAATCTGATTTAACACACTGGAATGATGTATTAAATGATAATGAAAGATATTTTATAAAAAATGTTTTAGCATTTTTTGCTGCATCAGACGGTATTGTAAATGAGAATTTAGCTGAAAATTTTGTTAGTGAAGTACAATATCCAGAAGCTAAGTTTTTTTACGGATTTCAAATAGCAATGGAAAATATTCACTCAGAAACATATTCATTACTGATTGATACATATGTTAGAGATAAGGAAGAACAGAATAATTTGTTTAATGCAATAGAAACTATACCAGCAGTAAAAAAGAAAGCTGACTGGGCATTAAAATGGGTTGATTCAGAAAGTTTTGCTGAAAGATTGATTGCATTTGCTGCTGTTGAGGGTATATTTTTCTCAGGGTCATTCTGCTCAATTTTTTGGTTGAAGAAAAGGGGGTTAATGCCTGGATTGAGTTTTTCTAATGAATTAATCTCAAGAGATGAGGGGTTACATTGTGATTTTGCTGTTCACTTACATAATGAACATTTAATTAATAAAGTACCCAAAGAAAGAATTAAAGAAATTATATCTTCAGCACTAGAAATTGAAAAAGAATTTATTTTAGAATCATTACCTGTAGACCTTATTGGTATGAATTCCAGGTTGATGAGTGAATATTTGGAATATGTTGCTGATAGATTGTTAATCGATTTAAAGTGTGAACCTATATTTAATACTAAGAACCCGTTTGACTTTATGGCAACAATTGCTCTTGAGAATAAAACAAATTTCTTTGAAAAAAGAGTTGGTGATTATTCAAAATCAGGTGTAGGTAATTCGAGTTCAGATAATAAACTATCATTCGATGGTGATGATAGTGATTTTTAATAAAAAAATTTAAAAAAAAATGAGAGTATTAAAGAGAAATGGTAGCTATGAACCAGTGAGGTTTGACAAAATAACCTCTAGAATCAAGAAACAAACATATGACTTAGACAGGGATTATGTTGAAGCTATAGAAGTATCACAAAAAGTCATTGCTGGGTTATATGATGGTGTTACATCTAAAGAGTTAGATAGGTTAGCTGCGGAAACAGCAGCCTCTTTAACTAGAATACACCCAGATTATTCATTATTAGCGGCTAGATTAGCTATAACATCATTAAAAAAGGAAACTAATAAAAGTTTTAAAGAAACGATTAATAAGTTATACCATTATGTTAATGAAAAAACAGGTGAGAATGCTAGTTTAATATCCGATGAAGTGTATAATGTTGTACAAGAACATTCTGAAAAGATTGAAAGTATGATTGTACATGATAGAGATTTTAATTTTGATTATTTTGGATTTAAAACGTTAGAGAGAGCTTATTTACTAAAGGTTAATGGTGAGATAGTAGAAACGCCACAACATATGTATATGCGTGTCGCTATTGGTATTTGGGGTGACAATCTAAAAGAAGTTCAAAAGACATACGAACTATTGTCTACTGGATATTTTACTCATGCTACACCAACATTGTTCAACGCTGGGACTAAGAAACCTCAATTATCATCTTGTTTCTTAATTGATATTGATGATGATTCAATCCAAGGTATTTACAAGACCCTATCAGACTGTGCTGCTATATCACAATCAGCTGGTGGTATTGGGTTAAACATACATAAAATTAGAGCTAAAGGGTCTTATATTAAGGGAACAAATGGCTACTCAAATGGTATAGTACCAATGTTAAAAGTTTTTAACGAAACAGCTAGATATGTTGACCAAGGCGGCGGTAAGAGAAAGGGTTCTATTGCTGTATACTTAGAACCTTGGAACTCTGATATTCATGACTTTATCGATTTGAAAAAGAATCATGGTAAAGAAGAAATGAGAGCTAGAGATTTATTTTTAGCTCTTTGGATACCAGATTTATTTATGCTTAGAGTACAAGATGACCTACACTGGACATTGTTTGACCCAGCTGAAGTTCCAGGGTTAATCGATGCTTATGATTCTGATGAAGATAAAGCATTTACTAGATTATATGAACAATATGAAAACGAGGGTAAAGGTAAAAGAATTAAAGCCAGAGACCTTTGGATGAAAGTCTTAGAAAATCAAATTGAAACAGGTGTACCATATGTTTTGTATAAAGATGCGGCAAACAAAAAATCAAACCAAAAGAATTTGGGTACTATAAAATCTAGTAATCTCTGCTGTGAAATATTAGAATATACATCTCCAGATGAAACTGCTGTATGTAATTTAGCATCGATAGCGTTACCTAAGTTTGTTACAATACCTTCTGGTAAAACTAAATCTAAAGATAAAAGTTTAAGAAGTTTTGATTTTGATAAACTATATGAGGTAACATATCAAACAACAATTAATTTAAATAGAGTTATCGATGTTAATTGGTACCCAACTAAGGAAACAAGAAATTCAAATATGAAACACAGACCAATAGGTATTGGTGTTCAAGGTTTAGCTGATTTGTTCGCAATGTTAGGTCTACCATTTGAAGATGATTTAGCTAAAAAATTAAACAATGACATATTCGAAACTATATATTTTGCAGCTATGACAGCTTCGAAAGATATGGCTAAAAACGAGTATAAAGAAGAGTTAAAAAAACTTAAAAAAGAATCACAAGTAGAAGATGGTTTAGACCTTAAATACACTGCTGGTGCATACTCATCGTTTATTGGGTCACCATTATCCGAGGGTATATTCCAATTCGATATGTGGGGTGTTAAATCTGAAGAATTATCTGGTAGATGGGATTGGAGTAAATTAAGAAAGGAAGTTGTTAAGTATGGTGTCAAAAACTCACTTTTACTAGCACCCATGCCAACAGCCTCAACCGCTCAAATTCTTGGTAATAATGAATGTTTCGAACCATATACATCTAACTTGTATAAGAGAAACGTATTATCTGGTGAATTTATTATAGTTAACAAACACTTAGTTCTAGATTTAATTGATTTAGGGTTATGGAATGATGAAATTAGGATTAAGATTATGAAAAACAACGGTTCAGTTCAAGGGATAACTGAGATACCAGAAAATATAAGAGAAGTGTATAAAACTGTCTGGGAAATGAAGTCTGCCAACATAATTGATATGGCGGCTGATAGAGGTAAGTTTATATGTCAATCTCAATCAATGAATCTATTCATGAGAGATGTTAATGTTGCTAAATTAAATAAAGCGTTATTCTATGGTTGGAATAAAGGTTTAAAGACTGGTATGTATTATTTAAGGAGTAATGCTAAATCAGAAGCTAGAAAATCGTTAGGTATGGATGAAACAACGCTTATTGGAATACCTAAAGTTGAAGAATCAACAAAACCAAAAATTGAAACCGCAATGAGTGACGCTGAAATTGAAGCTATGAATAATTTAACATGTTCATTAGACAATCCAGACAATTGTGAATATTGTAGTAGTTAAAATTTAAAATTAATAAAAAAAGGAGGGGTTTACCCCTCCTTTTTTTTTATCTATTTATTTTAAATTTAAAATCTGTATATTTATAATAAAAGTAAAAATATGGCTCAAACTGACAGATATATAAATATAAACTTCCCATTCCGTGATAGTGATAAGGGGTTTTTTTTAGATTTAAATAGGGATGATGCGAATGCAATCAGAGCTGATTTAATGCATCTTATATTAACAAAAAAGGGTGAAAGGTTTTACAACCCAGATTTTGGCACTAATTTATTGAGGTATTTATATGAACCGAATGATTTAATAACACATTCTGAGATGAAAACCGATATAAAAGATACTGTTAAAAAATTCATACCAAACCTAAAGGTTGACGATGTGATTGTTGAAACTAGTATGGATAATGAATATAAAGCTACTGTAAGGATTGAATACACCATTACTGACGAAGTATTTACTGAAAGTGATTTTATAATAATAAACTTATAAAGAAATAAAATGGCAAATAAAGGAATATCTTATAATTCAAAAAACTATGCTGATATTAGAACTGATTTAATAAACTTCGTTAGACAGTATTATCCAGACATCTTCAACGACTTCAATGACAGTAGTGTTGGGATGATGTTATTGGAATTAAACGCTGCTGTTGGTGATATATTATCATTCCATACAGACAGAATGTTTCAAGAAACACAATTAGATTTTGCGCAAGAAAGAAGCTCTATATTATCAATAGCTAGGACTTATGGGTTAAAAATACCTAATAAAAGACCATCAGTAACAATAGTTGATTTTACTTGTGTATTACCAACATTGGGTGATAGTTTTGACATTAGATACGCACCAAATATAAGACAAGGTTCACAAGTTACTGGTGCAGGTAAGGTGTTTGAAACTATGGAAGATATTGATTTTTCATCCCCATTCACAGTAGGTGGTATACCAAATAGATTAATAGAACCAAATGTTGATAATAATGGTAATATTCTTAGTTACACACTAACTAAAAGAGAAATGGTTATAAATGGTGTTACGAAATATTTTAAACGTGTTTTAACACCAAACGATGTTAGACCATTTTTTGAAATAGTGTTACCAGAAACAGATGTTCTATCTATATCATCAATCATAACCTTAGATGGTACCAACATTGTTGGCGTACCCAGTACAAATCAATTTTTAAATGAAGATTTAAGATGGTATGAGGTTGACGCTTTGGCGGATGATATTGTATTTATTGCGGATAATTCAGCTGTTAGTGACAACCCATCAGTTAAACCAGGTAAATTAAAAAGAGTTGACCAAAGATTTATAACTGAATTCACAGACAATGGGTTTATGAAAATTATATTTGGTGGTGGAAGTCAAGATATTAGCTCTTTAAGTGAATTTGGGGTTAATTCAACTTTAGTTAGTAAAATTGGTGATTTTATAAACAATACATCGTTAGGTGTAACCCCTACAGCTGGTAGAACTATGTTTATTAAATACAGGACTGGTGGTGGTGTAACTAGCAACCTAGGTCCTAATGTTATAAATACGATTGGTACTGCTGAAATATTCATAAATGGGCCAGCACAACAAATGAACACTAGTGTCAGAAATTCAATAAGGGTTAACAATCCAATACCAGCTATTGGTGGTAAAGACGAAGCCTCAATTGAAGAGTTAAGAAATTTAGTCAGATATAATTTTTCAGCACAAAATAGGGCTGTAACAATAAATGACTATAAAGCTAGAGTTGCCCTAATGCCAGGTCAGTTTGGTTCACCATTTAGGTGTGATGTTGTTGAAGAACAAAATAAAATAAAAATATACACAATGTCATTGAATGATAATAATAAATTATCAAACCAATCAAACACAACGTTACAAAGAAATATAGCAACTTATTTATCTGACTATAGAATGATAAATGATTATATTGAGGTAAGTAATGCTAAAATTATTAATTTAGGTTTTGAAGTTGATATTCTAGCACAAAAACAAGTACCTCAAGGTGAGGTTATTAATGAGGTAATTAGTGCAATAACAAATTATTTAGATGTATCTAAATGGGAAATGGGGCAAGATATATACCTTGGTAGAATGATAGAACAAATAAATTCAATTGCTGGCCTTTTAAATGTGATAGAGTTAAGAGTCTATAATAAAGTTGGTGGGTCAGATTACTCACTAAATGAAATAAGTCAACCATATATCGATGAAGAAACTAGACAAATAGATTTATTAGGTGAAAATAAATTATTTGGTCAACCAGGTGTTATGTTTGAAATTAAAAAACCAGAAGTAGATATTCGAATTAGATTGAAATAATTTACTTTTAAGGTAATTATCATTAAATTATTTAAAAAAACATATGAGTTGTAACTGTAAAAATTCAGGGTTAGATACTAACCTAGAAATTAATTTAGAAGAGAAAAAAAATAATTTTAACATTTTGTTAAATTTTATAACTTTTTTATTAATTTTACCTTTAATGTTGGCGGTTATTATTCCCGCAACTATATACATTATGTTCAAATCCATTGTTTTAGGTGATAATAAAATAAATGTAATGAGTATGTTGGTTAAGATAGGTAAAAACACATTAACTAAAGAGGATGAGGATTATGAGACCGAAGAAGAATATAATGAAGAAGAGTTAGAATACGAGCTAACAGATTTTGATTATGTTAATACAAAAAAACAAAAATGAGAATTAGAACAACACCAGGTGATAGTGAATCATATTTAAAGGTTAATTTAGAACAAAAGTTTGATTTTATTGAAATTTTATCATTAAAATTAACACAAGAAGATGTCTACAGAAAATTCTGTTCAGATTATGGTGTTGTTGTTGGTCGTATAACAGTTAATAACGGATTTGGTGTGCCAAATGCTAAAGTTTCGATATTCATACCAATCGATGATTTGGATATTGAAGATTCAGAATTATTTGGACTATATCCATATGAACAAGTACAAGATAAAAATTCAGATGGTTTAAGATATAATTTACTACCAAAAAAAAACGAAACAAACAATAATTGTTTTACACCAATTGGTTCATTTTTAAATAAGAGGGAGATTCAAGATAATGACGTTGCTTTAGAAGTTTATTGTAAATATTACAAATTTACAACCACAACAAACACGGCTGGTGACTTTATGTTTTTTGGTGTCCCAGTTGGTACTTACGAAATGCATGTCGATGCTGATATATCTGATATTGGTCTAATATCACAATATCCTTATGATTTTATACGAGAAGGTGCTGGTGAAAAATTATTTGAATCAACCAGTAAATATAAATCATCAAATAATTTAACTACATTAAGTCAATTAAAGTCAAGGTCACCTATAAGTGTTAATGTTCAACCATTTTGGGGGGACATAGAACAATGTCAAGTTGGTATAACTAGAAGTGATGTTGATTTAGCAACTAATGTTGTTCCACACGCTATATTCATGGGCAGTGTTTTTGGTGATAATGAAAAAAACTCAATCAATAAAAGATGTAGACCTAGAGCTAAAATGGGTAAACTGTCAGAAATGACTACTGGTCCAGGTCGAGTAGAAATGATTAGAAAGAATAGGTCTGGTGAAATCGAAAGTTTTGATGTTGAAGGGGGGATGGTTATAGATGAAAATGGTGTTTGGGCATACCAAATACCAATGAACTTAGATTACGTTATTACTGATGAGTTTGGTAACCTAGTACCTACTGAAGACATTAATAGAGGTTTACCAACTAGAGCTAGAGTTAGATTTAGATTAGGTATGTTTTCAACTGGCTCCGAAGGTAGGGTTAGAACTAGGGCTAAATATTTAGTACCTAATAATCCAGAAACTGTTTCGGATGTTGATTATAGTTTTGACGAGACAACTAAAGATTCTAGTTTTGCTGATTTTTATTGGAACAAAATTTATTCAGTTAGTAATTATATCGCTAGGATAAACAGAAGGTGTCCAAATAATTCACTTTGTCCTAATAATAGGAACTATACTGGTATTAAAGAAGTTAATGATGAAGGAGGTAAATCACCACACCCATTTAATAAAATATCAACAAGGTCAAACCCATTATTCAATATCATATGTATAATTTTGACTATATTGTCGTTTATTATTGGTGCAATAAATGGTGTAATAAGATTAATAAACAATATAATCAATGCTGTAAATAGTGTGCCAGGGATAAATATTTCACCAATTAAATACATATTAATTGGTTGTAGTGATGATGATTATTGTATTAATTGTAGAGCGGGTGATATAGGATTACCAAATGATGGTGAAATTATAGATGAAACAAATGAAAGATGGAGAAATTGTCAAACACTACAATTAGTTGACGCATTAAACTTAGTTAGATTTAATTTTTATAACGACTGGGTAAACGGAGGATTATATGCATTTCTTTTAAAATACAAAGTAAAAAAAAGAGGTACAGGTAAAGAACGTTTTTGTGACTATGGTTGTGATGACCCAGAAATTGGTGCTGATAACGACAATAACGGTGTAGCAGATAACAGGTGTTTTAAGAAATTTATAGTTGATACTGGGACGAATGCCTCACCTCAGAACGATAGTGTATATACCAACAATACCAATGTAGCCGCAACATTCAAAAGTGTTGAAATACTAGAGGGGTTAATCAAAAAAGACAAAGAAAATGATGAATTATATTATGCCTCAATAAGTAAAAGTGGTTATAAATTATTTGCTACTGATATAATAAATTTAGGTTCTATAACTGATTGTGATTGGCAGGGTGTACCTAAAATATACCAGTATTTAACAGAAACATCATCAAATTTACCAGAAATTCAAACCTCATTTTACGATAGTGACGACCAAGAATACCCCAATGAAGTTGAAGAATCAGGTTGGTACACCAGTAGCTCCTCACAAAACCTAATATTAAACGTCAGTTGTATCGGGTTAAGAACTAATAGCAACCAAGTGAATAACATTAAAAGGCTTTGTGAGATAGGCACGGGTTTAGATGAAGACAGGAGGGACGATGTTGGCACACCCGCTGACGGGTTAATAACAAATGCTGATATCGAAAACCCTTTCGTTAGGGGTGCTTTTATATATGTTAATAGTCAATCATTAAATCAAATACCACTAGTATATGTGTCATCAACAATAAATAATTATAGTGATGTTAATTACCGTGAATTTAGGGGTTACGATGATAATCAAATAACAAGTAAACCTGTCTGGCAATTTAAAAAATCATTATACTTTTATTTTGGGTTAATCGGTGGTGAAACAGCGTTAAATAAAATGATAGATAAATATTTCCCACCATGTGTTAGAGCTATTGAAAATGAATTAAAGGTTATAATCACAGATGTTCAAGATGATAACACTGGTTCATTTGGTAATGGTTCTATAACTTTTGAAGTTGAAGGTGGTGTTGGCCCATACACATACAAATGGGTTGGTCCAACGTATGATGGGATTCAATATGAATGCCCATCCCAAAACAATTCACCATGTGGTGACCCAGACGGCGGTGAATTTATGTTGGATAATTTACTACCAGGTAGTTATACGTTAGTCGTTACGGACTCAAGTGGTGAGTTAGTAACAACGACAGTTAATGTTGGCGGTATAACCCCTATCACTTGTGATGTACAACCATCACCAGTTAACACAAGTAATAGTGGTCAGGTAATAATAAACATAAACAATGGTGTACCACCATATACCATAACAATACAAGGTATATCAAATAGCGCTTTTAATGATACAATAGTATCACCATTACAAACGGTTTGCTACGGTAGTTGTTCATCGAATCAGCTACCAGAGGGTGAATATTTAGTAACAGTAGAAGATACTGGTTTCACTGCTAACATAAATGGTACTCCAACAACAATATCGACACAATGTTCAAAAACATTTTTAATAACACAACCACAACAATTAAATTTAATTGTTGATGTTACTGATGCTAACTGTTATAATGGTAATGGTTCGGGTGTAATATCAATAAATGGTGGGGTCCCACCATATGAATTTACTTGGGAATTATTATCAACACAAAACCCAAATAACACAAACTTTATCAATAGTGTAATATCAACTAATATAGCACCACAAAACCTACCATCTGGTAATTATTTAGTTTCAGCACTAGATTTAGGTGGCAACTTAACAACAACCAATATTAATATTGGGGAACCAGATGATATAATTATAACTAGTGATAGTTTATTAAAACCAGGTTGTTATTATAGTACATCAGGGTTTATAACTTTAAATATTAATGGTGGTACACCACCTTATGATATATTAACCACTTCTGGTCCATCATTTACAACTACAACATCACAACAAAGTGGGTTAGTTGAAATTGGACCTATCAACGCTGGTAGTTATACCTTTAATATTATTGATTCATTTGGTTGTCAAAAAGAACATAGTGTTATACTACCATTCCCATCAAATATTGATGGTGATACTTTATATGTAACATCACTATTATCAGTGGTAAATGGTTCCACAAATAGAATTGTTATCAGATTTAGGGGTGGACACGGTGTTGGTTATCATTTTAAAATTGATGGTTCACCATTTATCACATTAATAGGTACACCATCCCCAACACTACAACAAATAAGTAGTACAACACTAGTACCTAACTATCAAATATATAGGTCAACAATTAACGCACCAAATGGTGAACCACTATATGAATTCCAATTCACACCACCATCAACCCCACAAACTAACCAACCGTTAATTTTTGATTATGTTTTAACGGATAATAATCAACAAGAGGTTTATGCATTATTTAAAGGTATATTTGAAATTGATGTTGATGGTGATTATGTTGGTTCACAAGACTCACTTAGAGGTACAACACCACCAAGAGGTTGTTATTCTTACAGAAATGAGAATAACACACCAGTATCTGGGGTTAATCCGCAAGGTATAAATATAACACAACCATAATATAATGAATTTAGGTAGAATAACATATAAGTTAAGAAAGTCACAATCCCCACAATTAGAAAATAGGGATGGTTATTTTAATATTAATTTAAAATCTGAATCAAAAAATTTACCACCTGGTAATATAAATAGGGTTGTTAATTTAGGTGAACAATTTGACAAAGAACGTGAAGAATCAAAAAGGTATCGAATTATAACAACATTACGTCCATTATTTAGTAATGTTTTATTTAATTTGAGTGGTGAAAAAAATCAAATAGATAATACATCTAGTTATGGTTATGAAACATTTGATGGTGAAAAATTCAAGACAGACCAATTTGATAATATACCAGGTAACGACTTTGGTGGTAGTCCTAATATAAACTACGAACAGTCAGTAACAAAACATTTGACAGAAATTGATGGGTGGTTTGGTTTTTATGACCCAGATGTTACTAAATCTTCAATTTGTAAATTCTATGATTTAGAACCAAGACGAGAAAGATTCGAAATGTCTAGTTATTTACCAATAAAAAATTGGGAATTTACTATAACTTACCCATACAATAGTGATAATACACATTATACAGTTAATGGTGGTTTATTAATTACAACCGCACAACAAAGAATTTTAGGTGGCATACCAATGGTTATATTAGGTTCCGCAGCCCCCCATAATTTAAATGTTGGTGACACAGTTAGGTTAACCAATATGCCAACCCAAAGTATGAATGGTGATTTCACAGTTTTAGCTTTAGGTTTTGAGAATGGTGATGATAATGACACACACTTTGTTATCAATATAAACCCGAATAATGCAATATTGGGTAGCCAATTTTCATTCGGTAGAATGAAACGATTATATTTTGGTTATGAGGTTGAATATTACTTACGGAAATTTAAAAAAATAAAGGGGTTTAATTCACAAGAAGAATTAGGTGTAAATGATTACGAATCATACCCATTATCATTTTCTAAAACAATATATAGCGACCAAATATATGAATTAATATTCAATGATGATATTGATGTTGATGGTTTAACTGATAACTTAGGTCGACCATTAAGTGAATTATACTTAACGATGTTAAAAACCAATGGTGATAATTTTTTTACTAAAGTTAAATCTGGTTTTGATTTAAAAAATACAATTGGTAACACAATAACAAATACTATTGATGGTCGAAGCTTATCGAATATTAGGAAAATACACTCAGCATCATTACCATTAGCTGAATTTGAAAGTCACACACCTCTAGAGAATGATGTTACAATAAATAATAGTGAATTTTACGGTGACATATGTGAATACAGTAAATATGAAGCTAAAGAAACAGTTTTACTAGATGTGACCCATAGATTCAACACAATGGATAGAGAAACAACAACAGTTAGACCGATAAGTATTAGTAGTGTTGATGGTCTTAGAAATGAGGGTTATTTATATAAACCACACCACCTAATAAAAATTAGAGAATTTTCAGCTTATATCGAACAAGGTGACGAATCAACAGCTGGTATACCAGATTATGCTGAAGATTTAGGTGACAACAGATATTTATGGAGAGACTTATTATCGTTAGGGTTCAATGATGGGCAAGAAGAAACACTAGATTACCCATTTTTAAATGGTTGTCATTACATTTATAAAAATCTATGTATAACAACAAGGCGACAAGACCCATTTGGTAATTTTAATTTATTATACACTAAAAAATTTCCAAGAGATATATCTGGTGATGGTCTTAGTGACGCATTTACAATTAAAAGTTCTGGTGATGAATGTTAAGATAAATATAAATAATTTTAAAAATAACGGTGAGGCAACGTTAAATCTACCTATAAATATGGGTTATCAATTAGTTGACCAAGCTGATATTATAGAAACTAAATTTGTTAAAAAAGAAATTGAAAATGAGATAAATGAAATAATTGATTATGAAAAAGTAAGGTTAATACCAGCAATAACGAATAACCAATTATTACAACCAGTTTTCAATATAACTTATAATATACATTTTCTTAACCAATCAAATCAATATAACCCTACATCATTCTATAGTGAAATAGGGTTTAATAATACTGATATAAAGTTTAGAAAAAAGGCATTTACCCAATCATTTCTTAGACTCAGTTTTTATGATTCGGACATACAAACATCACAAAGATTACTATCATTTTCAACAATTTATCCAGACTTAAATAGGTTATTTAATAGTAATTTAAATGATACAACACCAGCCAATATGTTAGCAACATCATTTACAGTTGGTAACTCATTAATTAATAGTCTAGAAAGTGGTGAAGGGTTTTTTATATATCACTTTAAAGATGAAATATTAGAAAATTTACCTAAAGAAATTTTTATGAGAGGTGATTTTAATAATGCTAGAACTGGTGTTACAACTAGGTTAATGTCAACAAATGTACCTAATAATACAATTGACACATTGATTAAATCAACAGCTGGTACAAACACATCTAATAATGTTTACACAAAATATATTTTAATTAAAAATGATGATGGTTATTATTATGAGATAGACCAAAATTATTCAACAAATGTTAATATTTTAAATGATAATTATATAATAAATCTTTACCAAATATCAGCTGTATAATGGATATTATAAAACACAAAATATTATTAGAAAAATATATAAGCAGAAAAAGAGGTTCAACATATGGAGCTACAACTGCTAACACTATAAATATTAATGTATTGTTGACACAAGATATTAAAGATATGGGTATGTTTAACATCATAGATTATATTGAATATGATAAACAACACCAACTATTGAGTTACGAACCATTAAAACAAAAAGTTATTAACAACAATGGTAATTTTAATTTTATATCAAACCCATCTAGTAATTTTGATTCAATTAAAAATACTAAAGATATTAGGTATAGGAAAAAAATTTTAGATGATTACCATACTAATGGTATAATAGTAACTGGGTTAACTGAAGATAGGTTAGAATTGGTTAGTAGTTATGGGTATAATGATAACAACAAGTATGTATCAAACTTTAATAATAATAAAGAACAATACACTAACTATTTAGGTCAACTTATTAATTCAACAACTGAAATAACCAATTTAAATAACTTTAACCCAGTAATATATGTTGAAGATGCAAACATTAACGACCCTAATATTGGTACTTTATTACAGTCAGATGGCTTCTTACTTAAAACATACACTGGTGAAAGTAGGGATGTTAACGACCCAGAATTAGGTACAGGTGTTATACCAATAACCGAAATCACGTATCAAGGCCAAAGTTTAAACAATACAAATAGCTCACTATCTGCATTGACAATTGAAGAATATTTATTACATATAACTGAATCACCAAAAGTTGATAGTGACATATTTATTGATAGAGGTATAACCAATGTATTACAAAACCATTTGCAAATGGGTGAAATTTCATCTCTTGAGCAATTGGTTAATTACGGTAATGGTTATTATAATATTATAAGATAAAAAAAGAAAATAAATGAGTACTGGAGTATATGGTATTGTTAGACCAGCTGACGTTGCACCTAGTGACGTTCAAATAACTGTCTTTTACGCACAAGATAGAAGTGTTAGTAACACTAGAGTTTTCACGTTAGACTCAAGTAATTTAATACAAAATGAAAACCCCAACAGTACTGTTTCGGGTTTTGAATTATTTGGTGGGTTATACACATTGAAATTACCAATTAATGAATTTTCAGCTAGGGGTATTTACACAATAGTTATTAAACCAGTTGAAATAAGAACTAAAATTGTAGACTGTGGTGTACTATCTTCTTCACCAGATATTAAAGGTATAATTCTAGATGGTTCGGACCCAAATATTTCTGATTTTATAGATAAATTTGAAAATAATGGTTTGGTTGGGTATCGAATTGAATATTTATCACCAAACCCAGCATCATCTGATGCCAAACTAAGAAATTTATTTAGGGTTATAACTTCAAACAATAGAGCCGAACCAGTTAATCAAAATCTAAGTAATAGTAATCAAAAATCGATACGATATAGATTTAATGATAATTCTACTTTAGTTTTTTGTACATTATCACCTAGTTCTGAATCAAACGTAACACCTAACGTTTTCCCTTACATTGGTCAACCCAACCAAGAGATTATAATAACTAACACATACTTTAACCCAGTAGTTTTAGAGGTTGAAATTGTAGACCATGATATTGAAACGTTGGCTATCGCCTTATTTGGTAATCAAACTAAATCACTTGATGATGGTATATACACTATATACAACTTTAATAATGATATCTATAAACAATACAACCTATTTGAAATTAAAGATAGGTTTACTGGTAAACCATTATTTGAGGTTAAAGAAGAAAGAGAAAACATCGACTTTAATAAAGATTTTAATGACATAAGCAACATATAAGTATAATGGCAAAAAGGGATAACATTGCAGTACCTGGATACGCAAAAAGGGTTTTCTTCAATGATAATATTGAGTATAGAAATTTTTCACCAGATTTGGTTGGAAACCAACTTACAGTTGGTGATGACGGTAACTCATCATTGTTTACATTTGGTAATTTCGTTATCACAACAAACACAGAACCTAGACCCGTATTTGTATTTCCAGAAAGACCATTTTCACCATTTTACACATTAAATGACATAATTGATAATGATTCCTTTTCATTAGACAATAATTCAACTAGTATCAATGGTAATCAAACTCAGTATGGTATTATCACACAACAAAAAATCACATTAAACACTGATAATAGTGACTTATGTAATTTTGCTTATTTTGGGTCAGCAACTGAATTCATAAGAGTTTCGTTAGAATCAATAATTAGCAAATGGCCAGCATCCATATACTGTAGACCTATTGACACCGAAACTGGGTCACAATTATTAAACATCCAAGATTACACTTATAGTCCAATAACCAACACATCAACGTTTAAAATCTTAACAAATGGTTTTATAAACAACTATGATATAATCTATGATTCATCTGGGGTTTTATTATCAAACTTTTCGAATGAAATTAGAAATTTAACAACAAACTATAAAAGTTACAATATATTATATAATGAAAATGAATTTGGTATTATAGAACTAACACCATCAGAAACATTACGTGATAGTTTTATAATTGTAACAGTAAATGGTGAAATATTTCCAAACGCAACATCACAAGATTTATTTAGAACACTACATATAAAACCAAATAGTGTTGAAATTGAAAAGTTTTTTACAACATTAGAACCATTCGAAAATAATTTATTAAATAGGTTAACAACACCAAAATATACATCAACATTTAAATATAGTGTAACAACAAGCACTGGTATTTTATATGAAACTGAAAAAAAACTAACTTGGCCAACAACGGATGGTTACAATATTGACTTTAATACAAATGAATATATTTCATTTATCACTGAACTATTATCAGTAACTAATAGTAAAGATGAAACAAAGTCTAACCTAATGGTTAGGTTTTTAACAGCTGAAGCGATATCTAACTTTGATACTGTACCTAGATGTGACGATGTTTTCGAAGAAGAAACGGCTGGTCAAAAAATGAATAAAACCCTTAAAATATATGGTAGAAATTTCGATGAAATTAAAAAATATATAGATGGTATATCATTTGCAAACACAGTTACCTACGATAGAAAAAATAATACCCCAGACCAAGTACTAAAATATTTAGCTAGGGTTCTAGGTTGGGAATTAACGAGTTCAATTTTAGAAAACGACTTAATTAAATCATATTTAGATACCTCAGAATCCACTTATAGTGGACAGAGTAGAGGGTTGACCCCATATGAGGCAGAAATTGAATTATGGCGAAGGTTAATATTAAATTCAGCTTGGTTATGGAAATCTAAAGGCACTAGAAAAGCAGTTGAATTTTTATTTAGATTTATTGGGGCACCAAATGAATTGATAAATCTTAATGAACATGTCTATGTTGCTAAAAACAAAATTAACACTGATGACTTTTTTGATTTGGTTACTGAATTAGACCTAAGCAATAACATTGATGATTATTATTTTGATTTTGATGGTTTTCCAACAACAAAACCAGACAATCCATCTATGTATTTCCAAAAGGGTGGTTTATGGTATAGAGAAACTGGTGGTCAAAATGCCTCAGTGTTAACATCTGAAGGTAATAACCCACATATTGGACCATATGATGGTGGTGCTGAATATATAAATAATTTTAGAAATTTAATACCAGATTTTGAACCTAGAGTAATAACCAATGAAACGACTACAACAAAATCCGAACAGCTATTTACTAATTACAATAATGGTATTGTGGATAGTTATAGTGGTGATACGTTTATAGGTGTTGAAACGATAAATGGTGTGTCATTAGACGATTGTTTTGTATATGAAGCTGAAATTGTACAAGACCCATTTCCAGAAAATGATTTAACAGAATGTGGTTGTGAGATACCAACCGATGATTTAGCTATACATATTAATGTGATTAGGGATGATAGGGTTAAAGATTGTGATATTAATTTAAGTGGTTATACTTTTGTGAATAGTGAAAATAGTGAATTTAATGATAAACCACAAGTATATCTTTGGAATTATTTGATGTACAATATTGATGGTACAACTAGCAGTGTTGTTAACCAATCAACATTTATATCCCCAGACTGTTGTAAAATATTAGTTAACGGTGAATCTTATTACCATGAAGAATATCAAATATCGGAAGCAACTGGTGATGCTATTTTTAAAAATTCAGGTTATGTTTGTTGTAAACCACCACAATTAATTGGTATTGAATATTCTGACACCAAACTACTGTACAATGACCCAGGTAAAAGTGGGTGTGGTTGTTACACATCATGTAAATGGCGATTAGCTGGCCCTAGACTTGGTGATATGGAAATAATTGGTGATTTTGTTTATTTAAAATTTGTAACTCCCAAAAACAACTGGGGTGAAATCGGTGAACCAGAATATAGAATAACAAGTGAATCAGATTCGTGTTTTTGTCCTTTAGAATATACAAGACCAGTTAAAGTATTGGACCCATACACAAATAAAGAAGGTTACGGGTGTCGAATAACTAAACTGGGTAATACCCAACTAGTTAATGATGGTGTTAATGAAACTAATGGTACGATAAATAGTGACTTGTATCAACTATTCTACAAAAAATCAATAGGTGAAATACCGTGTAATTCAGAAATAACACCTAAAGGATGTTTAATTAGTGTTTCATTTAAAGATACACCATATACTATAAAAGAAAATAATTGTTACCAAATGACCCCCTTAAATATACAAAACAGTTCAGGACCATATATTTATTTTTGGGAAATATTAGAACAAACTGGTATATTTTACAATTACTTAATTAATGATGCCACATCACCCACACCAATAATATGTAAAGATGTTTCTGGTCCATCTAGTGATGGTGATTCAATTAATAAAATTGTAATAAGGGTAACTGTCAGTGATTCTTCGGGGTGCAGAACACAAGCAACGTTTGAGGAATTTGCTTATGGTTAACATTTTTATATTAAAATTTTTAACATATAATATTTATAAATAAAATAACTTATGATATCACAAAAATGTCAACCATCAATAAATAATCCATGTTTAGACGCAAACACGATAATAGATGGTGGTGGTCAAATACAACAATTAAATGATGGTACAGTATCAGTTTGGGTTAATGATGGTGAAACGTTAACCCCATATACTGATATTAATACTAAAACTTGTTGTGAGTTTCTTGGTTACATTTTTGACATAGAAAATCAAAAATGTTTATGGACCGAACCAGTTCGTTGTGATACTTGTGAGAAAAAAATTGTAATAAACCCAGAAAATAATGATGGTGTTGTATTTAATGTTGATGAGGATAATCTAAATCAAATTTGTTCATTAGATATTTCATTTGATTACATATTCAAATTTGATTGTTCAGTATTAAACGGTTCTGAAACTATAAATATTGAAGCACAAACAATAATAGACCAAATAAATGAGTTAACAGAAGAATTAGAATCAATTGATTGCAGTTCATTGAGTGGTTTATGTGAGGAATATACAGAAATATATGAAAACATGTGTTATCCGATAGAAATTAGCACATTTAACATTATAGATTCTTATATTGAATACCAAGAAGCTAAAACATTAAGTGTTGATAGTGTTGATAAACTACCATCAAATTATAAGACTATTTGTTGTTTAACTGAAGTTGGGTTAGAAAGGTGGGAGTCAATACTTGGTGATATTAAATATGATTTATGGTTAGAAAAAAATGGGTGTGATACAACAATATACACCAACAAACAAGTTTTAGAACTATATAATGAGGGAATGGAGTTGGCATTGACTTCTGGTACTAATATAAACCCATATTTTTTAGAAACTGACAATGGTTTATGTGATAAACAATTAGCATATGAAAATAAAATAAATGCTTGTAAAGAATATGAAGACTGTTTATCTAGAATTGAAGAGTTAGAGGAAGAGATTGCTGATTTAGAATCACAATTAGAAGAATTAGATAGTGTATTATGTGAGGACCCAATAAAAAATATAGAAAGGTTTGGGGTTACATTAACATTAGATGCTGAAACTGAAACACCATCATTATATGAGACGATATACGAAGAAGAATTTTTTAATATCGGTGAGGACAACTTAATGCAGTATATAGTTGATTCTTTAGGTAATACTGGTATACAAATATCATCTGATGGTCAAACACTACCAGAATTTATAAGTGATGATTGTGATTTTAATGAAATTTGTAAATCATATCGTGACGCATTTATTAAAGAATTATATTTAACACAATATTTACCAGAATTTGGTGAACCCGAAAATTCATTAGAAAATGAAGAGTTATTAACACTTATGGGTGGTTGGTACAATTCATCGTGGTTAAATTTTAATACGTTAATAGCAAATCAAGAAATTATAGAACAAATTGCTAATAGGAAAATTAGAATAAGTTTAAAAATAAATAATTGTTGTTTTGATTTCGGTATCCTACTTGATAATGTTAGTATAATAAAAAATTGTGACACAACAACAACAACATTAACTAAGATTACCAACAAACCAAAATTTGATTTAACAAAAATAGTTGATAATAAAAAATCTTGGGTATCAATAGAAGAATTTGAAAATCGTCAATTTATATTTGATTTAAGAGACACATCGTATAGTGTTAACCACCATAAATTAGTTATAAACACTAAAGAAATTGACTTAAATGTTGACCCAGCAAGAGCCATAGAAAATGATGTGTTCAATTACTTACTTGAAAACGATTGTGCTTTAGAATGTACAACTGGTTCAACGAGTATATCACAAAGTCTAAATATTGATTTTGATGGTATTTTAAATTCACAAATACCATCAGGTTTTACCACTTGTGAGATAAACGTTATGTGGGGTGTTAATGTCTTCATCGATAATGATATGGTATATAATAACATATTTTATAGTGGTGAAACTGAAAATCCAACACCCCCATTATCTGGGTATACTAACGAATTAATAAATATATCTAATGAATTGGGGTTATTATTTACAATAAATGGTGATGAGGGTATATTTACTAATATATATGATTGTGATAGTCTAAATTATTTAAACTCTTCATTTAAATTAGATTTAACATTAGACATAACAACATGTGAGTATAAATTGTTCGAAGATAATGAATGTTTTACATTTGAAGATGGTGAACCATTTTATTTCGAAGATAATTAAATTATAATATAAATGGGAAAATTAACAGATAGAACTCAAGCAACTGGTGTAACACTAAATAATAGTGTCATACATGTTGTTAACACTGATGATACAACACAAAACCCAAGTGGGTCATCATATAAAACTAATTTAGCTCAAATATTATCATTGAGTCCACGTGTAACAGAAGGGGTTTACAACACATTAACAGAATCTATAGATTTTAGCGGTACATCATTATTTACACCTTTTTCAGTTGATTTAAGCGGATTAGAAACTAATGTTAATTATGCAAATGTGGTTTTTGTGGATGTTGTTAACGGTAGTGATGCGACAGCCGAAATAAACGACTTTACTAAACCAGCCTCAACTGTTGCTCAAGGGGTATCGTTGGCAACTGCTTTATCTGGTTTATCATCAGATAATAGAGCTTTAGTTTATATTAGGCGAGGTAATTACGTTGACCCAGTTTTATTTTTACAAAATAATGTTGACGTGTATTGTGAACCAGGTGTTGTGTTTACAGGTATAGTTCGAATTACTGATAACAATGTATCAGTAAATTCAAATATTTATGGTAAATTAAAAATTAATTCTATTGGTAGTACAGTACCTTTTACCATAAACGGGGGTTCATTTATTTATTTTGAATTTGATTCAATTATCTCAAACGCCGCTGCTATTTTTATTGATATTACAAGTACTAATAATAATATTAGAATTAAAGGGAATAGTATTTCCACTAACACACTTGGTTATGGTTTTGGTATAACTATTAGACGTGAGGCGAATGTGATGTTAAATATATCAGAAAAAATAGAGTCTATCCACCAAACACTTAGGTTTAGATTTTATAATGGAAAAACTACAATTAATTGTCCTAATATATTTTTAATTTCTGGTAATATTTATGGTGGTAACTTTAAACAAGTCATCTATTTAGATAGTCCATTAAGCACTGGTGAAGTTGTGATAAATGGTAACCTTGTGTGTACAGATATTATTAATTATGGTGGTATTAGTTCAGTTGTTAGATTTTGGGAATCACCAAACACCACCCTTAAAGTAAACGGTGATATTGTTAGTAATTCAATATCAGGAGTTGTGTTATCAAATGGTGCTGGAAAAATGGTTTTAAATGGTAATATTAGTGCTAATGGAACTTGCATCTCAAGCGGTGGGTCAAATAAACTAATGATAAATAATAGTGTTATTTTAAGAGAAACGGACACATTCGCACCACCTTTTAGTATAGGAGATAATTCTGAGGTTTTTGTCAACAATACTTTATATTATTCTGCATTTTATGGTGATTTAATTAATATTAATAACAGTAATGCTAAATTGTATTTAACAAACTTTACTGCGGAAGGGTTTACCCCGCCTATTGGGGAGGTTTGGACTATAAATCTTACTAATGGTGGTACGGGGTACACAACAGATGATAATGTTACTGTAACTGGTGGTACAGGTAATGGTTTATTAATTGATATTGAAGCCGACATAAATGGTGTAGTAACAGGTACTACAATATCTGATGGTGGTACGGGGTACAGTATTGGGGATATATTAACTATTATTAGTGGTAATAATGATGCTCAAATTCGAGTAAATACAATTAGTGACGTAGGAACTTTTTTAAACGTTAATACCACAATACCAACTATTGGTTTAAATAATGTAGCAACTAATAGAAGTTATGATAATAGTATTGCAACAAGTTATCTTATAAATCTAACGGAAAATCCTAACATAATAACACCTAAATTCTTTTAAAATATGGAAAATATAAATATAACACTTAATTCTGCTTTACCTCAAACCACTAATATAATTATGGGTGAATTTGACTCAGAACATTTTTACATTAATATGGATGAGTTTAGTGAAGAAGAAAATAAAATAGTAAATGACTTAATAGATATTTTAAATAAAAATATTTTAACTGTATTTTACAATACTAACTTCTCGCATGGATTTACAGAAATAAACATAATCAAACCTTTTGAAGATTGTATAGTTAATCAAGTTAGTGTGGATTTTTTAACCTTAACTAATAATGATAAAGATAAAATTAGTGAATTAATAAATTTAATATTAAAACAAAAAAGTAATGGCTAATACAAAATTTAAAAATAATCTAGAAATAACAAATGGTACGTTATTGATTGGGTTATTAGGTACAGGTACCTCAATTAATACCTTAGGTATAGACTCAAATGGGGTGGTAGTATCTGGGGACTCAAGTGATACATATGTAACAGGAGGAAATTACTCAATAGATGGGTTAACACTAGATAGGAATGATGGTGAGTCTGTGACCGTAACAGGGCTTACAGATACGAATTTTGCCAATACAGATTTAACGTTTGATTTTTCTAGAGAACATAATATAACTGAAGATTACTATTTACAGATTACAAGTGATGGTGGAAGTTTTAATGAAGCATATTTATCAATGAGCGGCTCTTTAACTAATCCTTCCAGTCCTAACCCTGGAGTTTTATTTGGGTATGGTGAAAACTTTTACCAAGCGGGTGTTGATTTTTCAAGACTTATCGCAATAAATAACGAGATAAAAGGTTTGAATTACCTTAACATGGTTGCTGACTCAATTGCTAACATAGGTTCAGGTATAAATTCTGATATACTAATAGGTAACAATAATAATGATACGCAACAAACAAATCAATTTAGAAATACTAGACCAACAATTATTTCGTCAAAAAACTCAATAATATTGAGTGGTATATCTAACTCTGCAATAATAGGGGGGGAAGGGGTAACCGCAAGAGAAAGTAATACAGCTTATGTGGTAAATCCAGTTATTAAAAAAACCAACACAATACCGTCAGCCACTACAGACACTATTGGTGAAGCAGGTTCAATTACTTGGGATGATGAATATTTTTATTGGAAAACCGATAGTGGTTGGTTAAGAGTTAGTGGTACAAGTTTTTAATAGTATAATATTTTATGAGTAATAATTGTTTAAACATATCAAGTAGTGTTACATTAATCAATAATTCGTTCACAATCAAAAATAATGGTTGTGGTGATATTGCTATTGATTTAGGTGTTAAATTATCTAAAGATATTACAGAATTAAATACACTACAAGAATTCAACACATTGCTTTACTCTGAATTGATAGATGTTAAAAATAGACAATCGATTACTGCATATCCAACACTAAGGTTAATCTATGAAAGGTACCTAACTAATGACAATTGTGTGAATCAATCTAATGGGTTTAATTACGATTCAATGGATTTATTAACACAATCCATAGGAACGTATTGGGTTGATTTGATTGAACAATTTATACCAGCAACAACGATATGGGGGTCGACATATGTATACAGAAATACCATTTTTGATACACCAAAATATGCCTACAAAAGTAATACACTATGGTTATGTGATGACCCATCTGATTATTTCCCATTTTCAGCATTAAGTAAGGATTGTGAAACAGAAGTCATAAAGGTCTCACTACCCTCATCAGTTACACCAGATGAGGATTCAACACCATTTGATAACTTGAATTTCTTTAGTTGCCCAACAAACCAATATTGTGACTGTGTTTGGACAATGACCAATTATTGTAATTCAGAGTTTATTGGTAGAATATTGGAAATTAATGTGGAACCAGAAAACACTATCAATTGTGAGGATAGTGGTGTAATAACCGACACTAATATTTTAATCACCCAATCCAAAGCTACTGATTGTAATGTTGCTAATGAAACTTGGGACTTAACAAATAGAATTTATAGTCAAATAGTTAAAGTTACTGACACATCAAATATACCTATTTCAATAGAATTAAATTATTCAGCAAAACCATATGGTGTTAATACTTTCGGTATAACATTTGAAGTCACCAAATTAGACACCAACACACTTAGAATAGATTGGTTAATACCAATTTCAGCACCAGAACCTATTCAAACCAATTGTGTTGGTTATTACACAAACCAGGTACACAATAACACAGGGTTATTTGGACATTCAGATATTTGGGATGTTAAACCCATCATTAATATCAAAACTGAAGACGGTTGTGAAATAACTAACGTGTTTGTTAGTAAAGGTAAGTTTATAAGATTAGTTAAACCTGTAGTTATAAGTGATATAAATCCTATTGGTGTGATTGAAGCAAATATGTTGATTAAACCTAAAAGATAATGCAATTAATAAATAACATATCGTTTGAGGTGTTAGAACCGATTGGTACAACAATAAGTACTAATACTAATATTACATTTACCGTTCACGAAACAATATGTAACCATATATCAACTTTTGGGTTTGAGGGTTTTGTTTTAAACTTAAAACAAGTTATAAATAGTGAGGTGGTTGAAACTAATAATAACATGGGGTTATCTATAAATAATAATAAAAATTTTACTGAATTAAATATATCTTACAATGAGTAATTGCTTAAATAGAAATAGTGTAGGTGTTATGTTCGGTTTAAGTTCTGACTTTAATGAATTTGTTAGACCCAAATTTGAGGTTTCTGGTGCCACAAAAATAAATTGTAGTATAACTGATATAACCATTGGTGATACTGGTGTTTATTCAGTTTCAAATGAAACAGAAATACCATTAAATATAATTTTTAATGGGGATAATTCATCATTTTTTAATGAAAACCAATCAAAATTTAGATACTCAATACACAGGTACAACCCAAATATTAATGGGTTTAACCGAGTACCGATATATAATTCAGAACAATTTGATTGGTCACAAATTAGTGGTACAACAACAATCAACACCACTGTACCTATTAATGAGTTAAATGTTGATGGTGAATATATTATTAAGGGTAATTTTACTAATACTTTTTCCACTGAATTTATGTCATATTTAAATACTACATATGACACATCTTTATTTGTCAGTGGTGATGAATACGGTTATTACCAAGACGATAGGGATTATTATTTTATAGTTATATCTAAACCAGAAAAACCAACATTAGGTGTTGGCACAAACACACCAATAACGATTAACACACTAAGAAGTGTTTCATATGATTTAGTTAATAACCAAACACAAATACAAGTACCAGAAAGTCAAAGTGGTTATATTGTTGCATTAAATGGGTTGGTTTTAGCTGAATATTTTGATTACACAGTATCCACAATAACAAACGGTTCAGTAACAACATACCTTATTGAATTGGTTTCACCTGGTGTTTTAGGTGATATATTAACAATATCATATATATCAACTGGTGGTAATAATACGTTAATAACCAAAACGATTAATGTTGATACTAAAATCCCATCTGGACCACAAGGTGGTCAGGGTGTTAATGATTATTATTTAAACTCAACAACTGGTAAATATGAAATATACATAGATAGTGACCCATTAACTCAAAATGATATAATTGTCACGATTAATGGTGCTGTATTAGCAAATAATATTGATTATTACCAATCCTCATCTAAACCTAAACGAATCATATTAGAGGGTGATATAATTGAGGGGGACATAATTAACGTTTATTATAATTCATTTACGAATATAGTTGATGAAATACTAACCGACACACCAATATTCGCATGGAGTGTTGAGACACCATTTTTAGTGAATAATGGTTCTTTCACTTTAGAAATAGCATCTGATATTAACTTTAACAATATTATAAAATTGGATACAATACCATACGTTATTGGTCAAAATTCTTATTTTTTACCAGTAAATCTTAACGCTAGTTATAATGATGTGTTGTATTATAGGGTTAGAAATGATAAAAATTACGAAACATTGTGTGGTCAAATTTTAACTAGCACCACATATAGTGATACGACTAAAATAAAATTAAAAACAAATTCTGTAAATAGGTACTAATTATTTACTTTTGAATATTTATAGTTAAAAATAATAGAATAAAGATATTTATAAAATATGAGCTACATAATTAATAATACAGGTGGGTTTATAAACCTAAAACTAACAGATACAGGTCGAAGAAAATTAGCTGAGGGTAGATTGAATTTTACCGCTTGGGGTATTGGTGATTCAGAAATAAATTATAATAGAGAAGAAATTGTTGATGATTACCAAAGTGACCCACAATTATCGGGTTATAGTAAAGTATTAAGACCTGTTGATATGCAACCGAACATATCATCTTTCGTAACAACAGATGGGGCCACACCAACAAATCCATTAAACCCTAGTCAGATACAAACAATAAAGGCTATTGTTAATAACAAAGCGATAGAAAGGGGGTTTTTCAGTGGAACAACTGGTACAACATATGAAACATTAATGAGTGAAGAATATATTGTAACATCTGGTTGTGTATCCAATATAAATATAACTGGTGGTACAACATTAGACTTTGGAACAACTGGTGTAACGTATAATGAGGGTGATTTTATATTATTAAAACCAACTAATAGTAGCTCTGGAAATATACCAGTAAATAACAACGATTTAGCAATACCAAATATTTGGTACAAAATACAAACATCTGGCACAACTAGTGTTGAATTAGACAGGTTATTACCAAACCTATCTAATTTTAGTGGTGATACTTGTTATATTATTTACCCACAAGGTGAAGTGTATGAAGCATTTGGTGAAACATCAACAATGCCATACTGGAACACTAATACGTTATCATTTGATAATTGTTGTTATACATCTTGTGGTGATGTACCAGTGTGGAATATGAATAATGTTTGGTGTGAAAACATAATAGGTATGACGGGTACTGGTATTAATAACGTAGCATCAACACCTAATGAAAGTTATGAAAAATTCGGTTCATGGTCTTATTTGGGTCAAAAATATCCATTTTTGAATTATAGTTGTTCAGAGGCTATTGATGTTGAAATTGATGTTTGTGATGTACCAGGTCAATCAATTGTTGATTCAGTTAGAAAATCAATATCAATATTGCACTATACCAATAACACAATTTCTAATTATTATGGTGAATTTCTATTTATAGATAGTACAAGTAATAAAAATTTAACAGTTATAATACCAACAATAATGTATCACAGAAGGGGGGTTAACACTAGTAGTGGTACGACAATGGGTATGGTTTTTATTAGTAGTGGTGAAATTAAAACAATTAGTGGGACAGATATTGAATATGTTGATTTAATAGAGGACCCACAATTAGTTAATGGTACACCTAAAGTTGTTGGTAAAGTATTTCCACAATTAAAAATTGTTGTTTTTGATGATGATGAAATTATTGCTGCAATATCATACAAGTCTAACAGAAACTGGACATTACCACCATTAACTGCTAATTTATCGGCACCATCTGGTGGTTTATCATCTGGTGTTCTACAACCAAATGAGGTGATGTGGTTAACTTATGTGTTAGAGAATAATAACATGTCTGGGTTAACTAGTAGTTTACCTTGCCAATACTACACAATAATGGCTAATAACACATCTGGAGCAAAAGACGTTCAATTCAAAATTTCTGATGTTGACTTATTACCATACATGAGAAAAATAGAATCACCAAACTATGATGGTCTAGGGTTTTACGCTACAGACTTTAAGGTTTTATATCAAATATTACCTAATAACGAAAGACCAACATCAGATGGTTGGTTAGAACATAATTATACAACTAGTGGGTTAACATTAAACTTAGGTGAAACTATTGACCCAGAAATATTAGAAAATCAAAACCCAAATTCACTAGGGTTTATATTGGATATACCAACTACATTAGGTGATACTATATTTAGTATAATGGATACACTTAATATGCCAACAAACTCAAATCCTAACCTATTACAATTTGGTGACGAAAGGTTTTTCTATGGTAACATAGACACATATATTGGTGCATCTATTTATAAAACAATATTCAGTCTAAATATATCAGCGGATTTATTTAAATTTACAACAAACCCTACTAGGGATACAGATTTAACTACAAACCCACCAAACTTAAAAATAACTGAGTGTGGGGTATATGATAATACTGGTGATTTAGTAATGATTGGTAAATTCTCCAGACCAGTTAAATTGATACCTGGTAATTCAGTCCTACTAGAATTTTCAATGGACTTTTAATAATTAAGATAAAAACAAAATAAAATGGGATTTATAGATAGTGGTACAAGTGTAGAAATAAAGGGTAAATTAACTCCATCTGGTAGACAAAAACTAGCAAACGGAAGAGGGTTGACTATTACTAACTTCATACTTGGTGATTCTGATGCCAATTACAATGTGTTTGAGGGGTTGTCGTTTGGTGAAGTACCAGATATTTCTGGTGATAATTTCGGTTTGTCCATAAACAATGGTGGTTCGGGTTACCAATTAACTAGTAGACTAATTTATAGAGGGGGTGTTTCTGAAAAACCAGTACAAAGTGTTTCAAGTACAATAACATCGGTTGCTAAACCAATTGGGTATTCAACAGTCACATATGGTAGCGGTGCCATCACACAATTAATTGTTAATAGAAACAATATTAACACGGATAGATATGTTAACCTTTTCAAATCCTTTAATTTACCAATTAATAACAGCGAAGCGTTAAAATACACCTCAGTTACGTCACAAAATGGTGGTTTTTCCGACACAGCGTTAAGTGGTTTATCATCTGAAAATATTTTAGTTATAGGTTTAAATACTGCGGTTTATGGTGAACTATTAGATGGTAAGAGTTTACGTGTTGACATAACAACACCATTAAAATCTTACACTATTTATAGTACTTATGAAAATAAAAATAATACATTAGCGCAAGAAGATGGTAGACCAACTGATACATCTAGAAATTTAATACACCTAGGTCCAAATAGAGCACTATTGTTTAGTGATGACATAAGAAGACCAAATAACGATATAAGTAGAAGTTGGGCAACTGGTTACGCCACTCAAAGACCATTTTCATCTAACAATAAACGTCTATACAACTTTAGAACTAACCCAAATACCAATTCAATTGTTGACAAGTCCGTTGGTATTGCGTACTTAGATAAAGGATTCATTGTTATTACCGAGCCAGATATTGTTAATAATTTCGATTTAATGGACCCATCATCAACTGCAATAACAATAACTTTTAATAGTTACGTTAATTCAGTTTCACAAAAAGTGACATGTATTGCTGATAGGAATGAATTTACAATTAGTGATAACAACACATTCAGTAGTGGTACTGTACCTAGAATTACAGAAATTGGTTTATTAGATTCTACTGGTGATTTAATCGCTATTGCTAAGACAAATAGAACGTATTATAAACCATCTGACGATTTAGTAGTGTTTAATTTATCTATAGAATATTAATTTAGTATTTATATTATTTTAAAATTAGTTATATTATTAACTATAAATTAAAATATTATATGAGTAGTGAAAAAAATTATATATTAGGTTTAGATGTCTCAACAAAAACAATTGGTATTGCCTTATTTGAAGATTTAGGAGATAATGGTATATTAAGATTATTACACCACGTAACGCCAGTGGTTAAACCTAAACCAGAAAATAAAATGCAAGAACTATTTGAAAAAACCAAAATATTTGAAGAGGAATTCTTAATGAAATATAAAGATTTTGGTATTACTAGGGTAATAATCGAAGAACCACTACTTCGCTCAAATAATGTTAACACCGTGGGGACACTATTAAGATTTAATGGTATCATTAGTCGCTCAGTTTACGATGTTTTAGGTGTTATACCAGAATACATATCGTCTTATGATTCTAGAAAATATGCTTATCCAGAATTAATGTCCGTTAGGACACACAATAGACGTGGCGAACCATACCCACTAAAACAATTAGAAAAATCAAAACCAGTTTTATTCGGTGCATACGACACAGAAGTCGATAAAAAAATGGTGATATGGGAAAAAGTTTCTGAAACAGAACCACAAATAGTGTGGTTATTCGATAAAAAAGGTAAACTTAAAAAAGAAAATTTCGACATGTGTGACTCGTATACATGTTGCCTTGGGTATATGAATAAAATAGGTAAATGGTACTCTAAATAACCCACACCCACTTATATTGTTTATAAACACTTTGTTTTCGACATGCATTATATATTGACTTATAACAGTTTTTAGATAATCCAAAATGTAATGCTATTTCTGATATATTAGGCCAGTTCATTATAATCTCACCACCTAAAGTTAACTGATTAATAGGTAAATATTTTATAGAAAAATATGAGAAAATACCCTTATGAATTAAAAAAAGCCTGACTGACACGTACATTCGTATTAGAGCAGTAATGAATAGAGATGACATTTGGAATATTTAAATTAATTTAGTATATTTGCAAATATGAGTAGTCACATTGTAAATATATTAGAGCGTTTTTTAGGTTCACACAAAAAACATAACGAAAACAGGTCACAAGTATCCTTTGACTGCCCAGCTTGTAGTGCTGATAAATACATGCCAGAAGGTGATGGAAAAGGCAAATTAGAAATAAATTACAAAAAAGGTGTATTTAAGTGTTGGGTCTGCGCCGATACAAACAATATGCATGGCCCAATAGAAAAACTCATAAAGAGGCATGGTAATAAAAATATACTACGTGATTATGAGTTAGTAAAACCAGAAAATAACTATGAAACAAATATAGTTAGTGATGAAAATATACAAATATCATTACCCATTGAGTTTATACCATTAAGTAAAAACAATTCAACAAAACAATATTACAATTACGCAAAACAATACTTAAAAGACAGGGGTATTACTGATGAAATCATTAAAGAATACAACATTGGGTATGCTTACGAGGGTAAATATAAGAACAGAATTATAATCCCATCTTATGATGAATATGGTGACTTAAACTTTTTTGTGTCTAGGACATTCACAAAATGGGTTAAACCAAAATATTTAAACCCAGATGTTGAAAAACAAAACATTGTTTTCAATGAAAATCGAATTAATTTTGATGCCACAATATATTTAGTGGAGGGTCCATTTGACCATATAGTTACACCAAACTCCTTATGTTTACTAGGTAAAACACTCCCTAGAAAGATAAAGAATTTATTATTGGAAAAATCAAATGCTGATATAGTAATAGTTTTAGACCCAGACGCTTTCGAAAATTCTATTGAGATATACAATGAGTTAAATTTTGGTAGATTACACGGTAGAATAAAACTATGTATACCACCAGAGGGACACGATTCCTCCTCAATATTTCAAAGATTAGGTAGTATAGGTGTTATTAAATTATTAAAATCAGCTAAAATGTTCAAAAAATAACCTTAATTAAATAATTTGTTCTTTATTAGTTATTTTAAGTTTAGATTTGTTATAAACAGCATAATTATCTCTTGAACCATCTTTAGATGACAGATGAGCACCATCGTAACCAAGTTTAACCATACCCTTAACGAATAGCTCAGGTTTATTTATATACAAGTCCTCATATATCGATATATATACTAATCTTTCCGTCCTAGATAAATCAATATATTTATACAACATACCATCCAACCCCTCTTCTAAATCGTCACCATAATTAATAGCCACACGCTTCCAATTGGGACTCATTTTAATTAACTTTAAAACATTAGACCTTAACTCTTTTTTATCCACAGTATTTATCGGTTTATCAGTAAGTAAACGATTCGGCGTGAATTCAACAGTGTAAACATAACCATTATCTCCAGCATATTTTTTAGCATCATCATAATTAATTGTGAAATACATACCAGGACCTTCCTGGTTATTTGCCTTATCCCTACTAACAAATTTGAATTTATTAATAATATCACCACTACCATGGTAAGCAGTTATTTTATTATTATCAGACTCATTTAAAAGATTTATTAAACACTCTTTCAAACGATTAGTTATGTTATTTCTATATTTTGACATTTTTTTTATTTATAAATATTTGAAATAATAGATAAAACTTAGTATATTTGCAAGATATGAGTTTAACTAACAACAAAAAATTATTAGAAATCGCTGAAGACATCAGAAATGTTATATCTGAAAAGCAGATTAAATATGAATTATCGTTTGTTGAAGATACACACACTTATTATATAAAAAATTTAGATGGTGAAATAACAACAAAGTTCCCAAGTGTATCTACAGTAATTAAACAATTCTATGAAGAATTTCCAGAGCACGATAAATCATTACAAATGTGTGATGGGGATATAATTTCGCAAGATGAACTATTGAAACAATGGCGTTCAACAGCTGATTATGCCAATAGTATTGGGTCTAGAACTCACTATTTATTAGAAAAAGATTTACTAAAACTATATGGGTCATACAAGGATGTTAGAAAACCAATATTTGATTGCGACTTAGAGCAGACACAAATAAGTAATCTAATGGTTGATGCTGGACACAAGTTCATCCAATTAATGCATAGACGTAAAGCTGTTTTATTGGACACTGAAATGGTTTTGGGTAGCCCCTACTTGAAGTATACTGGCCAACCAGATAAGGTTTGGTTGGTTGAAAATGATAATGGTGAGATTGGGTTAATAATAACTGATTGGAAAGGGTTACCATTAGACACACCAATACTAACAAATAGTGGTTGGAAAAATATGGGTACTTTAACTAAAGGTGATAAGGTTTATGATAAAGACGGTAATCTAGTTGGTATAATGAACATATCTGAAGTTAAAAATAAGAAATGTCTTAAAATGGTTTTTGATAATGGTGATGAAATAGTTTCAGACTTCGAACACAGGTGGTTAGTTTACACCATAAAAAATGGTATTAAAGAACATCGAGTAATGACAACCCAAGAAATTAAAGATTATAATGATTCATTAGGTAAGAAGTATTCACATAAGATATTAAAAATTGATAACCCGAAACCGTTAAACAATTTAGAAATCGAATTACCAATCGACCCATACGTTTTAGGTGTTTGGTTAGGTGATGGTCATAGTATTGATGCTAAAATAACCCAAGCTAATGAAAAAGTTTGGGGAGAGATTAAAAAAAGGGGTTACGAAATAGGTGATGATTTATCACAAAGTGGTAGTGGTAAAGCCACTACTAGAACAATATTTGGTTTACAGAGTAAATTAAGAGAAAATAATTTATTAAAAAATAAACATATACCAGAAATATATTTATTATCATCATATGAACAAAGATTAACTTTATTAAGGGGTTTAATGGATAGTGATGGTACTTATAATAAATCTAGAAATAGGTTTGTTATGGAAAGTACTAGAGAAAATCAAGTTGATTATTTTAACGTGTTAGCATCATCATTAGGACTTAAGGTTACTAAAAGTAAATTTATCAAGAGGTTTAATGGTAAGGAAATTGAATGTTATCGAGGTTCATTTATCACTACAGAGTTTAATCCGTTTTTAAGTAGAAATCAAGATTTACGTGTGATATGTAAAAAAGATAGAAGAACTTACAGAAATATAGTTTCAGTTGAAGAAGTAGAATCAGTACCAACAAAATGTATTGAAGTGAATAGTCCATCTAATACTTTTTTATGTGGCTATAACTTATTAGTCACACACAATACGAATAAACCTAAAAATATGGAAGTCCAACCCTACACCAAACCAATGTTACAACCATTTGACTCATATATGGATACAGCATTAACTCACTACATGATACAACTACCATTATATGGTAGGTTATTACTTGATATGTTGAAGGGGACAAAATATGAGGATATTAAATTATTTGGGTGTATAATCGTTCATCTATTAGATATAGGAACATTCAAAGAGTATAGAATACCCAAGGATTTTATAAATACGGTTTTAACCATGGACCCACTAATCAGGATAGATAGGGTTATGGAAAATAAGAAAAGATATGAAATAAATGAAGATAATCGATTAAAATTATTATCTGAAGCATTAAAAAAATAAAAAAATATGGCAATAAAAAAAGTTTTTCATCTTAGTGATATACATATTAGAACGTATAAAATGCACAAAGAATACCTTGAGGTGTTTCAACAAACACTAAAAGACATTAAAGAATTAAGTAAGGGTTACAGTAGAGATGAAGTTAGGGTAGTGATATCTGGTGATTATGTTCATCAGAAAATTACAATATCAAACGAGTTATTATTACTAGGAACTTGGTTTCTAAGAAAATTAGAAGCTATTGCACCAGTGGTGGTTATTGCTGGTAATCATGATTTACTTGAAAATAATAAAGATAGATTAGACTCCATCACACCCATGGTAAAACTATTACCAGACTTGGATATCAGATATTATGTTGGTGATAGTGCTTGTTATTTAGATGACAACGTTGTTTGGTGCGTCTATTCAATTTTTGATGAAAACAAGCGACCTGATATTGAGTCTGCAAGGGTAGAACATGGTAATGATAAAAAATATATTGGATTATTTCATGCACCAGTGTTAGGGGCTAAAACAGATTTAGGTTATGAATTTGACCATGGTGCAACCATGGAGGATTTTGAAGGTTGTGACATGGTTATGTTGGGTGATATACATTTACACCAACACTGGAATCATAAGGGTACAATTATAGCCTATGCAGGGTCATTAATACAACAAAATATTGGTGAAAATATAAGTGGTCATGGTTTCTTAGTTTGGGATATTGAAAACAAAACGTTTGAACCCCACGAGGTTAATAACGATTATAAATTTTATAAATTTAAAATATCATCTATAGATGATTTAGATAATAATAAAGAAAAATTAATTAATATATAATGGGTATAACTATTAACGAATTAAAAGTCTTTCTAGAACGCTTACCTGAGACTATGGGTGAATTTTCAATGGTCAATGGTGAGGTATTAAAAATAGACGATGAATATTACGCTAGGGTTGATAAACCAATAATTGAAATCAGGATTGATGAAGAAACTAAAGAATTTGTATTATTACACCAGAGTAGAGAAGAAATAGATAACATACTTAAAGAAATTAACAATGGAGATTCCAAATGATTTACAAAGTGAAATATTAGAGTACTGTAACATTAATAAAATAGAAGATGTTAGTACGTTCACCCTAAAAATGGTAAAACAAGGTTTAACTGTAGAAAAATACGGCTCAAGACCCACACAACCAAATTTTGAACCAAAGGTTATTGAAAAAATAGTTGAAGTTCCAGTTGAAAAAATTATTAAAGTTAGTGATGACGAAAAACTAAATGAAGTTTTAAAGGAAAACAGTAGACTTAATGATGAGATAAATAAATTGAATAATGAATTAATTGAAATCAAAAGAAAAAAAGATATATATGGAGAATAGTGTAACAATACAAATACCAAGTAAATCTAAAATTATTGTTTATTGGGAAGATAGTCCAGAAAATTATAGTCGAGATGAGAAAAAAAGAATACAAAATCATTTTGCGAACAAATATAATGTTGATAAAAAAAATATTAGGGTTGAATACAGACCCATTAAAAAGAATGCGTCTGGTGAATTAATTAAAATAGACGGTGCTAGTATTGATAATATATTAGACATTAACCACCAAAGAGAATTATTTAAAGAATGGTTAGTCAGGGAAGGTCGAGATGTTGACTTTGAAAGATTAGTGGGTCTAGACAACAAAGTCAATACTGAATTAGGTGATGAATTCAAAAACGAATCCATAAATAAAAAATGGAAGATTAAATGGATTACATTAGATAACTTTTTATCATTTGGTGAGGGCAACACATTTAATGTTGATAATCTAAAGGGGTTAACAGTTATAAACTCATTACCAGAAAATCAGGGTGGAAAATCAACACTAGTTGTGGATTCAATAAAATATTTATTGTTTGGTAAAACAACTAAAACTGATAAAAATGAAGAAATTTTTAATCAGTACAGTGATGGTGATGAAATGGTTATAAAGGGGTTGTTGGAGATTGAAGGTGAGGGTGATATAGTGATAGAACGAACCATGAAACGCTCAAAGAAGAGAAGTGCAGGTTGGAATGTTAAAAACACTTTGAACTATTATCGAATTCTTCCAGATGGTAGTGAAGAAATATTAAATGAGGAGCATGCAATAAAGACAACTGAAAAAATTAAGGAAGTTGTTGGTACTGAAAAAGATTTTGAATTAATTGTATTAGCTACTGCTAGAAATCTAGATGATTTAATCGATTTCACATCTAGTGAGAGTGGTAAATTACTAACTAGATTTATTGGTCTTGAAGTTATTGAAGCAAAGGAAAGTATCGTTAGAAAAATGTATAATGAATTTGCTAAAACGATGAAATCTAACCAATACAATAGCTCAACGTTATTAGAGGAAGTTGAACAACATAAATTAAAGATAGTTGAATTATCAAATGACAAAACTCAGGTGGAGGTAGATATTAAAACATCATCAGACAAACTAATCGAACTCAATAAAGAAAAAATGGGTTTATTGGGGACTAAAATAAGTATTGATGTTGAAATCTTATCAATGAACCCATCTAAGATTGAGAGTGATGTCGAAACCTTAACTAACAAAGGTATTAAATTAAGTGGGGAAGTCAAAGAGTTAACAAAAAAAATCGATGAGATTGGCTCAATAAAATTTGATGAAGACAGACATGATGAATTAACGAAGTTAGTTAATAAAATAAATACTGATGTTGCACTAAAAAATGCCGAATCTCAAAGATTAACTAAGGTTGTTGAAGATTTAATAGCTGGTGGTATTTGTAGCGCTTGTAATAGAAAATTAGATGATGTAGACAATAGTCAGCACATTAATGAACATAATAATACTATTGGTGTAATACAAAAAGAAGTTACAAGTTTAAAAGATAAGTTGGGTAAATACAATAGTGAATTAATAAAGTTAAATGAAACAAAAAAAATTGTAGATAATTTGTCTAAATTAGAATTAGAAAAATCTAAGTTAGAAGTTGAGATATCTGGCTTGAGAAATGATATAAAATCAAAGAAGAACGATTTAAAATTATACAAACAAAATTTAGATGCTATTGAAGCTAATAAAAAGGTTGATATTAAGGTTAGTTTAGTTGACACTAACATAAAAGTTGAAGAACGCACCAAAACCGAATTAAACAATAAGTTACAACGTGTAATTATTGACATTGATAGAAATAACGGTGAAATAGTTAATAAAACCAATATCATCGATAAAATCACTAAAGAGACCACTATTGAAAAAATATACAAAACTTACATCGATATGGTTGGTAAAAAAGGTATAAGCAAATTGGTCTTGAGGTCAGTACTACCAATCATAAATTCAGAATTACAACAATTACTAGAGGAGGTTACTGATTTCGATATAGAAATAACTATCGATGAAAAAAATGAAGTTAGATATTTATTAATAAAGGATGAAGTTGAAAAACAATTAAAATCTGGTAGTGGGTTTGAAAGAACCGCAGCTAGTTTAGCTCTAAGATGTGTTTTGGGTAAAATGACTAAACTATCAATGCCTAACTTTATAACACTTGATGAAGTCCTAGGTAGGGTTGCACCGATTAATGTTGAAAGGATGAAATTATTATTTGATAAATTAAAAGATATGTATGAAAATATATATTTTATAACTCAAAATGAGGTGGTTAAAGATTGGGCTGATAATATTGTAACGGTACTTAAGGAAAATAATATCTCCAAAATTAAGAGTTAGTTGAAATATTTATTAAGTTTTAGTATATTTGTATAATAAAAAAAATAATAAATGATTGTTAAAAATTTTTGTGTAGTCTTTTTTATACCTATTGATGGTTGTACTGATGAAATATTAGATATATCTATATCAACACCTAGGATTATGAAAGGTAAAGGTATAAGTATGTTAACATTCTCAAGTACTATTGACATTGAGTCAATCACTAGTTATTTAACTGAAAATCATAGAAATTTTCTATTATTTGATTTGGACAAGTCGTCATCTGGGTTTAATTTGACTGATAAACAAAAAGAAAGTGAGTTTTTTGGATTCATTAGTGATAATAATGATTATTCAGAATTTGAAAACTACACTAATTATTTATTAGACGACTTAGTTAAATCAAATTTTATTGATAACACAACCAAAGAGACAGAACCTAGTTGGTTACACGATGGGGGTGAAAATATAGTTAGTTCTGGTTGTGCTTCAAGTATTATGAATAACAATATTAACCAAAATGAGTACGTTAATATTAATTTAGAAGCACTATCAAAGGAACAAATAAATGATTTAGTTAATTCGATAATAGATAAGGGGGTAGATAATTTAACTGACTTAGATAAAGATATTTTAGAAAAAATATCGAATTTTAAAAATTAAAAAACACGTTGTTAGGGCAACATAATGATTGGTATATATGATGATTAATGAGTAGTAAATTTATAAATTTAATAAATGACGAATGTGTAAGTAAATATTTTAAAGAAATTAAAAATAACGATGTCTTAACTAAAGATGAAGAGATTGAGTTAGCGATAAAAATAAAATCTGGTGATAAATTGGCTGAGGAAAAATTAATATCATCAAATTTAAAATTTGTCGTCTCAATAGCCAAGGAATACCAGGGTAATGGTATATCATTAAGTGATTTAATAAATGAGGGTAATTACGGGTTAATTAAGGCCGCATCAAAGTTCGACCACACAAAGGGGTTTAGATTTATATCTTACGCTGTTTGGTGGGTTAAACAATCGATTATCCAAAGTTTAAATGACAATTCAAGAACTATTAGATTACCATCTAACGTTTTTAATAAATTATCATCGGATAAAAAAGAATTAGAAAAATTAAAATTAAGTGGATTATATGATTTTGATTTGGAAGTTAATAAAGACATTAAAACCGAGGTACCATCTTGTAAATCATTAAATTACTACATAAATGAAGACGGGTCCGAATTAATAGATGTCTTAAATCAAGATTTAGAGGGTGAATCATTTTACGATGTTAACGATGTTATTAAAAATGAGTTAGATAAGACTCTATCAACACTAACGGAACGTGAACGAGAAATTATTGAGTTATACTATGGTTTAAATGATAATAAAGAACCATTAACACTTGAAGATATTGGTTATAAGTTTGGGTTAACCAAGGAGCGTATTAGGCAAATAAAAGAAAGGGCTATACGTAAATTACGGTTTAATTCAGAAAATTTATACGAAATATTAAACAATTAACATATTTATCATACATGAGGAGAGTATTATTATATTTCATATTATTAATGGCACTATTACTTGCTGGTACGGTGGCTTATGTTTCAATAAAGGGGTTATTATTAATATTTAGTGGTGTTGGTATTCTTGGTTTAATTTTTTTCACAACAATAGAAATATCAAAAATTGTCGCCACATCAACATTACACACTTACGGTGACAAACTAAATATAATATACAAAAGTATGTTAATAGTTTGTGTTGGTATCGCAATGGTTATAACATCGATAGGGGTTTATGGATTCCTAAGTTCAAATTATAAAAACACCGAAAATAAACTAGTATTATCTAAATCAGAGGTCAATTTAGTTGAAAATAAAAAAACATTATTAATTAATAGTGTTGGTAAAATACAGGAACAGATAGACTTTAAAAGCAATCAGGGTAGTAAATTAATAGAATTAAGAACGCAGCAAGAAAATAGGTTGGATTCACTTTATAATAGAAATCAAATACGTAACGCAAGGACTGTACAAAGTATAATTAGTGAAACAAATGACGATTTAAAGGTTATTGAGGGTGATATAAATAAATTATATACTGAGATATCAGTGATTAATGACTCAATAATAAAGCTAGATATGAGTATATTAGAGATGAACTCAAATAATGAACTTAGTTCTGAATTGGGTCCACTAATGTACTTGTCTGAAATAACCAATTCAGATATGGATTCGGTTATTAAATGGTTTATATTGTTATTAATTATTATTGGTGACCCCATGGCTGTATTATTGATAATAATTTTCACTAAAATTATCAATAACCAACCAAAAAAGGGTAAATCACAAATTACCAACAATAGAGACTATGGGTTAGATTCTTCGAACGAGTCTGACGACTCAAATCTTATTGTAAAAGAAGTGGTTTCGGAATCACCAAAACAAAGTGTTGATGAGGTCGTGAAAAACATCGAAGAAAATAAAATAGAAGTTTTAGAAAAGGCAGTTAATTTATCCAATGATAGTAAAAAAAATAGAAAACCAATAACTATTAACGATATTCCAGAAAAAAAAAATAGAGGGTTTAGTGTTGAGGTTCCAAATCCAGAAAAATTGAATAAACAACAAATAAATAGAATAGACTCAAACAAAGACGTTAGGTCAGAAGAAATTAATAAAGTTTTTTTTAAAAAAAATGATAGACGATAAAACATACAAATTACCAAATACTAATTACAACTTAAATATTACAGATAAAAAAAGAATTGTTATGTGCAATTCTTTTTCTGTTAATATGAATCACTATGTTGGTTGGTTAACTAGAAACAATGGTAGGTATAAAAAAACCGCACATTATACAATATCATTAGATGGGTTAATATATGAACATATAAACTTTAAATTTACAACTGAATTATTAGGTGAGACATTATTTGATAACGACACAATATATGTTGTACTAGAAAATGAAGGTTGGTTAATTAAAGATTTAAACATCGAAAATAGTTACATTAACTATGTTGGTAATATTTATAATAGAATTGATACTGTTTGTCAAAAAAAGTGGAGAAATAAATTATTTTGGGCTCCATATAGTGAACAACAATTTAATTCAAGTGTGCATTTAATTAAACACTTAATGTTGGTTAACAATATTAGTGGGGATGTACCGATAACGAATATTAAAATAAACGGGGAAGTAGACCAATATGGTGTTTTATATCGAAGTAATATTGATGGAAAATACACTGACTTAAATCCATGTTGGGATTTTATAAATTTTAAAGATAAATTAATAGATTATGATAAATGAGCATGATGTAACAAAAAAAATGTTAGACACGATGAGAAATCGTGTCGCAATAATAACTGAAAATCAAGAAGTACAAATGGACCAACCACCAGTAACACCAGAACCAATTAGTGATGATTCTGGTAAAGAAATTTATGTGGTTAAAGATGGTAAAAAGGAAAATGATGGTTTATTAAATTATTTTAATGATGATAGTAAAGAATTTATGTCTAGAATCCCAGATGTTACTTTTTATAACTACGTAATAACACCCAGAGAAGGTACTACACCAGGTGATGTGATGATGAGTGGTAAACTTAATGCTTTAGGCATAGAATTTACCATGAATAAAGAAGATGATTTAGGGTTAAGAATTAAGACACCAATTGATGTCAAACTAACAAATGACGCAATGGAAACGTTGAGAAAATTAATGGGTTATTTTGAAAATTGGCAGAAAGAGTGGGCCATTAAATTAAATGAAGAAAATTTTGGTAATGCATAATATTTTGTTAGATAGAGTAATAAGTTGCTTTGTCCTAAATATAAAAAAATTGGACACTAAAAACACTATAATAGTTGTTATGGGTGTTGTTATAATATTATTGTTATTATTAAGAGGTTGTGGTGGTAATAACTCAGATATTATTACAAATACTTACAAGCAAAATATTTCCGCATTAAACGACACAATGCGTTCATATAAAACTAAAAATGGTGAATTAGTATATGAGAAATATGCACTAATAAGTAAAATTAATGATTTAGGTGGTTATAGTAAGGAATTAGAAGAAGAGATAAAAAAACTTAAAGACAACCCTATAGTTATTGTTAAATATAAAACAATAGTTGAGCATATACCATTCGGTGTGCCAGTTTATCCAGACTACGAAAATATGAGTTGGTCATCAGACTCTAGTTATGCACTATTACCATTCAAGTGGTCTTATGATACAACATATTCAAATGGTAATAGTAGGACACTTAGTGGTGAATTTATGGTTAAAATGGATACGAATACTACTACATCTATTAAAAACTTTATAATTTCTGAAGATAAACTAAATCTTAGTCTAACAACTGGGTTAACCGAGAATAAAGATGGTTTGGTTGAAATATTCATAACATCTGATTACCCTGGGTTTAAACCAACAAACATAGAGGGTACATTAATAGACCCAAGAGAATCAAAAGTTATCAAAAAATACTTTCCACCTAAAAGGTGGGGTGTGGGAATCTATGGTGGTTATGGTATAAACCTAAACCCAACAAATGGTGATTTAGGTCATGGATTGCAATTAGGTGTGGGTGTGTCTTATAATATAATACAATGGGATGGTAAAAAATAAAAACCCCATTAGGGGTTTTTTTTGTGGTATTCATTATATTTATTTATATACAAATATTATGATGAAAGATATTATAAAAAAACGTTTAAACGAAGAGTTTACTAAAGGTGATTTTGATAAAAATATTAACACTTTTATTGATAGTACTAGTTTTAAAGGTAAAGTGGAGAAAATAGTAAAGGACCGTATAAAGAACGAAAAAGAATTGGAAGATAAGGTAGTTGAAATCACAACTAATGTTATAACTCAATTATATAAAACCCTATGGACCAAAAGAGGGTTTTGGAGAAGTCAACTAAAAAATAAAGCGTCTTAATATGAGAAAACTTAAAATAACTAAAGAACAAGCTGTTATACTTGAAAATTTGAACCTTAATAACAAAAAAGTTATGAAGGTTACTAAAGAACAGTTTGATAGAATTAAAGATATGGTTGGTGTCAATACCGAAAGTGCGAACCATAGTATGACTAAAGATTTTACTAAAAAATTACCAGACAATAATTCCAAAAACCAATTTATTAAAAATCGTGATTCAGAAACTAAGATAAAGGGTATAATGGAATCTGGTGATAAAATTTGGTCTGAATTCGTTAATGAACTGTATGGGTTAACTGAGTCTGGTGAAAACAAGTATGAAAAATTAATCAAATTGATGGAAGTTAATGGTTATTTGGAAAATAGGAAAATAAAAAAGAGTGTTTTCAAAGACAATAAGGAATTAGCCAAGGATGTTATCCTAACTGGTGTCTATAGATTAAAAGAAGGTGCTAGTGTTTATCAAGCCATGGAAGAAATGGAAAAATCATACACAGACATGGTTAACTCATTCAAACAACAACTATCAAAAAAACCAAATAAAGAATTTTCAGAAGATGATTTATTAAAGAAAATACAACAAAAAAGAAGTGAAGAATTATCAAGAAGAAAAGAAAGAGGTGAATTGAATGAGGTTGAGGAAGAGGGGATAGTCGGGTTAGATATTTTAAATCACTTCCCATTTAATCAATTACCAGATACTAGAAAAGGTGCTGATTGGCAAAGAGGAGTACCAGGTTGGGGTAAGGTATACTTACCAAGTATTGATTCAAACGGATTAACCCAAATCATTGCTAAAGATGATTTCACATATAGAGAAGTTAATGGTCCAAAAATGGTTCATAAATTTAATGGTTATATACAAGATTTTAAACAAAAATTTGGTGAGGAGCCTATTTTTAAAATAACCCCAGAGGCTGATTGGTATGATAAAATTCAAATAATTAACCCAAAATATTTAGAGTCCAAGGGAATACACGACAGAGGTGTGCAATCATGGGTGGATAGTGAAAGGTCTGCTGGTAGAACTAGTGGTCTGGATGAATATGATGACATGAAGGAAGCAACATTTGCTACATCATCAGGTTCATTTGAGGGTAAAATGGGTGAACAAAATAGATTTACAACTAATGTTCCAGATGAATTAGAAGGTTTAGTTGATGAAGCAACAACAACAGTTAGTACTGGTAATTCACAATATGCAACACCTGCTTTTGCATCCTCAGAGTTTTTTGGAAACAAAGGTGAAAAAGGTAAAGCACCAGTTAATAAAGGTGTGACACATAAAAGAACGATGTTTCCAAATGGCAAATTTGTGTCGGAAAATGAATTAACATATCCAGATGGTGCGTTTGTTGGTTTTGATGATTGTACTAAATTAAATAATAATAAAGAAGCGCAAAAAGGTAAATGTTCAGTTGGTGCTGTTGATAATGTTGTCAAGCTAAAAAAAAAAATAACTGAAACTACTGAAAAGACCATATGTAATATATCTACAGCTAGTAATGTTCAAGAAATAACTGAATTATTAGATAAGGTGAATATACCAATAGATTTAAAAGGTGAAATAAGTGATTTATTAAAAAATGCTATGTATAGTCAAACCAAATTAGGTAATGATTTAGATATACTAAATACGACATTGAGGAAAATACAAAATATACTCTGCATTCCCAGATAAAAATAGTTTTTTACGAATTACAATATATTTATAAGAAAAGGTTTAAAATGGACAAAAACAATATTAAACAGATGCTATCTAAAACATTTATCAGTGAAGATAAAGTTCCAGGTGTTACTGTAACTAAAAACGCACAAACTGATAGTGGTAAAGATAGTAAAACTTACTACAAAGATGTTGCTAACAAAATGGGTGAGTATGATAAAGCTTCAAAAAAAGAAGTTAAAGATGCTATCGAACCAGTTAAGCAAAATTATGAAGGTAAAGACGAAGAAGACTACCACGCTCAAATGGAAATCATGAATGGTCAAGAAATGATTGAGTATGATAGAACTGTAAATAAAACATTCGCTGATAGAGCTGAAGAAGCAATTGCTGGTTCATCTAAAATGGGTAATAATCCAGAATGGGCAAATGTAATACCAGAACAACCAGGGTTTACTGGACCAGATTTTGGTAAAAATTTAGTTAACGATATTAAAGCTTCCGAGAAAAAAAGAAAAGAAGAAACACAATCACATAAATTTTTTGGTGATTTCCCTTATGAAGCTAGACCTTTTGAAAAAAATTATGCTATGGAGTCTGAAAATAAAAAAGAAACTATGAAAAGATTAAAATTTAAAAAACCATTCAATGGAGTACATAATGCCTTGAATTTAATACCAGAAACTTATAAAGTTGATAATAAAGTTTTCGAAATAACTGATGGTGATGAGAGTTACAAAATTAGATGGGAGGGTTCATTAAATGAAGGTTCAGCGGTAATTTTACAAGCATCTAGTGCTACATTAGTTTCTGAAGATGTTCAAAAAATGAAACACCTTATGGGTTATAAATCAAATGAAACACTTGGAACCCTTAAAGGTAAAGAAAGAATTAATGAAGATAAATCATTTAAAACTATATGGGATAAAACAAAATCTTTATTAACTGAAAATGATGAGGATATTGATACTAATGAATTAGGGTTAAACATGAATGAGGTTAGTGACACAACAACATCAGCTAGTGAGATTAGAAAGGGTCTTAAATCAACCGATATGGTTAACAAACTTCAAGACATGAACCCAGCCGAAAGAAAAACATTTGAGGATTTTGTTAACTTATTAGGTGATTACTTAGCATTACCAGGAAAACAAGATATTGGTAAATTTAAAACATTTAGTGAAAAATTAATTGGACATATGAATGATGTCATATCACAAAAAAACGATACATCAACAACAAATGAATCTGAAGCATGTAATGAGTGTGGAGATAAAACAGTAATGGAAAATGATAGGTTTGATGAAATTTTCGATGGGTATGATGAAGAAGATGAAGAATTCATACCACATGGACACTATACAGTATCCAACCATGGTGGTTATGAAGTCATGTTTAGTGATAGTGGTGATACTGCTAAAGTTAGGGATTCATCTGGTTCCGATAACCCAGAAACTTCTGAATGGTTGGAAATTGAATATGATGAAAAGATTGGGAGCTATGTTATCGACCCAAGTGGTTATAATATACCATTAAATATGGTGATGTCTAAAAAAGATTACCGTATGCGTGTTTATGAAGGTGATAGAGGTTATAGCGAGTTAGAAGAAGCATTCGGTGACTTCTTAAGAAGCCATGAATCAATATTCAAGAGAGAAAATAAAGAAGAATTTGAGCGAGTTAAAAACTTACCAAAGGGTGATGAAAAAGATAAAGGGTTTGTTGGGTTGATGAACAAAGCTAAAGCATACGCTAAAGATAAAGATTTAGAAAGTGGTACCAGAACTAGTTTCTTTAATGAAATAAGAAGAATGATTTACGGTGGTAAATTTAGAGGTAAACAGTCTTAAAAAAAATACTATAAAAAAGGGGTTTTAAACCCCTTTTTTTATTGTTCACTTAGTGTCATATAATCTAAATGATTAAGTGAGTCTGAACCACATAGATTTATTTTATCTAAAACATCATCAACCACAATAAAGTCCTTATAAAAATTATCTATGATTGTATCATAACTAATTAAATCTGATAATCTATTTTTAAAACTATCAATAGTGTTTGATTTAATCATTTGTTTAAATTCATCATAATAATTAGATTTTTCATACACCGCAATACCATAATCCAATAAAAGGTTTATAAATGTTGTTGATAATTGAACATCCATAAATAAGTATAAATATTCAAAATTACCACATTCAGTAACCTCAACCAACATATGGTCTAAAATATCTAAATTGGTCATTTCCTGGAAATCATATGAAATATCAAAAAGTGTTGACAAATCCGTATCAATATTAACTTTAATTTTCGTTACCATATTTTTTTAATTTATACAAATGTAACACTTTTATTTTAAATATCCAAATATTATTGATTTTTTTTTAAGATAGTTTATATTTTTGATAAATTTAGTATTTTGAAAGGGTTAAATAATATAGAATTTGTTAAATACATAACCAAACCTGTGAATGAGGACACGATTAATATAATTTATCAGAATAACAATGTTAATTTTGATAGGGTTAATCTATATTTAGACTTCACAACCTCATTATTGATGCTTATATTTGACACATACCTAGGTGATGATATAACAGATGAAAAACTTAAAGAAAAACACTTTAAGTGGTGTTGGAGTAAAAACGTTGAAAACTTCAAAAAAGAAAACATCAATTTTTCAAGAAATGATGAATTGTTAGATTATTTTAGTGATTTTGTTAGTGAAGTATTCTATAAATTAAATGATAAAGAAGATAACCCATACATCTATGAGAATATATTAAATTTGTGGAAATATATCTTTAACCACAAAACAATTAAAAGTAGAGCTGATATCGATAGTTTTATAGAGATATATAATATTTTTGATAAAAGTTTAGAAAAAGGTACTAAAAAAAGTGATTTGACTTGATTTTAATAATTTTAGCACTATTATATGTTTATGAATAGAATAGTATCAATTATAATAACCGAATTAGCCTCAGATATATTAAAATACGAGGAAGAAATGGAATTAGCTATTAATAGTAAGGAAGATATTAATACTAAAATTAGTAAAATAAAAACAAATTTAGGTAAAATAGTTCAAACCGAATTAATGATTGATAAGTGGAAGAATTATACCTCAAATGATAATAATAAGTAAAAACGATAAAATGGAAGAATATATTAAACTGAAAGAATTAATTGACTCTTTAGAAAAAGACTTACTAAAATTTTTAAACAAGGGTAATAGTAGCGCTGGTACTAGGGTTACTTTAGGTATGAGGGCAGTTAAACAGCAAGCTAATATTTTAAGGGGGGAAGTTCTAAGGATAAAAAAAGAAAGAAAAAAATAAATATGTTAGAAATTTTTATAAACAAAGTGATGTTGATGTTGTGTTTCATGTCTATTTTAAATATTATTAGACATTTTTATTACTTTATCCAAGCTTGGGTTAAATCAGATACCGAAACCCCTCAAAAATATTTACTAAATAACAACTCACTATGGTTATTATCATTATCCATAGGATACACCCTAGTAGCAATTTTTTCTGGGGTTTATATTTAAATTTAAATTATGTCAAAAATACAAGAAAGATTAAATTCATTAAGACCATATGTGGTTGGTATTAGATATTTACAAGGTATACAATTGGTTGACGCTATATTGAAAGAAGGGTGGAAAATACCATCATCTGAGATAATAAGGGTTGAACCAGCTGATGATGTACCAAACTACTATATGTTTTTTAGTGATGATGAAGCTATCGATATTGATGATTTATTAAACTACGTCCAAGAAGTTATAAACCACAATTTAGAACGTGAGGCGAAACATAAATTGTTAAAAGAGAAGGTTGATGAGTTAAAGGTTTTATTTAAAAACAATAATTTAAACAAATTAACAAAACTAAAACTTTCATTTGATGAACCAAATTTAGTTCCATCATTAAGTGATATAGATGATTTTGATGAGGGAGATATGTTAGATTATTCTGATGAAACATTTACTGAAGAAGTGATTATTGAAAAAGAAGAACAAAGGGTTGTCAGTGAGTCCGAAATCTATAAACCAGTCAAATCCCAAAATAAAGAAACACCTAAATTTAATGATATTGATTTACCCCCAAAAGGTGAAAAAATTGAAGTTGAGGTTTTTGATGAACCAGAAGTGGTATGCAAGTGTGGCCCAGACGATGTTTGTCCAATCTGCATTGAAAATAAAGATATGTAATAAAAAAACCAACACAATGTTGGTTTTTTTATTCTTCAGAAACAAAGGCTCTTTCAAAAAACTCTTGAATTGTGTGCAAAATCCAAACACCACCAGAGACTAAACAACCATCTAGGAAAATAGTGATGTAAGTAATGTCTAATCCATAACTAGACATCGGTGTAACCCAACCATAATTAATAAACATGAAAGATAAAACCATACCAACCCACATAGATAAGCACATTGGGCAGGTAAATAGTTTACCAAAAAATTTGGGTGATTTTTTAGACCAAAATACCCTCCAACCATTAAATATTGAACCAAATACAGCGATATTGGTTACACCGTAAGATAATAATATAAACGTAAATAGTGTCATAATTTTGTTTTTAATTAAAAATAAATGATATTTAATATAAGTAAATCTTTACGATATAATATTTTTTTTATATATTTGTAACATGGATAGTAGTAAAAAAGTTGATGATATAGATTTGTTGTTAAGTAAAGCTAATAAACAAACGAAGGAATTTATAAAAAATTTAAAATTAGAGGAAAATAATGAAAGGGTTGAAACTATTGATTCTATAGTTAACGATATTAAAGCAACTAAAAATCAAACTGAATTAAACAAAAGTAGATTTATTAATGATATAAAAAGTGGTCTTGGCCAAACAATTAAAGAAAGGCCGAATGATATTAGGATAATCAAAAAACCTTGGTATCAAAAATTTAAGACTTGGATAAAAAATATTTTCACAAAATTTTAATATGGATTACAACGATTTATTAGAGACTATCTCAGAGATAGTTAACAATGATAAAATATATAAGAGTGGTTTAATAATGGTCTATGAATTAGACGAATTGAATCACAAAAAAATGGATGAACACCTATACTACAAATCAAATCCAGGTGCAAATGATTTTACACATAGAGATATTGTTGATGTTGAAGTTAATGATGTAATTATAAGATTTGTTAAAAAAAATAAGTTATAAATTTGGATAATTGAAAAAATTGTATTATCTTTGTTTTAAAGATTAAAAAATAAGTTATGATTAAATTATTTTATATCGCATTAACAGTAATGTTATTAGTGTCTTGTAAAAAGATAGAATATGGTAATTACCAAGTTGTCGAAGAAGATACCCCAGTTAATACACCATGGCAAGATAATTACAGTGATGGTGGTACGATATCAGGGAACGGCACATCAACCAATAACCAATTAAATGGAACAAAATGGGTACTTGTTAAAGTTGTTTCCGCATTTTCCACGAATTACCCAAACGACACAATAACTTTTGTTTCAAATAATAGATACGTACTCAACCAAAACACCCAAAGACCATACACATTAACATCAATAACGGGTTCAAATAACCGAAGTTTAACATTAAACTGGTTTGTCCCATTTGGTGGTAGTAATTATTCGGGTCAAATTAGTCAGTACGCATCAGAAGATGGGTTAATGAGTAATATCGAATTTAATGATTTACAAAATAACACAAGCACAATTAGAGCTTGGTTTGATATGGTTGAATAAAAAAAACTATTTTTTTCAAAAAAAACTTGACGATATTAAAAAATATGCATATAATTGCAATTCAAATTAATAAAACACATAAACTTTAATTATTATGAGACTAGTAGAAGCTTTACAAACTAAGAACACAACAACCGAAAATGGTATGGTTACTAATTCATCGTCAATGAACGATTGTGTTAACTTATTCTTTCAAATTGGGGCTATGAGGGGTCAAGATGAGGATAGATTAATCAATACGTTTGTTAAAGCTTACGAAGAGGATGCGTTAGTTGCGATGAAAATCTTATTCTGGTCACGTGATGTTAGAGGTGGTGCTGGTGAACGAAGTATTTTTAGAACAGTAGCTAAATATTTAGCCAATAACCGAACTGAATCTATGAGAAAAAACCTATCGTTAATCTCAGAATTTGGTAGATGGGATGATTTATTAACATTTGTTGGCACACCATTAGAAAGTGAAGCTTTAGGTTTAATTAGTGACGCACTTAAAAGTGGTAATAAATTAGCAGCTAAATGGATGCCAAGACCAAATGTTAACAACAGAGAAAAGAAAAGACAAGCTTCAGCTTTGAGAAAGTACTTAGGGTTAACTCCTAGCGCTTACAGAAAAATGTTAGCTGAATTGTCAAACACTGTTGAACAATTAATGTGTGCTAACGAGTTTGGTAAGATTAACTATTCACACGTACCATCTAGAGCGATGTCAGATTACATGAGAGCGTTCGGTAAGAGAGATGGTGCTAGATTTACAACATTCATTGAATCTGTAAAGAATGGTGATGTTAAAATCAATGCTGGTGCTGTATATCCTTACGATATCGTAAAGAATTTAAGATACGGTAGTTCTAGTGGTGCAGATGCACAATGGAACGCACTTCCAAACTTTTTGGAAAACAATAATGAACAATTCTTACCAGTAGTTGACGTATCTGGGTCCATGGGTTGTGCGGCAGGAAATAATCCAAATGTGACGTGTTTGGATGTTGCAATATCATTAGGGTTATACATTTCAGAAAGAAATGAAGGTGCTTTCAAAGATACCTTCATGACTTTCTCAGATAGACCACAATTACAAGTACTTAAAGGTTCATTATCTGAAAGATTCTCACAATTAGCTAGAGCTGACTGGGATATGAGTACAAACATTGAAAGAGTATTCACAACAATACTTGAGTCAGCAGTTAGAAATAATGTTCCAGAAAGTGAAATGCCATCAATGATTCTGATTTTATCAGATATGGAATTCAACCAAGGTACCAGAGGTAACTGGAATAAAACTGCGCAAGAGATTTTCGAATCTAAATATGCTGATGCTGGTTACAAAATGCCTAAGATTGTCTACTGGAATATACAATCCAGAAATGACAATTTCCCAGTTAAATTTAACGATGATGGTGCTGCATTGGTTAGTGGGTTCTCACCTAGTTTATTAACCAACCTTTTATCGGGTAAAGATTTAAGTCCAATTTCGATGATGTTGGAAATTGTTAACACTGAAAGATATGAATCTGTAACAGTATAATTAAATAACTCTTAAAGAATACATACTGCAATTATTATCAAAAACAATTAATAATTAAAGTAGAGTTAGTCAGACTACCAAAATAGTCTGATTAACCAGACCGTTGGTGACTCGGTTTAAAATATAAAGTTAACAAAACCGAACAGAGTTAGGTTTATAGCCCCAGTATTCTGATAGAGACAACCAAAACCGAGCAGAAATGTTCGGTTTTTTTTTTGATAACTATTTACTGTTATAGTTAAAATGTGTATTTTTGTTTAAAATAAAAAATATGGATATAGTAATCAAAGAAATTAACCCAGAAACACAAATGTTTCTATTTTATGTTATGGACATAACTGGTAGACCTATTAAATGTGAATTAGTTAAAAGCAATAACCTAGATAGTGTTGTGATGACAACTAAAGACGAATTCAAGATTGAAAATATAATAAGAGTAAATCATACTACATACTTAAATCAATAAACATGGAGAATAAACAATACCCACTAATATTAGTTTTTTACGTTAACCGTGAAACACTAAGCGAACCAAATATCGCTAATCTTTTTGTAAATTCAGTAAATGATACTATCGCCGCTAGAGATGCTAATGCTATGGCATTCATTGTCCCAACAGACGGTGAGGAAAAAATCGATTGTATAAACCCAGTTCAGTTAAGTGAACCAGATATGACTAAAATCTACAACATGATTGATGATTTAAAAAAGAATTTTGACATTGGTCAAGGTGCTGATGAAGGGATAAATGACGAAGCTAACGAAGTAGAACTTGATTAATCATTTATGGTCTAGTGGTGGTTCTCCATATTTTTGACATGGGCCACCCAGTACCATCCTTAATGATATCATACATCCTACTAATTGTTGCCTGAGTAGCAGTACCCATAAATAATATACTTTTAATTTTATTTTTAGATATTGCTTTAGCCAGCGCATGGTGTAACCTTTGCGCATCCTCAATACATTTACATATTACCATGTCAAATTGTTCTTCATTATATATCACTAATTTATTATGAACAACGATAACCTGTTTAGTCATTTTCTTCTTATAAGCACCAACCATTATTAATTTAACAATATCATGTATTGTTACTCTATCGTTTTTTGGGTTTCTACCAAATAACCAAAACGTTTCTTCAATGTTATAAGGTGAATCATCCAATACTGTCCAAATACCAAAAATAGGTTCTTCTTTTTTAAATTTACCATATCTATCTTTAACCAATCTAAATTCGTCCGACTCCTCAGTATCCTTAACCACATATATCTTATATTCAACACTTTTTATACCATTATAATTTATAAATTGTCTAGGGAATAAAACTAACTCATTTTCATCAACAATTCTCCTAAAATTAATAAATGCATACTCTCTCGTTTTACACCTATGTAGTGTTTTTTTATATTCACCGTTTTTAACTAATATTGTTCTATACATATTTAAAACTTATTTCTATTATAATATAATTATTTTTTTAATAAAATAAATTGATATTAGTTGATTTGTACTAAATAATTGAGTAATTTTGTATTCATTAATAATAAATAAAATTAAAATTAAAAGTATGGCTAAATTTGAAGAACCATTTGAAGACACTAAGGATTTATTTAACGGCTTAATCACAATGGCTGATTTAAACCAATCTGTTAATATTGAAGTGTTAGTTAATAACAGACAGAAAGAGATTTATAAACTTTTTAAAACGAATGATTTGACTAAGTATAAAACGAATATTGACGTTTTCCTAGTGATTAACGAGATGGTATTTGACCAATTAAGTGATGAACAGAAAGTTATTGTTGCTGATGAATCATTAGCTGGTATTCATTATGATTCAGAAAAGGAAAAATTAACAATAACCAAACCAGATGTATCAACATTTAGTGGTTTGCTTAAAAAGTATGGTGAAAAACAATACTTAGAATTGAACGAGTTAATTAAATTAATTTACTCACAAGAACGAAACACCGAGGAAGCTAACGCTTAAATATATGGATATAATTGATTTTATCGGAGAAACCAATCCAGAAGCACTCCTTCTGGATGGTTTTGATGATGCTATAATTGGTATAGCTCAGAGAATAAATTTAGGTCCAGTCGTTGCTTATGATGTTGAAAAAATATTGGATATTTTATGTAAAGACGGTATGACTTATGAAGAAGCCTTAGAATATTATAATTTCAACATTTTAGGTGCTTGGATGGGTGAATTTACACCGATTTTTGTTGAAAATCATACTTAAAAAAAAAAGAATAATGAAAGAAGAAATTTTAAACATGTTGGTTAGTCGAGCTGAAGCTCAAAAACGTGAAGCTATTGTCACATTAAAACTGTTGACCAATCACCCAGCTGGTATTGGAGACCATTCAACTGGTGATTTTTACAATAATGCTGACGAAGCCTTAAGTAAATTAGTTGATGCTGAAGATAAATTAGATGTTCTGTCTAAATATAAAGAAATATTATTTTAACCATATGGATAGTTTTATGAAATTAGATTTTTATAGTGAATTTAAAAACTACGCAATAAACCACATGGGTATTTCTGGTATGCAGTTACATTATTGGGAAAAATTACAAGACAACATTTATAGAAATAGTCAAGTTTTGAGTAGTATGACACCCATGGTATTAGAGGAGAGGGAGTTAAGGGTGACTCAAATGTCAGTTTTTGATAGATTAATGATGGACCGTATACTATGGGTTGCTGGACCAGTTAACGATGCTATGAGTACCGTTGTACAAGCGCAGTTAATGTTCTTAGATAATGTAGGGTCTGAGTTAATTACCATGCATATTGATACCCCAGGCGGGAGTGTCAAGAGCGGTCTAAGTATGGTTGATGTTATGAATTATGTGGGCTCACCAATATCAACAATTAACACGGGTATGGCAGCATCGATGGGTTCAATACTTTTAGGTGCTGGTACAAAGGGTTTCAGGTATTCCCTACCTAATAGTAAGGTCATGTTGCATCAAGTTAGCTCAGGAGCCTCTGGTCATGTTGAAGACATCAAAATTAGTTTAGCTGAAGCTATAAAGTATAACGATAAGTTATTTACCATGCTTGCTGAATATTGCGGTAAGGATAAAGAGCAAGTTTTATCTGACTGTAATAGGGATAATTGGTTAAATGCTGAAGAAGCATTATCATACGGTATAATTGATGGGATTGTTAAAAGTAAAAAATAAATAATATGGAGACAATAATTTTAGTATCAGTTTTATCAACATTGGGTGTTGTTGCAGTAATAATTAGTATTGTGGTTGCGTTCATTAAGTTAAGGGATAAGGTTGGTGTTAACGAACAAAAAGACACTATTAACGACTTACATAGGTTAATAGAACAAACGGAAAGAAAAATAGATGATAATAGTAAACACATCGATAATAAATTTGAAAAACTAATAGACCAAATACATGGAACAATTAATATCTATGATAATAATTACCATAGGGAATTAGATGAATTACGCAGATTACTTGATTTAAGGTGCGATAAATTAGACGAAAAAACAAATTTAAAATCTGATGGATTAATACCTAAAACAGAAAAACAAATCTTAAACGATTAAATAAAAAAATGGTATCACAATTTAATGGGGAAATTAATTCCCCATTTTTTTTTACAAAAAAGTTGATATTTATAATATTACTTAGTATATTTGTAATATAATAGTTCTTTAAAATAATGGGGGTGACTTGGATTTGACAGCTTAATATTGAAAATACAAGCATGTACTGCAAAGTGGGTGAGCAGTTAAAAAACACAACACAAGCTTTTTAAATGGCGATATTTTAGATATTTCCGAAAATTTCCTAGCAAACACTTCAGTAGAAGTTGTTTCAGGAGAGGTAGCATTTGCCTAACATAATGTGATGGTGGTAATCCACCAAAACTCCAACTTACTGGAGTATAAATATAGATAGCGGAAGATTAGTTTTCAGTAAACCGAACCGTATAATAAGGGAATTGTAAAGATTTTGGGTAATTAGATTAAATTACAACCTAAACATGTAGAAAATATCTAGATTTGAGTTTGGACGAGGGTTCGAAACCCTCCACCTCCACAAAAATTAAGTAAAATGCTATATGCTTCTTGGTTTAACAAGAATACACATAACCAAGAATTAATACTAACCCCAGTATTAATCGCATACTGGGGTTTTTTATTTTGTAATAATAAACAAATAAATATAAATTATGAGTAAAGTAGAGAGTGGAAACACAGTTAAAGTACATTATACTGGTACTTTTGAAAATGGTGAAGTTTTTGATTCATCAGTTGAACGAAATGAACCAATTGGTTTTACAGTTGGTAGTAACCAAGTAATCCCAGGTTTTGAAAGTGCCGTAATGGGCATGAGTATCGGTGAAAGTAAAACAATAACACTACAACCAGAAGAGGCTTATGGGCCCATTAATGAAGAAAATCTTCAAGAAATACCAAAAGAAATGGTACCAGAAGGCGTACAAAGCGGTCAAATGTTAACAGCCGAAACACCTGAGGGGCCAGTTAATGTGGTTGTTAAAGAAGTAAAGGAGGATACGGTTATTTTAGATGGTAACCACCCATTTTCTGGTAAAGTATTAAACTTTGAAATCGAGGTTGTTGAAATTAACTAACCAATGGTTAAATAGAATAATTAAAGACACTATCATAGTGTCTTTTTTTTCTTAACAACTATTTATTTGGTCTAATACCAGGTCTTGGTTTTGGTTTTGGTTTACCACAACCACAACCTCTATAATTTAATTCTAACATAATAATTGTTTTTTTTTATTTGTTATTTTATAATAATAAATATAATAAAAATAGTTTAATAATAAATATTAAATTTAATAAATGTTTAAAATATTTAGGAATCACACGGTATCTGTGTTAAATGAGGATTGGGATATGATAATACCATCACTTAGTTTAAAACATATACCTAGAAGTGGTGAATTGGTTTACATTAAGAAATTTGAAGATTACTTCATTGTTTTAAATGTTATACACAATATTGAAGAAAACCATGGGGTTTTTATCGTAATTAAAGAATACCAAAAAAATAATAAATGAGTAAGGAGACTAAATTATTGGTTATATCACATATGCGATGGGGTAAGGACACCTTTGCTGAGATATTAAATAAAAATTTTGGGTTAACATATCAATCATCGTCACAAGCCGCCGCTGACATTTTCATTTATGATGAACTAAAGGATAAATATGGTTATAAAACACCAGAAGAGTGTTTTGAAGATAGAATGAATAGACGTTCAGAATGGTACGAGTTAATATGCCAATATAACCTTGAGGATAAAGCCAGATTGGCTAAAGATATCCTAAAGAGAACCCAATGTTACGTAGGTATGCGTGACCATAGGGAAATAACTGAATGTATTAATCAAGGTATATTTGACTTAATAATATGGGTCGATGCTTCAAAAAGACTACCAGAAGAACCTAGAAGTTCATTCAACATAGATATAAGTTGCGCTGATATTATCATTGATAATAACCAAGATTATGAAACTTTTAGAAAAAGGGTGATTAGATTAGGTAAAGCCTTAAAATTAAATAAATAGACTAAACAAAAATCCCTAAAATTTAGGGATTTTTTAGTATTCAGAACATTAAAAGAAAATATAGAAAAAAAAATATTTAACTATATACGTAAATATTTATATGTATGAACAATACTATTAAAAAATTATTGAGAGAGCAGTTAAAAAAAACGAAAAAAAATGAATTAATAATTGAAAGGCGAAAAATTATTAATTTAAATAAGTTATTTTTAATGTTGGAAAAAGAAATAAAGGTTAGTGATAATTTAACTAAAAAATTAAACAACATTGACACACCTTTATCTAAAAAATTGTTAGCATTTTTAAATAGTGATAAAATTAAAGATGATGCTAATGTTGATTATGTTGATTATGATAAAAAAAATGAAAAATTAATCACTCTAGGTTATACTGATATTAATGGTAATACTAAAGAAAGATTATTTAAAATTAATAAACTTCTAAATTATTTAGGTAGTGATATAAAAGATATCAAAGATTATGAAATAGAAGACCTTATTGGACACTTAAAATCAGCTGACACATCACAATTAAAAATGGTTGAGGGTGAGGATATACTTAAGGCATATCATTGTGAAAATTATGAAAATGATGAAACTATGGGCTCTTGTATGAGATATGATTATGCACAACAATATCTTAAAATTTTTACCGATAATCCTAATGAAGTTAAATGTCTTGTATTATTAAACCCAGAAACTAATAAAGTTAGAGGTAGAGCCCTTATTTGGCACATGGATAACGACAAATATTTCATGGATAGAGTTTATACAACAAACAAAGAATTTAATACATACTTCAATAACTACGCTGAAGAAAATGGTATTAGTAAGAGTGCTAATTCAACTGTAACACTTGAAAACGGTGGTGAGTATGACACATATCCATATATGGATACATTTCAGTTTTATGACCCAGAAAGTGGGACGTTAGCAACAAACGGGGAGCAAGGTTGGATTCGTTTACAAGACACACGTGGCGGTCATTCAGACGCTGGGGTTTATATTGAATACGGTGACCATGAAGGTGAAACTGTAGATGAAGATGAAGCATTTTATATATCATATAGAACCCCAAATGGGTATAGAGAAGGGTGGGCACACCAAGATGATGTGGTATTTATAGATAGTGAACTTTATTTAATTGATGATTGTATTAAAACATATAACCATGAATGGGTTTATAAGTATGATGATGAATCATTCCCAGTAGAATTAACTGCTGGTAGGTATGAAGGTGAATATGCCAAATTTGAAGATACTGTGGAATTAGAACGCAATTACTATGGTGAAGGTCAATATATAACAAATGATGATGATTATACACATTTAGATGATGATATTTATGATGTACCATATGCACTTAGTGATGACACATTAGAAACATTTGATGAAAAAACAATATTAAAATCTGATGCTATAGCACTTTATGAACCACATTATGGCGAAGGAGCGCATGCACACCCAGATGACGCAACTAAGGTTGATATAAAAGATTACGGTTCTGCATGGGTTTTAGATTCTGATTTGGATGAATTTGATGAAAACAATCTACTAGTGTCGAATTCAAGTGTTACATCTGAAAATAAAAAAACAATAAAAAAATTATTAAGAGAATCGGTGTTGATAGACAATATTCTTAGAGAAATAACCGATGATTTAGATTTTAGTGGGTTTAAAGTTAAGGATAAACTTAATAGTGATATATGGGTTGATGAAAACACTGTAGACCCAGAAATTAGTGAAACACTAATACAAATAGCTAAAGATTATTATGAAACATTAGGTATTAATGACATACCTATTATCGATATCACATTCACTGGTAGTTTAGCTAATTATAACTGGTCAAAGTACTCTGATATAGATGTTCACATTATAGTAAATTTAGATAAACTTGATGAAAGAAAGGATTTATTTAAAGATTTAATAGATTCAAAAACTAGGGCCTGGAATGACACACACAAAGTTACAGTAAAGGGATTTGATGTTGAACTTTATATACAAGATTTAAATCAAGACCACCACGCAACAGGTGTGTATTCCCTTATAAAGGGTGAGTGGGTATTAAAACCAGAAAAAACATCACCATCAATAGACAAAAAAAGTGTTAGAAAGAAGTATAAGGATATATCTGATAAAATTTTAGATATAGAAAAAGAGTTAAAAAATAAAAACTACAAAACAGTTATTTCTCGTTCTACTAAATTAAAAGATAAGATAAAAAAAATGAGAACATCTGGGTTAGAAAGTGGTGGGGAATTCTCAACTGAAAATATCGTATTTAAATTATTAAGAAGAAATGAATACATGGGTAGGATAAATGATTTGTTGATACAAGCATACGATAAAGATGTTAGTATTGATGAGCATATACTAATAGAAGATTACCCAGAACAATTTGATATGGATTACTTTAAATCACTACCATCCTTTAGGGCTAGAATAAAATATTGTGAAGATAATTTAAGTAGGATTTCATCTGGTAGTTCAAGAATTGTTTATAAAATTGATGATACTAAAGTTTTAAAATTAGCAAAAAATAAAAAAGGTATTGCTCAGAACGATGTTGAAATTGAGTATAGTAAATATTATGATATTAAGGACATTGTGGCTGAGGTTTTTGATTATGAAGAAAATGGGTTGTGGGTTGAAATGGAGTTAGCCACAAAATTAACCATAGGTAAATTTAAACAAATAACTGGGTTAAATTTTAAAGATTATGGGTTAGCATTACATAACTACGCTGTGGAGCATGGTGTACCAGTAATGAGAGGTAAACTTAAATACAAAATAGATAAAGAATTTATGGGGGAAATGTGGGAGAATGAATTTTCATACCAGATACTTAGTTTTATAGCCAATTATGATATCCCACCAGGTGATTTGGGGCGATTAAATACTTATGGTGTCGTTAAACGAAATGGTGAAGACACCATAGTCATGATTGATTATGGGTTAACGAGTGACGTATATACATCTTATTATTCATGATTAAACTAAGTAACATATATGAAACAATTGTTAATAATTTAACATTTGAAACCTTCGAGGATGAGGACAGGATAACAATATCAGCATTTTTGGGTAAAAAGAATGTTGGGTATGTAATTTTAGAAAGAATTGTTTCTGGTTATTGGATGTTTGAAGATATAATGTCTGAAGATGATTATTATGAAATATTTCCAGACGATGAGTTTGTTCAAATAGAGGTTATAAAGGTTTTCGATGATTATCAAGATGCTGGTTTTGGTAAAGAATTAATGAAAAAAGCCATAGAATTGTCAAAATCAATGGGGTATAATAGGATATACTTAAACGCCTCACCAATGGGTAATAGAGGGTTAAAAATATCCGAACTGGTGTCATTTTATAAAAAATTTGGGTTTAATATAATACCACAAACAGATAATTGGACACATAACAAAGAAATGGTATTGAAACTATGAAAGGTTTAATTAGAAATAAATTTAGGGTTTATTTATTAGAAAATGATTCTAACATCGAAGGGGTTGGTTGTATTAAAAAGTTCGGTAAAGAACTTTTTGGTGATGAATTTGGTGGTTCAGAAAAAAACAATGAAATAGAAAAAAAATACGTAAAACTAATTCAAGGGTTTGGTGATACAGAATTTGGTGCTGGTATTAGTTCAGAATTTATTGATGCTATGTTTGATATAAAACGATGTAAAGAAATTTACCCCGAAATTTTAGAACCAACAAGTGGTTTATTATATCGTGGAGCAGTTTTACCGTTGAGGTACTTCATAAAAAACAAACTAAAGCTATCATCAGAAGGTATTGATTATACTTATACACCAAAAACTAGTGTACAAAGTTTTTCCGCTAGTGAAGAAATTGCTAGTGGGTTCGTTAGTTATTATCTTGATGAATTAAATGAATTAGGTAAATTATTTATGAAATACAGTAAAAAGGGTCTTAAATATGAGGATAAATTTTTTACTGATGTATTACTTAATGATAAGTACCTTGACATCCAAATACCAGTAATATACGAAACTAGTTCTGATAACCCAGATTTTTTATTCAAATACAAATACCTAACCAAATTAACTGGTGAAGACGAACAAGAAGTTATAAGAGTATCCGAAAAACCAATCAATGTTAAATTAAAAGTAAACGCAAGTAGAATGGGTTACCACATTAGAAAATTTGCTGAATCGTATAATCAATTACTAGATTATGGTCTAGACAATGGTGACCCATATAACCCTAGCATAAATGAATCGATAGATAGAACAATAAAATGTGATAATTGTGGTTGGTCATGGAAAGAATCCACATCTGAACCTGATGATTTGTATAACTGCCATAAATGTGGTCATGATAACCAACCAAAAAACGTTAATGAAGGTATCACCAAATCAGAATTGGTAAATATTGAAAATGATGATTTATATGATTCATTAGAAAAACAAGCGGAGGTGTTAAGGTCTAATAGTGAAATTAGTTTTGGTTCTGCGGACCCGTATGAGGTGTTATATAATGAAACAACAGGTGAGTTGGTTGGTGCAACATGGATTGAAACATCAGGTGTTTTTAGTCCACACATGATTATAAACCCGAAATATCGAGGTTTAGGGTTGTCTAAGACACTAATTGATGGGGTTGTTGACAAATACAAAAAAATGAAACAAATTAGGGGTGATGAATATTTATTTATGTTGAACGTTGTTAATAAACCACTTGTTAAAACGATGGAAAAACATTATGGGTTTAGAATAATAAACAAAGACCCCAAGGGGAATACTAATATGACAGTTTAATATGGATAAAAAATATATAACAAATGTATTAAGAGAAGGTTTTATTTTTGAAAATTTCAAAAGTCAAACTAAAAACTTTATTTCACAGGGTTATTCACCAGAAGTTGTTAATGATTATATTGAAAAATTTAAACACATTAAAGATAAGAAGTATAAAGATATTTTTAGTGACGAATTAAATATATCAGTACCAACAAATAGGAGGATTGATATCGATGCTTATAAAGATTTTTCTGAGCTAGAACAGCTAGTTGATTTTGTTTCGAGTAGAAGACCAATAAAAACCGCTATGAGTAGTGATGACAACATTGAGGTCACTGGTGAAGCTATATACAATAAAGATGGTATTGAATTATTTTACGCCGACAACCCAAGAGCGTGTATTAAATACAAGGGTAAGGTACCATATAGTTGGTGTGTTGCCAGGTCAGATTCGTCCAATATGTTTTATACATACAGATTTAAACCATATGAACCAGCATTTTATTTTGTTAAAGATGTTGAGGCAACCAAAAAAGAATTATCGGTTTGGTCAATGGCTAAAAATGTGTTTAGTGGTAAATTTAAAAACAAATACCACTTCTTTGTTATACAAGTACCTAAAAATTTAAAACCAGAAGATAAAGAGACCAAACAATATATTGTAACATCAGCCAACAATGACGGTGATACCCAGATGAGTTGGAATGAAATACTAGAAATAAACCCTAAATTAGGGCCACTACATGATTTATTGGAACCAAAACCGTTTACAGATGAAGAACGTGAAAAACACACAAAGTTTAAAAACGGTATTAGTAATAATGAATTTGCTAGGTTATCTTATGAAGATAAACGAGCATATTTGGATATATACCCAACAATAGCTAGACCCATAACATATGAACAATTTAAACAATTACCAGAAGATTTAATGAACTTATATGTTTCATTTGGTATCGGATTGGGTGATGAAGAATTTACGATTGTTAAAACTAATAAAAATTTATTAAAAAGATATAAACAAATAAGTGAAAGAAAGTATGATGAATTTATGTCCAAAGAGTCACCATATGAAAGACGACAATTGAGGATGCGATATACTGAGTTAATTATACTTTCTGATGATAAAATAAAAGCTTATTTAAACGTATTATCTGATAGGGATATAACACAATTCATACAGATTAATGGTGAAGATAAATTAGAGTTATTAGAAAAACATGTTGATAATTTTTATTCACCAGAATCTAAAGAAATCATAGATTTAGTGGTATCAGCAAATAATGGTGATGAGGATGCTTATGATAAATTAGATTTAGAAATGTTACCTGATTCTGTTGATATTGAATTTAAAAGGGATTATGTCTACATTAACCATAAATTAGATATATCTGATGATAATCAAAATTTTTATGTTTATTTTAGAGATAGTCGTTGGGACCATTATTATTATGATGACTTTTTTGATGGTTGGGAGGATGGTAAGGAAGATACCTACAAAGGACACCTAAAATCTTTAATTGATGGTAATGAAGAATTAAATAGTTCTTTAAAATCTGTCGGGTTTAATACATCAGATATAGATAAATTAGCTGAACAGTTGGAACAATATAATTTTTTTGATATGGTTTCAGAAAGATTAAGTGAGGTTTATACTGAAGCCAGTCAAGAAGCCAAGGATGAGGAGTGGGGTAAAATTAGAGATAAGGTAACACAAATAATTGAAGTGGATTATGACAATGAGATAATCATATCCATCAGTGCGTTTGTTATGTATCTAAGAAAAAATGAATTTTTTACCAAGGACGAATCCGACTTTGAAGATAATCTTAATGAATTATTAGAAAAAATATTAGAAGATTATGAGGACTTACCTAGTGGTTATGAGGGGTTATATGAGGCTGTTAATGACCATAACATGGTGGTAAATAAAAATGATATTGAACCTTATTTTGAAGAAAAATTAATAGAATTAATTGAGTCCCCAGATGAAGAAGAGGTTGATGAATATGATGATAACGATGTCGACAGTAAGAAAAATGTGATAGATTCATTACATAAAACATTAAAAGGGTTAAACCAAGACCCATTCGCCAATGAAATAGAGAATGATATAACTAAAATTGAATTTGATAGGAAAAAGTTTAGAATGGATGGTAAAATATATGCAAAATTAACTGATAAAGAAAATAACAAAAGTCATGAGGGTTTTATGTTAATAAGTAATATCCCATCATATTTTACTAATAGAAAATTATTCGAAAGTGAAATTAATATTATTAATATTCTTAGGGAAAAAAACTAATAAAATTTTGTTTTTAATTTTATTATCTTTATATTTGCATATATGAAACATGAAATTAGATTTAAATTTAGTTTGAACCTACCTAGTGATATTTTTAGGTTAAGTGAAATATTTAAAAATCATAATTATTCATTAATGGTTGTTGGTGGTGCGGTTCGTGATGGAATATTGAATAAACCGATAAAGGACTACGATTTAGCAACGGATGCCGAACCAGATACTGTTGAAACTATGATGCAAAAAGTTGGGTTAAAGACATTAGCAACTGGCAAAGCCTTTGGTGTTATAAATGTATTTACCGACCAAGGTGAATACGAGGTGGTTACGTTTAGGACCGATGGTGATTACTCTGATGGTAGACGACCAGATAGTGTCAAATACGGAACCATTGAGCAAGATGTTATGAGACGAGATTTAACAATCAACGCTTTGTTTTATGATATCGAAACTGGTGAGGTTGTTGATTTGGTTGGTGGTATTAATGACTTAAAAAAAGGTATAATTAGAACGGTTGGTAAAGCCGAGGAAAGATTTAATGAAGACAAATTACGCATTCTAAGGTCAATTAGATTTGCTGGTAGGTTTGGTAGTGAATTAGATTCAGAAATTGATTCCGCATTAATAAAAGATGCAAGCCTTAAGGGTGTTTCAGGTGAAAGAATTAGAGATGAATTTATTAAAGGTTTAGCCTCAGCTAAGTCAACAAAACAATACTTACAAATGGTTGATAAGTACAATTTGTTTGATTGGGTTTTTAGGGGGTTAAAATTAAACAAAAGATTTATCGATAATGATGACCCTTTGGTGTTAATATCTATGATACTATCACCTAATGAGGTATCTGTTCTTTCTAAAAAGTTAAACGAATTGAAATACAGTAGCGATGAAATTAAAAAGATATCAGCATTAATTTCAATGCTTAATCTTGACCCCAATAAACCTGAAATCACACCAAAACTTAAAACATTATTTGTAAATTCTGGGTTAAGTTCTGACCAGTTGAGAAACTTCGGTTCAAATATGGGTATCTCATCACAATTATTAGATTCTTTTGAAGAATACGTTAAATTACCTAGAGTTGGTGGTGAAGAAGCTATGAGAAAATTTAACATAACTAAACCAGGTCCAGAGCTAGGTAAAGCCATTCAATCAATGGAAACTGATTTATTTAAAGATTTAATCTAAACTTTAATAAAGGTCAAGATATTTATAAATAAAAGATTATGAGGAGAAAAATATTAACTGAAGCAGATAAACGAAAAATTTTTTCAGAAAAAGAAAAAGTAATACTGGAAGGGTTTATTAAATCATTCGGTGACCTAAGAGAAAATACACAAGACTTCAATGATGAAGCCAATGTACTAGTAACTAAAGTGGCAAACGAAAGACAAGATGTTGATAGCAACGCTTTGTATGATTTTATAACTAACAACCAAGACATTATCATCGCATTAGCTAATGAACTAAGTAAGGTTGAAGCCAATCTACCTAGTAATGAATTTATAAAAATTTTAATGTCATATCCAGATGAAGTAATAAGGTTATCACGAAACGTATAAAAAACTAACTCATGAGGAGGTTTGATAAAATAAAAAATATTAGAAAGGCTAACTTATTGGTTGAGCAAAGATATTTGGAATCTAAAGATTTGATTAAGGAAAACGATTTAAACAATAAAAGGGATTATTATAAAGGTGAAGATGGAAAATACTATGATAATGATAATCAAGAAATAAATGAATTTATGATTGGTTACGCTAATCAATATTATACACTTTGGGGTGTTCTTAAAACTCCTGAAGCGTTAAAATATGTCTACATCAAAAATCTAAGTACAGACTTGGAAACAGCAAAAATAAAAGCTAATACGAATAATGTAAATGAAAAACTTAGAGGTAAAACTAATACCTTTTATAAGGTTAGGTTTGACAATGGGTTAGAACAAGAAGTTGATGAAGATATGTACAAAGGTTGGACCAAGACCATTTTACCCTTTGGTAAATATAAAGGTGAATCAATAATGAACATAGCAAATAAAAACCCACAATATTTAGTTTGGCTCCTTTTAAATACTAACCCATCAGAAAAATTAAAAGTGTTAATCACCTCCTTTGATTCAGTTAAAGAATTTTTACAAAAAGACCCAAACTATATTGAACAGGTAAAAATTGGTAAAAGTTTAACACAATTAGCCAAGGAAACTTTTAAATATTACTCTTTAGATTGGACATTAGATAATAGTGACCCATCACTACCTAGGTATAGTTCAAATTCAATAGATGTCTTAACAACCATGAAAAAAGTATTTGCCTCAAAAGTGAATGGTAATAAACCAAAAGAAGTGACCAAATCTTTACCTATAGATGATAAGGGTAATTTTAGTGTTGTATTTAAAAGGTTTAAACAAGTTAAATATTTAAATAGAACACTAATTGATAATAAAGGGTTAGAATTTGATGATTCAGAGTATATATACGTTATAAATGTTAAAAATGTTAATTTTGATAAATATGAAGATTTTCAGAATTACCCAGATGAATTGTTAGATAAAAAGTATAAATTAAATGGTTATTTTGAATTTAGAACAGAATATAATGACGGCACTAAACCGCTCAAAATTTGGGGAGGTAGTGGACCAGCGATTCGATTTATAGTCAACTCAATTGAACTAGTTGGTTAAGACCAAATGTGTTAAAAATAACATAAAATTGTATAAAAATTGAAATGATGAGAAGATTTGATAAAATAAAAAATATTAGAAAGGCTAACTTATTAGCAGAACAAAGGTATTTAAAGTCTAAGGGTTTAATATCAGAAAGTGATAGAATTTCTATGTCTGAATTTTTTGGTGACGTGACAGATAATGTCGACACATTACTTAAAATGTTTTCCAAATATCAACCAAACAATAGTTGGTTTATGTCAGTTGGTTACGTCAATAATGTTGATTTGAGTGTTACTGTAAAAAACGAAGATATGGATGGTTTAGAAAATATCGCTAGAAAATTAAACAACCCAGCTTTTACCAACATGATATCATCAGATGAATGGAGTAAAAGTAAGTCTGGTGGTAAAAATTTCAAACACCCGTTTGGTAAAAGAACTGTAAAGGGTGTTAAGATACCGTCTAAAGTATATACAACAAAAAGCTTCACGATACAATGGGGTAATATTAAAAATAAAGCCGATAAAGATGCTGAGCTTAAAAGTGTCTATGATAAACATGGTTTAGATTGGCAAAGTGGGGGTGAAATTGATACTAATGATAAAAGAGGTCAAGGGTGGGAAGAAATTATGGGTACACCATTTCATCAACACCAAGGCACTGGTACTAAAAGATTGGCTATTTATGCTAAAAAAGAAGGTGTTAAAAAAGGCCAAACTAAGTATTTTTTAAATTATGAGGGTAACATAGCTGAATTAACACCAGAAGAAGTTGACTTTGTGTTTAGTTTATCACCTAAGTCATACACACCTAAGATGCCAAAAAGATTATTGGATATTGAAAACCAAGAAGCTGCACAAGAAATATTTGCAATTGAAAATGCGTATGAATTTAAATCATTAGACTTAAGTAAAATATCTTATATAAGATGTTCAATGAATATTGACGGTAAAAATGTTAAGTTTTCATACCTAAACAAGAATGTGGCTCCAGCTGGTTTAAATCCAGGTGAATTTGCACAATTTATAAACCCAAGTTAAAAAAAACTAATTCATGAGAAGATTTGATAAACTAAAAAAAATTAAAAAAACTTGACAAATTAAAAAAACTTTTAGTATATTTGCATATATTTAATTAATAAAGGTATAAAAATACGATGAGAACAATTAACATACATATGATTTCGATTTCGAATTGGAGACGCAATAGTCACCAATATGAGACGACTATGTCTGTTAATTTCTTCGATGATTTTTAAAAAGAATAGAAATTAAAAAATAACAAGCAATCCGTCTCTGAGAAATCTAAGACGGATTTTTTTTTATCATAAAAATTATGAACGAATTGGTAAGAACCCTAGGTACAGTAAAAGTGTCAGACTTTAAAAAAGACTTCGATAAGATTTATGATGAATACAATGCGAAAGCAAAAGAATTAGGTTACAACGGTAATCTGAAATTTGAAAAGAAAGGTGGTAAAGTAACAATTTTTGTCACCATTAATATTCCTCAGTAGCTACAACTGGTTAGAGCACCTGACTGTTAATCAGGGGGTTACAGGTTCGAATCCTGTCTGGGGAGCTGTGTCTAAGGTGGATACTGGTTTGCCACACCTGTCTGTGAAACAGGGGTCTAACGACATGCGGGTTCAATTCCCGTTAGACACCAAAATATAATCATTTATGGTTATAGGTTCTTTGAAATATTGGTAAGTAAAACACACTGCGCAGCATATTGGTATGCACCAGGTCTCCAAAACCTCGGACGGACAGAGTTCGATTCTCTGGCGTAGTGCGAAATACAGGTATAGTTTAATGGTAGAATATCCGTGTCTGAGCGGTTGGTACGTCTTTGGTTCAATTCCAGTTGCCTGTGCAAAAAATAAGCCTACAACCTTATAATGTGTTATTATAAGATTATAGACTTATAATATTATTACGGAAGGAGTCCGAATGGACGAGGAAACCGCCTTGAAAGCGGCTGGGTGTAAAAGCTTTGGGGGTTCGATTCCCTCTTCTTCCGCATTTGACTTAACCATTAACTGTGGTTATACAATCAACAAACAAGGTGGAAGCAACGGGGCTTCCACCTCACAAAACGGTAGGTACCCGAATTGGTTTACAGGGACCAGTCTGATACACTGGGTGCGAAAGCACGATGTGGGTTCGAGTCCCACCCTACCGACATTTATAAGTAGCCAAAACTCGTAAAAAAAGATAGTTTTGGCTGGTTATAAAACTAACATTAAATTCCCAAATGTATGAATTTTAATTACTTATGGGAAGTTAATGTAAACGAGACGTAGCGAGACATGCTTATATCATGTATAGTCGTAGTGGTTCTTGAAAACGTGGGTTCGAATCCCACCGTCTCGACTAAAATTTGGCTACCCCGCTTGTTCCGTATGGGTTTATAAAGATGAATCAGTTAACGGAGCCCATGATGGCACCTATGCCGAAAAAATTAGGAAAGATTCTATAATCAACCAAAATGCCGCTAGTCATTGGAGCACAACCGTCCCTCATATGGATGGTCAGGTGGGTTCGACACCCACAGGCGGTACAAATAAGGTGACGGACCCCTATAATTACCAGACTCTAGTAAGTGGGTTATAGGGTGTCCCCACTGAAAAACAAATGCCCTCGTAGCTCAATTGGATTAAGAGCACACGATTACGACTCGTGAGGTTGGGAGTTCGAATCTCTCCGAGGGTACAACACATGCCTCCATGGTGTAATGGAATAGCATAAGGAGCTTCTACCTCCTTGGTTCAGGTTCGAATCCTGATGGGGGTACTGTATTTACTTTTTTTATTTATATTGTAATTATTACTAAATAATATAAATAAAAAAATTAAATTATGAGTGAATTATTAAAAAGTGGGAAATTTGGGGTTCATAATAACACTAAAGAGGGGATAATTGAAAACTGGGAAAATAGTGGTTTGTTACAAGGTATCACTGATGAGAGAATAAAGGAAAAAACGGCATTAGTGTTAGATGATGGTGCAAAAATACTATTAAACACAGTAGATTATAGCCCATATTCTGGATACTTCAACACTGTGATATTTCCAATTATCAGAAGAGTTATTAGTGGTATTGATAAAGGAGAATATAGTCATATAATTAAAGGTAATTATGAAGAAATAAAATTCGCTTTGATTGATTTGATAACAGCTGATTTTATTATCAAGAAAGCTTCTAAACTTTATGAACCATCACTAGAATTCTTTGGGAAAATTTATGACGAGGAAAAAGCCGTTGATATCGAGGCTGAAGCATGCTCTTTCGTGGCAGAAAGGGTAACTAAAATGTACCTTAGTGAATTTGGGAGATTAAAAATTATGAAGGATGATAATGGATATTTTACAATTCCAGAACCACTAAGTTAATTGACACCACCCAACCCAATAACGGTGAATGAGTGTGGGCACAACAACACGGAGAGGTGCACGAGTGGTTTAAGTGGCCGACCTGCTAAGTCGGTGGACCTTTAATAAGGTCCCATGGGTTCGAATCCCATCTTCTCTGCTTTAGTATTTTATTGCGATATATACCATTTTTTGGTATATTGCGCAACTTAAAACTAAATTAACTTAACAATATGTGATATTTATATATGTGAGTAAATCAGAAAAAAAATATCATTTCATATACAAAACAACTTGTTTAGTAACCAAAAAGTACTACATAGGTATGCACAGTACTGATAACCTAGATGATGGTTATATGGGGTCAGGTAAAGCCATACAATATTCAATACACGTTTATGGTAAAAAAAATCATAAGGTGGAGATATTGGAATTTGCTGAAAACAGAGAGGAGTTAGCTTTAAAGGAATCTAAGATTGTTGATAAATCAAAAGTTCTTGATGGTAAATGTTTAAATATGAAACCAGGGGGTATCGGTGGTTTTATGAAAAAAGCAAAAAATAAAAAATCTAAGTCGAAAGTTAAGAAGAAAAAACAAATTAAAACTCGACCAAAGCGAAAAGGGTAGATATTTATAGATATGAAACATATAATTAGACAAAAACTTTTAGAGGCCATAAAAAGTAGACATTGGGTCGAAGATAGTTATCCAACTAGAATATTAAAAAGCACACTTAATGAATTAGGTGATGATGTTAAATCAGCGATTGATAGAAACATTAAAATCTTAGAATCCTTAGAGTTTGGTGATGATGGGGATAAAATTGGTGTTTGGTTATACAAAACAAAAATCGAGGTTAAGCACCCACCATTCAAACCTAGAGATAAGGGTGTTTTTTTATTAGCAATTCTTAATAATAATAATATGACAACGTTATATTGGAAACACAAAAAAGAGGGTGAATATGATAAATCGATTCAATTAGACGAATTAATAGAATTCACCAAATCAGAATTTTACGACCCAATAAATAAACCAATCACAATCAAACGATTATTGGCCTGGGAAAAATCACTAGAAGAACCTAAAGCAAAAAGAGAGTCGTTCAAAAAAATAAATCTGTCAAATAATTCTAAAGTTAAGTATTACGAAGATTCAAATAAGTTTGAAACGTTAGAGAGTCAACCGATAAATATTAAAAATGTATTCCCTTATTTACCAAATGATGAAATGATGATGAGTGTTTTTTCTAAATCCACTGATGATGAGAAGTTGGATTTAATTGATTTAATACCATCACATTTATCTGACGATGCTGAAAAATTACTTGAGGGAATAAGAAATAAACGAGGGTAAATTTTGGTAATTTAAAATTTTATTGTATATTTGTAAAATGGTAAATATAAATAAAATTTTAATAACACATATAAACTTGTCTGACAATGGGTATTTACCATCGCTTGATTTATTTGATTATTACATCTTTTATGAGTCAGATGAATTTATTGGTTTAACCTTAACTAGCTTGGATATTCTAAATGAGTTACAAAATTCGGGACCACATAAAACATACGATTTAAAATCATTTTCAAAATCAAATGTGCCAAATAGAATTAAAACTCTTTTATTAGATTATATTGGTTTTAATTTTAGTGCTGATGGTATTCTTGATTTAATATTGGAACCTGATATTGATGAGGATAGGAAATTTTATTTAAAAAGTGTTTTATATTATAAAGCAAGTCAAGAGGGTAAAGAATTACAAACATATAATTTAAAAGTAAAACATTTTGATGATTTAGTGTATTATTTTGCTGAGGATTTTGTTGAATATAAAATATTAAACAATAATGATGATTTTTCAGAATCAGAAATCATATTAAAAACGTATTTAAAAAAATCAGAACTTAAAGATAAATTTAAAAATTATTTAATTTAAAGAATTATGAGAAACGTGAATGAAAATAGCTTAGGAGTTAGTGTATCAAGACCAAACCAAGTTTTAATTATAATGGTTGGTATACCTGGTAGTGGTAAAAGCACTAAAGCTAAACAAATTGTGGGTAATGGTGTTATACATTCAACTGATGATGTCATTGAATCTAGTGGTGATTATAACAAATTCTTTGAGTACATGATTAAAAACAAAGATTTTAAACCCTTATCTATTGCCCACTCAACTAATTTTAAAAATGCGGTTAATTCTATGAAAAAAGGTATTTCACCTGTGATTATAGACAATACCAACTTATCACCAAGTGAGCCAAAAAAATATGTTGAAGCAGCGTTAAATTTGGGGTACAGTGATGATAATGTTAAATTTATAAATATCGGAACCGCTGGATTATCTGCTGAAGAATTGGCTAACAGAAACACACATGGTGTTCCACTAGATAAGATTAAATCTATGATTCAAAAATACAATAGTCATGGGGGGTTGACATTATCAAAAGTTTTGGGAGCTAAAGATATGTACAATAATAAACCCAAAATGTTTGCGTCATTAGTTATTGATGATACATCTAGGTTAAAATTAATACAAACAACATCACATTATATACCAGATGGTTGGAAAATTATAGCACACCATATGACAATAAATTTTGGTACTGGGTTACCAGAAAACCTTAAAGGTGATTTAGGTGATAGAAAATTGATAAGAGCAACTGAAATTGGTATTTCAGAAATAGCTGTTGCTGTAAAGGTTGAGGGTTATCATAGTGATAATAAAATAGCACATATAACTTTAGCAATTAACCCTAATGGCGGTAAGCCTGTCATGTCCAACGATATCACGGATTGGAAACCATTAACATCACCAATATCATTATATGGTGTGGTAAGTGAAGAAAAATTAAAATGATAATATTATTTGGTTTATTAAGTTTTTTTATTTAAATTTGTTACATGAATATTAAAACAATAAATTATGAATATTTTCATATTGGATTTAGACCCTAAAAAGTGTGCTAAGTATCATGTAGACAAACATTGTATAAAACAATTGTTGGAATCAGCACAATTATTGTGTGGTGTGCATCATGTGGTTAACCCAACCCTTGATATACCCTACAAACTATCACATAAAAATCACCCATGTTCAATATGGGCTAGAGAGTGTATTGAAAATTACCTTTGGTTGTGTGATTTAGGGTTGTCACTCTGTGAGGAATATACGTACAGATATGGTAAAAGACACAAATCACAAGATGTTATTGAGTGGGCATTAATTCACAGACCAAACTTAAATGAAAATGGTGATATAACACCATTTGCGTTAGCCATGCCAGATGAATGTAAAAAAAAGTCACCAGTGGATTCTTATCGATTATATTATATTAAACACAAATCTAATATATCTACTTGGAAAAAAAGGGGTGCACCAGAATGGTTTACTGAAAATTTGTTTATTTAAAAAATAATTACTATATTTGTAAAAAAAAAGATATGATTGGTGGTAACGACAGACATGATGAATTGAGTATTAAACTATTGCGAACAGGTGAAGCTTTAATATCTGAGGGTAATGAAAAAGATGATGAAATTATAACACAAATTGGTAATATAACCATATTCATGGGTGGGTTAATCCATAATAAACCAGACCTAGATTTTTTATCAGAGGTCTGTACTATGATGGCAGCCAAAAGTATGTTATCTGAGGGTGGGTTAATGGATTTATTATCTGATTTGAATATGGATGAAATTGAGGAATTAATTAAATTGGCTAAAAATCGAGGTAAACGATGAAAATGGTAAAATATAATATTAATAGTAATTTCCATAAAATTATTGAGCACTTCAAAAAACAATTACCTGAAGAGTATCACACAAGGTTAGAGAATGTTTTTAATGAGGTTGGGTCTTATGTAAAAAAATCTGGAATTAATATAAAAATATTAAATAATGACCAAAAATTATTTAAAGGGTTAAGAACTAAAAATTATATAATAATATCTTCACCAAAAGACTATAAAAACGTACTTGATTTTATTTATATATTGTTTCATGAAATTAGACATGAAATACAGGTCAGTGAATTAAAGTGGGTACAACCATTATCTGGTGACTTTAACAAATTCGAAGAGGAATATGAAGTTTATTGGAGTATGGAATTAGATGCGCATAATTTTGGTTTATTGTGGGTTGAAAAGGTAAATAAAATATTAAATTTTAGTGATGAAAATTACACACTATCTAATTATATAACAGAATACCCAAATATGCGTGATTACGTCATGGTACCAACTAAGAGTGTTAATTATATGATAAAAGATTTAAGAGATAAAGGTATTGACTATGATGATTTTTCAAACTTACCGATTGTTCAAAATTTGGTTGGTGATTTAGAGGAATTGTTTTAATAAAATAAAAAAATGTTAGAAATAGTAAAACATATTAAAGAATTTGGGTTAGATTATACTATCGAAAAGTTCAAATTGAAAAGTAAAATGTATGAACACAAGGTATTAATAAAATATGACCAAATAGATTCTGACATGTCTCTAACTGAAGTTAGAGAAGCTAGGGGTTTAGTTTTAGAACTTAACACTTGGAAAGTATTAAATTTAGCTTTTAAAAAGTTTTTTAATAGTGCTGAAACTCATGCAGCCAAAATAGACTGGAGTACAGCGCACATTTTAGAAAAACTTGATGGTTCCTGCATTTCAGTGTATTATGACTGGAACGACTTAACGTGGTACGCAGCGACAACTGGAACTGCTAATGGTGAGGGTGAGGTTAATAATAAATTAGCTACCACCTTCAATCAATTGTTTTGGGATACTGTTATAAACAAATATAATTTAAACACGTGTTTATTAAATGAAGATTTGATATATGTCTTTGAATTAATGACACCGTACAACATCGTGGTCAAACCACATGGTGAGTCAACGGCAACACTTTTGACGGTTAGAAATAGGGTAACATTAGAAGAAATACCTTATGGTGATTTATTTATGGTTTCGGAATCACTGGGTGTACCATTAGTTAAATCTTATGATTTAAATAACCCAAATGTTGGTAAATTAATCAAGACCTTTGAAGGTATGTCTTGGCACGAAGAGGGTTATGTTGTTGTTGATGGTAAAATGGATAGAATTAAAATAAAAAATCCAGCTTACCTAGCAGTGCACCACCTTAAGGGTAAAACAGCTGAACACAACATAATCACTATAGTTAAAAGTAATGAAATTGAAGAATTCACATCGACATTTCCAGACAGAAAAGATGAGTTGTATAGATTAAAATCATCTTATGACTCTTTAGTCTCCAAGTTAGAAGAAGCTTGGTCTGTATTATACGAAAATAGACCAAAAAATATAACCAAAGAGGAAAAAAAGAGATATGCAACTTCAGTTTTTGATGTATGTAATAAAATGGGTTTAAGAGAATTTAGTGGATTGTTTTTTTCATTAAATGATGGTAAAGTTAATAGTGTAAAAGAATATATGTTAAATTTCGATGATAAAAAACTTTATAAAATTTTATAAATTATGAATTTTGAAACAATTGGAGACTGGTGCAAATGGCTTGAGAAAAACTTCTCACCAGAAATAATGATTCCCACCCTACCAGTAATAATCAGACTTGACGGAAACAACTTCAGCAAGTGGACAAAGGGGTTAAATAAACCTTTTGATGAAAAATTAAATCAACTTATGGTTGATACAACAAAGTTTCTTGTTGAGGAGACGAACGCAGTTATCGGGTACACTCAGAGTGATGAGATTACTTTAATTTTATACTCAGATGATAGAAAGTCAAACATTTACCATGAAGGTAAGAAACAAAAGATTTTATCTAAGCTCACAGCAAAGTGTGTAAACTTTTTTAACGAAAGAAGAAAAGAATTACTACCAGAGCATGATAAAATTGCGGTTTTTGATGCTAGAATCTATCAAACACCAACACTTCATGATGCAACTATCCAGCTACTTTGGAGAGAAAATGATGCAACAAAAAATAGTATTTCAATGCTTGCACAGAGTTTGTTTTCACACAAGGAATTGCAAGGATTAAATGGTAATGAAATACAAGATAAATTAATGCTTGAAAAGAGTGTTAACTGGAATGACTTACCAGCCAAGTATAAGCGAGGGACTTATATAAAGCGAATCAAAACTTCAAGTGCATTTTCTAAGGAAGAACTTGCAAGTTTACCCCCAAAACACAATGCTCATAAGAACCCAAACTTACTTATCGAGAGAAGTCTTATTAAAATTATTGAGTACCCGATTTTTAATCAAATTACCAATAAAGTTGGGGTTGTATTTAAAGATGAAGAACCTATCTAATTTGAACTTAAAAAAAATAAATTTGCATAATTAAAATATTTTTACTATATTTGTAATCTAAAACTAATAGAGATGAAGTACACAGAGAAAATTTACAAAGAAGCTAGAATGGTTGCAGTTAAAGCACACTCAAACCAATCTTATGATGAAATATTCCCATATGAGAAACATTTGGATGATGTTGTTGATGTGTTAAAGAGATATGGTTTTTCTGGTAAGTACATTGTTGCTGGATATTTGCATGATGTGTTCGAAGATACAGGTATAAGTATAAATAGAATAAGGGTATATTTTGGTGATGAAGTTTTTGAAATGGTTTGCTGTGTAACGGATGAATTTGGTAGAAACCGAAAGGAAAAGAAAGAAAAGACATTACCCAAGACTGCTAGTAATCCAGATGCTATTATTCTTAAATTGGCTGACCGAATTGCAAACATTGAACATGGTGGTAAAGTAGATATGTACGCTAAGGAATACCAAGAGTTCAAAGGTGCCTTGTACCTAAACACACCAAGTGATGGTAGAGCTATGTGGGAATATTTGGATACTTTAATGGGTGTTAAAAAATTAGAAAACGCATAATATTAGTTAAATAATGAAAAAGTCACTTGCAGATATTTTACTTGAAACTTTGATTGGTAAAAAGATAAAACCTTATAAAGTTTTATCTTAAAGTATAACCCTGAGGGTAATGTTTATTTTTTAACTGATAAAGATAATATACCAGTTAGTAAAAAAGTTGAAATTATTGATGAAACCTATGGTCTCATCACAAATTTAGAAACTGAACATATTACTTATGAAGGTGACTATTATAATTTTACTATTGTTGATGGTGATGGTACACCTATACATGTTAATGGTTTGTCTTCCATTACATCAAAGATTGAATTTTTAAATTAACAATATATGAGCGAAGATTGGAAAAATGAAAGAGCTGAGGCTGCCATGATAGAGGGTACTGAAGCTATTAGAAAAGCTGCTGAAGAAAAGGCTAAAGAGGAAAATAAAACAATGGTTGGTAATTGGGAAATTGCTGTGCATGCAACTGGCCCTAAAAGACGTGAAATCATGAATGAGTTAATTTCCGATTTAATTAAATTGGAAAAGGAGTACACTGGCGATGATGTTAGAATCTCAATTGACCCGATTATGAACCCAAAAGATATTTAAAAAAATAAATAATTAAAGTATTATGAAAAAATTTATAAAATTTCCAAGTATTGAGCAGTTTAGAACTGTAGTTACCAACGTAAATAAAAGATATAACTTCGTTGGTTTAGATGATAATGGTGAACCGATTTATGACCATTCTTTACCAAAACCAGTTTTAACCTTTAAGGGTACGGTTAAATTACATGGTACAAACGCATCAGTTTGCGGTAATTTGGAAGATGGTATCTGGGCACAATCTAGAAACAATATCATAACACCAGAATCTGATAATGCTGGGTTTGCTTTTTTTGTTGAATCAAAAAAAGAAATATTCAACCAACTAATTTCTGAGGTTTTCCTAAAAAATGAATTGGACATGATTGACAACACGGTCACGATTTACGGTGAATGGTGCGGTAAATCAATTCAGAAAAATGTTGGTATATCTAATATTGATAAATCATTTTTCATCTTTGGTGTTAAAATAACACCACATGATGAAGATTCGAATGCTTACTGGGTTGATTATGCTTACTTAAAGACCCCCGAACATAATATCTATAATATTGATGATTACAAGACATACTCAATTGATATTGATTTTAACAATCCTCAGCTGTTCCAAAACAAATTATCTGAATTAACATTAGGGGTTGAGGAAGAATGTCCAGTTGCTAAAGAATTTGGTTTTAGCGATATTGGTGAAGGGATTTGTTGGGTTTCTGAGTATAAAGGGTCACAATTACGCTTCAAGGTAAAAGGTGATAAACACGCTGGCAAATCAAAAGTTAAAACCTTAAAAAAGGTTGATGATGAAAAGATAAAAAAACTAATAGATGTTGCTGAAAAAGTAACACCAACCTGGAGGTTATCTCAAATGCTGAGTGAAGCTTGTGATTTAATGAACGGAGGGACGATTGATAGAAGTAAGTTAGGTGATTACTTACGTTTAGTTATTAAGGATGTCATTAAAGAGGACATGGATATTTTAGTTGATGCTGGTGTTGAACCTAAAGATGTTAACAAGTACATATCAGAAATCGCCAAAAGATATTTCTTTGAGCAGGAATTGATATAGGTAGTTAAATGACACCCCCAACCTCAACAGGTTATTAATTAATTATACTTCTTGTTAACAAACGTTTTTAATTATGCGTAAAACATATTTTGATTATAGAAAACAAGTATATGCTTCAATCAACGGACGACTTGGTAATTTAATAACATTAAGTAAATCAAAATTAGTTAAAAAAGATGAGCTTGAATTATTAAACAAAGTGATTGTAGATTTAAAAGAATTAAGTAAACTTATTAAACAGAACGGTGTTTAAATGTTTGATAACGTTTCCGTGCTTGGTGCAGTGCGGGCTAAAAATGCAACAATTTTCAATTTATAACTAATAACAACAAAGATGAAAGATATTAAAATTAAAGACCAAAACCCGCATTGCTCCAAACACGTGTTAGCAAATCGGCTTTGTTTTAGAGCGTGGATAGAATCAACTTCAGGGAATTATATGGCTATACAAGGCGAACCTGATTTAGAAACTTTGGGGAGTTTTATGCACCATTATTCAGATTGTAAAAATATAATGCAGTTTACAGGATTGTTAGATAAAAACGGAAATAAAATTTTTGAAGGCGACATTGTAACTTATAAAAGAAGCATTGGAAATTGGACAGGACAAACAATGACAACTACTCATAAAATAATTTTCACGGAAGAAGTAAATGCTTTTGTCTTGGATTACGGAAGTAGCTACATAAAATTAAGAAAACATTGGGGTTATGAATATGAAGTTATTGGTAATATTTTTGAAAACCCTGATTTATTGCAGGGAGTTCTTTAAGCTGTTTGCTAACGTTTCTCAGATATACGCAGTTCTAACACAAAATTAAAAGATATGGAAAAGTTAAAAAATACAGATAAAACTTCGGAAAACGCAGAAAAAGAATTGCGTATATCTGATATTATAGGTAGTAAAAAAATCGAATTAACTACTGATGAATTGCTTAATTTATTAAAGGAAGCATATAGAAATGGTTATGCTACTTATGAAATGGTAGATTCTGGATTAGAACCTTATGACGCTGATGGTTATGCTAGATGGGTTTTATTAGGTCTGAAATAGATTTTTTTATTACCTATAACGTTCCGCAGCTAAACGATAGTTTTTTAACTGATTAAATAAACGAAAATGGAATTACAAACAGCAATAGAAATACTTGAATACCATCAAGAGTGGCGATTAGGTAAAAGAGAGGATATGATACACGAACCTAAAAAACTGACAGAGGCTTTAGATATAGTACTAAGCGAGGTTAAAAAATTTCGTTTAGGTGCTGTTATAGAATCGTTGCCACAAGACAATTTTTGTAAAGTGTGCAACCTTCCTACAGATGGCGAAAAATGTTATAGTAAGCGATGCCCTGTATAGTGGCTATGTTTGCTAACGGTTGGGTATATACGAAGTACCCTAACACAAAACTTAAAAATTAGTACAAACCTTAATAGGGTATTTCGTATATACCTTGTTATCAGTAGTTGTTCATTTATTTCGTCTGTTCATGGACAATGAACATTAAAAAATTGTGAACATTAAAAATTAAATAGAATGAGAAAGTCAAATAACATTATTTCAGATTGGTTAGATAAATACGGTAATCCTGAAATTGAAAAGCAAGTGGAAAAAGAAATTGAACACATAAATAAAATTGAAATGCTTAAATCAAAAATTAAAGAATATTGCAAAACACATAAATTAAAGTTTGAAAAACTTATTCAAGGGGGTTTTATTGCAAGTAAATTAACACCAATAAAAGCTGGGATGAAATACGATATTCACACAGGAAATATAATTTCATTTCCAATTAGAGAGATTGGTAAAAAACGGGTTTATCGTAAATTTATCTGTTATTCAGATGGTGATATTGTAGATGATGGTGTTTACAATTACTGATAACGGTTGGGTGTATATGTAGTGGTGGATAGAAAGAGATAAACTTTAATTAACCACAAAACTTCATAGAAACCATAAATATTCAAAATACAGATGAAACCACCATTACATATACACCTTGTTATATGCTGTGCGGTATTAAGCTACAAACTTTGATACGAGATATGAACCTTTTTGTTTTATTTTTTGTGGGTGGAAATTTTAAATTTGAATATTTATATATAGAATAAACTATTTATTATTATGGAATTAAGAAAATTTATAGCAACAACTATACGTGAATATTTGAATGAATCTAAATCATACCCATTTAATTTAACTATTAAAGAGAAGTCAGATAATGGATTTACTTACAAAATTTTTTATTATGATTTTAAAATTGAAGATATTGAATACGAATGTGTGATATATCCAAACGCATTTAGAATAAGAAATAAAGATTTTGACGTTGATTTTATAACAAAAGGTGGTACAACAAAAGATATTGTTGGTAAGGATTTAAATTTTATGAATAGTGTATTAAAAACCGTTGCTGAATGTATTATAGATTTTATTAATAAAAATGATGTTGTGAAAAAAATAAGATTCCAAACACAAGGTGTTAGAGAAAAAGCGTATATTAGATTTTTTAAATCTCACCCATATTTTTCTAAGTATGAAATTGATGATTCTTATGAATATAGTGGATTTGTTGAAATACACGTAAATAAAGGTGTTGATTAAAAATAAAACAAAAAATTATAACCAAGAAACTTAATACGAAGCAGAAACGTAGCATTGCATATAACTAATGTATAGATACACTTTTAATTGTATAAAAAATGAAAATTATTGAAAATCAAGAAGATAACCATACAATCAAAACTATGAAAATATCATACAGATTTGATGGTTTTCCAAACATTGTTTGTTCAGGTTCAAAAATTTATCAATTACCTTGTCAAATTGGTAAAAAGAGTTTTGTGTTAAAAGAGTTAAAACCAAAATATCATTTAGGTTCGATAGTTTATTTAATTGAATCAAAAAGAATTAATTCTAAAAAACTAAAAAAACAAGCTATTAAAGTTGATGATTTTTTAGTTTTAGAAAAAAAAGAAAATTGTCCATTTTAAAATAAAATAAATATGAGTAAAGTAAAATACGCAAACAAAGTTTTTAGGTTAAAAAACCCTATGGAAGTTAGTTTTAATGGTATACCAGAACCATTAAAATTTAAGTTAGGTGAGGAATTCCATATCGTTATGGATGTTCTATACATGAATGGTATGTTATTACCATCGGCATTCCAAGCACCAATTATTAATTGGATTGAATCAAACCCAAAATTATTTGTTGATGACACAAGACAACTTTAACACAAAAAGACCGTATGAGTGGTGTTTACAATTCAAATTATCTACCTAATAATTTTGTAAATCAAATATAATTACTTATATTTGCATCATGGACACAATTACATTAATAGGTAAAATAATTTTTGACCCTGAAGATAAGACATCTAAACATGTCAACCAATCTTCATGGAAAAGAGTTGCCATGGTTGAAATTGGTGGTGACATTTGTGCTTATTATAATCATTATATTCATAAGCGATATGGTTTTTCTTTACACAGACCATTAAGGGGTGCCCATGTGTCTTTTGTAAACGATAGAGCATCAGAAATGAATAACAAATGGGGTGAAATTAAGAAAAAGTGGAATGGTCGTGAAGTTGAAATCACCATTAATTTAACACCAGTCACTGCGTTAGTCTCGGTTAATAAGGACTTTAACTTCTGGTTTGAAATACCAGAGGAAAATAGAAGTGAATTGCATGGTATAAGGTCTGAATTAGGATTGGGTAGACCATTTTTTGGGTTGCACTTAACGATAGGTAGGGTTGTTGACTATACTGAAGATAAGTTTGAACCTGGAGTCTTGAAAGCTAAATCGATGAATACAGACCAAGCTATTTATATTATAAATTTAATTAAAAACGGGTTAATACCTGGGACTAGTACATATAAAGATAAAATTTATTTATGAAACAAATTACACATGAATTTTTGGTTGAGAATGGGTTAATTCTTTTTGAAACCATTGTTGGGTCACAAGCATACGGAACTCAGACACCAACATCCGACATTGACAAAAAATTTGTATATATCCTACCCCAAGATTATATTTTGTGTACTGGGTACGTTGAACAAATTAACGTAAATAAGGATTATGTTGGTTGGGAAATTAGACGTTTCCTTGAACTTATGGCAAGCAACAACCCAACAGTTTTGGAGTTGTTAAACAGCCCTGAAGATTGCATTGTATCTAAACATCCATTATTTGACGATATCTTAGCACACAAAGATGATTTCATTACAAAGATTTGTAAGGATTCTTTTGGCGGTTACGCTAGACAACAAATAAAAAAGGCACGTGGCTTAGACAAGAAACAGAATTGGGATAAAGACAAAGTAACTCGTAAAGACGTTCTTGATTTCGTTTATGTAATTGATGGTGGAACGTCTGTCCCTTGGAAAATTTGGAATAATGGTCACGCAAACCCAAAATATATCAATAAGTTTTGTGGTGTAACTAACGTTCCTAACGCTAGAGATGTATATGCGGTTTATTATGACCGAAAAACTGAATTTGCACATTCAGACGTTCTACAAGATGATGTTAGAGATTCTTATAAACAATCGTTAAGGGAAGCTGGGATGCCGATGGGGTTTGGTTATAAAGGACTAGTTAAGGTTGGTGGAGGAGCAAATGCTGCTGAATCAAATCAATTACGACTTTCAAGCATCCCAAAAGGTGAAACACCCATTTGTAATATCGTCTATAATAAAGACGGATACACCCAACATTGTAAAGATTTTTCCGACTATCAAGAATGGTTGGAAAATAGAAATGAGGCTAGATATGTTGAAACACAAGAACATGGTCAAAAGATTGATGGGAAGAATATGATGCATTGTATTAGACTTATCAGAATGGCCCAAGAAATTGGTTCTGGACAAGGCATTAAAGTAAGGCGACCAGATGCACAGGAATTACTATCGATTAGACGTGGTGAAGTTGATTTGGATAACCTAATTAAAATGGCTGACCAGGCTATTGAAGAAATGGATTCAATCTTCGATAATTCTGATTTGCCAAATAAGGTTGACCCAAAATTGGTTAATAATTTATTAATTGAGATTAGAAAGAAGTTTTATGGACTTACTTAAGGATAGATATCTTAAATTATTAGCTAGTAAAATAACTGTCAGTGTTGATGATTTAACCGATAATGAACTTAAACTAATTGAGGAATCTTTTGAATTGTTCAACGAAAAACTACAAGATATAACCCTTCTTAATGATGAATTGAGGAGGGTTAATATTGAATTAATAAATCTTAAAGCTATGCATGATGATTCTGAAAATCATTATGATTAAGATATTTATTAATAAATGTCAATGAAAGATTTAATAACTATTGTTATCCCGTGTAAGAATGAGAAAGACATCATTCAAAAAACACTTGATTTATTAAATCACCAAAAAGGTATATTTGGTGTAAATGTTATTATTTCAGATTCATCAGATGATGAAGAAACCGTTAAAAAATTATTAAATCGAAATAATGACAAATTTAATTTAACAATAATTGAAGGCGGCTTACCTTCAGTTGCCAGAAATGGTGGATTCAAACATGTTAAAACTAAATATGTTTTATTTTTAGACGCTGATATATTTTTATTAAATTCTGACTTAATAAGTGATTCATTAGATATCATTATCAGTGAAAACAAAGATTTAATTAGTTATAAATTTAAAACGGATAATGGTGAATATAATTATGTCTATTTTTGGTTTGGGGTGATTCAAAAAATTATGCACTTATATTCACCCTTTTGTTTAGGTGGTTTTATGTTATTTAATTCAGAATCTTTTAAATCTGTAGGTGGTTTTAATGAAGAAGTTAAAGTGGGTGAGGATTATATAATATCCAAATCCATTAAGAGTGATAAAATTAAGATAATAAATAAAAATATTTATACAATTACAAGAAGATTTAAAAATAAGGGGCTTTGGTTCATGGTTAAATTATTATTTAAAACATCTTTTAAAATTGATAAAACTAATTATTTAAAAAATGACCACAATTATTGGAAATAAAAAAATGGGTGGGGATATGAACAAATGGAGAACAATAATAATGAGTGATTTACACTTGGGAGCACGACAATCACAAACAGATAAAATATTGAAATTCTTAAATAATAATGAATCTGAGTTTTTGATATTAAATGGTGATATAATCGATGGGTGGGCAATTAAGTCTAATGGTAAGTGGAAAAAAAACTGTTCTAAAATATTTAGAAAATTTATGAAAAGAAGTGAGGATGGTACTAAAGTCATTTACATCAGGGGTAATCATGATGATTTTTTAAAACCATTTGTACCGTTCAGTTTAAATAACATACAAATAGTTAGAAAATATGTCCATACTGGAGTAAACGGTAAAACTTATTATTGCTTTCATGGTGATATTTTAGATTTTGTCATTATGAAAGCTAGATGGTTAGCAGTAATAGGTGGTTGGTCATATGATATGGTGATAAGGTTTAATACGTTTTATAATTACATTAGAAAAAAATTAAATTTACCATACCACTCCTTAGCCAATTCAATTAAACAATCCGTTAAGGGTGCAATTAATTTTATTTCTGATTTTGAGTTAAACGCTGAATCATTAACAAAACAAAAAGGTTATGATGTTGCTGTATGCGGGCACGTGCACCAACCAAAAATAAGTGAAAATTACATGAACAGCGGTGATTTTTGTGAAAACTCAACATGTTTAGTTGAAGATTTTGATGGTAATTGGTTTTTAATTGAAATTAAATAAACGGATTACCACCATCAATTAAATATTGAAATGTATCGTGAGCTTTTTTGCACTCATTAGTAAAATCAATTATATCATCATCAGTTAATGAAAACCATTCCCCCACCAGACGCTTATTATGGTGCTTATTGTGTAACCAACGTTCTACTTTATGATAATGCGGTGTTTCATAAGTTTTAACTAGTGATATTTTTGACCCATTACCCGTTTGTAATTCAGATACCCTACGTTCACTTTTAGATTTGGTTTTACCTATTTTGAATTCGGTCCACTCATCATTTGCAATTAAATAAACTAAGCCCATATTTATTATTATAATAAAATATTTACTAATGTAAACATATTTATATATAAAACAAACAACTCGACCTGCCCATGGAAGATGGGGGTTACTCAAAAAAGTATCTTCAAGTGAGTTCAGTTTAATTAATTTAAAATGAATTGATATGAAGAGTTTCTTGATTTTACTATCCTTTTTATTTGTTTTTACAACAAGTGTTTTTTCACAATGTACAAATAATGTTTATGGTCAATATGGTAATTTATCTCTTGTTTGTGGAACTGGAGTTAATGGTTCTTGGACGTCAATTACATGGGCTTATTCAAGGGAATATTCAATTGTTAATGTAGTGGCAGGAAATACATATGAGTTCCAATCTTATAGAACTTCAGGTGGATTAAATCGTTTTACTACAATTACTACAACGTTTAATGTGAATAGTGCTTTGGCTTGGGGTGTTACTAATACTACAACATCTGTTACATGGACTGCCACTTTTACAGGTCAAGTTATATTTTGGACTCACTTAAATGTTGGATGTGGTTCAAGTACAACCAATCAGACACGACGAGTTCGATGTAGTACACCGTCTTCACCTGGTCCATGTTTAAACACATTTAGTAAAATGGTTTTGGTAATTCAACCAACTAATTTTTTTGCTGATGAAGTTGGGTACACATTAGTCAATTCATTAGGTGTTACAATACAAAGTGGAAATGGTTTTCCTAATAATGTTACTAGTTTTGTAAATTTAGAAGGGCAACCACAACCATACACATTAAATTTAGAAACACAAGGAACATTTAATGACAACACTATTAATTATTCTATTTTTTGTGGAAATGATTTAATTACATCAGGTTCTTTAAGTGGTGGACAAAGTATTAGTCTAACCAATTTACAATGTAACTTTAATATGCCTACACAATCAACACCATCGGTTTTATCCGCATGTTCCACTTACGGTTTATACACGGATGAATATTCTGAATGGACTAACGCAGTTGCAGGTACTGATTATATAGTAACTTCCAGTGTATCATCTGACTGGCTAACTATAACATCAACTACCCCTAACGGCACTGTGGTCGCATTTGGTACTTCTCCTTTAGCATGGACAGCCCCAACTAATGGAACATATTTTATACATGTTAGTACGAATGAGTTTTGTGGTCAGGATGCTAACTGTAGAGACATTACAGTAGAAAGACCATCAGCTCTACCAGTAACACTAACTTCATTCACAACAGAGTGTGATAACGGAATCCCAATATTAAATTGGACAACCGCTACTGAACAAAATTCAGATTATTTTGAAATTGAAAAAAGTATAGACGGTATTGAATGGGTGGGAGTGTCAAAAATTCAAGCAATGGGTAATTCAAATACAATTAAAGACTATCAATTTTACGATATGACAGCGGGTGGTTATTTTGAAGGTTACTACAGATTAAAACAAGTCGATTTTGATGGTAAATTCGAATATTTTGAACCAAAATATTTAATTTGTAATGAATACAATAATCAATTATACACCGAAGTATTCCCCAACCCAACTCTGAGTGAAATTTATGTTGGTATACGAAACAACACCATTGAAAGGGTATTAATTAAAATTACGGACAATACTGGAAAAACGATAGAAGAAACTCAGGTCACAACCACTGAAAATTATACATTAAAAACTATAGATTTATCTAAATATGTAAATGGGTTTTATTTTATAAATATATTTACCGAAAATAATAAGTATGTGCATAAAGTAGTAAAAAAATAAAAAAAACAACTAATTATTTGGTAAATTAATTTTATTTTATTATATTTGTTTAATAATCTTAAATATTTATATTATGATGACTTTAATTATCACAATTGCACTAGTAATCTTGTTAATTACAATTAGAGTTTTTGAGGTCTATTATTTCCTTAAAAAACTAAGTAAGATTTGTAATCAATATGATTTGAAATATATTAACAAACACCCACTATGTGCGATTGATATGATTAGAGATAGAGATAACTATTTTACAAACTGTGACTGGTCAGCGTATAACTTTGTATACCTTAAAGGTCCCAGCCCAAGAAAAATGTTTCTATCTCACAAACCACTTAGACTGGAAAGTCAATATAATAAGTATGTAATAGATAGACTTAAAGATTATGAAATTATTTGAATTATACCAAGAGACAATAAATGAAGATAACACTTGGGTTAAATTAGAAAGGTTGTTAAGAGATGAAAATCAACTATCAGAACAACTTAGTAGTAAATTAAAAAACTATTTAACTGAAGCGGATAAAGTTATCTTCAAAAAGTTCAAAATAAAACAAAAAGATAAAAAATACTTCATAGCTGGCTCCGCAAGAGTTTATCTATACCCAGAACTAGTTAAAGAGTTAAATGAATTAGACTCGAATTTCCCAAACGATATTGGTGATTTAGATGTTGTTATACCAGATGAAAAAATATGGGTTAATGCTGGTCTTGAAGAAAACTTAAAACAAGGTGGGATTTATAGACCAAATAAAACAAACCCACCACTAACTAACTTAGAGATTGAAGCCTTTACAATTTGGGACCCAAGCAAAGCTGGTGGTGCCTATAAAAATCTTAATGTTAGGTCAACTGAAGAAATAATGTCCGACCTAGAATTTGGTTACGGACACTGGTTTATGGGTTTAGCCGATGCACTAGACTATAAAGGGCAAATGTCAAGAGATAAAGAAGTTGCGGTGGTTAGGTTAATTAAAAAGTATGAAAATCGTGGTTTACCAAGTGAAGAAAGAAGTATTTTTATGAAGACACTAGCTGCAATTATAACTGGTCAACATGGTAAAATAGGTGAATAATTAAAAAAATAAAAAAAACTTGCATAATTGAAAAATTATTTGTAAATTTGTAATCAATTAAATTTTTAACTAAATAAATAAACATGAAGAGATTAACAGTTCACCTAAGTGGTGTTAAAAAGAAAAAAGAAACCAGAAAAGACTCAAACGGTAAAGATATCACTAAAGATGTGATATATAACACGGTTACTTTTAATCTAAGTAGTCCAAATTATGAGCAAGACGCAAACATGATACTTTCTGATTTAGAAAAGGCTGAACAAAAAGTTACTAAGCATTATTTTACTAATTTAGTTTAAAGTGAATTTTGATATGTTTAATAATTTGTTAAGTAAATTAAGTGATGATGAGAAATCACTATTTAAAACTATAAAATACACAGTATCAATCCTAGTAATTTTAATCATGCTAACTTATGGTTTAAAATTTATAACTAAAGATAGTGATATCATGAATGTTATCGGTGTGTTTTTACTGGTTATTAGTTTTTTCTGGTCAGTAATGATGGTAAAACAAGGTTTAAGTGTTTTGATAAAGGATAATGAATCAAATGATGATTCAGATAAATAAAATAAATTAATTAATAAAAAAAAAGAAAAAATGAGTGGAAGAATTATTGGAATTGCATTAGGTATTGTATTTGTGCTATTTTTATCTATTGCTGGGTGTAATCGTATTGATGCGGGACACGTTGGAATTAAAGTTAACTTGTATGGGACGGATAAAGGTGTATCCGACATTACCGAAGTAACAGGTATGGTTTGGTATAACAGATGGTATACAGCAGTATACGAGGTACCTACCTTCGTACAGAACGCAATATATACGCATGATGACGTAAGAGGTTCGGATGATAATGAAGAATTTAGAGTCACAACTAAAGATGGTATGGTTGCTAGATTTGACATATCTATGAACTATTTAACACCAGCTGAAAATGTTGTATCTATTTTTAGAAAATATCGAAAACCAGTTAGTGAATTAGAAAAAGGTGTTATACGAACTTTCTTAAGGGATGCCTTTAATAATGTTGCGAGTAAATATACAGCTGAAGGGTTATACGAAAATAGAGCACAATTCGAAATTGAAGCACAAAAAAGAGCGGTTGAGGAATTAGGTAAAGAAGGGTTCATTGTTGAACAAATTGTAATATTAAATGAAATTAGATTACCAGAAGATATCACACAACGAATCAATGATAAAGTTAAAGCTGCACAAATTACCAAACAAAAGCAAGAAGAGGTATTACAAGAACGTGCTGATGCTGATAAACGAATAGCGAAACAAGAAGGTATATCAGCATCAAGACTGATTCAAGCTAGAGCTGATTCAGCAGCCTTGATAATCCAATCAACAGCCGAAGCGTCAGCATATAAACTTAAAAATAGAGAATTAACAAACCTATTAGTCCAACAACAATTTATCGATAAGTGGGACGGAAAGTTACCAACTTACGGCCAAGTTCCAGAGTTGTTTAGAACTATATCGAAATAATTTTATAAAATATAAATAATAAAACCCACAATTCGTTGTGGGTTTTTTTTATTACTCATCACCTTGTTTTTTCCCCCAAACTTTATCAACAGAAGCCAAACCAAGGGCACCAAATGCCAACATCGCAACAGCGTTTACCACAGTATCCGATGGTTTTATATCACCATGAGTATAAGTGTTAATAACTAATGTAACACATAATGTCAACCCAGCTATTATTCCAACAAATCTCTTAGAAGAAGGTACACCCCTCTCATCCTTCAATAAACCACCAACCCAATTAATAATTTTTTTCATAATACATCTATTTAATATTAAATATATCAAATTATTAATTAATTTAATATTTACATTATGTGAGCGTAAAGCCCACTCATCGCTTCAGCGTGGGTGGGGTGTAAGCGACACAAATATCTAAATTATTTTAATAAAATGTAAATAAATTTTCTTATTTCTTTAAACTTTTTAGTTTTTCTACATATTTATATATGATGTTGAAAGCTTTTAAATATAGACTTAATCCAAATGAAGAACAAATCGTTCTTCTGAATAAACATATTGGTGCTAGTAGGTTTATATATAATCTTGCTCTTGAAACTAAACAGATTGCTTATGCTGGTAATAAACATAACCTTTCTTGTTTTGAATTACATTCACAATTAGTTTCTTTAAAAGAAGAGCTACCTTGGTTAAAAGAACTTAATTCACAATCATTGCAACAAAGTATAACTAATTTAGATAAAGCATATACAGCTTTCTTTAAAGGACAAAATGATTTTCCTAAATTTAAAAAGAAATCAAATGGTGGTAGTTTTAATATACCACAAAGAGTTAAAGTAGAAAATGGTAAATTAGTTATACCTAAATTCACAAAGAAAAATGGTATTGACATTATTCTTAATAGACCACTTAAAGGTGAAATAAGACAAGCTACTATTAGTAGAACACCTACAGGTAAATATTTTGTTTCTATTTTATGTGAAACTGGTGAACAAAATAAATCTAAACCTAAGATTAAAGAAGAAACAACAATAGGTATAGATTTAGGTATCAAGGATTTTGCAATAACATCTAATGGTGAAGTATTCGATAATCCTAAATATTTAAGAAAAGCACAAGATAAATTAAAATATATTCAGAGCAAATACTCTAAAAATAAAGGAAAAAGAACTAAACAAAAATTAGCAAAACTACATGAAAAAGTAACAAATAAAAGAAAAGATTATTTGCATAAAGTATCTACTAAACTGGTTCGTGAGAACCAAACAATCAGTTTAGAAAACCTTAATGTATCAGGTATGATTAAAAACCATAATTTAGCACAAGCAATATCAGATGTCAGTTGGTCAACTTTTGTAACCATGTTAGAATACAAAGCCGAATGGTATGGAACAAATATACTTAAAATTGGTAGATTTGAACCAAGTTCAAAGACTTGTTCTAATTGTGGTTATATTAACAAAGAGCTAACTCTAAAAGATAGAGAATGGACTTGTGTTAAGTGTAATGCTGAACATGACAGAGATGTAAATGCGGCAATTAATATAAAAAACTTCAGTTTAAGAAATATATTGTCAGGGACTGACAGTAAAAATCATGACGAACTGCCCACGTTAGTGGGAGTGATGACTCATGAAGCCCAACCCATCGGCTCTGCCGTGGGTGGGTAGTTCACTGATAAAAATCAAATACAAATTCTAAATGAAAAATTGGATTTAGCGATAAGAGAGGAAAGATATGAATATGCTGCAAAAATAAGGGATGATATTAAAAAAATAACAGAATCTTATGTAACTAAAAATGAAACAGTTACTGATGATGATTGGAATTTTTAATATTTTTTTTAAAAAAAACTTGATTTATTAATAAAGTGTTTGTATCTTTGTATCATATTTATTGAAAACGTTCTTTAATTTATTATAAAAAAATGATTAATCTAATATGTTTAGGTTCAGTCGGCAGTAACAGTGTGTGAGGAAAGTGAGACTGTGTATGACCCTTTGGGAGGAAGCCCTTCGCACTTAAATTGATTATGAAATATTAATCAGCTGTTACATAGGTTAATCAACATTATTTATCTAGAAAAATGGGTGCTGCAACAAGTACATACAAACTATGGAAGAATCAGGGGTTCACCCCTGAACGACTTGGTTAGGTTTCCAAGTAAATAAAAAGTCAACGTCAGACCACCCCAATAGGTAGTGAGTAGGATGTGGTCATCGGGATGATGACCCTCGCAAAAGCAAAAGCCGAAGACGTTAAAAGGGTTAATCTGCTGGGATGAAAAATACAAACAACCATTTTGAGATAAAAATATTTTAACAAAAGAATCAATACAGCAATTTAAAAACATCATAGGAAAAATGAAAAAATGATTCTGGTTAAGACATTACCATTAGCACGAGGGAAGTGTAACGCCCACTGGGGGTGGAGGTAAAAGGTTCGAGTCCCTTATGGTAGTCAACATTGCGAGGTAGACTGGAGGTGGTTCCAGCTCGGTCTCATAAGTCGAACTACGCAGGTTCGAGTCCTGCCCTCGCTACTAAAGAAAGGTTTCAGCAAATTAACAAAAAAAGCAATTTGGATGTAAATAATGCCTTTCTGAAAAAAAATAAAAAAAACTTGCACATATAAAAAACTTTTTGTATATTTGCATATATTTAATTAATAAACGAATAAAAAATGAAAACAACAGGAATGACATATTATCAACCGAAACAAACGCAAGGTGGAAAACCTAGTGTGACGGGTGTGTCATATCATGTTGTGAGTAGTGATTTAGTTACTATTTGATAAAATAAACAACAAACGATATTTCAAACCCGATTTCAAAAGAATCGGGTTTTTTTATTGTCTTTTTTTAGCAAAACATAAAACAAGTTCAAATGTTCATTGACATATTGGGTAATTAAAATAGAGTAGTGGGCTAATTGGTAAGCCGCCATGTTTGGGACATGGACATCATGTGGGTTCGAGTCCCGCCTACTCTACGTAAGACTGTTACTAATTCATAGAGGTGAACAACCGAGCGTAGAATTAGAATTTATTGTGGAATCGGCTAATTGGCAGGCCTCCTGACTTTGAATCAGGGAGAATTTTCTCAGTGTAGGTTCGAATCCTACTTCCACAACTTTGAGTAAAATACATAATTGGGGGGTGGTCGAGTGGTTAAAGGCGCCTGACTGTAAATCAGGTCTCGAAAGAGTTCGGGGGTTCGAATCCCTCCCCCCCAACAATATAATAAATAAGCACCCATAGTTTAGTTGGAAAAATACTAGATTTGTAATCTTGAGTCCCCTGTTCGAGCCAGGGTGGGTGCTCACACTGGTTTTTGATACCGCTTTACCGTTAGGAAAATCCTTATAAGGGCTGAGATTTAATATCAAGCGTAGCAAACGGTCTTAGGAGATTAACAGAATACAAAGGGGGTATGAAGGGTGCAGAGAGAGGCACAAATTGCAGCGGTGGTGTTTAATGGTTTAGCATATGGGCCTTCCAAGTCCGAGGTGCCAGTTCGAATCTGGTTCGCTGCTCAAATAGATAAATTAAAACTTAAGAAATGCGGAAGTCGTATAATGGTTATTACAAGGCCTTGCCAAGGCTTAGATGGGAGTTCGATTCCCACCCGCTCCACTAAAATAATAAAAAACAATTAAAAAATAAAAATTATGAAAGCTTTAACAATTAAATTAAAACGAAAATCTAAACGTTAAAGCACTCGGCTAAAAATGGTTACGAGTGCTAATGGAAAAAATATATGCGCTCGTGGCAGAATGGCTATGCTCCTGACTTTTAATCAGGGTCTATCATGACAACGAAGGTTCGATTCCTTCCGAGCGCACAAACTGTTCATTAAAATAGCTTGTTCAGTGACACTAAACACTCAGATTTATTGAACACAATTGCGCTTGAAGCTCATGTGGACGGGCATTCCGCTTTTAACGGAAGGGTAGAGGGTTCGAGGCCCTCCAGGTGCACTAATTTAGGTGTGTATCCGTAGCTGGTCGAACGGTCCCGACTCTTAATCGGGTGAGAGAAATCTCCAACGTGGGTTCGAATCCCACCGCACCTACCAACAATTCATAATTTATGGAACACTTAACACAATTATTTATCCACACCCCGTGGAGACAAGCCCATAAATGGGATATAAATGGTGATGGTCTCGTTGAATACAACGATGAATTATTATCACCAGTTGAAGTCTATCATCGTTTTCTTGTAGATTACCCAATGTTCAATGTATTAAGGGCAGAGGTATACCAAAGAATAATCACACCCAATGGTCCTAAAGACTATAACTGGGTAACAGTAGAATTATTCAGAGGGAGGTAATTACCTCCCTTGTCCTGAATAATATTTTTTGTAATTTCTAGAAGACTTTAATTTTGATGTCTTACTTTTTGAATGTATCCCAGGGCTTTTTTTTTCTACTTTTTTTGACCATAGAAATACCACCAGTTTATTTTACTTTTGCCATAACTATTATTTTAATAAAAAATATCCATTAATTATTATATTTTAAAATAATGGTTGATTTATAAAAAATAAATAAGTATATTTGTAAAACTAATTAATTTAAAGTGAGAAATAAACTGAAATTATGAAAAATATATTAGTCATAGATTATGATTCAAGTAGGGAGGTGCATCCAGTTTCAATTGGTAAGATGGGTGATACACCAAAGACAATAGAGAGTGAAACTGAAACCCTAAAATTTGATGTAGAGGTATTAACAGAAGCCTTAATTGTTTTAATTGATGAAGGTTCTAAGGTTGGTTATATAAACAAACATAATATTTATGAAGAAGTAATAACAAAAATAAAAAATAAATTAGATGAACAACAATGAAAAGGCTTTGATGTATGATACATTAATAAGGGAAGGTGACCAACTTAATAGAACTAAATCTAAATTAAAATCAAAAATTGATTTAACAGGTGATGAAATGAAAGAGTTGGAATTGATTGATGATAGGTTGAGGGTATTAGAAGAGAGGTTAAACAATTTGTTCCAATAAAAATATGTCAGTTAGGAAGAAGGTTAAACCAAGCGTAATAACTAACGAAAGTAAACCTAAAGTTCGGAGTAGTAATCCTATAACCAACAAAATTGTTGTTTCAGATGAAAAACCAATGACTAAAACTAGTAATAAATATGAAAGGATTAAAGCTGGGTCAAACTACGAGCAACGTGAAAAAATACAACAAAAAATTAAGGATGGGTTCTTAAGGTGGGCTTTTTATGGGATTGATAACAGTGTTTATTATCATTATTATTTAGTAATTAAAAAATAAAAATACATGAGTTTAACGGATTTAATTAATTCTGATTTGGTTTCAGCTATGAAATCAAAAGATACAGTAACCTTAAATGTATTAAGGGTGTTGAAGGGTGAGATACAGCGTAATGAGCAAACATCAAAGGGTAAAGTTGATTTATCTGATGACGATATAATTAAAATTGTTAAGAAAATGGTTGACAATATTAATGAAATTGGTGAGTCATTAGGTGATATTGATATTATTAGTAAATATTTACCACAACAAATGAGTGAATCGGATATTATTAACAAAGTTATTAGTTTAATCGAGATAAATTCTTATTCTTCAATTAAAGATATGGGTAAGATTATGACTTATTTTAATAGAAATTACTCTGGTCAATATGATGGTAAATTTTTATCTGAAGTTGTTAAATCACAATTATTGGGAATTGAAAATAGGGGTTAATGACAACTGATGAAAAATTGATATTTGATATTAAGAATTTGATAAAATTTTATGAGGGTATTGGTCAAACAAACCCTCAATTGAAAACATATATTAAACAGTTATATAAACAATTAGGTGAATTGGAAAATAAAACAAATCTGAATGGGTAAAAAGATGGTAAAATTAGCAATGGCTAATATTGGTGAACAACTAATGGAATTGGAAATTGTTGAAAAATGGGAACCAGAAAAAATAACGTTTTTAGGTAATACTGTATTTTTTAGTGTTGATGGTACCTTTTTTTCGATGGGAAGAGTTGACTTTATGGATATTTTTAAGGATTTTTGTACAAAGATAAAATAAATTATGGCATTATTAAAATTTGGATTAAAAGAGGAACACTTATTACTACTTAAAAACCTTAAATGGTCAATTGATGATAGTTTCATCATAAAAACAATTGGGGATGATTCTGACACTTATGAGCAATCACCGTTTGGTGGTGAAGATATTTTCGAAGATATGGCCTTAATTCTTTATGGTAGACCTGATGATTTTGACCCAATGAATGCGGAGTGTGTAAGTTATACTGAATATAATGACGAACAGAAGGAAGAAATGATAAACTTATTGCGTGAGTTACCGACAGCGTTAAGTGTTGTGTTGAACAGACAATCATTCGAATTGGGTAATTATAAGTCTAAATGGTATGATATAAACTGGAAACCCAACTTAAAAGTATGATAAAGAATAACACACACCACAACTTCAAAACTTTAAATAAAGACTCAGTATGGTTTATATCAGACCCACATTTTGGTCATAAAAACATTATAAAATATTGTAACCGACCATTTGATAGTGTTGAGTTAATGGATGAGGTATTAATTAAAAACTGGAATGATAGTATTAGTGATGGTGACATCGTATTTTGTTTAGGTGATTTTTCCTTAACATCCAATCTAAAAACAATACAAATACTAGAACGTTTAAATGGTAACAAAGTCTTGATACGTGGTAATCACGAAAAAAGTGTATTAGGTACTGAAAAAAGTAGGTCATTCTTTAATGGTGGTATTTATGATTTACTAGATATTAGGGTTATTGATGATGAAGTTACTGATGGTTTCCAAGATTTAATTTTGTGTCATTACCCAATGCTTACTTGGAATCGAAGTCACAGGAATAGTTTTCAACTATTTGGACACGTACATGGTGCTTTAGACGGTAATAATAAATTATCACCAAACCAATTAGATGTTGGTGTTGATTCCCACAATTTTAGTCCAATAAATTATGATAGGGTTAAAGAGATAATTACTATTAATAATTTAAATCGAATTAAAAATACCAAATAAATATATATTGAATGGACAATAAGTATTGTAATTTAAATAATAGTGATAGTCTAAATGACATCTATAAAAATTATAAATCATTAGTATTCTCAACTTCCTTTAAGATTGTTAAAAATTTTGAGGTCGCTAGTGATTTAACACAAGATGTTTTTATTAAACTATTTGATAGTTTGTCAAATATTAATTTTAAAAATAATGGTAAACTTGGGGCTTGGTTAAAAATCACTAGTAGGAACATATCAATTGATTATATTAGAAAAAACAAAAGGTTTACTGAATATGATGGTGATTATATTGGTGAGACTATTGATGAATTAGATTTTGATAATTTAGGTGTACCTAATGAAGTACTATTGCGTTGTGTAATCAACACAATAGAAACTTTACCTGAAAAACAAATGTTAACAATTAAAATGTTTTATTTGAACAATTTAACTCATGAAGAAATATCTGATGAGTTGAATATATCTTTAGGTACATCTAAATCCAATTTACATAGGGGTAAACAAAACTTAATAAAAATTTTAAATAACAATAAAATAAAAACAAAATATGCGATTTAAAGATTTAAGTGATAAACAGGTTGAATATATAAAATCAAGGTACAATGACAGGGGTGATTTAAGTGTTGAAAAGTTAGCGATAAATTTAGGTGATGAATTTGGGGTTAGTGAACGAACTATTAGAAGATGGTTTAGTGAAAAATTAAAACTGAAATATAAAGTTGAATTTGAGTCTGAACAATTTTTACAAGCGAAAAAACGTAAATTTGATAAAACAAAAAAACGATTCATAATTAGTTATGCTCAGAACGCCACTAAAATACATGATAAGTTTTTTGAGAACATCAAAAGCTATGCTAATTTTATTGATGCTGACATTCATATCATAGCTGGTAGGTATCGAAACCCAACATCAGTTTGGACCCATAATAATGAAAATGATGAATGGTGGGCTAACGATGTTATACCATATTTAGATGCTAACAGACATAACATACATAAATACGTATCAATACTATCCGATATCAAGATACAACCAACAGCAGTAAACCCAATGACTGGGATGCAAGGTGTTAGTGGTGTAAATTCATGTGTTTTTGGTTCACCAAGGGTTCAAATGGAAATGATACCAGTTTTAGAAGGTAACAAACCAAAAATGATGATGACAACTGGTGCTGTAACAGTAAAAAATTATACTGATTCCAAGGCTGGTAAAAAAGGTGAATTTCATCACACATTTGGGTTTGTAATCGTTGAAATCCAAGATAAAAATTCCTTTCATATTAGACAAGTTACCGCTGATGATAAAACTGGTGATTTCTCTGATTTATACTTTAGGGTTGAGAATGGTGAAGTTAATAGACTCAACAAAATTGAAGGAATCGTGTTAGGTGATTTACATTGTGGGCATCACGATGATGAAGTGTTAGATTCAACTTTTAACTTATTAGATGAATTAGAACCCAAACACATTATATTACATGATGTATTTGATGGTGATTCAATCAGTCACCATCAAATGAAAGACCCATTTATTCAGTACGGTAAAGAGGTTAACGGAACTAATGACTTAGGGTTGGAATTAGATAATATGTACAATATACTAGATAGATTCACATATTTTAAAAATGTTGTAATCGTGCGTTCAAACCATGATGACTTCTTAGATAGGTGGCTTAAAAATGAAGATTGGAAAAAACAACCAACATTTAAGAACGCCCCATTATACATGGGTTTAAGCGGTAGATTACTTAAACAATATGGTATGGGTGATGAACACGTCATAGGTGTTATCCCAGAGTTAATTAAAGAAAAATTCCCCAACTTTATTACACTTGGCAGAAACGCTTCTTATAAAGTTAAAGGTTGGGAATGTGGACAGCATGGTGATGTTTCGAGTAACGGAAGTAGAGGGTCTTTAGTTAACTTCCGTAAACTTAACACTAAAATAATAGTAGCTCACTATCACTCACCTGGAAGGAAGGATGGTGCAATATCAGTTGGAACGTCAACTAAATTACGTGTTGGTTACAACATTGGCCCTAGCTCATGGCTTCAAAGTCACGTAATCATTCATAGTGATGGGCGTGCTCAACATATAAACTTTATTAAAGATAAAAAGGGTATTGCGCATTACACAACTTTTAAATAATTAAATATGGTTTTTTTTGAATTTTTAAACACACTCCCACTCTGGGAGGCAATATTATACATGTTATTTGTATTATATTCAGCATCATTAACATTCAATTTCATAATTGTCTTGTTAAAGGTTATACTTAATAAAGGTAAAATTAAAGAAGATGATGTTGAAGATGGGATTGAATAAATATAAACGTGAACAGGTTATCACTAAAAAACGAATATCTGGTGGATTAAAACAAACAATAAATGCACATGGGGTAATAACACCTGAATTAATACCATCAGCAACTAAACGAATATACGGTGCATTATTGAGTAATAAACCCAAAAAAAGAGATTATAAAATAATAATTGGATTTGTTTTGGGTTTTATAACACGTATTATAATATTGAATATACTATGAATAATTTAATCAAGAACAAACTTAGAGAAAAGTTAAATGAAGGTAAACATAACCACAAGTATGAATATGGTTGTGTTATGGTTTACGTGAATGTTAATGAAGATATATGGGCTTCATATAGCGATATGATTGATAAAGACGATTTATATCTTGGGTCAGATGATGATACGGGTTATGCTTTCGAGACAGAACCACATATAACACTATTATTTGGGTTACATGCTGATGTCCCTCTATCTGATGTTGAATCAGTTATATCCAAAATAGAAGAACCATCAATGGTTTTACAAAAAATCAGCTCGTTTAACAACCCTCAATTTGGTGTTTTAAAATTTGACGTTGAGAGTGATGATTTACATAAATATAACAATATGTTAACCAAATTACCTCACACAACATCTTACCCTGATTACCACCCACATTGTACTATAGCTTATATAAAACCAGATAAGATTCAAAAATATGTTGATAAGTTTTCAAACATTGAACCTTTAGAGTTCACAGTAAATAAGATAGTTTACAGTTATCCCCCTGATAATAAAAAAGAATATCCATTTGGTAATTAAAATTTTTATTATTATATTTGTAAAAATAAAAGAAACAATAATAAAAATGGTTAGAGAAAGTACTACTGATTATAATAAAATAACCAAAATATCAATATTCGACTTTGATGGTACGTTAATTAATACTGCCACACCAGATACTGGTAAATTAATTTGGAAAGAAAAAACTGGCCAAGATTGGCCACATATCGGGTGGTGGGGTAGAAAGGAGAGTTTAGATTCTACTGTTTTTGATAATATACCAATACCTTCAGTTATTCAAGCATATAAAGTTGAATCGATTAACCGAAATACACTAATGGTAATGATGACTGGTAGAATATCAAGACTTTCCAGTGAAGTTGAAAGTATCTTAACGTCAAATGGATTAAAGTTTGATAAGTACCTATACAATAACTCATCAGATACACTTAGATTTAAATTAGGTAAACTTGATAGTTTTATAAGTCAATACCCAAACTTAAAGTTTATTGAGTTATGGGAGGACCGTGAACCACATGTTATGGCATTCAGAGAATGGGGTGATACATATCCAAATATAAATGTTAAGGTCAACCAAGTTAAATAAATTAAAACACTACCTATTCTGGTGGTGTTTTTTATTTAATCCTAATATTTATATATAAAATATAAATTATGATATTAAGATTAAATAGTCGTGGCCCAAGAGTCACAGAATTACAACAATTACTAAAAAAAAGAGGGTTTTGGACACACCCATCAATAACTGATTTCTTCGGACCAGTGACCCAACAAGCTGTAGTTAATTTTCAAAGGGCGAACAGGTTAAAGGATGATGGTGTAGTTGGCCCAAAGACCTGGGGGGTATTATCTAAAGATGATATTAAGATTACACCAATATATTCGACTCAAAATACTTCTGAAGATTTATCTGACCCAGAGGAAGAAATGGTGGTTGGTGACGTAAAAGAATTACAACTAACATGTCCTAATTTATCAGAGTTAATTAATTTAATAAATGGGGCGAACATAACCAGAAAGGTAACTCGATTGGTTTTTCACTGCACAGCAACACATCAAACAGCAACAGTTGAGGGTATTGTTAGATACTGGATGGAGAGTAAAAAATGGAAAAACCCTGGTTATCATATAATAGTTAGACCAGATGGTTCTTGGACACAGTTACAAGATTTTAATCGAGTATCTAATGGTGTTGCAGGTATAAATTCAACCTCTTTACATGTTTCATATATCGGTGGTATTAATGCTAATGGTAAGGCCTTTGATAATAGAACTGATGCTCAAAAAGATGTTTTCGAAACGGTTTATAATACATTTAAAAATAAAATGCCAGAACTAACATTTCATGGTCATTATGAATTTAGTAATAAAGCATGCCCTTCATTTAATGTTCAGGAATGGATAAAAGAATTAGAACAGAAAAACCAAGCTTAGTCTTGGTTTTTTTTATATTCAATTGAAACATTGTTAAAAAATTAGTAATTTTGTGTTAATGATTAAAGTAAATGATAAAATAGTAGGTGAAATCAATCTAACTGGGTTTGGTAACGCAACGGTTATTGATAGTAGTGGTAACACCGCATACCCAATACACATAAAAGCGGTTAAAACAAATAAAGCACTTCACCTAGATAAGGTTTTGGTTAATATAACCAATGTTAATGGTAATAGAATTAATGGTGAGGTCATTGAAATCGTTGATAGATTCAAAACCGAATTTGTTGGTAAATTGGAGGTTTCAGATAAATTTGCGTTTTTTATACCAGACAATAAAAAAAATAATGTAGATTTTTTTATACCTTTAACTGAACTAAAGGGTGGTAAAGATGGTGATAAAGTTATTGTTAGACTAAAAAGTTGGGGCAAAAATAAGAAAAACCCAAATGGTGTTGTCATTAAAGTTCTAGGTAAGTCTGGTGATAATGATGTGGAAATACACAGTATATTAGAAGACTATAATTTACCATATGAGTTCCCTAAAAAGGTTATGAGGGAAGTGGATTTAATATCTACTGACATAAGTGATGATGAAATAGATAGGCGCTTAGATATGCGAGACGTTCTAACTTTCACAATTGATGGTGAAACAGCTAGAGATTTGGATGACGCATTATCGGTTCAATGGATTAATGGTAATATTGAAGTAGGTGTTCATATTGCAGATGTTTCTTATTATGTTAAACCAAATTCTAAAGTTGATGAAGAAGCTTACAAACGTGGTACATCGGTATATTTAGTTGATAGGGTGGTACCAATGTTACCAGAAAAACTAAGCAATCATTTATGCTCGTTAAACCCAAATACTGATAAACTAGTGTACTCATTTATTTTCACTTTAGATAAAGACGGTAAGGTTATTAATGAGCGATTTAATCGAGGTGTAATAAATACCAATTATAGGTTAACATATAATGAAGTTCAAAAAGTAATAGAGGGTGGTGAACTTGATGATAATGAACTTAAGAAAGCAATACTAGATTTAAATCGTTATGCGATTAAATTACGTAAGAAGCGTAGTATAAAAAACTCGTTACAATTCAGTGGTTCTGAGGTTAGGTTTAAGTTCGATGATTCTGGGTACCCCACTGATGTTTATTTTCTTGAACAAAAAGAGGCTAACTGGCTTATTGAAGAATTTATGGTTTTAACAAATAGGCGAGTTTGTGAATACATAACAAAAAAAGATGTACCCATGATACACAGAACTCACGACAGCCCAGATTTATTAAAATTAGAATCATTAAAAACCTTTGTAGAGTCGATTGGTTATATCTTAGATATAAACGATAAAGATAACATCAAGAAAAACTTAAACGGATTAATTTTCCAAGCTAAAGACACTCCTGAAGAGAATATAATAAACAACTTAGTTATAAGATGCATGTCTAAAGCTAATTATCAAACAATCAATGTCGGACACTATGGTCTAGGTGTTGAGTATTACATGCATACAACAAGTCCTATTAGACGATATCCAGATTTAATTTTTCATAGAATCATATCTTCAGTATTAAAGTATAATGGTTATTTAAAATAATAAAATATGTATAGTTTAAATGATTTAAATAAAATGACACTACACTTATCCAACAGGGAGAAAGTTGCTCAAAAAGCTAGTAGGGATAGTATAAAATATAAACAATGTGAGTTTTTGTTAAATAAAATTGGTTCGGTTTTTAATGGGGTGATAACCTCAATCCAAGAGTATGGGTTATTTATAGAAATTCCAGAAAACGGTTGTGATGGTTTTTGTAAATTAATTGATATAACACCATCAGGTAACAATTTATCAGAATGGGTTTCAGATACTAGAAATTATTGTGTTTATGATAAAATTTTTGGTTCAAAATTGCGGGTTGGTAATAGTGTTACGGTTGTAATAAAATCAGTTGATATCGAGAGAAAGGAGATTAATCTCATCATCTTATGATGTTAAGTAAAAAACATTATTTTAATACCGAACTTGATTTTATTGATTGGTATGTCAATAAACATTTTTATTTTTTCGGTGATAAGGTTTATTATAAATACTATCATCATGAAGAGGCGATGGGTGTTTACACATTTATTGGAATAGTTAAGGATAACCTTGGTGTTGATTTAAAATCTGATAGTGGTATTAATTTGGATGATTACCTTCATGGTTTAATTAAGGGTGTTAAGGATAGAACTGAAAAGGATATTATTGATTTTTTAAAATTCAAATACAAAGTTAAACTGGGAATTCGTAGCTGGGATATTGTTACATTTTCAGGTAAAATAGTAACCATTGATGATGTGTGCTCTAGTTATAAGCAAGCACTAAATGTTGAGTTTGTTAAAAGTGTGGTTGAGAAATGGTTCGAAAATGAAATGATAAGTAGTGCTGAAAAAATAATATTAAATTTTGATTAAATTATTTGTAAAATCAAATTTTATTTATTATATTTGCTGTTATAAACAGTAAAAACAAATGTTAAACCGAAGTAGAAACGTTGATATAACCACTAAACTATAATAGGTTATGTTTTATACACCTTGTTATATGCAGTGCGGAAATTAACCACTAAACTACCTACGAAGAACGAAACCTTTTTGTTTTATTTTTTGTGGGTGGAAAATTAAAATTTGAATATTTATATATAGAATAAACTATTTATTAATATGGAACTAAGAAAATTTATAGCAACTACTATACGTGAATATTTGAATGAAGAACAAGAAATTGAAAATAAATTGAATGATAATTTTTGGGTATGGTTCGGAAACAGTAAAGTGGTTGATGAACAAGGAAATCCAATAGTTGTTTATCATGGTACAGATAATAAATTTGATGTATTTAAAATATCTAAATATGGTGCAAATGGACCAGGCATTTACTTAACGACATATAAAGATATTGCTAAAAATCATGGAAAATATCTTATGGAGTTATATGTTAAAATTGAAGATGATTCAGATGGGATAATAGCAGGATATGAGGTGGTTGTAAAAAAACCACAAAATATAAAATCTATTAATAATGATGGTACTTGGGATATTGGTGATAAAAATATTTATTCTTAATTTTGTGTGGTGGGAGGAAAAATAAAACAAAAAGATTATAACCACAAAACTTAATACTAAGCACAAACTTAGCATTGCATATAACGGCTGGGTGTATGAGAAGGTTTTTTATTTGGAAATCATGAAATTTATACTACCTTTGTAAAAAACTTTCTTATACACCTTGTTATATTTAGGTTTTTAAAAATTAAAATAAACTTTATATGGAAAATGAAAAAACAACAATTATTTGTGGTGTATATCACGAAATGACCGAAGAAGAAAAGAACAACTTTATTAAGATGATGTCTGATGATGGAAAATATAATGTTGTTTTTGATGCTGGTAATACAATACCTAAATTAGTAGAGATGTCGTTACCATTTTTAAAAACTTGAATATAACGGTTGGGTGTATATGTAGTGGTGGATAGAAAGAACTAAACTTTGATTAACCACTAAACTTCATAGAAACCAAAAATGTTGAAATTATAGATACAACCATCATTACATATACACCTTGTTATAACCAGTACGGTAAATTACCACAAATGCTAAATTGAAACACAGAACAAAAACTTTTAAAAATGTGCGATGGAAATTTTAAAATTGAATATTTATATATAAAGTAAAATATATGAACAAAGATATGAAATTACGCAAATTTATTGCTACCACAATTAGAGAGTTTTTGAATGAACAAGTTAACACTAATAAAGAATTTATAGCATACCACTCAACTAATTCAAAAATTGATGACTTTAATTTTGATAAGATAGAATTAAAACCAAATTCATCAACGAGAATAGATGGTATGTTTTTTAGTAATATACCACAAACATCTTGGGGTGATTATGTTTATAAATTAAAAATTATTTCACAAAATCCAGCAATTTTTGATTTGAGTAAAAGTAGATTTGATAGTTTAGGAATACAAGAAGCATTTGATGCTTTACTACGTGGGGACACATCGTATATGATTGATGATTTAGTTGAATATGGTGGTATGGAACAGGAAGATGCTGAAAATTTAGCAGAAGAATGGAGAAATTTAGATTTAATTGTAATCACAAATCAAGTTTACGGAAAACACGATATTGAATATATTGTTCCAGAACCTTATTATAATGGAAAATCCGCTAAAATTATTAATTTAGGGGTGGAAAATTTTTAAAAGTTTTGAAACAAAATACCAATTAGAACGTATAATGTAGTATTGGTTATAACGTATGGTGCTATGAGCAGGTTTGCCTTGCAGAAATGTTCAAATTTAGTACAAATGTTGTTGGCAAACTTGCTTATAGCACGTGTTATGCTCTCGTGCCGACTTCTTGCCTATAATGTTGATTTGGAATACGAAAGAAAAACAAAAAGAATTTTAGGATTGAAATTTTAAATCTGAATATTTATATATAAAACTATGAGCAAAGATATACGAAAAATGATTGATAAAGTGAAAAACTTTAAACAATTTATAAATGAAGATATTAATGAAATAAACCCATCAGTTGTTAAGGTAATGGGTAAATCATTTACTTGGAATGAACTTAACGGAGGAAAATTATATCACGGTTCTCGAACGGAGTTAAATATTGGAGATATACTTACCCCACAAGAAAATATAAACTTTAAACAATCAGATGGTAAAAAAATTTCGATAACATCTGATTATAATAGAGCAAAATATTGGGCTTCACAAATTAAGTCGGATAGTCCAATGTATATTTATGAAATAGAACCAATGAGTGAAATAGAAATTTGGAGAGTATCTTTGGCTAAACAAGGAACGATGTTTGATTTATGGGAAGGACGTGTGAATAATGCTAAAATAATAAATAAAGATATTCTTTAAAGTGCGTTGGGAAAATTCTTTTTGTTTTTTATCACAAAACTCAAATTGAAACGCTGAACTAAGGCATGGAGCATAACGTTTTGCGTATATGAGAAGTGGCACTTGCAGAATGTTGAAAGTTAGCACAAATGTTTTTGTGCCATTTCTTATATACGCTGTTATATGCAGTGCGGATTTAACCGATAAACTTTGATACGAAGAACTAAACCTTTTTGTTTTATTTTTTGTGGGTAAGAAATTAAAATTTGAATATTTATATATAGAATAAACTATTTAGTAATATGGAACTAAGAAAATTTATAGCGACTACTATACGTGAATATTTGAACGAGCAAGAAATGTTGAAGGAATATAATAACCAAGATTCTTTCTTATCAAATTATGAAACAGCAAGAAAATATGCTTATGATAATATTGATGATGTTGCAGAAGCGTTTGATGCATATAATGAAGACCCCGATGATATTCACGCATCATATTCAAGAGATAAATATATTGAATTGATTGACTTATATGTTGACAAATATAATGAATTAAAAACTCAAAATAGTGTTACAATTTACCGATTGATTATGTTAAATTCAATAAACGATTTAGATGTAAATAATATTGGAAAACATTGGTCTTTTGAGGAAGATGGTGTTGGGGCTTATGGTGAACAACATCCAAACAGAGAAATGATGAAAACTGGAAAATCTTTTATTTTGGAAGGTGATGTAAATCCTAAATATATTGATTGGGTTTATGGGTTTAGTTCATTTATTTGGTATGGTGAAGACCAATGGGAATGTGCTTTAATTAAAGGTGCAAAAGTAATTATTAATTCAATAAATAATAAAGAATTGGAAAAACCAATAAATGCTATTGTTGGTGATTATTAATTTTGTGTGGTGGGAGAAAAAAAATAAAATAAAAAGAATACTACGATGAAACTTAATACGAAGCAGAAACGTAGCATTGAATATAACGGTTGGGTGTATATGTAGTGTGAGATTTGAAACACTAACTTTAACTTTGACTTAACCACAGAACTTGAATATACCACTGAAACTCACATTACATATACACCTTGTTATGTACAGGTGCGGTGAGGTTCAGACAAAACTCAATTTATAACCACAGATAAAAACAAAAACAATTTTGAGTAGAATTTTTAAAATTGAATATTTATATATAAACTATTATGAGTAAAGATATAAGAGAAATGATTGATAAAGTTAAAAACTTTAAACAACTCAATGAAAGTGTAACAGAAACACAAAAAAAAGTTGAAAACATTAAAACTTATTTAATTAATTATTTTAAATATAATTCTTGGGAGAGTTTTGTTGATTCACAGACTGAAGGTGATTGCCAAGAAATAACAAAAGTAATCGAAAGTGAATTTGATTTTACTAAGAGAATGTCGGGACAAATGGATGTGTGTGAAGAAGATTCTGAATATTGTATGTATCATTATTGGATTGAGTTTGATAATCAAATATTCGATTTCGCTAAAGGAACATTATACGACTATGTTGATTGGGATGAAGATTATTTTTATAACGCATATGTTCTAGGTGATGATTGGAAACTATACAAACCTTTTTAATTAATTTGTGTGTTGGAAAAATTCTTTTTGTTTTCTTTACTAAACTTAATCGTTTAGAATCACCAATGTAGCACTTGTACATAACTATATTATATATGTAATAACCTATAAATAATTGATTATGAACGAAAAAGGTAAGTCAACTTTAAAGATTTGTGAACAAAAACTTAATTATCTAAATTATTCTAAAATAACGATTGATAATTATTTATCACATATTAAGAGATTTTTAAAATCTCAAAATAAATCATGTTTACATTTATCATCTAAAGATTTTCAGTCATATTTAGATAATTACAATTTTAGTTCTGTTTCACAGCAAAATCAAGTTATTAACTCCATTCGATTTCTTTACATGGAAGTTCTTGGGAAGAAATATGATAAAGTATCATTCAGAAGACCTAAGTCAGAGAAGAAATTACCTAGAGTTATTGATGGTGAGCACATAAAATCTCAATTATCAAAAATTGAAAATACAAAACATCGAGCAATATTGACCTTAACATATTCGGTTGGGTTAAGAGTATCTGAAGTAGTTAATCTTAAAATAGAAGATATTGATTCTAAACGAATGTTAATTCATATTAAAAATGCTAAAGGTAGAAAAGATAGAATTGTCCCATTATCTGAAGTGGTATTGGTGTTATTAAGGAATTATTTTAAAGAATACAAACCAAAAGAATATCTTTTCAATGGTCAATTTGGTGGTAAATATTCAACAGCTAGTTGTCAGAAAATATATAAAAAATATATAGATGATAAAACATCGATTCACACTTTAAGACATTCTAGTTTTACTAATCTTTTAGAGTCAGGTGTTGATACAGCGATAATACAAAAAATAGCTGGACATTCTTCAATTAAAACTACACAAGTTTATCTGCATGTATCAGATAAAAATTTATCAAAAATAAAATTACCAATATAATAAATTATTTTTTTCACAATTAACTTGTTTTTATTTATTAAAAGTAGTATCTTTGCAACCATTAAACATTAAATAAGTATATGAAGAGTTTTAAAATCACAAAGCAAATTACAAATAGAACTGGTAGTGAAACATTTACTAAGTACTTAAATGAGGTTAGTAAAATAAAACCATTTGAGAGTGCTGATGAAGAATACCTATGTGCAATGAAGGCCACTAAAGGTGACACATCAGCAATGGATGAGTTAATAACTCGTAATCTTAGATTTGTAATATCTGTAGCTAAAAGTTACCACGTAAATGGTGTTCAATTACAAGATTTGGTTAATGAAGGTAATTCTGGTTTGGTTATTGCCGCATCAAAGTTCGACCCAAGTAAAGGTTTTAAATTTATTTCATATGCTGTATGGTATATAAGACGACAAATTAATGATTTCTTAAATAAGAGTGGTAAGATAATCAGATTACCAGTTAATAAATTAAACGACCTAAACAAACTTAAGTCTGAAGTTGATAAATTACAACAAATACATGGTCGTGATATTTTTGATGTTGACTTGTTTGATATGGGTGTTGATGATAAATTAGTTTCCTATTTAATGAATTTAGACTCAACTAAAGTTAGTTCATTAGATTCACCAATATCAAATGATTCGGAATCTGGTTTATTGATTGATATAATAACTGATATGTCCTGTGAAAACACCGACCATTTGGTTTTAGAAGATGAGAATAATAATATACTAAATAAACTCTTAAATAATCTAACACCACAACAAAAAATGGTTATTAAATTATCTTTCGGTATTGGTGATGGTGAACCAAAAACACTTGGTGAAATTGGTGATAAAATTAATATTAGTAAAGAGGGTGTTAGACAGATTAAAAACAAATCTTTAAAAATACTTAAAATCAAAAGTAGAAGAATGGGTATTAATGTTGGTATATTAAATTAAGTTATTTTAGTTTTAATACTTTTAATGATATTTATTATTAAAGATATTAGATTATGAACAAAAATAATATTAAACAGAAGCTTAGAGAATCATTATTTGGTCTTTTCGAGGATGAAGATAGTGAAAAAAAAACTAATAATGCTGATAACCAAGATGACCCAGGTGAAAAAAAATCTAGTAGTGATGTACCATTAGACCAGAGAGACCAAACGGCAATTCAAAACGCTTTAGATAAAAGTAAAAACCCATTAGCACCATCTTTATCTAGAGTTATGCAACAAGTAACTGGTGATGACCCAAATGATGCATCAGCTCGTTCAGCTTGGACAAAAAAAATAAAACAAGACGGTTTAGGATTAACAGATAAAGAAAAACATAGGACGGAAGTTGCTTTAGGATTAAAATAAAAAACCACATAATGTGGTTTTTTTTTGTTCAAAAATTTGTTAGTTTAGATTTTTTTATTTATCTTTGTTTAAAATAAAAAATAAAGATTATGAAAGACGGTTTAAATTTTTTCCATGTATTTAAGATAGGACCATACATTGGAGTAAACAAAGTTGGTGCTGGGGATGTTGCGATGAACTACCTCCTAACACTAATAGTTATGATTATACTTATTGGTTTAGTAGCTATAGTTATGCCAATTTTTATATCATTATTGTATATAATAGTATTGTTATCCGAATCTGATAGTGATGTATCTAAAGGTGATAAATTTTACGGTAGTCTATTTATTGTATTAGCATCAGTATATTTCATAATAGATTGCCATTTTGGTTGGTTGGGGTATTCTGCTGGTCAATTAGTTTTAGGTCACACCTTATTTAAGTATTTATTTGTTATTAATACAGTACTTGGGTTGGTCCATCTATATAATTTAATAACTAGAGGTTCAATGTTCGACCACATAAGTAATGGTGTACGTTCATTACCTAGATATTTTATACTAATTATCGCTTGCTTTATCTTACTTGGTCCCAAAATTAAAACTATTGCTGATAATTTTTTAGACAAAAGGTTAGAAAATAATATTGAAATTGTTGAATAATTAATTTTTAATTAGTAATTTTGTAAAAAAATACAACTATGGGGTTTATGAATGAGGTAGAAAGAAAACAACGTGTTTTCAATATATATAATGGGTTTACATTTGAATACTCTGTCGATTTATCTGACACTGTTATCATACACCCACCTAAAGAATATACAGAAGTTGATTTATTATTGGCCATAACACAATTCATAGGTATGTTCTGTGTTATGACCTTACATAAACTTAATGGATTCAACGGTTTCGATAGTATTAAATATGTGATTAACGAATAAATGTAATTATACACAGTTATGAATAAAGATTATTTTTTAATAAAATCAGTAATTGGTTTTAAACTTAAAAACGTTAAAACTATGATTACTGAAGAAGATGGGTCAGTTAGAGAATACACTGGTGGTATAATGTCAACAAACACACCAGAATTTATTGAACCAATACAACCAAAATTTTGTGACAAAAAATGGTTCACTAATTTTAATCAAGAATTGTTGGATAAAATTATTGATTACCAAAAAATAAATAGTTAAATGAAAATGTTATTTAAAAACACTATACTATGGTGGAAATTCGAGGGTCGATATTACCATAAAGATTTATATAAAGGGATAAAAAATCTAATCAAATGGTTCCCAGTTATTTGGAGAGATAGGGATTGGGACCACAGATACATTTTTGATATACTTGAGCATAAATTAAAATCTCAAGCCAAATATATAGGAAAATATGGTAACCATCTTAGTGCTGAGCGGGATGCGGAAATTATGTTAACTTGTGTTAGATTAATGGGACTTGTAGGAGATGAGTATTATCAAAGTGAATATCAAGATTATCATCAAACAAAATATTGGTTTGAGAATATTGAAGATAAACCTGGTTACTCAACTTGGGAAAATGAATTACAATCAGAAAACTTTGATGATTACTTTAAAAAGTATCCCTTAATTTATAAACGTGTTTTAAATGGAGAGGGTATCTTTCCACTTAGGGATAAAAGTGATAAACAAATTATTGCAATGAATATTGCACATATTAATCACGATAGAGCTCGCAAATTACTATTTAAAATAATGGAGGAAAATATTGAAGCTTGGTGGGACTAATATGAAGTATTATACGACTGAGGGTGAACTTAAGGTAATTGGTGATATTCAAACATTCGCTAATAATTTCAAAAAACGTGAAGTTGTTATAACTATACATGATGAGTTCCCAGAAGATATTAAAATGGACTTCACTGGTGATAAATGCAAACTAATGGACCAGTTCAATATCGGAGATTTAGTAGTTGTTGCCTTTAAATTAAAAGGTAATGAATATAATGGTAAATACTACACCAATTTAAATATAATAGCAATTGGTGAGTTAGATGAATCTGGAAAAAAAAGGATAAAGACTAAACCACACATCAGTGAAGTCCCTGATGGTGATGATTACTTAGATTTTTAAAAAAATAAATAATTATGAGAATAACATTATTATCTGATACACATAATAAACATAAACAAATATCACCAGAATATTTTAATTCTGATTTAGTATTACATGCTGGTGATATTTCCTCTATGGGTTATAAACACGAAATTGAAGATTTTTGTAAATGGTACGACTCAATACATTCAAGTATTAATGTATTCATAGCTGGAAATCACGATTGGGGGTTCCAACGCAATCCAGAAGAAGTTAGAACTATTTTAAGTTCTTACAAGAATATTGAATACCTACAAGATTCTGAATTTACAGTAACAGTTAAGGATTCACCCGAAGTTAAAATATATGGTTCACCTTGGCAACCAGAATTTTATAACTGGGCATTTAACTTACCAAGAAATGGTGAAGAATTAAAAAATAAATGGGGTTCGATACCGCAAGATACAGATATATTAATAACACATGGTCCACCATTTGGGGTGTTAGATGATGTTGAAGGCAGAAGGGGTGTACATTTAGGGTGTGAATTACTAATTGAGAGAATTAAGGCTATCAAACCAAAAATATGTGTATTCGGACATATACATAGTGGTTATGGACATTACTATGACGGACACACTCATTATTTTAATGCCTCAGTCTTAAATGAAAGGTATATACATACTCAGGAACCTTGGGTTATTGATTGGGACCCTGTTACTAATGAAATTAAATTTATTTAATATGAACTTAAATAATATATTATTCAGAGCCAAAAAAATTGGTGAAAATCGATGGGTTTATGGTTATTACTATTACTCAACTAGATATGAGTCACACTACATTAAAGTTAATAAACTACCCAACCTCTAAAGAAGGTTGGGTTTCCTGAACCTATTCTAGTAAAATATGTTAATTATGTCTGAAGATAGAAAATTATATTGTATAGATTGTAAAGAGGAAACCCCTCACACACCAAAATTATCAGCTGTCATGTCTGGGTTTTTAGTCTGTGAAAACTGCTATAGAATGAATCCATTCTGTTTATTAACTAAGACTGATGACGATAGATTCAATAAAACGTCTTTTGATTTTAGGTGGGTTGAATTTGACCAACAAAAACTAACAGCAATTGCATTACACGAAACACCAAAAATTGGTTATTCATTATTAATGAGTCCATTTAATATGACCTTTACATGGCAAACCACACCAATAACTGAAATAATTGAAGATAAAGATGGTTATATTCATTTTAAGACTAAAAATAGTGAATATGTGTTGCGTTATAATAAAAATGTGATAAACGAATTTTTAATAAAATGAAGTTAACTAAATATGATTACCATGAGGCCTTAGATAGGACTTATATATTTGCATCTCTAATTGAAAGAGAATTGAAAAACCACCCAGTTATTAAGAAGAATAAAAAACTAAACAAAAAAATTGATAAAGCTTTAAAACATTTGTATGAGGTATATCAAGAAATTGGTGATAAATCCATAAAATAATTTGCTTATTAAAAATAATATGACTATATTTGTATTATTAATTTAAAAAATGTTATAATGAATAGTAGAAATTTTGATAGAACATTTAGTTTTATAAAATTCATTTTTATTATTGTTTTTCTATCAGTTATTGGTGGAGTTTTATTTAGGGGGGTTTTGATTTACACAAATTTCTCTAATGGTAATCCTGTTTACGAAATAAAAGTACCAGATTACAATGGTGGGTATACTACCTATTTAACGACTGAATATGTTGAAGAAAATGAGTGTGTTACCTTTGTTGACGAATTCAAATTCCAACAAAAACTATGTAATAACTATAATATAACTAGATGGAAATGATTAAACGTGGTACTTTATTTTTTGATTTAAATGAACAAATGTGGTTCATTAATTATTTTTATGAAGATTATGAAATAACTGGACAATCAAATGTTATGGGTAATTATAGTAAAAAAATAGATTCAAAATCTATTCCAGTTGCTGACCAATCACTATGTGTTACCTTCGATAAAAAAATGATTAGGAAATGTAAATTTAAAATTTTAGATGACGGTATAGTTGAATTAATCAAAATATATGAACCTACAATACAACTATCACCTACTGATGCTGAAATATTCTTTGAATCAATAGACAAATACAACAAACCGAATGATGAGTTAGTTGAAGCTGCACAAAGGTATAAAAATGAGTTTTCACTTAGAGGTTATTTAGAATGTGTTGATGGTAAATGGTTTATTAATAATAAAATAAATAGACCAATACCACTACACCCATCTGACAGTGAATTTGTTATTAATAATTTAGGTAAACCAGGTTATTATAAAGAGGGTGATTACTTATTATATGAGTGTGTTACAATAGCTAATGGTACAGATGAATTCGATGTAATGGATATGGATGTTGCAAAGATTACTGAAGACCACCAAAAATGGTTAGTAAAAAGTCTACCAGAGAATAAAAATTTAGATTGGGACGTAGTAAAACATTTAGTAATTGAAGCTGTAAACCGATTCGCAATAATGGACGAGTATAATCAACCATCAGAATTAAAGATATCTGAATGGTTGAATAGAAATTACCCTAAGAATCATATTGTTAAATCCGAGTTAGTATATTTAGCTTCACCATATTCACACCCAGATGATAGTGTCAGAGAAATGAATTATAAAATAATATCCAAAATAACTTCAGAAATGGTATCTGAAGGTAAAGTAGTTATGTCACCAATATCATATGGTCACAACCTACTTAATTATACTGATATGCCCTCAGATTGGGATTTTTGGTACAACTTCTGCGTTACTTTCTTATTGAGGTGTGATAGGTTGGTAGTTTGTATGATGCCAGGTTGGGACAAAAGTCGTGGTGTTACCGAAGAAATAGAAATAGCCATAACTAATAATATACCAGTGGAATATATTAAACCTAAATATAATGAATTATGAGGGAAAAAAGAACCGATATGGTTGTTAATTATTTTTGATGCGTTTGATGAAATGTGTAATAGATTAAAAAAAATAAAGATGAGTAAAGAAGAAATGGATAATTTTCTTGTTTCAATCGGCGGATTGAAAAATGGTTGGAAACCAGATAAATCACCTATTATAGATTCATATATCTTTGGTGTTAAAGAAGGTTGGTTTCCAATAATAAAGGAATTAATTGAAGATTTGATACTATTGGGTTGGAATAAGGAAATTACACAGGTTAAAGAAAAATTTGGAGGGCTGCGCTTTTATATTAATGGTGGGACTGATGAAATTCATGATAGAATAGTAGAAGCTGAACGGAAAAGTTATACAATATGTGAAATAACTGGTAAGCCTGGTGAGTTAAGGAAGGATATAGGTTGGTTCAGAACACTATGTGATGAAGAATATATTAAAATAAAAGGTGATGAGAAATAATGAAGAGCGTTTAATTATTTATGGTGTATACTCACATATGATTGATACTTACTTATCTTATTACAAATCTCTTGATGATGCACTAAAAGTATTAGAATCACGTATCACTGAATATAGTAAAGTTGACTATAAACGAAATATTTTAATATTAATGGATGATAGTCATCACGTTATTATGGCAGTGCACCCAATAGTAGTTAATTAAAAATTAATAAAATAAAATGAAATACGATAATTTTGAAAAATTATTACTATCTTATAAGAATTTATGGGATAAGTTAAGCGAATTAGCTGATATGGGTTTCGATTTATATGGGGGAGGTAAATACAACTTGATGAGTGATATTGAGGCAATGTTATATTGTCAAATTAAAGACGTATATACTGATGAGGGTGTTGACTGGGTTAGTTGGTTTATTTTTGAAAATGAATTTGGGACTAAGGATTGGAGTTTATACAAAACATTCGAGAGTTTTGATAAAGATGGTGATTTAAAATATGGGGCATTCGATGAGGATGATAACCCAATCTGTTATGACATCAAGAGCACTTGGGAGTATTTAGAAAAAAACCACAAATTATAACAATAAGATATGATGAGAGTTTATATTGATATGGATGGGGTGTTATGTGATTTTTATGGTGCGGTGATGAAACATAAAAACCAAAACCCAAAGCAACCTTACCCACAATCTAAGTGGGGGTTTTTTCTAAAATTAGAACCAATTGATGGTGCAATAGATGCTGTTAATAAATTAAAAGAATATTATGATGTTTGGATTTTAACTAGACCATCATTTATGAATATAAATTGTTACTCAGAAAAAGCACAATGGGTTTTGGACCATTTAGGTTATGATATGCTTGAGAAAACCATTTTATGTGGTGATAAATCATTAGTTAAAGGTGATTACTTAATTGATGACCAAGGTAACGCTGGTCAAGAAAATTTCGAAGGTGAATGGATACATTTTGGTACAACGAAATACCCAAATTGGGATGAGGTTTTAAAATATCTTTTATAACATGCACATTTTTTATAGAACAAGGGATTTAACGATTGGTGATAAGATACAATTGATTGAGTTTGCTAAAACACTTAGTGAACGATGGTGGCTTGATATATTAAAATCTGGTTCCTACAGGAGGGAAAGAATTGATATGGGGTTTGATGAAATCATTAATAAATTTAATAACACTTGTCATTTTGTTGTTATATTAAGGAAAGACCCAGCAGATAATAGTACTTATGGTGAAATAGGGTTTTCAACTATTACAGAATCCCCTGAGTATTTTTTATTTATACACCTAAAAACAAAAGAGTTTTTTAAAGTTATTAATAAATTTAATTTAAGAGAAAATGGTTACTAAAATTAATGATAATATTATACGATTCAAAATTGATAATACTGATGTATTCATAGAGGACCTAGGTGATGGTAAGGGTGTGTCAAATGCTAATAAAATAAATAAAATTTTAAATAGAATAAATTTTGATTATTAATAAAAAAGGTAACCTTTATTTGGTGGTTTAAAAATAATTGCTTATATTTGTTGTTATAAATATGGTGTGGCACATCTACTTAACGTGAGTAGAGAGAAGTAGCGAAGTAAAGCCTCTTGCATTGCAACGTAACGGGAACTTCGAGCCACACTTTTTTATAACGGTTGGGTGTATATGTAGTTTTTTCTTAAATTGAAACACAAAAATTAAATAATATGAATAAAGATAATAAGGACACAGAACTTAATGACACAGATAAAAAATTACATATATCTGATGTTAGTTGTAGTTCTATTAGTAGAGATGATATTAATAAGCAAGCATACCTTGTAATGTCTAACATCAACGCAACTAAGATAATGACAAATATTAGTGATAAAAACCATGAAACATTAATGAACTCGTTTTTTACATTACAAGGTATGTTCAATGAATATCTTAAACAGAACGATGTTGATTAGAATTACAACGTTGAGTGTATGGTGTCGTTTGAGGCACGAAAATGCACTATACATATTGTTGTGTGTAGTGCGGATTATTAACTAAAAATTTATTAAAATGGAAAATGTAAAAAAAGAAATTATTGATAAAGTAGAGTCATCACTTAACTACTATAATGTAGATGTAGATGATTTAAACGAAATGCTTGAAGATTGTGATGAAGCAGATATGAATGAGATTTTAGAAGCAATTACAACCTTAAACACTATGTTGTTTAAATGTGATTCTTAGCATTACACACAACGTCTTCGGGTATGGTTAGTGCCGTGTAAGTAAACGAGTACTTTCGGATTAGCAACAAAGTAATAATTAAAATATTTTTTATGAGCGTTGGAAAAATAGTAACATTTGATTTTGATAGCACATTAAGTAGGCAAGATGTACAGGATTACGCATACAGTCTTATTAAAAAAGGATTTGATGTTTGGGTGCTAACAAGTCGATATGATGAACTACATAAACATAAATACAGGCATAATCCAACAAATGATGATTTATATAAAGTTACAGATAAGGTGGGAATCCCACGATGGAAAATAAGATTCACGTGTATGCGAGATAAAGCTGAATATCTTTTGGGTACTGATGTAATTTGGCATTTAGATGATGATTTTGTTGAATTAAATAAGATAAATAAAGAAACTAAAACTATTGGAATTTCTGTAATTGGAAGCAAATACAAATCAAAATGTAATAGGTTGTTAGGTATCGAGAATAAAAAGAGCATGGGCAAAAAAATATTTTAATTATGGTAAGCAAAGACAAACGATTGAATTAAGAACGGAATTAGGCATTAACTATACCCGTTGTTGGCAAATCGTTTAAATGTTTGCCAACGTTTTGCGTGTATGAGTAGTAGCGGATAGTAAGCAAAAATTTTGAATTGACCGATAAACTTTATTAATAGCAGACATGTTGGATTTACCACAGAAACCGCTATTACTTATACACGCTGTTAGCACCAGTACGGTTTATTTATCAGAAATTTAATTTTGGAATATTTATATATAAAAGAAAAGATGAATGATTTGAGAAAATTTATTAAAAAAACCATAAGGGAACATCTTGTTGAAAACAAATATTTAGACCCAACATACAGAAAAGTAATGATGATATATGATGTACCTGTTGATTTTATGTGGCAATATCGTGAATTTGATAGATGTGGTGATGATAATTTATATGGTAATGAATATATTGAAAAATTAACTGCTGATATAAAAGAAAATGGAATAAAAAGACCAATAACATTGAAAGTTGATGGTGGGAATGCATTAGTTGAAGAGGGAAATCATAGATTGTGTATTGCAATTAAATTAGGGTTAAAAACAATTCCTGTACAAGTTAATTATGGTACGTTAGGTTCGATTAATAAACATAGAGCAAAACCAATAAATTTTGCTCCAGAAAAATGGCAACTTGGTTTATGGGATTAATCGAAGCACTTTCGTAGTATTGGTGCTAACGGTTCGCAAGTATATTTAGTTGCGATTTTGAAAAACAAAAGTTTAATTAACAAATAAAAGTAGATATGAAAAATAAAGTTGAAAATAAGCAAGACAGTAAGCAATTGAATATACTTGCTGTTATACGCAGTGTTTCTTGGTTAGGATTAGTGAATAAATTACTATTTCAGTGGTTTTTTGTTCGTCTTACAAGATGTCAGGAAAAGCGAATTGAAAACTATACCTTACATAGTTTTGATTTAATGAGTGATGGTAATATTTCTTCAAGAGGCGTTGGTGAAACTAAAACGTATCAATGGTATAGTTTTCAGTATTGGATATTACCTTTAAGTGGTTGGAAAAGAGACTTCATTTATTTGAACAAAAAACCAAAGTTTATTCGGGTGTCGAAAGAACATTGCGTATAACTTTTTGCAGCTATATTTAGTTGCGGATTTGAAACACAAAACTTGAATTATTCACAAAATTAAATTAGAAGATATGAACTTGAATCACCCACAAGACCCGCAATTGAATATAGGTGCTGTTAGCGGTTCGTTGCCGAATGAGATAGATTTATCGGAACTTAAAAAGCTGTTAAGATTTTCCGATAGATACGAAATTTCAATTCAATTTTGGCCGCAACAAATAGCAGTTTATATCGCAAAAGATGGAGTTGATTTAACAGATTTTGGTGGCGAATTTGATTTTGCTATCGGAAAATCTATCGAATACCTTGTTAGGATTACGGGAGGCAATGACCGCTAACTAATGGATAAGTGTACTTTTAATTGTATAAAAAATGAAAATTATTGAAAATCAAGAAGATAACCATACAATCAAAATTATGAAAATATCATACAGATTTGACGGTTTTCCGAACATTGTTTGTTCAGGTTCAAAAATTTATCAATTACCTTGTCAAATAAATAAAATTTTAAATAAAATAAATTTTGATTATTAATAAAAAAATAGTATATTTGTAAAAAAATAATTTAATTATGAGTAGAGCACAAAAAATTTGGTTAGGGGTTGGGGTTGGTTTTGTATCACTTCTTTTTATCGCATTGTTAATCAGGACAATGTTTTTCACTTTTATTGATAATTACGAATTTGGTTATCGTTTTGATGCTAGGTCAGGTGAATTACACCCATTAATTAATAGTGACGGTACATTAAAACAAGGTTATGTTTTTTCATACCCCTTTGTTGAAAAAATACACACGATTGAAATGCGCCCAATGCAGGTCTGTATTAATGCAAACTCAAGGGTCCTAAACTGTAAATTGGTTGAATTTAATCCTGAAGGTTTTGAAACTTTTATTGCCTGGCATGGTAGAGGTGATTATAGTCAAATGAATTTGAAAGATATTCTAATGTCATACGCATATGACCCGTCTAATAAAAAATATAACTTTTTAACTATTAAAAAGGAATTGAAAAATGAAGATGTTGATTATTCATTAGAGTTAGTGGATAATGGTGATTTAAATATTGTTAAAGACACAATTAACACAATTAAATAACTATTACTATGTTAAAAAACATAATTAATTATTTAGATATTATTCGTAGTTTTTTGGGTTCAATACCTAGATACGTATACATTTCCACAATATCTATATCGTTTATATACTTCTTTTGTTTTCACTATGTAAATGTACATGAGGTAGGTATTAGGCGCAATCTAATAAATGGTGAGTTAGGTATTGATAAAAGACCAGGGATGTACTTCTCCTTACCATGGGTACAGGTAGCAAAGATAGACACTAGACCACATAAGATTTGTATTGAATGTGGTTGTAGGAACTTAACTTGTGTGTTAGTTTCATTTAACCCAGATGGTTGGGTCGAATTTGTAGATAAAGAGGGTTTTAGGTATTACTGGTGGTCAAATAGATTGTCCTTTAATACTTCACATAAAAACGAATATAGAGGTGTTGTTGATATATTGAAAGGATATTCTTACGACAATACAGATTACACATTCATAACGAAATACCAAAATAAAGTTTTGGAATGATGAATAAAAGGGAAACAAATTTTAAAGATGACTTGTCGAAATATGGTAAACCAGGTGAGGGGGTTGTTGCCGATTTTTTTCGTTCAAGGGGTTATGTTGTATCAGAACCGAATGATGATTCACAATATGACTTTATAGCTAAAAATGATTATAAAGAATTCAAAGTTGAGGTTAAGAATGACCAAAAATGTATAACACCAACACTATCGTGGTTACCAACAAGTGACACTGGTAATATCTTTATTGAGTATACATCTTGGAATAGAGAAGCTGGTATAAGAACCACAAAGGCCGACATATATGCTTATATGTTTGGAAATTTAAAACCAAAAGAACTATGGTTGATAAGGGTTGAGGATTTGAAAAGGTTAATTGAAACTAACAACTTTAAAACAACAAAGGAATCGGGAGATGAGGGTAGTAATACTGAAGGTTACTTAATATCTAGATATGATTTCATTGGGGATTTTATTCTATATAAAGAAATTAATAATAAATGGATACTACATCGAAGTTAAAAATTAAAAAACAAGATTATTTAATACTTAAAGCTTATTTGCAGACACAAGTATTATTGGATACACTAGATGATGTTGAGAATGAATCTAAGATGGATATAAAGCATTCAACTAAAAAATATAAACAATCACTAGAGAATAAAGTTAATGAGGTCATAAAAAACACCTTTAACTCAAATAGAGAATTATTCAGTATGATATTAATGGACTTAAATAGTGGTATTGATAGTATTGAAAAATATTTTGAAATAAATTAAAAACAAATAAATCAAAATTTAAAAATTAATTTGCATAATTAAAATATTATTCTTATATTTGTAAAACTAAAATAAAAATCATGAGTGTAATAACAAGAAAAATAGAAGTCTTCGTTTCTGAATCAAATACTGAACTAAAAAAAGAATTTTATAAAACCCTTAGGGATTGGTCAAATACATCTAGGAATTACGCAAATGATATAATGAATCTTTTGCAGTCAACTTATTTCTTAGATAGTATTAATAAAGATATTGACCCAAGTAACAAAAAATCATTAAATGAATATTTGGAGACCTCAAAAAGAAATTTGGGTTATAAAGTATTTGCACAAAAATATAGAGAAACATTACCATCATCTTATAGAAGTTGTATAAATTCTTACGTATTCTCAAATTTTGGAAACTCCATAAAGGATGTTCTTAAAGGTGAATCATCAATAATCTCTTATAAAAAAGATTTCCCATTATTATTTATGTCAAAATCGATTAGAGGTTTACAAATGGACGATTCTGGAGCTTCATTTGAATTCTTTTCAATCCCATTTAGAATGAAATTCGGAAGAGATAGGTCAAATAATAGGGAAATTGTTGATAAAGTTATATCTGGCCAATATAAAATGTGTGATTCGTCTTTTAAATTCTATGATAATAAATTATTCATGTTAATGGTTGTTGATATACCCCAAACAAAAGTAAACCTCATTGAGGATAATGTCTTAGGTGTGGATTTAGGTATTACACACCCAGCATACGTGTCAGTTAATACTAATAAAAAATTTAGACAAGCAATAGGGTGTTCAGAATCATTTTTACAAGTAAGATTAGCAATACAAAAACAAAGAAAAAATATTAGCAAAAATCTTAAATATACAAATGGTGGTAAAGGTCGAACTAAAAAAATGCAAAAACTCGACTCTTTGGGAATCAAAGAAAGAAATTTTGCAAAAACAATGAACCATACAATATCAAAAGAAATTATTAATGCAGCAATTAAAAATAACTGCGCAATCATAAATATCGAAAACCTAAAAGGTATTGGTAAAGATGAAAAAAATTCATTCATTCTAAGAAACTGGTCATATCATGAATTGCAGACAATGATTAAATATAAAGCAAAAAAATACGGAATAACCGTTAATTTAATCAACCCAAGGTATTCATCACAAAGATGTTCAAATTGTGGTCATATACATGAAGATAATAGAATATCGCAATCAAAATTTAAATGTCAGAATTGTGACTTCGAAGATAACGCAGATTTTAATGCATCAAAAAATATATCAATCGCACATACGAAAGATTATATAAAACAAATTGAAAAATATTCAAAAAATAAAGAAAAAAAAGAAACAGAATTGTTGAAAGTATAAAAAATAATTACTATATTTGTACTATAAAGAAAAAAGTTCTTTGATATTTTGACTTAAATGTCGGGCTGGTTGGACAGCCTTAAACTGAGGTGTTAATAACTAATTAATATATGAAAGATAATAGATATATTATATATAACGCACTCGGTAAATACCCCGACAATTGGTTTGCTTTGAAAGGTATATCCAACAAATAGTATTTACAAATAAAATTCATCTGTGTTGGTAATAACCACAATTTGAAAGGTATATCCAACGATTGTGCTTGAAGATGCTCATCAAATAATGTTGGTAATAACCACAATTTGAAAGGTATATCCAACGTAATCCAATGGGTGTTGTTGGTAATAACCACAATTTGAAAGGTATATCCAACGAATACTATCATCGTTATTTAATTTGTGTTGTTGGTAATAACCACAATTTGAAAGGTATATCCAACATGGTTACTCGAAACAAAAAGCGTGAAACAGTTGGTAATAACCACAACTAATAACTGCTAATAACTGAGCTGGTAATTATATAAATCCGTAAGGGAATTTTTTTTTAAATTAATCCACATAATTAAAATATTATCACTATCTTTGCTTAAATTAAAAAATAACATAATTTAAGGTTAATAATAAATAAATGAATAAATCAATATATAAAATAAGTGGTTTGGGGAGAAAACGACTAAAAAAAGAACTGAATGAACTTAAATCATTAAAAAAATATTTTTGGCACTTCCATCAACTAGATAAAGATATGGCAAGTTTCTATAACACAAAAAATAAACACTTCCCAGCTTCAGATATCCAAGCACAAAAGAAATATGACGAACTCATATCAAAGATTGAAAATCTGGAACAACAATTAAAAGAACTTATAAACCAAACTGAAGGTTAAAAATAAACCAAAAAGATAAAAAATAAAGGAACAGAATATCAAGAGTTTTATGGTTTTATTTCAGGAGTAACAGATGATTGGGTAACTTCTTCTACCCCAATAAATCTTATGAATAAAAATATAACATGGGAAGACTTAAAAAGAATGTATCCTAATAAAGATTTCCATAATATTGATTTAGTAACCATAGAAATAAAAATTATCCAATGAAAAAAGAATTACAACCCAATACAAACAAAATGAAATACATACTTAGAATACTATTACTATTCTCAATATTACCTATAATATCTCTCGTTGGTTTAGATGATGCAATAAAATTACCAACAGAATATATCATGAAAGAAAATACCATATTAGCCTCATTAACTTATGGTATATTCTTAAACATAACCCTAATACTAATTATGTACATAATAGGATTCATAATATACGTATTCGATAACTAAATATAAAATAAAAATGGTTCCCACTATATTAATAAACAATGGAGATGTATATGATATAGGTCAAACAGTTAATGGAATTTCTAAATTTGTAATGTTATCTGGTAAGTGGCACTACTACAATAAAGAAATCTCAAGAGAATATGAGTATAACCAAGATGACCTTACAAATGTAGTCCTAGATAAAGAAGGGTTTGAGGATATTACATTTATAGGTAATATTTTTGATGCATTACCTTGTTGATTACTATCTTAATTAAGATAACATCATATTTATATATAGAATAAAACTATTTAACAATATGGAATCAAGAAAACTTATCACGACAACTCTACGTCAATATTTGAATGAACAAGTGATACAATACACAACCCAAAGTATAAGCAACAAATATTCAAATAAAAATGTTATGTATCATTGTAGTGATGATTTTAGACATGAGTTTAAATTAGAATATATTAAAGGTGCACATAGAGGAATTCATGGTTGGGGTATTTATTTTGCTTCAACTGCATTTAAAGCATCTGATTATGGGGATTATATGACAATAGTTGATAAATCAAATTTGAATTTATTACCACTTGATTATAAAATAACTGATGAATTTATTCAAGAAATTGAAGTTAATTTAGGCTATGGAGAATTTGAAAATATTAGAAATGAAATTAACACAAACAATAAATATGTTAGTTTAAGAGAATATAGTATATATAGTATTTCTGACTTAAAAAGTTTACTATATAAATTAGAGGATGCCTTATATAAAGTTAGAAACAATAAAGAACATGATGAAATAAATAATGATATTTCAAATATCAAAAATCTATTATTGATTGAAAAACCAAATACTATAAATAAAGAAATATTTTATGAGTTGAAAAAAAATAAAGGTAGAGATATTAATGATTTCCTTATATATTATTTTAATCATAAACCCCTTAGCTACGAAAAATATGTTTCATTATTTTTTAATAAATGTGGTTATGATGGTTTTAATTATAAAGATTATGAATATATTATATTTAATACTAATAATTTAAGAATTATAGAACACGTTAAAATTAGGTAATAGTTTTATTTTTTTTGTGTAGGAAATTTAAATCTTGAAGTATCTGTTTTAAAAAGTAACACAAACATAATATCATAAATCCCCATATATAAAAACTATATGGGGATTCTATTTATATGCACTTTTTAAGCCCATACACACACTTTATCTACACTAACCATATCTAACTATATATATGTACTTTTTGTACCGTGTATCGCACGTTATGACTTTTTTTACGTAATGTTAGTTTTTTAACAATTTGGTGGTAAAAAGTGGGAAAATGTGGTAATGCGATGTACCTAAAAATGGTAGGATATGTTAGATAGTATAAAAAAGTCTGACCCGTTCACAAATTTTGTATAAAATTTCTACAAATTTTTTAAGAAAAATGGTATATAATATTAAATTACCACTTTTTCCCACTGGGGGTTAATATGTACTATTTATTCAAATCACAGTCATCAGTATTTTTAATTTCACCATAATATGTTGTTCTATATTTATGAATTGTTTTAATGGGGATTCCTATGAAGTATAATTTTATATATACGACATTAGAGATTAACCTCCCCATATTTTTGGAGTAACGATTTTCTATTTTGGTTTTGCGTTTAACTTTAAATAATTTTAATTTAGAAATACCCATTAAGTGTAACACATAAATTAACATCATCCAAGTGGATAGTAATAGGAAGAATATTAAGAATTCTAGGGAGAATAATAAGAATTCGTCACTGGGTGTTTGTGTATTATTTTGTAATCTTTCAAACATGGTTAATCTATTTTAGGTGAATAAAATACAACAATAGTATTATAATTGTACGCCCACCAGGATTCGAACCTGGACTCGTCTGCTTAGAAGGCAGATGCATTATCCAATTATGCTATGGGCGCAAAAATGGTAGTTATTCGAACTCTACCAAACCTTACCTAAGAATTGTTGAGGGCGAAACCGAGAAATGATACTCGGAACTCAACAATAACTAAGATTCTCAAACCATTAAAAAACTATCTGTCCCCACCAATTGGGAGCATTGTAAGTGTCATCTAGTTGATACACAACTTATGTGAGAGTTAGTTATCCCTATAGAACTACTCACTATCCCTAATAGGTCTTCACAACACATTCATTCAAACCTAAACACTTTATTGGGTAAGTGTTAATGATATGTAGCGAGTATACTATTAAGCACCTATTTTTGCCATATCATTTGTCTGTAATGAATACAGATAGTTATAATATCAAAGAACAATTTTAAAAAACTAACCTAACTCCTCACATCCCTTTACTCTTGGAGTTAATAACTTTTGCGAAGTTATCATAACGGTTAATAGCGCCAGGGTTTGTCGACCTATTAACTTGCACCTCTCTGAAGTTAGTTTTACATTGTGGGTCAGCTAGGACTCGAACCTAGGGCTTCAACATTATGAGTGTTGCACTCTAACCAACTGAGTTACAAACCCTAAATCCCTTCGTTGTTACTAGTCGTTTCTTAAGTCGACACGTTCACCGTTTATGTTTTATTAAAGTGTATGGTACCTACTGGGATTTTACCATCAACACTAGTTGTCTAATTATTAAAACATATATTATTATGTTTTGAAGTGGATACAAAGATACAACAAGTATTTTAATTATGCAAGTTTTTTGGTAAAAAAGATTAAATTATTTTTATCTAATATATACACATTTGTGTATATCAGGCCCTTAGTGTGTAATTTTCTTTAATATAATTAATAGCAATAATAGTTTTGGCATCATCAAATATTGTATTGATTAAGTCTGAGTGAGATAGATATATTAGTTCAATATCTTCATCTTCATTTTGATTACCACCACCAGGATTTATTTGTTCAGATACTTCTACATAATATAGGAAAACTTTTTCTGCTATTGCACCAGGGGATGGGTAGAAACAAGTGATAGGTATTACGGCATCACATTTATAACCAATTTCTTCTAGTACTTCAGTATGTACAGCATTAATTGGTGATTGATTTTCTTCAATGGACCCACCAACAATTTCTACGATAGGTTGTTTGGTAGCGATTCTCCACTGTTTAACTAGTATATATTTATTTAGTTTTGTATTATATACTATGGCCCCGATACCGTCTTTATTGTTAAATAGTTCTCTGGTTATAGTATTACCTTTATTAGTTTTTAAGGTTAGTTCATCTATTTTATAATAACCTTGGAAAATGGTTTTAATATCTTTAACTATCATAATAATAAATATGATGATATATACACATTTGTGTATATTTTATCTTATAAGTAGATATTTGTATTTATCATTTGATGGTGTGACTATTTTTCTTTCAATTATTCGTTTTCTAATTCCACCAATAACAGGTATGCCATTTATTGTTCTTCTATCAGTATCTAGTTCTATATAGTATTCTGAAGTATCGATATAATTTTTTGGTTCCATAATTTTATATTATTAAAAGGTATTTATAATTTTTGGTATTGGATGGTATATCATCTTCATAAACTGGTATTTGTATTGGTGTTTTTTTCTCCACAATTTTTTTGATGGGTTCAAATGTGTCTGGATGATATACGGTTACTTCCTCATTAGTTATTAGATAATCTTTTTTATATGCAACAATTTTTCTCATAGTATATTCTTTATTATATATAACTGCAAATATATACACATTTGTGTATATGCGTCAAGCTGGTTTGTGTAATACTTTAAAAATAATATTGGATATGATAAATGATGGGAATAAAAAAAGGATGAGGATTTTTATAGACCTCATCCTTTTTTGTAAAACGCAAATATGAAAAAAGAAGTTATAATATAAGTCAGGATAAATTATAAGTAAAATTAATTATAATATTATTTTATATAATTAAATAGATTTGGTGGTTATGGTTTAAGATAAAATATAAGGTAGGTTGTAGTCCACTCTCCTGACACCGTGTAATGGTATCAGCCCTTTTAAAATTCCTTGTCGAGTATATATTATAAAGGTAAGAATAATTTTTGACATATGCAAATTTTATTGGATATATTTTTTTGTTAGGAAAGTATAGGGTAGGTTGGAGTCTACGCTCCAAGTACCTTGTGAGTACCAGCCCTTAGCATCATTGCTACATAACAAAGGTAAGAATAATAAATGATATATGCAAATTATTTTGGTAAAAAAAATAAATTATTTTTATTGTGGTTATTATTTGGATGTCAGATTATTTTGTTTTATATTTGTGTGGGTTTAATTATAAAAGTATTTTATTATGAAAGTCATTGATGATATTAAAATAGCTAAGAAATTGATAGCATTGGAGAATTCAGCAAAGAGTCGTGGTATTGAGTTTGGTTTAACTTTCAATAGGGTTAAGCGTGTATTAAATACCAAGCGTTGTTATTTTACTGGAGTTAAATTAAATCACATTACTGATGATAAGAATCAATTAACATTTGATAGGGTTGATAATGATAGGGGATATGTTGATAATAATGTTGTTGCTTGTTCCAAGTGGTTTAATCAAATGAAGAGTAATTTAACTGTTGAGGAGATTAAGTTATTATATAAGGGTATTATGAAACATTCAAAATAATTTCAAATAAATTTGGATATATAGTTTTTTTGTTTTATATTTGTATTGTCTAATTATTAAATTATAGGGTTATGGTTGATTTATTTGATAAATTTGAGGATTTACCTATTGAGGTTCAGAAAATATTAAATAGTTTTAATGAGGATTGTGATAATACATATACTGAATTGGAACGATTACTTATTGAATTGAAACCATTGGGTTACACTTTTAATTATGGGTTAGATGCTGACCCGTATGAACTTAGGTTATTAACTGAATTTGATACGTGGAGTGTTGAAAGGATTGATAAAGTATTTGAGTATTGGTTGGATGATTTACACCCACTAGATAGTGTTAGGTTGAGAAATGAGGTTAGAACCACCGATGAAAAAATTATATTCTTCATTGAGCAAGAAGAAAAGTTTAAAAATAGCTTCAAATAAATTTGGATAAGTAATTATTTTGTTTTATATTTGTATTGTCTAATTATTAAATTATAGGGTTATGGATAGCATTAAGTATAAAGGTAAGGAATACCCAACACGATTATTCATCGTTAACAACCCAGAGTTTGGGGAGAACCAAGTTATTAGAATTGGGAATTATTCTTTGAATTCGGACATGGGTAGTGCTAGTGATTATAGTGATGAGGAGTTTGATGTTGATGATGAAATTTACTACTATGTAGATGACAACGAACTTGAATTGAGTGCGGTTGAGATTTGTAAGAATCATTTGGATATTCCCATGGAATTTATTGAAGAAATTTCGGAAGAATATTTGGATAAGTAATTATTTTGTTTTATATTTGTATTGTCTAATTAAAAATATATAAGTTATGAATTCAGAAATCAAGTTAAACAACACTAAGAGACGTTTAGATATGTTGAAGTGTGAAATGGGGTCGATATCGGGTGTTGATATTATTGATGGCAAAGTTGTTCTGTCTTTTGAGAACGGCATGAATTTAACGTTATCTGATTCGGAGGTGGATTATCAATCGGAAGCATTTATTGAGTCATGTGAGGGGTATAACTATGAGTTTGAGGGTAGTTGGGGAACTATCAAATGTGATATGCAAGGTAATGTTATCTCAATTGATGGTGATGAGGAGATTGATGGTGAAAGGAATTATTTATTCGATATTGCAAAGTTTGATATTGAAGAACACAAAAACTTTTGTGAGTCGGTTGGTATTACACATGGTGAGGCTGATGATATATTGAATATTGGTTTTTGGAAAAAAAACGGTGAATATAGTGAAGCTGATAAAGATTGGAGAAAGCAAATGTTTAACAATCCAACTATGAAAGATGAGATTGAGAAAGTCTTCATAAACCTAATTACCAAGTTGGGTATGGATTTACCCGAAAATTGGGAGGACATTGTACAGTTCATTTATGAGGATATTATGGATTGTGCTGATGAGGGGAAGTGGAACAATGATGATGTTGTTATTGGTTTCAGACGTTGGATTGAGGAACAGTAAAATAATATAATTTTATAAAATAAACCATATATTATTTGGATATGTGGTTTATTTGTTTTATATTTGTATTGTCTAATTAAAACAGTATTATTATGAGCAAGGAAATTAAGGGTTATGTGGTTTATGAGGGTGCTAGTATGATTAACGGTGCACCTATTGTTGGTATTGTTACATTGGAAAGTAACAACATTAAAACTGGTAACATGGCTAGTTTATGGATTCTTCATGGTGAAATTGAACCTAACCAAGCAATCAAAAGTGGTGATGATTCGGCAGTATGTGGTGATTGTCCATTGAGACATCATACTGGCGGTGCGTGTTACGTTATTACACACCAAGCCCCATTAAGTGTGTTTAGAGCATGGAAACGTGGTAACTATCCAAAGGTAGATAGTTATGCGATTTTTGAGGGGTTAAAAATGAGATTTGGGGCATATGGAGACCCATTGGCATTACCTACAGATATTTTAGTTGGGTTAAAAAGTGTTGTTAAAAACAATACAAGTTACACACACCAATGGGAAACTACCAATGAGGATTCTGTTAAGGATTTAACAATGGCTAGTGTAGAGACCGAGGAGCAAGCTAAGGTTGCGCAAGGTAGAGGTTGGAGAACGTTTAGAGTTGTTAAAAATGACAATGAGTTAATGGACAATGAGATTATGTGTCCTAACTATACGCATGGAGTACAATGTATTGATTGTAATTTGTGTAAGGGTGCTAGTACCAAGGCTAAAAACATTGCTATCATTGTGCATGGCACTAAGGCTAAAAAATTCGTATAAAAAAAGTGTAAAATAATGGCACTATAATTTGGTAGTGTCATTATTTTTTCTTATCTTCGTATTGTCTAATTAAAAATATATAAGTTATGAAAAGTATTGATAAAGACGGTAACACAATGATTACCTTACCAGTATTTAATATTCTAATCATTATCAACAAAGATGGTAAAGGTGGTTCAATCCATTCAGCAATGTTGAAGACCGAAAATGAGGATGAAGAGGATGAGTTATACAATGCAGCAATGGATGGTATTGAAGCGATGATTCTTGCACACGCCATAGCTGGTGTAGATGTTGAGAATTCAGCGTACCTTGAAGGTATTGAGACTGCCGTTGAGGGTTGTGCAAATAATCTCTAAAATAAATACGATTTTATTTGGAATTATAAAATAATATATTTATCTTCGTATTGTCTAATTAAAAACATATAAGTTATGAATTCAGTAGTTAAAAAATTCGAGTTAGAAATTGCATTCAGAAGTTGGGATTATTCTGATAGTTTCGAGATTGACAGGGTTGTATTGGAGTTGTCTGATAAAGATATTTCGATTATAAACCAAGCCCAGGAGTTTATCAAAACAAATGGTGATATTCATTCGGTTAAAGTTTATATAAACGGTTCAGTTACTTATGAGCGTGAGACTGATGAGGAGGGTGTATTTGAGAAATTTGATGGGTGGAAAACAGATACACATTCTTTTGTGGTGTATGATAATACAGCATACTATTATGCACAGAACAAGTATCATTCAGGCGACCAAATTGAAAGTGAAGGTTTCAGTATCTAATTAAAGATAAGTGGCACTATAATTTGGTGGTGTCACTTATTTTTCTTACCTTTGAATTGTCTAATTAAAAATGTATAAGTTATGTCTAAAATTAAAACGTTTATTGTAATTGTTGGCTGCGGTCAAGGTGGACGAGAATTACTTGAAAAACATGAAGGTACTGTATTTGATTTACGTGGTCATGAACCATACAATCAAAGTGGTCTAGTTCGAGATATGTTAATTGATTTAGATTCGAGTTTTGCTGATGAGAAGCGTTTCGAGGTTTGGGAACTTGGTGATTTTACTTCCGAGGTTAACAACCAATCAATGGAAGATTTTAGTGGATGTTTCATTGGTTATGTGACAAGTGTTTATTAATATAAAATAATATTATTATGAAAAATAAGAGTTTTGCATTATTGGAGGTTGGAAATAGTGAGTGTCCAATGATTGGTGTTATTGCTAACGTTAGTAATGATGAGATTGGTAAAGCAGATTTCAAGACTAAGTTTATTGAAGCTGTTGGTAGTCATTTCGATGCTGATGATTTTAACTTTGATGAGATTCCTGACTTGTTTGACGGTGGTTACAGTTATGAAGTTGGTATTGAGATTGATGGTCTCAATTACGATGTTGAGATTATTGAGACTTGGATTTACTAATCAAGATATAAGGGTGGTTGTAATATAGTTTTAATTAGATAGACAACAATGAGTCCACGGATGAATTCTACAAAAATCCATACCTTGTTTGTGGACCCATTATTTTAAGTCTATCATAAATTCATTTATCGTATGGTTAAATTTATAAATAAAGCATTAAGGGATGAGATATCTATCTTATTATCTTTGAAACCTATTATTTCGGTTGGTAGTATAGGCGGACATTCAATTGAGGTTGAACATAATTCACCAAGGTCATTTGATAGTTACGTTTATAAGAATGAAGATGATTTAAATCACGATTTCAATTTACTTAAGGAAATGTTAGAAAATACTGCATAAATAATTTGGATATGTGGTTTATTTGTTTTATATTTGTATTGTCTAATTAAAAATTATATTATTATGAAAAGGATTTATTATGTAGTAGAAAAGCAACTACAATCAATTGGTGAAGTGGAAGAAACAACTGGTTATAAAACTATAACAATGTATTCTGTTGAAAATGGTGAGTTGGTACTTTTTGGTGATTTAGAAATTATCTTGGGTGATAATAGTGAAGAAGCAATTGATGATTATCTTATAGATAATGGTTATGGTGATGAAGTGTTTGAATTGAAACAACTGTAACTTTTTTGATACCAATATACTAGTGGATAGTATAAAATAAATATAAAAAAGTGATACTATAATTTGGTGGTATCACTTTTTTTCTTTACATTTGTATTGTCTAATTAAATAAAACGAATTATTATGGGAAAGTTTAAACCACAAATTACAGTGTTAACTAGGGATAGTGAGAATGAATATCGTATGGGTAAAAAAAGAAGCCCATATAAGACCATACAGTATCCAACATACGCTGAGTTGAGAAAGAACATTAAGCGTCATTTGGAAGAAGATTTAGGTGATACTGTTTCGGTATCTAGGTCGAGACGTGGTGAATGGGGTGAATGGTATGAAAATTGGCAACTAGACCATGAAAGAAAACCAGTGATTATTGACCAAGGTTGGATGTAAAAAAAATAAAAAAAAACCATATATTATTTGGATATGTGGTTTTTTTGTTTTATATTTGTATTGTCTAATTAAAACAGTATTATTATGAAAACAAAAAGAGATTTAGCAAATGAGCAAATTGATTTGCAGAAGCGAGTACAAGACTTAGCTAATGTAAACATTGTTACTTGTGGGAATTGTGGTAATGTCTTATTGCACGATATTAGTGCGGAAGAAATTGTTTGTGCTTCATGTCATTTGGTTATGGATGTTAGTGATTGCCCCGACTTATGGTATGAGGGATGTCAAAATAATCCCGAATTTAATGATGAACCAACGATTAGTGTTGATGATGTTGTTAAGGTGGCGATGGATTTGGGGTTAAACCCTACTATTGGTGATATCAATGAGGTAATTAAGTATTTCCCTAGTGAAAGTAAAAATGACCCAACTGCATCATGGGGTTTGGTTGTTGAGAATTTGTTATATAATTTTGTAACACCATAAAAAAGTTACAAAAATAAACCATATATTATTTGGATATGTGGTTTATTTGTTTTATATTTGTATTGTCTAATTATTAAATTATATTATTATGCCGAATCATGTAACAAACCGATTAACAATTATCGGAACAGAAGAACAAGTGAAACAAGTTCGTGAAGCAATTAAAGGTGAGGGTGAAGACCAGTTTATTAACTTTAATAAGATTGCACCAATACCAAAAGAATTGGTGGGTACAATTTCGCCAATGCGTATTATTTCTAAAGAAGAATACGATGAGCAAGAACGAAAAATTCGTGAGGACGACCTAACCGATATGGAACGACAATGGGGATTGTCAAGAGGATTGACACAAGAACTTGCTGATGAGTATATCGCAAAATTTGGACACGCTGATTGGTATGGTTGGCAAAATGAAAATTGGGGTACAAAGTGGAACGCTTATAGTCAACACGAACTTGATGAGAATTGTATCGAATTTGATACTGCTTGGAGTACACCATACGAACTAATGGTTAAGTTGAGTAAATTGTTTCCCGAAGTTGAATTTCAAGTTGAATACGCTGATGAGGATTTCGGTTACAATGTTGGAACTTACACCTTACTTGATGGGGATTCGATTGATGAGAATATTCCCGATGGTGGTTCAAGAGAAGCTATAATGATGGCTATGGACATTAAGGGTGATGAGGATTATTACCTAACTGATTATCTTTGCTATGACACAGATGATGAAGAATTGAGTGAATTCGAAGAAACATTGGTTGAGATTGCACACGAAAAAGGATTCTTAATTGATGAATACCCAATAAGTGTGTTGAACAAATTGAAAGAATTGGCATTGGCTAATGAACAATTTGAAAGGGTGATTGAGATTGACCAGTTATTGTCAGTCAAAGAAACCGAAACGGAAGAATAAAAGTTTTTATTGATTAACAAAAATAAACCATATATTATTTGGATATGTGGTTTTTTTGTTTTATATTTGTATTGTCTAATTATTAAATTATATTATTATGGAAACTAGAAAGGTTACAGTGACGTTGACACGTTACTATTCAAAGCAAGTGAGTGTTGAAGTTGAGGTTCATGTGGATATCACAGACGAAGCGTTGAAAGATTATTTGACAGAAGACCAAGAGACTGTCACGGAAATTGATAATCAATTAGATACTTTGTTGGCTGATACGTCATTAAGTCTAACTATTGATGATGATATCTATGAGTTTCAAGACCCGACAAATGATTTTGGTGGACACCTATAATTTAAAATAATATTATTATGGAAGTGGTAAAGTGTAATAAGGAATTTAATGGTAAAGCATTTGGTTATACCATTAAACACAATCAACCTATTGGGTGGATGGGTAGTACATGTAATTATATTGGGTGGTATCGTTACAAGAGTGATGCGATTGCAAGGTTAAAAGAATTAATAAAAACTTTGTAAAACATTTGGTGGATTAAAATATTATCCTTACCTTTGTTTTGTCTAATTAAAACAGTTCTTATGAAGTCAAAAAGCATTTACGTTTTACAAATTGGTGATTTGAGTAGTATTGATAACCTATTCCATTTCTATGACCTTGAGGTGTTTACTTCAAGAAAAAAGATTGAACAAGCAATTCAGAATAGGATTGAGGTAAATAAAGGTACTGATGTTGTTCGTGATGAAGGTTATTGTGGTATTGGAACAAAAAGTTGTACATACATTACTTATAACTGTTTAAGTACAGAGGGTAAACCAATGAGAGTTAGATATAAACTATTGGAGAAAGTGTTAAATTAAATAAAAAAAGCCACAGTAATTTGTGGCTTTTTTGTTTAATTGTGTTGATTATTTCTTTTCGAAAATAGACCAAATAGCACCAGTAAGTGTTACCGCACCACCAACTATTTCAGTTACCAATGCTTCATCAACAATACCTTTCATAATTAAGATACCACCAACAAATGTTAATGTGTGGCGTACAATACCTAAAATTCTTTCTTTGTTCATAATAATATTATTTTATTTAAATTGTTATAATAATAAATATCTTAAAAAATTAGGAATTATCATTTTTTCTTTTTATATTTGTATTGTCTAATTAAAATTATAGTTATGGAAAAAGATAAAGCATTATTCGTAGCATTTTACTTTTGGGGGGGTTATGATAAACAAACCTTATGGCAAGAGTTTGATAGTGTGTATGAATTAGCCGAGAAGTTTGTACAAACTTATGACCCAAATGATAAATGGGAAGATAGAAGCTTCGAGGAGTATATGGATGAGTTCATTAAGAAACACATACCACAGTAGAAATGTGTGTGTGAAATAGTAAGTTGTTAAATATTAAATTATATTATTATGGGAAGTTTCAGTTGGAATAAAGCAGATAAATTAACCAACATTGAGAATGTTGCTTTTGGTACGTCATTTAAATTCTTAATACCAAAAGAATTTGGTGGTGGATTCATTAAGGATGTGTATCAAGATTATGGTTATTTGGGTACAAAGGAAAATGGTGAACCTAAATATGATATGTATGAACTTTTGGCTTTTTGGAATAAAGTAGAGGGGTTAAGGTTTGATGGTGATGAATATCCGTTGATAAAAGAGATTGACCATCATACTGACCACAATAGAAATAAGGGTATTGATATTGGTTGTTACGATGATGATATTCTAAACTTAAAATACCCATTGAAATTAGTATCAGCATCATTCAAAGGTACTTATGAAGATTTGGATACGTGTAGTTTAGGAGACCCAGACCAAGGGTTTTTCAGTAGAAAAAGAAAATAAAATTGTAAAAAGATTTGGATAATAGAAATATTATCCTTATCTTTGTTTTGTCTAATTATTAAATAGAAATTATGAAAAAAGTAGCAAAAATAGTTTGTATATCCTTAATGACAAGGGTAATAGTTGATGAAAATGCAACTGATGAAGAAATTGTATTATCAGCAAAAGATAACTTCAAAGCAAAAGTTGAGGGAGAGTTAATGGATAACTTAGAAGAAATTTATGATGATGAAGAATGTCCTTTAGGAACTTTTAATGATGATTTACATTTTCAACCTGACTTTGGTAATGATGATATTCTTGTTACACCTGATGGAGTTGAATTGTGGAGTTATTTTGTTTATTCATCACTTGAAAAAGCAAAGGAAGATTTTCCTGATAGAAAGATAAATGCTTATGTTAAGGGAGATATTGAAAACCCTTATATAATTAAATAAAAAAAGTTATGAAAAAAGAAATTGAAGAGGTTATTACTATCTATCCTATTGAAGCTGACCTAGACCCAACGGCAACATGGGATTTGGTTATTGAGAATATCTTATATTCTATAGTTGGATAATATACACATTTGTGTATATCCGTGTGTGTGTGAGCGTGTAAAGTAAGTTGTTAAATATAAAATTATATTGTTATGGAAAAAGTTGCTAAATTGGTTACGATTACAATGACGACCAGAGTTATTGTTGATGAGAATGCTAGTGAGTCAGACGTGATTGAACAAGCTTCGATTAAGATGTCTGAAAAGATTCAGCATGAATTCAATGAAAACTTAGAGTCAATATGTGAGGACACAGAGTGTCCATATGACCCAGAGTTCGATGAGGAAATATATCCACAAAGATAAGTAAAAAAAAGTTATAAAACAAACCACATATTATTTGGATATGTGGTTTTTTCTTTTTATATTTGTATTGTCACTTGAGACGGGTCGTATATTATAAGTATATGAGAGAGTTGACTCCATCCTACAGTATATTTTTTTATATGACCTTATTTAGAATGAATATAAATAACAAGAAAAATGAAAAAAATCTTATTTTATATTTGGTAGAATGAAAAAGAATGCTTAACTTTGTGTCAGTTATTAATCAAATAAAATTTTATACTATGAGTATTGAGCAGAGAGTACAAGAGATTTTGGTAGCGAATGATTTGGATTTTCGCATTGAGAAGGAAGCGTTGTTTTCACCAACGGGTCGCAGAACACCTTATTATGGGTTGTTTAACAGTAAAACCGATGAGTGTATTAACACGTGTAAAGAAGGTTATACAGTGTCTCAAAATGATGAGATTGTTGAGTTGGTTTTACGTGGTATGGAAGGATTCGGTGAATTGTCCGTATCAAAAGCGGGTTCAATTAATGGTGGTCGCAAGGTTTTCATTCAACTAGCGGTTGAGGGTTATTCAATGGTTGGTAGCGAGCGCATTAAGCGTTATGTTACTATCATTGACAGTAATGATGGTAGTACTGGGTTGTCAGTAGGTATTGGTGAATTGGTTATGTCTTGTAACAATCAGTTTTACAAGTTCTACAAAGGTGGACAGTCCAAATTTCGCCATACAGCGAGTTTAACACAGCGCATTAAGGAATTACCACAGTTAATTGAATTGACGTTGGCAGAGAGCCTTAAATTGACTGAAACGTACAAGCGTTTCCAATCGACCGAAGTGTCACGCAAGTTGGGAGATGAGTTGGTTAAGTCGTTGTTAGGGTTTGACCGTCAAATGTCAATTAAGGATGAGAGCGAATTGTCCACACGTGCATTAAACTCAATGGATTCGCTATACAACCACATTGAGAAGGAAACCAATCAGAAGGGTTGGAATGCGTTCGGGTTGTTTAGTGGAGTTACTTCATGGACTACACATGAGAAGTCAGCACCACGCAGAGAGAATGGTCGTGATGAGAGTATCATGATGGGTACTAATTACAAAACTAATAACGATGCTTTTGAATTTACAATGCAAAAGTTGGGGTTGGTAATGGTATAATTTAATTGGGGAGAATATTCTCCCCAATTTTTATTTCATAACAAAAAAAAATAAAAGGTAGGTCGGAGTCTACTCTACTACCACCTTGCGAGTGTCAGCCCTTAGCATCATTGCTACATAACAAAGGTAAGGATTATATTCCATATATCCAAATAAAATAAGATATTTTTTTAAAAATTATTTTCATTAAAAATTTGGAAATGTAATTATTTTGTTTTATATTTGTATTGTCTAATTAAAACAATAAGTTATGTATAAAAATGTTGATGAGCTTAATGAGAACGAACTACAAGAACTTAGAAATCGTTTATATTACGAATCACTTGATGATGGTTCACTAGATGAAGTTTTTAAAGAAATTAATTCAGAAGAAGAAATTCCAATGGATTTTGTTAAATATTATTATAGTGATACTATTTTTGTAGAAGAAGATTTTTGGTGTAATTTAAAAGAATAAATTTGGAATTGTCAAAACTTATCCTTATCTTTGTATTGTTAATCAATTAAAACAATATTATTATGGCTGGTCATTTACCAATAACAACAAAAGAATTTCACATAGGACTTGTTAAGTTAATGAAGTCAATTAAACCTATTAAACAGACAAAAGAATTTGATAGGCTTAAATTTAATGATAAGAAGTACTTTATGAGATTGTCCAAAGATTATGCAATGGATGAAGAACATGGGTTAATTGATGATGAGATTATTTCATTCGTTGATTTAGATAAAGACCATATATTGGAAATTCATTTGGATAAAGATGAAAAAATTAACCAAGTTTATTTGGTAATGTAAAATATTATTCTTATATTTGTTTTGTCTAATTAATTAAAAACATAAAGTCATGAGTGCAACAAGAAAAGTTACTGTAACTGCAACACGTTACTATTCAAAACAAACAACTGTTGAAGTTGATGTTCCCGTAGAAATTCAAGATGATGAGTTAATTGATTTCTTAACGGAAAATGAAGCGTTGGATAATGAAATTGAGGAGGGGTTATACCAAAGTTCATTGTCAGCAGATGATGATTCATACGAATTCCAAGACCCAACAAACGATTTCGGTGGACACCTATAATATAAAACAATATTATTATGAGCAATTTTAAACCGCAAGTAACATATATGACTAGAGATAGTCAACATGATTACAACGTTGACAGATATAGGGTGCGTTCACCTTATGTAACAAAAAGATTTAATACTTATGCTGAATTGAAAAAAGCATTAAAGGATTATATCTTACATAACCATATTGGTGATGACGAAGTTTGTGTATCAAGAAGTCGTAGAGGTGAATGGGGAGAATGGTTTGAGAAATGGGCGTTGGTAAATAATAAACCAACTATTGTTAAACAAGGTTGGATGTAAATATAAAACAATATTATTATGGTAAAATATATTTCAATTGATGTCGTTAGGTTAAAACGTGAAGCGTTAATAAAAAAACGTAATGATTTATTACTGGAGCAAAGATATCAAGAAGCACATGTTTTGCTTTCTGAGTTACAGGAACTTAATATTATTTTTAATAAAATGTTGAAAGAAAATTAGGATATGTAATTTATTATTCTTATATTTGTATTGTCTAATTATTAAAACATAAAAAAATGGGTCAGTATTATAAGCCAGTAATTTTGAAAGAGGATAAGCAAACGCCGATAGGGTTTGCATACTCACACGACTTCGGTAGTGGACTTAAACTAATGGAGCATTCATGGATGAAGAATGACTTTGTTGGTTTCATTGAAAGTCTATTAACAAATGGTTCAGCATTTTATAAAAGTCCAATTGTTTGGGCTGGTGATTATGCGGATGAAGAACCATTTGATACAATACCAAAGGTTGTTATTGACAAATTGATTGAGGATGGTTGCGAATTAGAGCAATTAAAAGAAAGAGGTGCAACACTTTATAGTATTGCAAGTAATTCAGCGGTAAAGTTAGTGCCTACTACTTCGGACTTCAAAATTCTACCGATAACCAAAACAAAGTATTTGGTTAACCACGACAAGAAACAATTTGTTAACAAAACCAAAGTGCCGAAAGATAATGATGGTTGGAGAATCCATCCATTACCATTGTTGACTTGCGAGGGGAATGGTCGAGGTGGTGGAGATTTCAGAGGGGATAGTGATTTAGTTGGAAGTTGGGCAAGAGATATAATTTCAGTTGAATCAACTAAGTCAGCAATTCCGAAAGGTTACACCGAATTGATTTTTGATTTAACAGAATAAAAACAAATGTAGAAATGGGATATAGAAATATATTCCATTTTTTTTGTTAAATAATTTGGAAATGTAATTATTTTGTTTTATATTTGTATTGTCTAATTAAAACTAAGGGTTATGAAAGATTTATTGATTAATCAAATTACTGATGAACTTGCAAGTGGTAATTCTGAAACGTTGGATGTTATTATCAACGCATTAGATGATAAGCAAGTCTTATCCAAATTGAGCAAAGTTAATTTGCAGATTGTTGAGGATAGAAAACCAAACTTTGAATTAAAGGGTGGGATGTTTATCCGAGCAAAGGTTGATTTAAGGGGTGTATCAAATAGTTATAATACACCCGAAACAATTAGTGTACCAAAAGGTACTATTCTAAAAGTACCAAATCAAGGAACAAACCGAGGTGATATATTTTGTTCAGTTATTGAAGGTGAATGTATTGTTTATTGCAGAAGTATGTATAGTGACCCAAAGGAATTGACAAGGGTTATTAAAGGTGGTGACACACATAGCCCAGTAGGATTGAGAGAGGGAGTTAATACACGTTATCCATACGATTTGGGGTTGGCAGATAAAAGTTTTTGGGAAATTGTTGAGGAATAATTTGGAAATATCATTTTATATTCTTATATTTGTAATGTTAATCAATTAAAACAATATTATTATGGCAAAGAAAACATGGAAGATTGGTGAATACTGCAAGGGTGGTATTATTACAGTTGAGACAAAGGGTAACAAGGTTGCTATCATTGGTAAGGAATGGGATTTTTCAAAGGGTAGCAACAGAGGTTCAAACCAAAGTGGTGCAAAAGAATGGACACGTTGTGAGTTTGACGTTAAGGAAACCCCAGGGGCATATCGTCATGCGTCAAACTTTTTGCATGACTTAACGACTAGTTATTATGCTGACGAAATTATTAAGTGGGTCGAAGAAAAAGTTACCGACAAACATTTCTTTAATTGGTAAATAAAATTGTAAAAAGATTTGGATAAGTGAAAACTTATCCTTATCTTTGTATTGTCTAATTATTAAAACTATTTATTATGCAAAAGAAATCAATCATTAAAAGAATTAAAAAAATTATCAATGAGTTTGGTAGTTTTGATGTAAACGAAATTGGTGCAGAAGTTAGCCCTTGTGTTGGTACGTTGGGAAACTATGTTGGGTTGGCTGAATACTTTAAACCAACAAATGTTCAGGTCAATGTTTATATGCCAAGTGGGTTTAGTTCAGACCCCGAAGATGAATACGATGTTGACTACGAGGATTTGGATAAGGATATTTTAGAGGAGATTCTTATGTTGTGTGAGGAGTATGAAGCCGAACAATTAAAAACAGAAAAAAGAATTTCAAATTAATTTGGAAATGTAATTATATTGTTTTATATTTGTATTGTCTAATTAAAACTAAGAATTATGTACGGAGTATTTTTGATTGCAGAATTGGGTAGATTGAAAGGGATTTTCAAACCAAACCTTGAATACGATTTGTTGTGGGAACAAGCACAATTTATCTATAAAGATTTTGTTGGTAGTTCTTTTGATACTGAAACCAAAAGTGAATACGATTGTATTTCAGATTATTTGAATACACTACCAAAAGTAGAATTGGAAATTGGTGATGAAGTTACCATTAATATCCCATTCACTTATGAAATTGGTGATGAGGGTTACCATAGTGGTAAAGAATTGAATACCATTGAGGATTGCATGGATGAGGTTCGTGCTGAAATTGAAGCTGGTGTACTCAATGAGGACGAAGTTTTTTTAGAGGTTAAGTAAAAATAATTGGGAAAAGATTTGGATAAGTGAAAACTTATCCTTATCTTTGTTTTGTTAATCAATTAAAAATATTTGTTATGTTTGATAAAACTAATTTAGTACTCGTAAAAGATTCGTTCGAAACGGAAACCACGAAATTCCAATATGGTAAACCATATCGTTGTATGGTTATCGAGGACAATAATACAAAACAATATATGGTATATGGTGTTGTATTTGATGAAGCCGAATTCAATTCAAAGTTTGAATTTCTACACGATGTTGTTATTCGAGAATGGGTTGAGTTAGGGTTAATTACTGCTGAACACAAACCAATGAGTAAACCATTATTTGTTAATCAATTGGACGTACATACATACGGCAAAGGTAAAAACGCATATCGTTGTGGGTTCTTGGGTAAAGCAAAAGAATGTTGTTACCAATTTAATGCTAACTTTACTGGTGATAATAAAGTGGTATTAATTGAACAAGCGTACTCCAATTACATTAATATCATTAATGGTAATGTCGAAGCGTTTGATAATGGTTCGGTTGTTCGGGGTAATAGTGGTTATCCATTAAGTTGGAGTGAAATTTATTGGAAAAAAAGTAATGAAATTCTTGTTTAATTGAAATAAAAGTATTTTTTTTGTAAAAGAAACGATTGGAGGGTTACAGATGCTCCCGAACAAGTGCAAGGCTGGTAATCGTTTTTTAGTTAACAAGGTTGCAAACTTGTTAGTGAATACTTGCAAGTCTATTGGATACTAGTATAATTGGTTAGTACGGCACCGATGAGGTGTATGTGAGGTTCGAGTCCTCGTATCCTACAAACGATACATAATGTATAGTTTTAATTGATAACGGAAAAGATGGGATGTAGAAATATATCCCATTTTTTTTATCATTTTATTTGGATATATCATTTTATATTCTTATATTTGTCTTGTCTAATTAATTAAAACATTATATTATGGAAACAATTAAAACTTATGAATTACCAAACAACAGAACATTAAAGGTATTTCAAGATGATTCAAGTGATTCACCAAGAAGATGGGATAACTTATCTAAAATGATTTTCATTGGAAACTATTCACATTTGGGTGATAATCATGATTTTCACGGTGAACATGAAAGTTTTGAAGCGCACCAAAAACACATTGTAAAACAAATGGATGTTGCTATTATTTTACCAGTTTATGCTTATATTCATTCAGGTATGACAATTTCTTTAACTCCATTTAATTGTCGTTGGGATTCAGGTAAATTGGGTTGGGTTGTTGTTACAAAAGAAGCTATTAGAGAAAATTGGGGGATTAAAAATGTAACAAAGAAATACATTGATAAAACAATAGATATTGTGAGGGGTGAAATTAAAACATTAGACCAATACATTAGTGGTGACGTTTATGGATTTCAAGTTTGTGATGAAAATGGTGAAGTTGAGGATTCATGTTGGGGGTTCTATGGTTATGATATTAAAGAAAATGGTATTCTTGAATATTTGTCAAATGAAGATGTTGAATTTGTGAGGGAATTGAATTTAGTATAAAAAAATGTATAAAATAAACCATATATTATTTGGATATATGGTTTATTTGTTTTATATTTGTATTGTTAATCAATTAAAATTATTTGTTATGAAAACGCAACAAGAAACTATTAATTTTTTAGAATCATTGGTACATAGTAGATTTTCACTTGAAAGTCTTAATAAAAAACTATCTGATTTTTTTGGGGAAAAAGTAGAAGTTTACAATGCTAGTCAATGTAGAATTGACAATGGGGAAGATGATGAGTTAGGAGATTGGAATCTTATGTTTGCTATTGAGCATGAGGATTTATTTGTGGATGGCGACATTTATTTCTTACCAATGAGGAGAGAGGGGTTTGATGGTGCAACAATGTACATTACAGAAGTTGGTTACGAATTTCAATAAATAAGTTACTAATAAATTTGGATATATCATTTTATATTCTTATATTTGTATTCGTTAATCAATTAAAACATTATAGTTATGAAGAATTATCCATACCCAAAGAATAGTGCTGAATTTTTTGCTAGAGCATATTCTATTGAACAAATCGAAAAGAACTACGACTACACAACATTGTTGGTTTACTTGTCGGATGGTTATCAATTATTGGAAAACGTTAATACCATATTAAATTATGGACTGTATTCTGAACTAGGGTTATCACGTTACAGTGTTGAGCAAGACAAGGACTATTTCACCGTTAGAATGCACGTGATTAAGACTGCAATAAAAAGAATGTCAGCAATGGAAGTACTTGAGTTGAATAGTGGGTTAACTTTGATATGTACCAACTAAATATACACATTTGTGTATATCGGTTAAGTTAAATGATGTATGTGATATATTTATTAATAAATCACTGGTATTATGGAAAAGCTAATTATCAAACATATTAACTTAATTAATCGAGGGTTAGATGAAAAAAGTGCATGGTATAAATTGTTGAATCAATCACAACTTGAACAACTAAAAGCATACAGAAATAAAGATTATAATCTGGTTAAGACAATAGGTTCTGATATTGACTTCATTCAAAAACAAATTATAAATCTTAAAGAAAAGTAAAGGTAAGGAAAATTATTTAATAAACCAAATAATTTTCCATTTTATTTCTGGTCCAAAATATAAGGTAGGTTGGAGTCTACTCTACTACCACCTTGCGAGTGCCAGACCATGGGTTAATAACCATGGTGTAAAGTTAATAATAATATCCCATATTTCCAAATTTAGTTATTAACAATTTTAATGTTAATAAGTCAAAGTATTTTTTTTTCTAAATTCCTTGCATATTAAATAATATTGTTTTATATTTGTATTCGTTAATCAATTAAAACATTTTTTATGAGCATTTACAGAATACCAAAAGATTTATTGTCTACAAAGAATGATAAGACAATTAAAGGTGAAAAAAAAGGTTACATAACTTACATTATGTATCTTGCACCGCATACGCAAAATAGCAAAGGTATTAATCTTTGTAGTCACGCATCAAAGGGGTGCGCAAAAGCTTGTTTATTCAATAGTGGTGCTGCACGTTTTGACAAAGTACAAAATGGTAAAATAAACAAAACAGAATTCTATCTAGCTGATAGAACAAAATTCATGTTGAAGTTGGATAAAGAAATTACCAACATCACAAAAAAACACAAAGATACTGATATCATTCCAACTATTCGTTTGAATGGTACGTCAGATATTCCATTTGAAAAAATTAAAGTTAGAGGTGGTAAAAATATCTTTGAATTGCACCCTAAAATTCAATTTTATGACTATACAAAGAACTATGTACGTTTTTCTAAAGAACTACCAAAAAACTATCATTTAACATTTTCAATGAGCGAAGACAATAAAGATATTTGTATTGACTTATTGAGTAAAGGTCATAACGTTGCTATGGTGTTCGGGGTTAAAAATGAAAACGAACTACCTAAAAAATACATGGGTTATAAAGTTGTTAATGGTGATGAAGATGATTTAAGATTTTTGGACGAAAAAAACGTTATTGTTGGGTTGAAATATAAATATCTTACAGGTAAAAATACTAAAGGTGTAAATAAGGAAAACCTTGAAAATAACGACTTTATCATTAAGTTGTAAAAAAAATATAAAAAAGTGGTATAAAAATTTGTTTATATCACTTTTTTGTTTTATATTTGTATTCGTTAATCAATTAAAACATTAAAATTATGGAAAAGCAAATTTCAGTATCAATCGAAGCATTAAAGACAATTAACGCATTGCAGTCAGCAATCGACAAATCACCTACTGGTGTATCTTTAATTTCAATTAAAGGTTATACCAATCGTTTTGGTGAGGTTTCTAATAACCTTGTAAACGCAGGTGCGAAGTTGTCTAACGCAAAAGCTAAAGACGTTGAAACGTTAAAAGCAATGGACGTTACAAAAATTGATTCAGATATTGACAAAATCACGTTGGAAAAAGCACGTGTTGAATTAATCAATTCGTTTACCAACCCAAACAAAAAACGTAGTCAAGGACAAATTGATGCGTACACTAAAATTAATGAGTGTATCAAGGTGCATAACGAAACTGGTGAAATTTACATATTCGGTTTGAGGTTGAACAAAACAATCATCACCAAAGGTGAATACAAACAAGTAAATTCACGTCCGTTAACCATTGCTAAAAGACGTTTAGAAAAAGAACTTAAAAGTAGTGCATTCACGAACTTTAAGCTATCAAGCATGGCGAAAATTCGTACCAATGGTGAGGAGTTAATTTTTGAGGTGTAATAGTTTTAGTAAATAAATAACGAAGTTAAGCATTCACAAAAGTGAGTGCTTTTCTTTTTCTAAATAAAAAAAAATAAAAGGTAGGTCGGAGTCTACTCTACTACCATCTTGTGAATGTCAGCCCTTACCTTCATTGGTACATAACAAAGATAAGGATTATATTTGACTTATGCAAATTTTTAGCAATAAAAATTGTATTGAGTTATTAACAACATTATTGTTAATAAAGTTAATTAAAAAATACCATTTTATATTTGCATATTAAATAATATTGTTTTATATTTGTATTCGTTAATCAATTAAAACAATTTAGTTATGGGTCGATTTAAGTTCACAACAACAAAGAATGGTAAGTGTGATGTTATTTTAACATTCTTCAACGATACTAATAGTATTATTGCGCAAAGGTCAATTACCTTTGATATTAAACCAACAATTAAAGAATTGTTGCAACGTTTCAAGGAATACAAAAAAGATGGTGCAAAACTCATGCGAATAACCACAATGCCTGGTGGTATGACTAAATTTTATAAATTATAGTATTTTTATTTGCATATTAAATAATATTGTTTTATATTTGTATTGTCTAATTAAAACTAAGAATTATGAAAAAAGTTAATGTTTTATTATCTAAGGTAACTAACCTTATTAAAAATAGTGAATATCGAGGTGTTAAATTACATGGTGTTACTTGTAGCAGAGCAGACCTAGAGATGATTCAATTCTATTGTGAAGCATTGTTAAGAGGTGAAAGTTTAGGTCGTTACATTGTTTATACTGAAGCTAAAAATGTTTTCGATAAAGTTGGGATTAATTACAATTAAAATTTGGAAATGTAAAATATTATCCTTATATTTGTATCAAGTTATTAATCAATTAAAATTATATTATTATGAGAAAGTTTGTTGAGGATTATTCGGGATTGAAAATTATGTTAATGTTATTGTCAGCGTTAATGTCATTTTTGTTTCTAGCACCATTTGTTTATTCATTTAACATTGGTACTAGTCTTTATACCATTTTTTATACATTGGCTATTAGTTGTGTATTGTTGGTTTATTTTTATCGTATCTTTGAAAAATACGTGGACAAAATAATCAATCGTGAAATCAATCGTAAAAGAGAACTGCATATACGTGAATTTTTTAGTTTTTTAAATGAAGATGAAAAATTCGCTAAGGAAGTATTAAGAGTACCAATACCGATGTTGGGTTCAGATGGTGAGGAATTTGGTGAACAAACAGTACATCAAGCGTATTCACGTCAATTTGATAGATATATCTATAAAAGATTAAAAGAGTAGTTTGGTTGATTAATAAATAACGAAAAAAGTGGCACTATCATTTGGTAGTGTCATTTTTTTTTATTACATTTGTATTGTCTAATTAAAACTTATAAGTTATGTCAAAGAAAAAAGAAGAATTATTGAGAACTGTTGGTGAAAGACCATTTAACCAACAAGAAACTATGCAATGGATTATGACTAACCCACTTTGGGTTATGTCTTGGGGTGCTAGAGAATTTACTAGATATAAAGATACTATACTATTCTTTAGAGTGTCGGGAAGAAAACACAATGGGTTTGTTTTAATAACTTTAGCTTGGGATGATACATATAAAGTTAGGGTAATATCAACACAATGGAATGTGAAGAAAACATTTGAAAATGTTTATTGTGATGATTTAACTGAAATCATTGATGCAAATGTTGAACGAGTGAAAGAATATAGTAGATAAAAATATTTTCAAAATAAACCATATATTATTTGGATATATGGTTTATTTGTTTTATCTTTGTAGTGAACAATTAAAACAATATGAGTCATGTTAAATGAAGTAAATTATTTTAAGTTACAAAAAGAAGCGATTCAAATTTCTAATCGTGTCCTTAGAGAAGTGGGTGACTGTGGTTCATGTGTTATGGGTTATAAGATGTTTGTAGGTGGTTGTAAACAACCATTTGTTTCTCAACCAGCCCAAGGTAGTTCAACGTGTGAACGTGTCTATAGTGAAATCAAAACAATGTTATTAGAGAGCGGTGTATCTGAAAGTGAAATCAAAATTGACTATGGTGTGATGGACTAACAAAGATACAACAAAAAATTGAGACTACCATGCTTTGGTGGTCTTTTTTTTAATATAAGAATGTATTTATAATAAAACTAGAAAATATGAGCAACAAGAAAATTATTAAAGAAAGGTTAAACGAATATGACCCAAGAGAATATGAAGACGTTACAATGACTAGGGGGTTATTTGAAAACCTTGTATCAATCATTGGACGCATACCATTAGAGGACGTTAAACAAATGACTGATAGCAAGAAAGAAATTATACTATTAAACTTCGCTGAAAAAAATATTGAGAAAACTAGGTAATATATTTGGGGTATCGATAAAAGTTTCTTATCTTTGTAGAGAACAATAAAACATATATCATGAAAGCACTTACGCAATACACATTTTCTTGCACCAACACAATGTTTAACTACCTAAAAGATGGTGATATTGACAAGTTAATAATTAAGTTAAAAGAAGTTGAGAGCCATGCAAAAGAAACTATAGAAGCTAAAAGCGGTGCATCGTTATGGTTTAAATTTGGTAAAGGTGATACACTAGCAACCGATATTTCAGATGTTGAGAATACGCTTAAATATTTGAACCAAAATAAGGTATTATTAATTGAGCAATTTGAATCTATCATTGGACTTGAACCTGATGATGAGTTAAGAGTATTTTATTCTTAAAAGAAATATACTAATATATTTGGTATATTGGAATATTATACTTATCTTTGTATTGAACAATTAAAACACAATATTATGGCAACAAAAACATGGAAATTAGGTGAAGTTTGTAGAGGTGGTGTTATTACCGTTGAAACAAAGAAGAATGTAGTAACAGTAATTGCAAAAGAATGGGATTTTTCTCAAGGTAGTCGCAAGGGTTCAAACCAAAGCAATGCAAAGGAATGGAATAGACTTGAGGTGGATGTAGAACAAACTAATGCAGACCGTAAATTGAGTTTCTTTCTTGGAGACCTTACAACTTCGTACCATGCTGACAATATCATGAAGTGGATTGAAAGCAAAGTGAAACTTAACAAGCAAATGTTTTGGTAAAATAAAATTAAAGAAATATCGTTTTATATTTGGTAGAACGATATTTTTTTCTTATCTTTGTTGTGAACAATTAAAAGAACTATTATGAATGCGATTTTAGATAAAAAAGGAAATGAGTTATCTACTGGTGATACAGTACAAGTAGACAGAACAGAAGACAATGAGGAATTTGTTGGTCATGTTGATGACTTTAGAAATGGTTTAGTAGTTGTATTAGACCAAGAAGACAATGCGTTCTGTGTTGAACCTGAAGAGGTTGAAATTATTTAAAAGAAAGTTTAAAGAAATATCGTTTTATATTTGGTAGAACGGTATTTTTTTCTTATATTTGTATTGTTAATCAATTAAAACAATATTATGTTGTATTTCATTTCACTTGTCGGGTTCGTTCTGTTATTCGGTGGAAACCCATTCGGGATTGTATTTTTACTATTTGGTTTATTAATTAAAGAAAATTGATATGGAACTAAGTAATTTGTTTATCGGTGCTGATGGAGTTCTATCGGTTGCAGGTATATACAGTTGCGCGAAATCAATATAAACTTAATTAAAAGAACAAAAGTATGAATACAGAAGAAAGTAAATTAGAAGCACAACAGGAGCAATTGGATATACCTGTTGTTATATGGAGGTGTAATGAAGATATAACCAATCTATATGGTGAGACTATTTTTACAAAAGGGTTGGTTTATGAACAAATAAAACCTAATGAATATCCAATGATGATGATTGATAACAAAACTGATGAAAGCGAAGTGTCTAATTTAGTGGATTACTTCACTTCCATATAACATTGGAACACGTTGCCCATGGTAGATTGGAAGTCGTTGGTTTTACCAATTGGGTGTTTGGTTATAGTTATTCACTTAAACCACTTAATTTTAATCTTGACTAGTTATGAGTTATAACCCTAATAGTAAAAAACACAAAGCAAATCATTGTGGTTATAAAAATAAACCCACAAAAACTGAAGTTAAAGCACTACTAAGTCTATATGCTAATACTTTGGCTATTGATAAACCAATTAAACCAATAGTGACTAAAAAAGAAATTGGTACTCAAATGAAAATTAATTTCTAATTTATTTGTATTACTATTAAAAAACAAAAAAACATGAAAAAACGAAATTATCTTAAAGTGAGTTACAAAAATTGGGAAGGTAAGCAATGTTCACAAGATTTTAAAATGTCAGAAACTAGACTTATTAATACGGTACTAAAAGAATTGGCTGATGAACAGAAATGTGAAGTAGAATTAATTGAATGTAGTCAAGAACAATATAAAATACTTTTTGGTTAAATAAAAAAATATAAGAATAATTTGGAAATGTAAAATATTATCCTTATATTTGTATTGTCTAATTAAAAACAAATTATTATGTCAGAAGTAAAAACATTAAGCCCACAAGAAAAAAAAGAACAATTCATCCAAAATTTGGTTGATAGATTCGAGCGTGAGTTGAGTGGTAGTTCATTAACCACAAAGTTTGAAACTTGTAAGTGCGCACCAGCGTATGGTTGGAGTGTTGAAGAATATATGTATATGCCTATTGTTGCACAAAGGTTGCGTGCCAAAGGTTATTCAGTAACATCAAGTGTGAATTGGGAAGTTACTGATTGGGTTATTGCGGTGTAAGTCAGTTGTTTTAGGTTGGTAAATGAAGAACGAAAAGATGGGAACAGAAATGTTTCCATTTTTTTTATCGTTTTATTTGGAAATGTAAAATATTATTCTTATATTTGTATTCGTTAATCAATTAAAACAATAAGATTATGGCTAAAAGAATTCAGTTTTCAGAAGTAACATTGAGATTGGAAATTTCAAGTAGAGGTGGTGGAATTGAAATAGACTTAACACGTTTTGGGTTTAGTGGTCAAAAAATGTCCGCATACCAAAATTACCTTGGTGGTGGTATGTTGGGTCGTATTTGCGCAAATGATACGATTAGAGCGTTTAACAAACCACATACAGAGAAACAAGCAGCAAAGCTTGATAGAATCGCTGAAAGACTTAAAAAACACTTTCACGAATTGACTAACCCCGATACTGAATGGGAAAGTCAAAGCTACGAACAGAATCAAAAAATGCCCATAAGTGCATATTAGATAAATAAAGAACAAAAAAAGTGGCACTATCTTTTGGTAGTGTCATTTTTTTTTATTACCTTTGTGTTGTTAACCAATTAAAACAAATATTATGGAATTTACAGAACAGTCAATTGAAACGTTTAATCTTTATCAAGATACATTCTTAACAAAAGATATGACCTTTGAGGAAGCTATTGATGTTATCGAGCAATGTGATAATAACTATTTCTATGTTTCAATGTATAAAAACGATGTTATTGAAGCTTATGAAAATGAAAAAGATATTGCCGAACAACTAGAACTAGACCCAGTATATATTACAGAGTTAGGTATTTATATTTTACTACAACCTTAATATTTATTACCATGAAAACAATTCAAGTTACTCAACACGAAATTCAACAAGCAATGAAACATTCTATTCATAAGTCAAAAAAGACTTATAATAGAAAGTCTAAACATAAGAATAAAACTTACGATTAATACCCCAATATACACATTTGTGTATATCCACACACACGTATAAACACAAAAAAAAGCGGACTATTAATCCGCTTTTATTATTTAACAATACCAAACCATCATTCAGATAACATTGGTGCCAACATACCACACCAGAATAAAAATGAAATACCAAACCCCAATAGGAAATCAATAACACTATTCGGGTAAATACCAAACAATGATGTCATGCCCGATAACAAACAAACAACAAATATGTAACTAACATACTTTTGCATAATAATACTATTTTAATTAAGAACTAAACACAAAGATAATATAATTTTTTTAATTACCCTAATTTCGTGGTAATAAAAAAAATATTAATACTTTGTTATAAATGAAAACTTAGCCCGTATATTAATTAAACTCATTAAAAAACAAAATTATGGATTTATTAATTAACTTAAAATTAGCAAATGATTTTTTGACACGTCAAAAACGAATGCTTATCGATTTTACTGAAAAATTAAAAACCGCAAATGAAAACGAAAAATGTTTCCTAGAATTAATGATAAAAGACACAAAGCGACTAATCAAGAAAAACGAAAAAATAGTAGCCGAAATTAATCAAATATTAATGAATTAATATTTTCATAAAAAAAACAACATTATCTTTGGTAGTGTTGTTTTTTTTTATTACCTTTGTTAACACAAAGGGGCTGATACTTTAATACGGTAGCGGTAGAGTAGACTCCACCCTACACTATATTTTTTTATATCTTATTATTTATAATCATTCTAAATAAATAAAATACTATTTTATATTTGCATATCTCAAATATTATACTTACATTTGTATTCGTTATTTATTTATCAATTAAAATTATTTACTATGAAAAATTTAATCAAAGCCGCTGCACTAGTTAACGTATTAATGGCTGAAAAAAACAATAATGGTGCTGATTTCACCGTTAAGTCATTGAAGTCTGGTAAGGAATTTACCTACGCTATTTCACGTTCAAATTTCAATGGTAAATGGTATACACACGTTAAAGTGGAAACTGAATACCAAAACTACAAGCGTTTAGGTACGTACTTTAATGGTAAGATTTTCAACAAACGACAAGTTGTTGATTCACCTTCGGCTGTTGCTATCGCTTTTGTCCTTAATAAAGTTGAACAAGGTCAATTCGAGTTCTTGGACAAAAATGTCGAGGTTATGCACACTGGGTCATGTATTAGATGCGGTAGAACGTTAACCGATTCGGAAAGTATTAGTAGGGGTCTCGGACCGACTTGTGCTAGTGCCGTGTAAGATAAGCCCCGAAAGGGGCTTTTTTTTGTGCTTTATTTTGCGTTTAAGGTGTGTTTAACCCATTTGTGGTATCTACATATAGATTGACTTAAAAACGTGCTTAAATTAGCTTAAAAACTTAAATAGAAATAATCTAAAAAAAAATACTATTTTATTTGGTAGTTATCTTATTTTATATTATCTTTGTGTCAGTTCTTTATTTATTTAATTTAATACTTTATATCATGGGAGTTAGATTATATCCAATCGTTAAGGCGAATGTTAGTAAGGTTGATGCGTTTAACAAAGTTGCACCTTACTATGGTAATGAGCAATTAACACCTGAGCGTGTTGCAGTTTATGAAGCCCTTACTGCTAAGTATGATTCTAACGAGATTGACGCTGATGAGTACTTCGAAACACTTTACAATGGTTCGAATGACGACATTAAGGCGTTTAGTTCGTTTGTGTTGAATGGGTTTGGTAAGTTCAAATCCGTTTATGAGCAACACCATCATTATTTTGGTGAGGAGAAGTCCGAATACTACGTTGATTACCTTTGCGTAATCAATGATATCCCGCTGGAGATTATGGAGGTCATTGATGGGTTTTATTGGGTTTGATTTTGAACGACTATCGAAAGGTAGTCGTTTTTCTTGTTTACGCATAAAAAAAATATAAAAACAGGTCGGAGTCTACTCTACTACCACCTTGTGAGTGTCAGCACGTCCATATCGACAATACAAAGATAAGCATAATTTTCTAATCTACCAAACTTTTACTCGATTAGTTATTAACAAAAAAATGTTAATAACCTTAATACACATTTGTGTATATCACCAAACAAAAAAAGCGACCTAATGGTCGCTTTCTGTGTACTCGTAGTGGTCTACTTCGTCCACCTCAAGTGTTCTGTGGGATAACACGTCCAGAAGCTCAATAGCCTCTAGTTTAGTGTAGCCAATTTCAATTAGCTCATTAACATCGTCCTGCTTGAAGAATTTTTGGTCGATGTCCTTCGGCGCAAAAACAACTTTGTTGCGCATCTTAGATAGTGCGGTAAAACCCATATCAAAAGTGTTAAATTAATAAATAAAGAACTGATACAAATATAAGCATAATTTTCCAATCTACCAAACTTTTTTGTAATTTATAATCATTCTAAATAAGCACACACAAAAAAAAATATAAGGCAGGTCGGAGTCTACCTTTGACCACCCCTTGGAGCACTCACACGTACCTTAATCGTACATAACAAAGATAAGGATTATATTTGAATTATGCAAATTTTTAGAAATAAAAATTGTATTTAGTTATTAACAATTTTATTTTACTATTGTTAATAACTTTTAGCAAACTTTTTCATTTTTTTCATTGCAGAAACAAAAAAGTTTTGTATCTTTGTGTCAGTTCTTTATTTATTAATTAAAATTTTTGACTTATGAAAGCAGAGATTAGAGAGTTGTTGGCTAAAGCATACGCAATTGACGTGGCTAAATTACTTGAATTAACAGACCCTATTACAGGTTGTTCAATTGTCCGTATAAACGGTTATTCTAGTGATAAAAGCAATAATACCGAGGTTGCAAGCCAAACAGTTAATGTTGGTGCTACTTATGCCAATATGATTAAAAAAGATAGCGATATTTACGCTAATTTTGACTTGAATTCTGTTGACGTTGAAAAGTTTAACTACGATTCAATTGATACGGCTAAATTAACCCTAGACGAGTATAAACAAGCGGTTAAAGACGCTTTGCCAATTGCACTAACTGAATTGCAAGCACCAAAGAAAAGTCGTGATACGTCCGCTGATATTTGGTTAAACAAGGTTGTTTGTTTTAACAGAAACACAATGCGCTTATCTGTTTTGGGGCAAAGCTTATCAAAGCAAGTTGAAAAGCAAGGTGAATTTAAGAAAGTGAAAAGCGCACCTAAAACAATTGCAAAACGATTGATTGAAAAGCAAGCAAAAGGTCGAAGTGCAAGTTTGAGACGCTTCGCAATTGATAACCTTGTAAAGTCGATTAGTGTTAACAAAGATGAAGTAATCATCGAGTAAAAAATGAAAGTCCCTTCGGGGACTTTTTTTTGCCCAAAAATTAATATGTTAAAATTGTTAAATTACTTGCGTATGTGAATTATTTTACTTGACCCCCATATTTGCGATTTAAGACACTTTAAGTCCTGGATGGTATCAACATATAGATTAATATAGATACGGGGGTAGGGGTGGTCGTATACCCCCCGTAGCCCCCCCTCCGTTGAACCCTCCCATATACCCCCCGTTACGGGGCATATATACCCAGTCGGATTTCTATTCAAATTTTTTTGGGTAAAATTTTGCTTTATTTTTTGAGACCCCCCTTTTTTTAAAAAAATTTTTTGGTAAAAATTTGGTGGTATTTTTTAGTAGGTGAATTTGTTTAATATATTATAATTTTTTTCTAAGCTTAAAAGTGCTATTTCGACTTCTTTTAAACATTCATTAATACCCCCACCAGTTAATATGATATTAGATTTATTGTTTAGAAATTTCATTAGGTCTGGTATGGATATTAAATCATCAGCATTTTCGAGTAGTTCTCTAACATCTTGTTGGTTGTGATTTGTTTCTCCCATATAATCATCCCACATTTCTTCATCAATATCTCTACTATCAGTTATATTGTGTCTTATCATATATTTAACGAGGTCAACGATATTATCTTCATCGATTGAGTTATCCATACAGTATCTAAAAAACGCATAACCTTTATCATAGAATGTGGTATTATATATAACATCTTCATCGACACCCAGGTCCATTAACCACATTTGGTAATCACCTTCACCAATCATGCCTAGGGTATCTTCACCGTTATAAAGGAATATTAAGTTGTTTGTGTTTGCGTTTTGATTTATAAAGTTAACCCATTCGTATATATTGAATGATATGTAAGATTCATATTCTGGTTGTATATCAACATTGATTATTGTTTTATTGTTCAATTCGGATTCATTTAATAATCTTAGTTGTTTATTTGTTTTATTTTTGGTTTCGTTAAGGCGTTTTCTTATATTTCTTTTTATGGTATTTTTCATATTCATAATTTTTAATTTATTAATAAATATGGTTTTAATTTAATCGTTTAATTATATTATTTAGTCTTGAGTACATTTCAAATGTTACGGGTATTGACATTAGTGATATTAGGAATCTACTAATGTAGGTATATGTTGTTATTATGGACCCAGCGGTTATATTGTTTGATGTTTTGATAAGGATAATTATTGCTAGTAGTAGGAATATATTTTTAATTGTCCCAGCTAGGAACCAGTTTTTACCTTGTAGAGTTGATTCGAATATTTCCAATTTTCTTTTTCGGTTAAAGAAAGAGACTGATGATTTATAACTTTCTTGTATTGCGCTAACCTTATTTTCATAGTGGTTATTTTTAACATCAATACTTTGTCTTATTTTTTTATAGTAGAATAGTACACCCAGGACTATAAATATGAGTGCTGTTGTTATTAGGATACCTACTCTCCAGTTTTGTGAGTAGATAAAACCTATTGAGCCGAATATTGTTATGATTGTTGCGATATAGTAGTGTACGTAACCTTCAAGGACATTAACGATATCGCTGGCCATTTCGGTTCTTGCTATTTTTTTTGAGTTATCTATATTTGTTTTTTTTAGGAATGATATAACGATGTTGTTATATATTTGGGTGTATACTTTGGTATCATATACCATTCTTTTGTATGTGAATAGGTTTGATATAAAATAGGATAGTGCTAGAAATATAACCCAAAAGAAGTTACCATCAATAAGGTCATCAACTGTTTTCCCTAATAGGAATGGTTGTGATATTATTGACAATTCAGTGACTAACATGAATAAGTATATTGTTATTAGTTTGTATTTATGTTCTTTGAATATTTGATATAACTTATTCATGTGTTTTATTTTTGCAAATATACTAAAAATTTTGTATATTTATTAATATAAAAACATTTTAATTATGAAAAATAAAAAACGTATTGGAAAATTAGAGTCATTAATTGTTGAGAATTTTGGTAAGGTTTACAATAAGATTAAAGCGATAAATGAGGATGGTGTTAGTGAACACAACACTTTAAGTTATTACTTTTCTAAAGCTTTATCAACTGAAGGTGTGTATGAAGAAGAAGATTATGACCCTAATGACTTGCGTAGTCCATACAATTTTAGTGGTAATGCGGTTATAGGTAGATTTAAGTATAAGGTTTCTAGTGGTGAAAATGTTAGTGATGATGATTTTTATGATTATACCATTGTATTAGAATTAGGTTTCGATTTGAGGAATGGTGATACTGTACGGTTTATGTATATAACTGAAGATTCAACATTCCACGGTGATGAAAACCATGAAAGAAACGACTACATACGTGGTAAATATGGTTGGGGGGAGCCGATTAGTTATAAGGGTTCATATCGGATTGGTTGGGTTAAACGTTCAACTGATATTACAAATGACCTAACTAGTGAGGTAATTAGCAAATTGGATACTGAGTTTGCAGAATTATTAGAAATGGTTAACGATTCGGTAAATCATGATGATTCGAATATGAGTGATTCTGAATTCCATAGATGGGCAAATCCTGGTATGGGTGGAAAGATGTAAATATTATTTTAAATGAGGGGTTATATAAATAAGTTATTAAGAGAGGGATTATTGAATGAGGCATTACCAGATGTGAATAGTGATGTGGATTTGATATATGATAAATATTTCAAAGATGATATATCTAACATTAAAGCTTTTAATGTGGTTGATAAGGATATGTTTAGTAGGGGTAATACCGATACCTCAATATTTAAAAGTGAGGTTTGTCTTAAAGCACATGAGTTAAATCCTTGTACTATTTATATAAACCATGATGGGAATAATTATTCACCAGTTAATAAGTTTATTAATCTTTCGGTACATATGGGTGCTTTGGGGCACGCTTTAAGTTATGATGGTGATTTAAGTTTAGCTTCAAATGATATTGATGAAGATAGTCGTGGTAGGTTTTTATCTGAGTTTACAGAAAGTAAGATTAAGGGTAGTATACATCATGAGTTATTACATTGGGTTGATGACACATTAAATAATCAACATATAAAGAAAACATTGGAAAAGGCTAGTGAGGTGGGTGTTGATAAATATTTTAAGGGTAAAAATATTAACATGAGCAAGTTGGAAATCCAAGGTCAAATGGGTAATATTGCTCAATTGAAAAAGAGGTTTGGTGATGATTGGGATATTCTTAGTTTTAAAGACCTTATAGATATATCTCCAACCATTGGTACTATTTATGATAATTTAAGTGATGATGATAGGGTTAAGTGGGTTCGTGATTTAAAAACTAGAATGTATAGAGAGGGATTGTTGGGTAAAAATATGCGTAATTGGTAGTTATTATGAGGGATTATATAAATAAGTTATTAAGGGAGTCAATTAATCGGTTGATGGAAGATTATTTTGATGTTACATTACCTGATAATATCAAGCGTTTATCCAACAGGTATGTTGGTAGGGGTGTAACTTGGTATGGTGACCCAAATCAGATGATTGTTATTCACAAGGATTATGTTGATGGTATGTGGGGTAACATATATGACATGGATAAGTTTAATCATGTGATTGAGATGATTCGGGATAGTGAGGATAATGTTGAGTTTGAGTGTTCGTATGCTATGGGTAATGTTATTGGGTTGGTTGACGTAAAAGAGCATCAAGAAGCGGTTTATAGTGGTAGGTTTGAGATTGATTACGAAGGGGTGACAAAAGCAGCATCAACTGGTGATGATGTTTTGGATGTTTATATTGGTAATGAGGATTATATTGATGAGGAATATGGTCCAAGTTCTGAAGAGGTTTCCAATTTTTTCAAAAAAAACAAGTATGCTTTAGTTGAGGGCGGTAAATCTGTTGATAACCTTAAGCGTGAATTTTTAAATTTGGACTACGATGAGGATGACGAATATATATTTGATGAGTTTATAGAGTTAGAAACATCATTAAAAGATGTTGTTGATGGTGAGCTGGGTGATTTAGGTGATTTTAGGATACAATTAAGAGATGGCCACCACAGAGTTATGGGGGCCATTGAAGCTGGTGAACATTATGTATGTGTTAATTTGGATAAGGATGATATTAACAAGTATGCTGATAAGATAACCAGGGTGACGAATAGAGGTTAGTGGGAGAAATTTTTAACTGTTGTTTTATCCAATCCGTTATAACTGGTGTGTTTTGATACTCTAGCTTTGGCTTTAATTTCGGCACCTACAGATAATAATCCGTTTTTGATAAATCTATTTTCAATTTTACCCCATTTTTCAAAAATATTACCATTTTCATCTTCAATAGTATAAACATTACTGTTAAATTTATCCATATAATTTATACTAGTAATTTTACCGATTATTTGTATTTTTTCACCTATTTTACCGACATGGTTTGATTTTTTCACCTTTGTAACCTTATTTTCGAAACTTTCTTCTTCTGAATTTGAGAAAGCATCAAAATCTCTAACGAAACCAAGATATGATTTTGCTCTGGTGTGTGCCACATATCTTAAATTTTGTTCTTGTTCTAGTTCCCATGGTTGTTCTGCGAATCTACTTGGTAAAAGTTCGTTATGAATGATAAAAACACGGTCAGATTCTAGTCCCTTTGCTTTGTGGATTGTTGACATTAAGATACCTTCTTTTTTATCATTAAAAATACTATTAATTTTATTAATAACATCATTTGCATCGCCTCCAACTGACTTAAATATGGCTTCAACGACTTGAATACGTTCGTAACTGTTAATATATTCCGATTTTGACATGGCGGTTTCTCTGGTGCAAGCGTGTGCTTGCATTAATCTTTTAAGTGTATTCTCCAAATCTGAATATAATTTGTTAAACACCGCTTGCATATCAGTTTCATTGGTGTCTTTTACTAATTTAATGATTGATTTACCTATATCACCACCCATAATTGTAGCTTTTATGCCCATTCCTAAGTATTTTAGGCATAATTTAACTAATGGGTAGGTATTTCGACATATAACCATGTCACCTTGGTTAATATCACATAATTCTGCGGATTGATTTACTACACCTATACCAGTTGAGGGGTGTGGTTCTATTTGTGGTACGATAGTTTTGACTGTTTTTATAATTTCAGACCCACATCTATAACATTCTGATAGTGGAAGTATGGTTGTGTTGGGCAAATTCATTAATTTATCGAATGAATCGGAGTCTGCGCCAGCAAAAGCGTATATTGCCTGTCTTTTGTCCCCAACAGCGATAAATCTACCGTTATCATTTAGTGATTTTAGCATTAATTCACGTTGTGCACCATTTAAATCTTGACATTCATCTATAAAAACCCAGTCATATTTATCAGTTTCTAAGTTTAGATGTATTGGTAGGTAAATCATATCGGTATAATCTATCGTAGATAGTTTATTATTAGCTAATTTAACTAGATTTATAGCTAATTTAACCTCTTCACCAGTGGTTGATATGGTGTATTTGGTGCAAATTTTCGCAATTTCACTCTTTTTGTCAGTTAAAAAGAGCCTACTTAGGTCAGCAATTTTAATAATTCTGTTTTGGAACTCGTTTCTATCAGTCATACCACCCCAATCAATGTCAAATTTGTTAATATATTTCAACATTGAGGTGTCAAAACCGAAGTTTGATAGTTCATATGCGTTTTGTAGGTAAAAATTATTAACTAATGCTCTAAGTAGTTTACGATATTTGAAGTTATCTATGGTTGGTCTTTCTTCCATGTGTTTAAGGATTGTTGTGTAACCGAAACCATGGCACGTATTGATGTCTACTGATATATTATTTTTCTTTAATTTGACTTCAATTTCTTCTTTAATTGATTTATTGAAGGCTAAAAATAGTTTAGATGAGTTTTTATTGATTAATTTCAATGATTCTAATAGTGTGGTTGTTTTACCAGAACCAGCAACAGCGTTAATAACAGCATTTCCAGTACCGTTTTCTATGAAATTAAAGATGTCTTTTTGATATTTTGATGGGTTAAAACTCATTGTATTATTTTTTTTAATTGGGTACAAATATATTGTAAAATAATGATATATGCAAGGGATTTATAGTTTTTTTTTTGGTATTTAAGTCATATTTATAATAAAAAGTATAATAATGAGAAGGTTTGATAAAAGTAAACAAATTAAAAAAGCTAATATATTACTTGAGCAACGATATTTGAAAGATAAAGGGTTTATTGGGGGTAATAGTAATACAACAAAAACAACTATTGGTACAACAATCGTTGAATCAAGGGCTAGTGAGCAACAAACCATGAATATCTTAAATAAGGGGGGTGTTGAATCTCCAGAAGACGTTTTATCATCTTTTAAATCTGGGGATAAATCAGAAAACCAAAAAAATCTACCAATAATGGGTTATTTATATGCATTAGGGGGTAATGATATAAAAAATATTGTTGATATTGTTAATGAGTATAATGAGTTGGTTAAAAAGAATCGTGTAAAACCAGTCCAACCAACCAAAAAAGGTTTGGTTATTGGTGATAAGGTGTTTAATGACTTTTTAAAATTCTCTGAATATATTCATGGTGAAACTAATAAGTACACTAAAGGTGATACTAAGGGTTCATCAACGTCTGGTGATTTTAAATCAGAAAAGAAACCATTGTGGAGTGGTAATAACATTGATATTTACGAGGGTGATAATGTTGGGAAGTGTATTAATTATACTGGTGGTGCATTAACTGGTAGGGCATACTCTTTTTGTATTGGGCAACCTGGGAATACGATGTATAAGTCATATAGAGATAGTAAAACTTCTACATTTTATTTTATTGTCGATAGAAATAAGTTTATTACAAACGAAGATGGTTCAGTTAATTTAGATGACCCATTACACATTGTTGTTTTTGATGTCACTAATAGAGGTGTTGAATTAACTGATGCAAATAATGATACAGGTACTATTGCTGAATATGGTAAAGATGTAGATGGTTATATTGATTATTTGAAATCAATGGGGGTTCCTGTTGATAAGATGGTAAATAAACCTAAAACAGACCAAGAAAGAAAGGAAGATGAGTTATTGGGAAGACCGAATAATGATTTAGAATGGTTTATGAAGCTTCCGATAGAATATAAGTCAGCATATATTGGAAGGGGTCATGCATTAACAAACGACCAATTTGACTATTTAATTGGTGATAATTAATTTGTGACTCATGACAAATAAAGATTTAATAAAACAATATGTGGATACTGGTTTACAATTGCCAGAATATCAAATATCCAAGTTATCAAATAACTTGAAGAATACATATATAAGAAAGAGACTTATTGCTATTAAGCAAACAAATGTATACTTAAGTGACTATGAATATAGATTATTATCAGGTGAGTTGAGATTGGAATATCGTGAGTCGAGGTTGGAAGATATTAAGATTAGAATGTTTATAGGTCGGAAGTTAACTGACCACCAGTATTTAATTATCCCAAATGACTTAAAATTGAAATATATTAAGACTAGAGTATATAATGCTGGGGAGTTAACTGACCAACAATATTCAATTACACCTGATAATTTGAAATTGGAATATATTAAGATGAGAATATCAGAGAATTATAGGTTAACTGACCAAGAGT